ATAACCCGTTGCACCAGTTGCTCCATCAAATCCAGTTGCACCTGTACCTCCATCAAATCCAGTTGCACCTGTACCTCCATCATAACCCGTTGCACCAGTTGCTCCATCATAACCCGTTGCACCTGTACCTCCATCAAATCCAGTAGCACCTGTGCCACCATCAAATCCAGTTGCACCTGTACCTCCATCATAACCCGTTGCACCAGTTGCTCCATCAAATCCAGTTGCTCCAGTTGCTCCGTCTAGACCAGTTGCACCAGTGCTGCCATCGAATCCAGTCGCTCCAGTTGCTCCATCAAATCCAGTTGCTCCAGTTGCTCCGTCTAGACCAGTTGCACCAGTGCTGCCATCAAATCCAGTTGCACCAGTGCTGCCATCAAATCCAGTTGCACCAGTTGCACCATCAAATCCAGTCGCACCTATTGCGCTCCCGGCGCTAGCGAATACACCATTGCCATATAATACATTTGCTGCACTACCATCAATGTTGATAGAAGCAATATTGCCTATACCAACTACATTTGCTAAATCTACTGAGTAGGCAGAATTTGCTATATTAGCAAAACTTGCATAGTTTGCGTTTGATACCTCACCTGATACATTTGCACCATCAACACTATACGCCGTGCCTGCAAAGTTTGCGTAATTAGCATTGGCGACATCCCCAATGATATTCCCACTGGCAATATTTGATAGTCCTGCACCGTTTCCAGTAAAGACTCCGGTAGTAATAGTGATGTTGCCGTTAACGGTTAAATTACTAGTAATATCTAAATTACCAACAATATTAGCACCAACTCCAGTAACAACAAATATATTAGCATTACCTGCTACACTAGTTGATACATTGCCATTTGCTTCAACAATTACATTACTATTGCCATTAATAATACTTGATAAGTTAGCAGAAGGGGCAAATACTCCATTACCATACAATACATTGCTACTGTTGCCGTCAAAGTTTGCTAGAGCAACGTTACCTAGTCCAGTAACATTTGCTGCTACAATAGAGTTAGCAATATCTGCTATCCTAGATGAATCTACTCTTACACCATATGTGTCAATTCCATTCCAACCCATCAATGTTGGATAATTGTTAGTCCAAACTACAGCAGCATTAGCATCATTTATAGCATTACCAGATGGACTTGTTCCATTTGATGCGTCAAATATTGTATGATTATTGCCGTAGTTTTTCCACATCAACTCTCCTGCAACTGAATTATTAGTTACAGTAAAATAATTTGTTCTGTTAGATGCAAATGTATTTGAGAAACTTGCCAAGTTGCTAAAAGCAGAATAATTACCATATGTTGCATAGTTAGCATTGGCTACTTCACCTGATACGTTAGCACCATCTACGCTATATGCCACTTCGGCAATGTTTGCATAACCCGCATTTGCCGCGATATCTGATGTTCTTGCTGAATCAACACGTACACCATATGTGTCGAATCCATTCCAACCCATTAATGTTGGTGCATTATATGCTATATTAGACCATGGGTATGCTGAGTTGGCGTTGTTTATAGCGTTGCCCTCTGGACTTGTGCTGTTAGATGCATCAAATACAGTATGATTATTACCGTAATTTTTCCACATCAATTGTCCGGATACTGCGTCATTAGTTACAGTAAAGTAATTTGTTCTGTTAGATGCAAATGTATTTGAGAAACTTGCTAAATTACTGAACTCTGCATAGTTGGCATTAGATATGTTACCAGATATATTACCAATAACGTTAGCACCATTGATATTAGTTAAGCCGGCGCCATTGCCGTATATTGTTCCTGTAATTAATGTTAGATTAGCAGCATATATATCTAAATTACCATCTCCCATGGCAACGCCACCGCCTGATGCCATTAATCTAACATCATAATCTGTTCCAGATGTTGAACTGTGAAAATCTAAATAAGGAGTTCCTGCAACTGTTCTACTTTGCAATCCAATCTCAATGCCCGGATTAGTATCAGTGTTTAATGATATCTGACTATCGGTTAAGTATCCAGCATATATTATACTATTGCTAGTAATGTTACCTGTAACATCTAAGTTGGCCAACACGCCAACACTTGTTATATTTGGTTGTGCATTATCGGTTACTATATTAGCATACGATGATAAATTTGCTGTGTTTGCATAACCAGCATTTGAAGAATAGTTAGCAGTATTTGCTGAATCGGCATACCCAGCATATAGTTTAGTCCATACACCCCAAACACCTGCTTCTTTTTGTCTTACTGTTAAATATGGATCCCCGCCAGCAGTAAACCTATTAAGTGCCATCTGTTGAGCATAATCGCTATATGGATATTCTGCACCAAGGCCAGATGCTACAGTATAAAATTGTGTTCCACCTGTGTTTGGTCCATTTGTGCTACCAAATATATATTGATATCCAAAGTTGTTTGGCGTATCAAAGTTGTTATAGGTAGTAAGACCAAGACCCATGTTATTGAATAGTCCATTACTAGTAATACCATTCAAATAATTTGAGTTGTTTGCGTTGCCAGATAAATCACCAATGAATACATTAGCACGAACATTGCCGTATGTATTTACCGTTATAACATCAGAACTGTTTGTAACATTACTACCCAATATGAATTCACCACCACTGTTATCCCAACCCATAAATGCTTGAATAGGAGTGCCGTTATAATAATATAATAAACTACCTCTATCTTTGCCGTCATCAGTTGTTAATGGATCTCCGTTTGCGCTGCCGCCCATCTCAATGATAGGGTCAGTAATATATAATTGATCTACATTTACATATGTTATGTTACCACTTACTGTTAAATTACCCGCAATAAGAGTATTGCCAGTAACATTTAATTCTGTTAAATTACCAAGACTGGTAATGTTTGGTTGTGCGTTATCAGTTATGATATTAGCAAAACTTGCTAAATTACTGTATACGGCAAAGTTAGCATTAGCAACAGTGTTTGAAACATTGGCTCCGTCTACTGTGAAGGCAGTACCTGCATATGTTGCATAGTTAGCGTTGGCTACTTCACCTACTACGTTTGCCCCGTCTACTGAAAATGCAGTGCCGGCATATGTTGCATAGTTAGCATTGGCTACTTCACCTACTACATTAGCACCATCTACTGAAAATGCAGTGCCAGCATAGGTTGCATAGTTTGCGTTTGCTACTTCACCTGATACATTAGCGCCATCTACATTGCCTGCAAAATATGCATAGTTAGCATATGTTGCATAGTTTGCGTTTGCTACTTCACCAACAATATTTGCCCCGGCAATATTTGATATTCCATTACCATCACCACTATAATAAGTAGCAACAACTCCGGTGTCAGTTACAGTGAATATATTAGCATTACCTGCAACACTTGTTGTTACATTACCATTGGCTGCTACAGATACATTGCTGTTACCATTATAGATACTACTAGGGCTAGAACTGATACCAGTTAATAATGCACCATTACCAATGAAGTAGTTAGCACTAACAACATTCGCGCCAGTAAGACTACCACCTGTTCCAGTACCTACATTTAAATTACCAACATTAGCATTACCGGTCGTGTTGAATGTTCCAGAAACATTCATACCAGTGCCTGTTACTACAACAATGTTAGCATTACCTGCTACACTAGTTGTTACATTGCTGTTAGCAAATACACGCACATTGCTATTACCACTAGAGATATAAGTTCCGGAAGCTATTGAAAGATTAGAAAGTAGATAACCATCACCAGAAACATAGTTACCGGCTAACAAGTTAGCATTAACTGTGTTGGCATTAACTATATTACCATCAATATTACCATCAACTACTAAGTTTGTTAGATTACCAAGACTTGTGATATTTGGTTGAGCATTGTCAGTTACTATGTTGGCATAGGTTGACAAGTTTGCTAAGTTAGCTATTCTTGCTGAATCAACTCTTACACCATATGTGTTTGCTCCATTCCAACCCATTAATGTTGGATATGCATTAGTCCAGGCAATATCAGCGTCAGTTGCGTTGACAGAACTGCCTGTTGGGCTTGTGCCATTAGAGCCGTCAAATATAGTATTTCCATTACCATACTTTGCCCACATCAATTGTCCTGCTACAGCATCATTAGTTACGCCATAGTAAGTTAAATTATTAGAAGCAAAAGTATTAGCATAACTTGCTAAATTACTATATCCAGCATAGTTACCATATGTTGAATAATTAGCATTGGCTACTTCACCTGATACATTAGCACCATCAACTGAGTATGCAGTACCGGCAAAGTTTGCATAGTTAGCATTACCTATGTTGCTTAATAATCCGCCATCGCCGCTGAAGTAATTGGCTGCTACTAGATTACCTAAATTAGCATTATAACTAGTTAAGTTTCCAGAAACATTAACTCCATTACCAGTAAAGAAGTTAGCACTTATATTACCAGTAGCATCAAATGTGCCTACTACATTAGCGCCAGTACTAGTAACAACTAATACATTAGCATTGCCAGCTACTGATGTGTTTACATTACCGTTAAGAGTAACAAGCACATTACTTGTTCCGTTTATGATAGAACTGCCGGCAGCAATTGTAAGATTAGAAATTAGATAACCATCACCTTGAAGGTAGTTACCATAAACTAGATTAGCAGTAACTGTGTTAGCACTAACTACATTTGCACCAGTAACATTACCACCAACCCCTGCTCCAACTGTAAGACTACCGGATACCTTTGCCCCAGTTCCACTGACAACAACTATATTAGCATTACCCTCTGAACTGATATTAACATTACCATTAGCGATTGGAATGTTTACATTACTATTACCGTTGCTGATAGAACTAGTAGAAATACCACTAAAGTTAGCAGTGAACTCAATTTGTTGTGGGTAAGCACTAGCATTAGTAGTGATTATCATGCCGTTGCCGGCTACAAATTCTACTACATCTTCACCAACGGCGACTAGATTAGCCTGTCCAGCTACTTCCCAAGTTTTGAATGAACTACCCAATTGAATTAAAGCATTGCCTCCGCCCATGTCAGTGACGCTAAAACCAGTAGTAGTATCAAAATTCAATCCATGTACGTTATCAATAATATTTGAAAAATTTCCAGTCGTATATTGACTTACTGTTAGTACATTAGATAGTAGATTACCTCCGCCAATGAATTGAGTAGCAGATACATTGCCAGTAACATTGATGGGTGATGCTTGCCATATATTACCATCATATATTAAAGTACCCTGTGGTTGACCAAATGGTACGTCTTGATATACCATATTAATACTAGCATTAGTAATACTAGCACCATATGATGAAATATCTATAACACTTGAACTTTCAAATGTTAATAATTTTGTTTGTGTTCCGGTAATAGCACTACTTGGATTACCGTTCGTATTTGCTGTTTGTGTGCTAGTAAGAGGACTATTGGGTGGGGTAAAAGTAGTTGTATAGACTGCTGTACCTATGACTATACGATAATTAGAAAGACGACCATCAACACCATCAACAAGAGTAATAGTTGATGCTGGGTTATATATCCCCAATGCACTTGTCACAGTGCTAGTAACTACACCATCTTTATATAATTTAAAATTTGAACCTTGTCGAACTAAGGCAATGTGACTCCAGACACCAATTGTGGTTGTACAAGTTAATGCTTCCAGTGATATATTCCAGGAACTACCGTTGCTACTTATATCTAACGCAATAGTACCATCAGATTGGTATATAAAGTCTATAGCAGGACCGGTGGTAAGGAAATGACCCGGGGTGAATGTTGTTGGGTTAAACCAAAACTCTATTGTAAAGTCGCTAGTTCCAAATATATATTGTGATGCGTATGCAACTGTTGCAGAATGAGTACCTACGCTGGCCACATAACCCGCGCCCAATGCACCGGAAACTAATCCGGTACCTGCTTGTGAAGTGTTTACATTTCCTGCGAAAGTTGCGCCGTTTCCGGTATAATAATTGCCACTAACGTTCGCAAGTGTTGCGTTGCTGTTAGCGTCAATTACCAGATTGGCGTTGCTTCCAACACTAACTCCAGTCAATGCATTGAATGCTTGAGTTGCCATTTATTTTGTAGTCCTTATTAATATATTTATCAATAAGGACTATCTGGAATAATGTTTTTAAACTAGCCTATATTGGGTAGTCCAAACAGTACTATTACCAGTAGATGGTGTAGCCGTTAAGTCAATACTAGTAGTTGGTCCAACTGATCCGCCGATATCAACAGATAGTGCGCCTGTTGTAGTACCTAAACGAACTGTAGCAAATGTTACATAATCTACATTAACTCCATTTGTAACAGCCTGTACTGTTGCCATACTATATTTACCAGATGAGTCATAACTCTTTACAATGTATTCAACACCGTAAACATCAGTTCCCGCAATCAAGAAACTACAGATTGTAGCAGGGCTTGTGCTGGTTGTTGTTATTGTATTAGAATAGATGTATGAATTACCAAGTTTTATATTAGTAGCAGAAACTCTATTATTTGAAGTAATATTATTAGCAGTAATGTTACCAGTTAAACTTACATTAGCAAGATTAGAAGTTCCACTAACATTCAAGTCATTTGCTACGTTTACGTAATTAGCAGTTGCTAAGTTACCTAAATTAGCATTTAATGATGTTAAGTTACCACTGAAATTAGCGATATTACCATTTAATGTAGTAGCAATATTAGCATTACCTGCTATTAATAATCCAGTGCCAATATTAGCATTAGAAGCAATTAAGTTACCACTGAAGTTTGCTGTATTACCTTGTAAGTTTAATGTTACATTTGCATTACCTGCTGTGATATTATTTGTTACAGAGATATTGTTTGCATTAGCAATATTACCAGTTACGCTTAAGTCTTGATTAACGAATACATAGTTACCAGTGATGTTACCGGTAGTAGCATTAATATCACCAAGTGTATTGATAGAAACATTAGCATTAACATAGTTAGCAGTTAATGAAGTTGCTAGAGAAACGCTTGTACCAGTTGCTGCACCAATATTTGGTGTAGTCAACCATGCGCTAGCTGGAATGTAAATATTACCCTGTGCGTCAAACGCAGTTGTTGGGTGAGCATTACCATCGACCTTAGCACTGAATACTGTACCGTTTAATACTAAACCAGCACTAGTATTTGCAGTATATTGACCAGCACCAGAGAACTGTGTCCAAACTACAGGAGTTGTACCAACTGTAACGACTTCGCTTGTTTGTACCCAACCTGTATCTGCATTTTGAGTACCAACAGAAACGAAAGTGAATGCCCCATCAAATTCTGCTGCTACATTCATATCTAATGAACGAGTCAATACAAAATAATCAGCAACGCCGCCGGCTGTTGTTAATGTGTATATACCGTTATAAGGTGCATTACCAGCAGTTTCGTTCTTAACTAAGACACGAGTGCCTACTGTTGAAATTGTTTGACCATCAACAACTAGTGCACCAAATGCATTAGCAGTAATAGTTGCGCCAACACCAGCTGTGCCGTTGTTATAAGTATACGATGGAAGTGCAGCATATGTAGCAACATAAACTGATGCCTTAATATTCAACCCTTGTGCTACGCTATCAACATATGCTTTAGTAGCAGCATCAGTGTCAGCAGTTGGAGTAGCAAGATTTATAATTTTCTTGCCAGAAACTGCAACTGCACCATTACCAGATGGAACAAGATCAACGTTAAGACTTATATTAGCAGGATCTGGATTTGTTCCAGCTGAAAGTGTTACACCAGTATTCGCATACGCAGTAAACGTATTAGCAATAATTGAACCATTAGATTGAATATTACCAGTTGCAGTAATTGCAGCAGCAGTTTCTAATATAGTATCACTAAAGACATAAGCATTGCCGCCTAGTGCGCCTGGATTAATTGTAACGTTACCGTTTAATGCAATTTCTACATTACTTGTACCATTAGCAAGAGTACCAATGAAGTTAGCAGCAGTTACGTTGCCTGTAAAGTTAGCATTAGCACCATTAAGTTGAAGTGATATATTAGCAGTATTAGCAAATAATACATTAGCACCATTGATGTTGCCACCAGACAGTGTGATGTTGCCACCAGCGCCTGAAGTAGTAATGTTTCCGCCAACTGTTAAGTTATTTGTAACATTAGCATTAGAATTTAAGAATACATTACCGCTGAAGTTAGCAGTATTACCGGCTAGTTCTAAGTTAACTGTTAAGTTGTTAACTGTTAAGTTGCTGCTAATATTTGCATTGCCAGTATTAAGTGTTGTAATATTAGCAATATTAGCAAATAGTGTGTTACCAATATTAGCATTATTATTTACTTGCAAATCGTTACTTACGTTTGCATAGTTAGCATATACATATCCGCTATTAGCATATATGTTACCGCTTGAAGTGATACTTGTAGATGCTGTGATATATTGAGCATTAACTGTACCATTGGCTTGTATATCACCTGCTGTGCTAAACTTGCCGTCTGTACCAAATGTCCAAGTGTTGGTTCCACCAACAGTAATTGTTACATTACCATTAGCAACCGGAATGAATACATTACTATTACCATTCATTATTTCGTTAATGTTGGCAGTTGAAGACCATGATAGGTTACCGGTGCCGTCTGTTTGTAGAACTTGACCGTTACTGCCGCCAGTGATGTGTAAGTTACCTACTGCGCCTAGTGATACATTTGCTGCACCAGTAAAGTTAGCATTACCTGATACTACCAAATTAGCTGCTACATTTATGTAGTTAGCAGTTGCCAAATTACCTAAACTAGCATTTAATGATGTTAGGTTACCAGTGAAGTTAGCAACATTACCATTTAATGTGCCTATTAGATTTGCATTATCAACAGACAATGTTTTTGCAGTAGCATCAAATACAAAGTTTGCGCTACCACTTAATGTGTTAGCAGCATTAGCAAAAACAATTTGTGTGTTTGATAAGTTTGTATCAACAATGTTAGCAGCAGTTAATGTGTTAGCAACAACAACGTTGTTACTTAAGTTAACACCGGCAGCGTTTGAAGTAATTTGTTGAGCACCAAGATAGATACTTGTACCAGACAAGTACAAATCTTTCCATGAACTTGTTGAATTACCTAATGTATATGTGTTAGATGCGCTAGGGATGAAATTACCAGTTACAACACCAGTGATTCCCAAATTAGCAGTTTGAATATTAGATGCTACATTTACAAAATTAGCAATTGCTAAGTTACCTAAGTTAGCATTAAGAGAATTAATATTACCAGAGAAGTTACCAACATTACCATTCAAGTCAAATGCGATATTAGCATTACCTGCTATTAGTAAACCAGTACCTAAATTAGCATTAGCAGCAGTTAAATTGCCACTGAAGTTACCAACATTACCATTCAATACTAAAGTAACATTAGCAGTATTAGAAGTAATTGTGTTAGTAGCAGCAATATTACCAGTGATATTTGCTAAGCCTACAACATCAAGTACATTAGTACTAGGATTGAATTGGAAATTAGCACTAGCACCAAAACTACCATCATTGTTATATTGGATGTAGTTGTTTGAACCTGCAGGATTTGACAAGTCCCAAGGTTGACCATTACTATAATATAGATTATCTGTTAAAACACCCCAATTTGCATTTGCATTTGATATGTTTAAATTGCCGCTAAAGTTAGCAAAATTAGCGGTTAAATTACCGTTAATGTTAGCATAACCATTTGCACTAATATTGTGCGCGGTTATATCACCGTTCCCTAATATGACTGTATCTTGTGGGTTATCCCCTACTGAAAAGCCGCCTAGCGAGTTGAGTGGACGTAGTGTACCTGATGTTGCCATTATAAAATCCCCTTATATACTTTATTTATCATTTATGTAAATAATTCGTTGTATTGAGTTATCATCATGCTATAATAGCATGTATTTGCTGACCTAGGACTTACCCTAAGCACTAAACTCGGGGGCAATAACACATTCCCCGAGTCATAATCGACGGTAAAAGTACCGATACCTCCGTTAATTTCTAACGCTGCGTATTTGTTGTAATCTATTGTCCCGTTTAGGATAGTAGATGAAATCTTAAGTGTTGATCGTGTATTCCCTACAACATCTGTAGAGATAATCATAAAGTCTACCGCAGAAACTTCTGATGCCGGTACTGCCCAAATTTGTTGATTTGCTGTAGTGTTTGATGTTTGTGCGCTGAAAACAAAACTCTTACTAAAGCTAAATGCACCTGCACCTAACTGCACACTATTTGCTGCCAACGGTCCGTTAATTGTTACTGAATGATTAGAATTATTATATGTAAAGAATGCGCTACCGCCAAATATTCCACCGTTATTATATTGAATACTTGTGTTTCCACCCGCTGGAGTTCCACCTCCGCCTCCACCTCCGCCGTTAATCCAAGACAGATTGCCTTGACCATCGGTTCCAAGCACTTGCCCATTAAATCCACCTAATATATGAAGATAACCAGCATCACCAAAATTTACATTTGAACTGTTAAATGTTATTACATTTGCGTTTGCTACAAATGAGTTAGCAGACGCAAAAGAAATATTTCCACCTACACTAACATTACCAGTAATGAATAAATTACCACCACTTATTCTATTACTTGAATTTAAATTACCTGCTGTGGCTGTTGCTACAACTTCTAATGCAAGCAGATTACCTACACTTGTTATATTTGGTTGAGCATTTGCGCTAACATTTATGGATAGTGGGACGCTTCCAACTAGATTTGCAGCCGGAATATTTGAAAGATTTCCTGCGTCTCCTGCAAACTTGCCTGCTGTAACAGCACCAGTTACATCTAAATTTACTAGAGTGCCAACCGCAATAATATTAGATTGTGTGCCTTGAGTTACTGTTCCCGCTGTTGTTGCATTAGAAGCAGTACCAGTTAAGTTACCTACAAAGTTAGCGTTAACCTGTTGAACATTTAATATGTTTGTAGTTTGATCATATATAAAACCTGGATCTCCCCCAAACTCACCTGCATTGTTGTATTGAACTTGTGTGTTGGAACCGCCCGGGGTTCCGTTTCCGCTGCCACCGTTACCACCTGCTGCCCAAGTTAATTGACCTAGACCGTCTGTTTGTAAAAAGTATCCGTTCAATCCACCCAAGATAGAGACATTTGCTACATCCCCAAGTGACGTTCCCCCGGATACATTTAAATTTTGTGTTGATAGAAAGTTTGTTGTAGTGTTAAATGTCAAATTGCTGCTAGAGCCAAATGCACCATTGCTATTAAAAATTACTTGGGTATTAGACCCAATTGGAACATATGATTGCCCATTAGCATAACGTAGATTATCTGTAAGAACTGTATTTGCTAATACATAATCATTATTAACATTTGCTACAACAGTTCCTGCTGAAGAAACAACCGGTATAGGTGGTATACCGACGGTTATTCCGCCCAAACTGTTAAATGATTCTGCTGCCATACATTATTCCATTATCTAATAATGTATTTATGCTTGGGCAGAATTTAGTTAGAATGGGCTAATTAGAAAGTAATTGATCCTGAAATATTAAATGTATATATTCTATATCCACTTGCATATGTAACAGTCGGGCTACCTGTAGTCGCAGATGCTTCCGTATATGAATCTGGGTAGCGAATAATAACAACACCTGAACCACCAGAACCACCGGCGCCGTATCCTCCTGCTCCGCCTCCGCCTGTATTGGCTACGCCGTTAGGCCCGCTAACACCTTGGCTACCACCGCCACCTAAACCGCCGGAGCCAGCGACGCTGGCGCCGCCGCCTGCGTAGTATGTTCCGGATCCAGCTGGCCATTCTAAACCGTTGCCGCCATTGCAGTTGTTAAGGGTGCCACCGGTTGCCACAGCACCACCGCCCCCACCGCCGGTATAATCGCTGCCGTTTCCGCCAGAATTTCCATATCCGCCTGACGCTGAACTTGGTTGAAGTGCAGAAGCTCCAGCTTGCCCTCCGGAGGCTTGATTACCACCTCCACCACCACCTGAGCCACCAGTATAACCCGTCTCGCCAGTACTGCCGCCGCGCCCGCCACCTAAGGCTACTACAGAAGCAGGTAGTGTCAGTGATGAATTAACACCAGAACTAGCGGGTGCTCCGCCTGAACCAACTGCAACAGTTATTGTGTATCCAGAGGTAACCGATGCTGTGCCTTCAACTAAACCACCGGCACCACCGCCACCACCTGTGCCGTTGCCGCTGCCTTGTCCACCGCCACCGCCACCTGCAACTACTAAGTACTGAATTGAAGCTGGCATTACATTTGTGAATGGGTTAATTGCCGATGAACTAGGGCTAGCGTTGGCCGTTATTGTATTTTTATAATATGAACTGTCTGTCAAATACGATGAATCATTTATTGTATTAAGCATCAAATTTGTGCTGGCTATAGTATTTGTTGGGTTTGACGGATTACCATTTTGATTACTAGTTTGAGTTATAGATAACGGACCTGCAGGTGCTGTAAAATTGCTAGTATACGCAGCAACGCCGTTCATTACTCTGACGTTTGATATAAGACCATACGCATTTTTACCGTTAGTTTGTCCACCAATAACAGTAGTACCAATTGGATTTATATAAGTTGTTACTGTTGCTAGTGTTGTTCCAGTTCCGTTTACATATAGTTTAATAGTAGTCCCGTCGTAAACTAATGCTAAGTGATACCAAGTGCCAGTTGTAAGTGTAAAGCTAGTACCATTTACTAGATTCCAACTTACTGAACTGTTAGACATATACACTTCTAAGTTATTTCCGGTAGCGTCTAGTGCTAGTGAAACATAAGTATAACTATCTCCGTTTGTGGTTTGAAATATTTTACCATTGGCTTGCCCGGATCCACTTGGATTCCACCAAAGTTCTACTGTGAATGGAGTAGAATAAAACAATGTATTAGAAGTTGACGTAGCATTACCACCATTAGTTGGGGTATGATTAAAACTTGAACTATCATTTAAGAAACTTGCACCAATTGGAGTGTTCAATAATAAACTAGTTTGTGTTCCTGTAATAGCATTACTTGGACTGCCGTATATATTTGCTGATTGTGTGCTTGGGAGTGGTAATGTAGATGGAGTAAAGTTTGGTGAATTGTATATTGCTGTGCCTGTAACTACTCGCAAGTTAGTAATGTAAGTCATTGACCTATAATTTACACCAGAGGGAGTGTCTTTTGTACCAATTACTGCACTGGTTGTACCTGGACTTATTGCTGCGGTACCAAAAGAGGGGTTAGTATAATCTGCAACGCCGTTTACATAAAGTGTAAGTGTACTACCTGATCTTACCGCTGCAACATGTGTCCAAACATTTGAATTAACGGTAATCGTTCCACTATAAGCTGAACCACTAATAAAAGCAAATGTCAATTTTCCAGTACTGTTAAGGTAAAGTTTCCAAACCGCTACTGTTGCTCGGGTAACCCTAGCGTCAATTATAACTGTTTCAGCGGCGGCTCTAGGACTAGGATATATCCAGGATTCAATAGTAAAATCACCGGTTAAATTGAATACAGAAGAACTAGGCAAAGTTATGTAGGCTGATGTGCTTGGATTAAGATATAAGCTACCACCAGTACTTACCGGGTTTGCTGATATAGGTGAACTATATGTTACCCCGCCGGCATTAGTAACAGTAAGACTATTTCCACTAGTGTCAGTTATATACGTTCCAGAAGATGCTACACTTAATAACAATGATGTACCGGATATAGCAGTCAAAGGTGATGTAGGTACTGTAAAGTTACTAGTATATACTGCGGTTCCTTTTACTATGCGAAAATTAGTCATATATCCAGTGAAGGTAGTGCCAGGAGAACTAGATGAATCTGATCCTATCGCAAAAGGATCAGAGTTTGACATTACTGCTACGGTTATTGCTGCCGGTGTGATTGCTGATATACCATTCACATATAGATATATATTATTACTATTTCTTACTAATGCAACATGATACCAGGCTCCCGATGGATAATTTGCACTTGTAGTAGACGATATTTCCCAGGCTGAGCCAGAAGTAGACATATACACAGTAAAAGCACTGCCGCTCCAAACTAATTGTACAGGAGAATAATTAATATTTGATGATCTTTTTGTATAAAGTGTTGCACTAGCAGTTGTAGTTTGAAACCAAAATTCAATTGTAAAATCTCCGCTGGCCATATCTAATACTGTGTTATTTGCAACAGTAAGATAAGAACTACTAAAATTTAATTGTCCACCAATAGCAGTCGGTGGATTAGAACTATAAGTTACAGTTCCAGTTGGGGTAAGAGTAAAGTTATTAGTACTGCCATCAGTTAAATAGGCGCCGGGTGATGCTACATCTACTAATAATTGTGTACCGGTGACCGCAGTTAAAGCAGTAGTGGGTGTAGTAAATGTAAATGAATATACTGCTTGTCCTTTAACAATACGAACATTATTAACATACGAATTTGACGGGAGAGATTGGTTACTAGCCGTACTTAAATACAAATTTCCGCCGCTACCCATTGTAAATGTTAGCATATATGACCCAAACAATACCCCATTCAAGTAACAACCAATAGCATTGCCTTGTCTAACCATTGCAAGATGATACCAAGTCTTAAGTGAGAATGGCGTAGTTCTTGCCTCCGATGTGGCAGCTCCGGTACCTACATAATAATAAATATTAGTACTATTAGGCATGAATCCATATATTGGATTAGTAGTGCCAACATTCCACCCCTGTTGAAGTATAGGCCCCCAGCCGGGTGGATATTCTAAAGCATAATACCAACATTCTACAGTCCAATCACCTGCACCGGCACCTAAATTTAGTGAAGCGGCAGCAGGATATGACACCGAACTAGCATTAGTATTGTTGAAATATATGCTGCCACCAAGAGGTGATTGATTCGTAGTATCTAGTCCACTAGTAGTTGTAGACAAGAACTGTGTAGTACCATTGAAGGATATACTGCCAGAGATTGCTTCTCCTGACATTTGTGTACCAGTTGGTATTGTTAAATTTGTTATTGTTGCGGTCATAGTTTAGAATACGAATGGGTCTAGTGTGGATGAAGTTGCAGTACCAATATTAGTTATTGTTAAATTATTTATTGAACCATCTACTAAAAAGTTAGTTCCAAACGCGGTATTTAGCAACAAACTAGTTTGTGAATTAGTTACAGCGGCTGAGGGTGCGCCACTTTGATTTTCTACTTGAGAATTATTTAATGGTCCTGCAGGGGGAACAAAGTTTGATGTATATACTCCTACACCTTTAACTACTCTTAGATTACTAATATAACCACCATAAGGGTAAGTAGCTCCTTGACTTGCTACTGTAGTATTTCCAAAATTATATGATACTGAACTAGTTTGAGTTACTCCAAGTTGAATACCATTTACAAACATTTTTATACTTGTTCCGCTACGAGTTAGCGCAACATGATACCAAGCATTTAGGCTCATATTGTGCGGGTAATCATAATCCCATGTAATTCCAGCTCGACCATATCCTAAATTTGTTCCACCATAAAATCCAAAGAATAATCCACCCGTGTCGCTTGATGATATTATAAAAGAATCTCCTCCCAATACCGTACGATATATCCATGCTTCAACTGTAAAATCACCTGTACCAAAATCAAGCGCGGTATTTGTAGGGATACTCAGATACTGAGTAGTACCATTCAATAATACACTTCCTGGATTAGCAAGAATTGTATAATTTCCTGTAAACGGATTGAATGGAGTAATTGTAGCAGTACCAACATTAGTTACAGTAAACGCATTAGTTGAACTATCAGTTAAATAACTACTATTGCTTGGAGTTGTTAATAGTAATTCTGTTTGTGAACTTTGTACCGGACAACTGGGTATGCCACTTTGATTAAATGTTTGACTAGTAGTAAATGGCCCTGATGTAGGTATAAAAGATTGTGTATATACTGCGGTGCCGTTAACAATTCTTAAATTAGAAATATTGCCAGTATACAATCCTGTGTTTGCGTATACAGCGCCAATTGTGAGAGTATTATTTCCCGGGGTAAGTGTAAGACCAGTATATGTTGTACCTATTAGTCCATTAACAAAAAATCTAAGTGTAGTTGTATCCCATGTTACTGCAACATGATACCAATTATTTACAGACAATGTTATATCAGACTGGTATGTAGTAACGCCGTTCCAAAAAGTTAAATATCCATAACTTGGGTGTATATTAAATTGCCATTCTGCACTACCTGCTGACCTTTTAGCCACAATTCCATGATCGGCTGCACTTAAATCTGTTGGGTAAATCCATGCTTCAATAGTAAATGAAGTTCCGGTTGAGAGTTGTAGTGCAGCATTATCTGGTACGGTTAAATATTGACTAGTACCATTAAAAAATATACTTCCCGGCGTAAATATACTACCATTACTATTGAACGGGTTAGTTGAATTACTTGTTAATGTATAAGTTGAGCTTGGGTATTGACCTACTGTTTGTTGGGTTAGTGTTACCCCATTAAAAGACCCATCAGTAAGAAAAGTATTATTATACGGTGTACTTACTAATAAACTTGTTTGATTGCTACTAATAGATTTTGATGGCGATCCAATATTATTTGAGCCTTGAACTGCTGGTAGTGGTTGTACAGGTGGAGTAAAATTTCCTACATTATAAACTGATACACCATTCACAATACGAACATTGCTTATATTACCTTTGAAAAGATAAGCCCCGTCACTTCTACAACCAATCGTTACTGATTGTGTTGCAGGTGATACTACAGGACTAGTAAACGGTGCACCTGATTGTGTAGCAAAATTATATGGATCGGGACCAGATGATACTATTTTGCCATTTACAAAAAGATTAGTAACTAAATTTTGTCTACACACAGCAACGTGTGTCCAAGTGTTGGCAGTTATAGGTCCTCCACCAATAGTATATAATGATGGATAATTTACTCCTGATGTTGCAGGTGGATAACCATAACTGTTATAGTAATCAATATATTTTAATTTGTTACTTTCATAAAATAAAGCACCTTGATTGGCAGCCGGGCCATGATCCATTAAATAAAAAGTACCACTGGTCCAAGTTGCTGAAGTAGGATATATCCACATTTCCCATGTAAAATCATTAGTGCTATAATTAAATTGTGTTGCTCTTGCGATAGTCAAATATTGGTTAGTACCGTTAAACAATATGCTACCTATATAAGTAGATGGTCCCAAAGCACTTGATGTTGGGTTATTAACTCTAGTTACTGTTTGAGCATAGCTTGAGGTATCAGTGAAGTAACTAGCATTATTGGGAGTAGTTAATAACAAACTAGTCTGTGTTCCGGTAATTGCTTGATTGTATCCAGACAAATTTAAACTTTGTGTTGATGCTAATGGTGGAGTAGGCACTGTGACATTTGGCGGTACATATAATGATACACCTTTAACGATACGTATATTGCTTAAATATCCATTAAATGCATAACTTGGATCAGCAGTAATATAACTAGCAGGCATACCAATTTCAAAAGGTTGACCGTTGTTAGCAGCAGGGCTGGCAATATTAGGGGTAGAACTAACTAATACACCATTTATATATAAATAATAACGATTTCCATCTGTTGTATCTTTGCACAATGCTACATGATACCAAGTGTTTAATGATATTGTACCACTGGGCCAACTACTCATATAAGTCCAACCTACAGTAGTGGAATAAAATTGCACTTCCAGAACATTAGTGTTAATTGTTGCAACAGTATCATCTCCTGACTTCACTGAAAAAAGCACATTTTGACCATTACCCTTATTTAAAAAATATTGTGGGTAATTATAGCGTGAATGTTCACTAGCATATAGCCAACATTCTATAGTCCAACTTGGGGAATCAGTGGTTAAATCTAATATAGTACCATTAGCACCAGACCCAGTTCCGCTAGTAACTACTGATTGATTAACTCCGTTAAATGACAAACTTCCATAAGGTGGTGATAGAACGGTATTATTAAAACCAGTTGTTAAATTTGAGCCGGAGATTGATATTGACATGATATTATATTTATAGAGGTCAGAACGGATTGTTAATTACTGGTGTGGGGTTACCCGGGCTTGTTACTTGTAAACGATAACTTGAACTATCAAAAATGTTTAATACATTATTTGGAGTATTCAATAACAAACTTGTCTCTGTTCCAAATATTGCTGCTGATGGTAATCCATTTTGATTAGCAACTTGGGTTGCAGTTAAGTTACTTGTCGGTGGAGTGAAATCAGTGGTGTATACTGCTATGCCATTTACTATCCTAATATTAGAAATATAACCGTTAAAATATTCAGCATAATCCCACCGTTTACCAATTTGTACTTGATTTGTTCCACCAGTATTTAAAGTTTGTACCACTGTTGCTGACTGAACACCGTTAATATATATGCTCATGTTAGTACCATCAAACACCGCTGCCACATGAGTCCAAGCACTAATAGTTACGTTTGCGGTTGTAACACAACCGTTCCAATTCCCTGCACCATTATAAGTAGCAAAAACTACTTTGTCGCCCGGTGTTCCTGGTGTAACACCTCCTCCTAAATACAATGCATAAGGAATTGTTCCGCCACTAAAAGTGTTACAAACAATAAATCCATTGGTATAAGATTGCGGATATATCCAAGCCTCAATAGTCATTGGAGTTGTACTTGCGGTTGGGGTTAAAGTTGAACTAACAGGAGTAACAATATATTGACTAGTACCATTAAACAACATGCTACCTTCACTAATCAACAATGGATTTAAATCGTCCGGTACAGGTGTGTTAGGACTAGTTACTAGAAAATTATAACTAGAACTATCTAATCTGTTATTAGAAGAATTAAATGTATTCAATAATAAACTAGTTTCTGTTCCGGTAATTGCTGCTGAAGGATTACCATTAACATTTGCTGTTTGTGTTGCTGTTAATGGAGTTGTACTCGGTGTAAAATCACTAGTGTAAACAGCGACACCTTTAACTATACGAACATTGCTGATGTTACCGTGAAACAAGTATGAAGGATTACCCAACATGTCAGCAGAACCAATTACAACAGATTCAAGTGAATTATCATATAACGTAAAACTAATAGTCACATTCGCAGATAATACCCCATTCACCCAGGTCGTAAATACATTTCCATTCCGAGTAAATGCTATATGACTCCAAGAATTAAGAGATACTGGAGTTGTACCTAGTGCCGTGATATTCCATCCACTTCCCCCACCATTAGAGCAAGAATATAGTACAGGTATATTACTTGAGTTAAGTAATATCGTAAATGGGCCTGCTTCAGTCCCTATATTATAAAGTTTTGATATAATACCTTGATCAAGTCCACCTGATGTGGGATATATCCAGCATTCAATAGTCCAATCACCTGCACCAAATGTAAACTCAGGGCTAGCACCACTATCAACAACAGTTAAGTAATCACTACTACCATTAAACAACATACTACCATCTATTAAAAAGTTAGGTGCTACTATGCTGGATGAAGGAGTGCCTGGACTAGACACAATCCAATCATAACTTGAAGTATCTATTAAATTATAATTGTTGTTGGGAGTAGTTAACAATAAACTTGTCTCCGTGCCACTGATAGCAGCACTTGGACTACCATTTACATCTGCTAGTTGTGTTGCTGTTAATATATTTGTGCTTGGCGTAAATTCTTCTGTATATACTGCTATGCCTTTAACTATACGAAAGTTAGAAATATATCCGTTAAAGTATGCGCCGCCGGCACCATATGCTCCAAGATCGCTGCCTATTGTTAACTGAGTACCAGTATAACCCATATTAAAAGTCATTGATACTGTTGCTGTTTCAACCCCATCAAGATATGATGTTAGATTATTGCCATCACGAACTAAAGCAAAATGATACCAGGTGTCTATGCCAACTACGCCGGCGCTTTGGAATGCGCCGCCGTCGCCGCCATCACCAACGATCCAATACACTGTGCCATCAGTATCAATAAACACAAAATACGATGAATTTGCAACACCAACATAGCCGCCTTGAAGGAATAATGCAGTTGAAGCAGCAAGACTATTAACATAAAACCAAGTTTCAATTGTCCAATTTGGCTGTCCTGTTGCTAAATCAAGTGCATCGCCTCCTGAACCATTTATCAATAAACTAGCATTGGTACCATTGTATAATGAACTAGCACCACCGGTCAATGGTGTATTGGCATCAGGCACAGGCATATTTGGACCCAGTACATCAAACTGATAACTTGAACTATCTAATAGATAAGTGGTATTGTTAATTGTATTCAATAACAAACTTGTTTCAGTTCCGAGTATTGCTGCACTTGGACTACCATTAACATTTGCTAATTGTGTGCTAGTCAATGGATTAGATGACGGAACAAAATCACTAGTATAGACTGCTATACCTTTAACTACACGAATATTACTTGCGTATCCATCAAGATACGTTAGTCCGTTACCGGTCCATGCTCTACCAGTTTGTAATGGATCGCTGTTTATAAGACTATAATTTGTAACACATGTCTGTGCAGCACCTATTTGTGTTCCATCCACAAAAAATCTCAAATCAGTTCCGCTGCGTGTACATGCTATATGATACCACTGTCCAGTATTAAGTGTTGTTGGAAATATATAACTATCTTCTGTAACAAGATCAGTTCTAAACCAGCTAAGATACGGTCCACCGGCACCAGAGTAATATCGCATCCACCAAGCAGAATATGCAGGTACTCCCACATCTGCCCCATTTCCAACTAACACTAGCCCAAGATCAGGACCAATACTATTAAAATAATACCATCCCTCTACAGTAAAGTCTCCTGTACCAAATTCAAATGCAGTATTACTTTCAACATATACTACATTACTAGAACCATTAAAACTTAAACTACCAGTAGGATCAAATGGATTTGCAGCACTAGGAACTGGCATGTTTGGTCCTAATACATTATAATGATTACTAGAACTATCTAACAAATATGTCCCGTTGTTATATTGTGTATTCAATAACAATTTAGTCTGTGAACCACTAATAGCACTACTTGGACTACCATTAACATTTGCTCCCTGTACACTTGTTAATTGGTTTGTTGATGTAATAAAATTATTAGTATATACTGCTACTCCCGATACATAACGGAAGTTTGACATATACCCAGTATAATAAAATTGAGATCCAGCATAATTTCCAATATACAATGTACTATTAAGTGGACCATAAGGGCCAACACTACTTCCCACTAGTATCCCATCTTTATATACTGCTGTAGCGCCTATATCACCGTTACGCACAATAGCAAGATGAGTCCATGTGTTAACTGAAATATATGCATCTATCGGTGGTTGTCCATATTGTCCATCATCTAATATAAGTTGTCCTGTTCCCGGATACTTCCAAAAATTAAGACCTCCGGGCGTAGTTGATACAAATGATTGCTGAGTTGAATTATCAGTTGTGTAAATCCAAAACTCAATTGTCCATGTTGCGGAAGTTGTTGGTACTCCACTTGGTATAGTTAAGAAATCACTAGTACCATTAAACAACAAACTGCCAAAGAAAGGTGTCAACACACTTGGTGTTGGCATGTTTGGTCCAGTCAATATAAAATGATTATCTGAAATGTCTAAAAAATTAAAATCGTTATTGGTGGTATTCAATAACAATACTGTTGCACCACTATATATAAATGAACTTGGGCTACCATTAAAATTCTGTGGTTGCACTACTGTCAATGGACTACTACTTGGAGTAAATGCTGATGTGTATACTGCTATACCGTTTACTATTCTTAAATTACTAATGTAGCCTGACCACGGTGACGTTCCGTCTTGTGCTGTTGCCCCGATAGTAAACGGTACTGCTGGGTTTGCAAGTAGCGCACCTGCTTCCGTTTGTGTGCTAGCAGATTGTCCATTAACCCACATTGTGTAAACATTACCTAGTCTGGTAATAGCAACATGATGCCACTGATTAGCTGGTGTTGCTATAGTAGAATTAAGTTGAATCTCCCAATTTGATCCAGTTATAGTTCCTAAAAAATCAAGGTTACTATTCCCGGCATGACCAAGCCCAACTCCGCCATAAGTAATACTATCAGGTCGTTTTCCAAATAATGCTTCAGTAGCTGCTATATCTGTATCATAAAACCAACATTCAATTGTAAAATCACTAGTTAAAGTAAATGCAGCATTACCTGGTGTAGTAAGATATTGATCAGTTCCATTAAATTCCATACTGCCCGAAAGTAGTTCTGGCGATACGGTCAGCCCACTTGAGGCATATATTCCATCTGATAAAGTTATTGACATAGTGTATTTAGTAGATATTTTTGTCCAACAAAAAAGGCACTTTCGTGCCCTTAGTGTTTCTTCCCATCCCATTGAGATATTGTATTTATATTGTTTTACGCTTTTTTACAGTTGTCTCCGTGCCATCTTGCGTAACCATTAACTGCTACCTGTTGATTACAATGTGGGCACAATTTCTTTTCACGCTTTGATCCCGTTAATGCTGCTATCTTCTTTGCGATTGTTTCAGGTGATTGTTTTCTTCCTATTGCTTTTTCTTTCATCTTTTGTTTAGTTTGCTCACTGTGAGTTTTATTGAACATTGGATTATTCTCACTGCGCTTTTTAACTGCCATTTTTTCTACCCATTCTGCTGAGAACGGGGAGCGTTTCTTTCCTAACTTGCTTTCTGATATTTTTTTGCGAGACTCTACTTTTTTTGCACCATTTTTTTCTCCTAATACTGCTTCACGCTGTCTAGTATATCCTTCTTTACTACGATAAAATTTATCACCGTACATTGGATTATTTTCACCACTAAATCTTTCACTCTGTAATCTAGTATATTCTTCTTTTAGTTTTGCATATACTCTACTTGTTATTTTTGTATCGTATCGTTGTTGATTTTTATTCTCTGCTCTCATCATTCTAAGAGCATTGAGCATCTTCCAATGTTCTTCACCGGTAGGATATATTTTTGTTAGTAACCAATGACACACAAAATGCTCTCTGGCTGTAATATAGATAAGATTAGATTCATTATCCGTTCCACCAAGACTTCTAGGCAATATGTGATGATGTTCGTAACCAGGAAGTTTTTCATGCTTACCGATCGCAACTATTTGATTATACCATTTTTTATATTTGTTCATAATAGTATTTATGTTTGTTAATTCAATATAATATACTACTACTTAAATATATCCAACAAAAAAGGGTGCCGAAGCACCCTTTTTGATTTGAGTAAAGAAACTCGGTTTCGTTTTTATTGAAACGTAAGGTTCGAAACTGCTATTTCCCCAACATAGTCAGCCGCATTGCCAAACGAACTAGCAGTATTAGTTAGCTCGATGTAGCCATACCTTGTCATAAATGACACGACTGGTTCGAATGTTGATGGATCTAGAACAACACCACTGCTCATCAATGGAATGTATGGGCAATAGAATGCTGCTGCATCAGTTTCGCTTGAACCTTTGTAACCAACCAATACAGGTTGTGTATCAGGTGCATAGCTGTTTACGAATACACGCATAGCGCCATTCAATGTACCAACGAACTTAGTGTTTGTTGGAGCTTCAAATGTACCTTCTGTTGTACGAGCAAAAGCTGAAGTAGTTGCTGATTGCAATACTGTCAATGAAGCTGGAGATACAACAGCCCAGTTACCAGCACCACGACGGGTACGTTGAGCGATCAAGTTAGCAACACGATTGATGAGAACAGCTAAAGCAGCATGTTCGTCACCAACGTATGTAGCTGTACCAGATACAGTAGCTTGGTTGTATGTGTACTCAGTTGTAGCTAGAGTAGCAAGAGACAATAGAATTTCTTGGTCGATTTCAGCAGTAATTTCTTGTGCTAGTGCGGCCATGATTTCTGCTTCAACGTCAATCCCGTGTTGTGATTGTGCGTCTTGAGCAGCTTCGAATGTCCAACGTGCTTGTAACTTACGTGACTTAGCTTCAACGGCTTGACGCAAGATTTGCACAGAGATTTGCTTACCACCGTTGCCTTCAAGGGCAGCAGTATCGTTACCTGTGTAGTAACTAGTTGTATCAGTACCATACGGTGTACGTGAATATGCTTGAGCAATCAAGAATGGACTTAATGCTTCTTGACCAGCTGTAACACTAGTTTGAGCAGCACTGTTGTCTGTTAAATTGTTTGCATAGCGAACACGTAGAGTATGAATCTGACCAACTGGTCCTGTCATTGGTTGAACACCAACCAATTCGTTAGCGATAACGGTTGGCATGACACGACGGATAACTGGAAGAATCACACGGTTTAATGTAGCGATGTTACCAGCAGTTGTTGTACCTGCTGAAGATTCAGCAAGTAGTTGCTTTTTGGTGTTTTCTAAGATAACACCCATAGTTGAACGGCGAGTTCCTTTTAGACCTTCTAACAGGGCTTCCTTGGTCTCGTTCCAACGGCCTTCTAATAATACTTTTGACATTTTATATTCTCCTAAATTATGTCTTTTTTATAGCCCTGCCAGGCGTTTGATATCGATAACGTTATCACGTTGTTCCATATCTACTTCTTGTGGTTTGGCAGATTTATCACCAGTAACTTCTTGAACACTTTCACGTAGAGTGGTCTTAGTAGACTTTCTCTCTGTTCCACTGTTTAGAACTGCTGGTAGATACTTGTCGAAAGTGCTTTGCAACTTTGGTGTTTGCACACTTTCTAGTAAGTCCTTCATTATAGATCCTTTTTCTGCGTTTAATGGAGCAAGTAAATCACTCATCATTTTTTCACGCTGATTAGACTCTTTAATGATACGAACTTCACGTTCCTTTGTCTCAATCAATTTTTTAGTTTGATTGATTACGTTAGTAGATTCGGCTAATTGTTGGTCTTTCAATTGTAGAGCATTCATTAGTTTACGTGTTTCAGCTTTATCATTTAAATGAGTAACTGAGAACTCGCTTGCAAAACTTTCAAATATTCTACGTCCAAAATTGTTCTCACGAGCAACTTTGATATCTTCCTTCAACTGTCCTAATTCACCCTTTAGATGTGATGTTACAACGGTATTCAATCTCTTAGCAGATTCAGTCACAAAACGTGACTTCAATCTTTCAAGTTGTTGACGACCTTCAGCAACTAACTTGACCTTTGCTTCAACTACAGCTTGTTTGTCTTGTGTAAATTCTTTAATTTCACGTGCCAATGCATGAACAATAAATTGTTCTAGTTTAGCTTGACTTTCCATTTGTAGTTTACGTTCAGAGCGTAATTCTTTAATTTCTTCAGCTAGTTTAGTAACCATGAAATTATTGAATTTAACTGCGCTTTCACGCAATTGTTGTTTAGCTTGTACGCGGTCTTCGTTCATTGCTTGTCTTTCAGTTTGAAATTCTTGAATTTCTTCTGATAGACTTTCTGTAACCATTTTATCTAGGGCTTCTACCATTACGATTCTGTCATGTTCATAACGTTGTGCGAATTCTTCACGTAATTCAACACGTACTTGCTCACGTGCCTCTTGTAACTTAGATTCCCATGCTTCGTTAAGAGCCTGGCCTACATCTTCGTTAATAAGTCCACTTTCAAGTAATGGCTTGATAGCATCAAACATGCTGTTTCCCCTTTATTTAATTTTGAGATCATTGATTAGACGAAGGACTTCGCTTTTCAAGTATTTCTCTACTTTCTTGTTGCCCTGTGCGTCTTTTGCAATATCCAACATTCTATGACCATGACGTAAATTCATCATGCCTTCATAGATTGCTTTAGGATACGCATTAGGTGCGCTTGGTTGTGCAACAATATCCACAGTGACTATTTCAAAGTCACTTACTTTGCCGTTCATATCGTCAACGTTACCGCTGCCACGACTTGAAACGCCGAGTTTGACACCACTCTCCAACATAGTAGCAACTAGTTGCCCCATTGGAGTTGGTAATATCTTTAACTTTCCGAACCCGTTAGCACCGTCCATCCACATGCTTGTAATCATATGTGATACACGGTCTAGGTTGATCTTTAAATCATCTGGGTGATCTACTTCACCTAATACAGAATGACCTTCTGTAATCTGTTCGTTTAATGTTTGTACAGCGGATTCGATTTCGGAAACAGGGTAAATACGCTCGTTAGCGTTTTTTACCCCGCCCTGAATGAAGATACCTTTCATATAAAGGTTCTTCTTATCACCTTCACTTACACTTTCAACCACCATGCTTGCGCGGTCAAACGTCAAGTGCTCCTTGAGATACAAAGCCATTCTCTCAGATTCCTTATATTCTACGCTTTACTGTCTTGCGTGATTCAGCAACAGGGCTCTTAGCATTAGATCCATCATCAGCCTTTTTAGGAGCCGGAGCCTTTTCTAAGTCAGCATTGTTTTGTGCCGGAGCATTCTTCCAGTTGTTAGCGTTCTTTACACTTGTTTCACCTTTTGAGTAGAAGTTGCTAGGTCCTTTAGGACTTGTAGGAACTGTCTCACTAGCGCCACTGAACTTTACTGGACGACTGTCCATTCCAGCTTGTCCACTGTTGTTTAAACTTGTGCTTTTTGTGTTCTGACCGTTGTCACCATGAGTAACAGATACTTTCTTCAAAGTAATTGCTTCCATCATAGCTTCTTCGTCATGATCTTGTTCCATGTCATGTGTTAAATCTTCACCATCTTCTTCAGCATGGTCATCAAATTCAGCGTCAGACTCATCGTCACCCATTTCTGAGTCGCCATTACCCATGATTTCTTCAAATTCAGCCATCAATTGGTCTAATTTATCTTCAATGCTTACTAGACGATCTTCAACACCTTCATCGTCCATGTCATCGTCGGCTTCGATATCAACGATATCGTCATCACCGTCGTCATCAAAGTCAATTTCATCTTCTTCCTCTTCGGTCATGCCTTCTTCTTCAGCACTGATTTCAGCCATCATCTCGCCTACTTGACCGCCTGGGTTCATGCCTTCATCCATTTCATCGGACATTATATCTTCATAGATTTCGCGGCTTTTTTCAACTACGATATCGTGAAATAATGCACGGGCTTGTTCTTCGTTCTCGTTGATAATCAAATCAATAAGTTGTTCAAATTTTTTGTGGTCCATTGTTTGTTTCTCCTAAGTAATGGCTTTGTATTATATTTACACCATATCTTAACAAACAGTGTTATAAGTACTGTTTTTTTACGTTTTTAGGAGAGTTATACGGTTGGTGCGCCTGCTTCGGGCTTAACACCATATTGTTCGTGTACTTTTTTGATATACTTTGCTTTTTCAAAATTACGAACATCTAACATTTTTCTAAGTTTGCGTATCTGTCTTAATGTTAGTTTTGTCTTACGACTTTCTTTCCACTTTGGTTTGCTGTTGTCCGCTTCGGTATCTTGGTAGCCTTCTACGGCGGGATTAAACATTTCAAAGAGTTTCATAGATATGTATTTATCTTACATTGCATTACCGGTCGGTGCTGGCATTCCACCCGGAGTGTTTCCAGCATCAGTAACTGGACCTGCTACTTCTGGACCACCTGCTTCGCCTTCTTCTGGTTGATTTTCAATACTATCAGCAGTTTCCATGTCAGCATCTATGTCGCCGGCGCTAACGCCAATATTACGTAAATCACTACTTGATGGTTCAACATCAGTGTCTTTGCCGTTTTCTTCACGCCACATCTTCTCATTCTTATTGATTTCTTCTTCACTTAATCCCAAGAATCTTTCCAAAGCAAAACGTTTACTCATATAAGGAAACGCTTCCATTGCTTGAAATGTAGCAACTCTAGCTGTATCTAATTCACTTTGACGATAAGCAGCAAAGTTTTGTGGAGGATTAAACTCTAGTGTAAACAATCCACTATCAATGTTAAACCCTCTCCAACGCAAGAATAACTTGAATTCTTCATCTAGCTTATGACTCAAATACTTCTGTAAACGTTCGCAATATTGATTGAAACGAAACTCTTGTATCATTGCTGTACCAACACGGCCATCACTTAATGGAGTGGTATTATCATCAGGACCAGTGGGTAAATATGAACTTGGGACACGTAAACCACGTGCTAATCTATTGTTAAAGTACTTCAAGTCATCAATTTCACCAAGATTTTGTCCGCCGGGCAATACTTCAACACTACTTCCGCGCCCATCAGCAGTGACTGGGAAGAAGTAATCTTCGTTCATACTCAATGGATTGTATGTAGCGTCAACGATTGCGGAACCACCATGAACTGATGGAATACGTCTTTGGTGAATCTCATTCTTAATACGTTCAACGAAAGCCATAGCTAAGTGACTTGGCATGTTACCAACGTCAATCTTAAACATTCTACGTTCTGGAGCACGTTGTACACGATAGATAAGAACCGCATCTTCTAATAATTCTTTCTGCTTGTAAACTTTGAAAATGTTTTCTAAGATACTTTGTCCAAAAGGCCAAAAACGATCTAGTCCTTCAGTTAAACTCAAGTGAACAATGTGTTTAGCATCAATTGCTGATTCACTTTGTCCTAATGTAAAACGACTACCAGTAGTGTTGTAGGGCATACTTGGAACAGTATATCCACCGCCGCCTCCGCCACCAGAGCCGCCGCCTGTACCACCTAACCCAGTTGCTGGATTAGCAGCAAAGTCTGAATTAGTTTTTTGTGCTACGGTAAGATTCTGTAAGTTAATGTTAATGTCTTTGATGACATATTGTTCTGGCTTCTTGCCTTCACTTTCGTTAACAATAACTTTAATAACTTTAGTATTATCAATCCAGTATAGTTTAAAGTTTTCTGGATCACGAACAAAAACTTGATCTCCATACTTGATAGTATTACGGAAAATTTTAAATGTTCTTGTTCCAAATTCGTTTAGTTTACACCATTGTTGTAATTGTGTCTTAAGCAATTCTACCTCATGAGGGGTTGGATCCTCAGTAAATGCTAAGTTAAATGGGGTATCGTTATGTTCGTTTTTCTGTGTGCTGAATTCGCTAATGATATCTAAACATGCGTTAATTTCAGCATCAACGTCCATCATTTCATATTGATTATATCGTTCAATACGATTTGGGTGACCAGTATAGACTTCTGGAAGTCTAGACATATAGTTTTTATAACCCATCTCATGGTTATTCCAGCCACCAGTTGATGAAGCGTTTTGTCCAGGACTGCCGTTCCATGCACCGGTATTGCTATTTCCGCCGCCAATTGGACTAGAGATACCACTTTTATTTGTAAAACGTTTTTTATAGGTCATAATATTATCTAGTATTTAGTGTTAAACCTGAGAATACTTTAATATTTTGTCGGAGATATTGTTACCATCTCTAATAGCAGATATCATCGAATCAAATTTATCTTCCATGAGATCGTGTATTCCTGCTAATATTTCAGCAGACTGGTCTACTTTGGAACTTGATATGTTATCATTTGCCATTACAGTAGACAATGGTTCTTTCTTTGGAGGGTTAGTTTCTTGTTCTGATTTTTCTACTCTAATCTTTTCACCTGGGTTCAATGGAACTGCTGCTTCTCTTAAGCCAGCTTCAGCTAGATTTACATGTACCCCGCCCGGTCTTGGCTCAAATACGCCGCCGTCAAATGCATTTAGTTGACCATGAAAATGTCCACCTGTTCGGAATGCGCCCGAAGTATCATTGTATTCATCTTTAACTAAATCTAGTCCCAATGCTTTTAGTTGTGATTTTATTTTCTCACCTTCTTCTTTTGAAGGGGTTTTATTTAGAGAAAAGTCAAATGCTTTTCCTTTAGTATGCTGCGATTTTGGAGTATTTTCAGTATGATAAACATCATTAAATCCAGTGAATTGTGAAAACCCTGGAATAGTTTCCTGAACCTTTTTTGCTATATCAATAAGTTTAGGATCAATATCTCCGTTATTTTTCTGAAGGTCACGGCCCGGGCTAAAAATCAGTCCTATCTTCTTAAGCATATCCGTACCTGCTTTAATCATCCCTCCCGAAGTAGATGCTTGTGGTACAGGGGCTGAACCTGATGCTCCACTGCCCGCAGCAGTGGCCGGTGCGCCGGCCGGCGCAGTTGTTGATCCATCGCCGCCGGGCGCCGGTGCAATTGCCGAAAGTATTTGAGACAGTACGTTAGGTAACATATCTGTTACCTTATTCATACTAATAATTAGTTTGTCTGATGTTTTAGTTTGTTTCTCTAATAATTTATTATTGTCTTTAGATAAATCGTTGTTTATTTTTCCTAATTCAACCGTCTTAGCTGATACATCAATTGATCCAGAAAAGTTAGAATTAAGTTTCAATATCTGAGCATACCGTTGATCATTATCACCCTTGGCACCAGTACCACCTATCATGCCACTAAGTACATCCAATGGCATAATTGCTTCTGGCTTGCCTTTTTCACCTACTGTAACTGTCGTACCTTTTTCAGTACCCGGAACAAGGCCTCCCTTTTCTTTCTTAGGTGGTATATCTGCTGCAGGTGTTGCCTCAGTGGGGGTTGCTTTTGCCCAGATTCTCTCCCTATTTGCAGCAGCAGAACGTCCTTGGGGAGAATTATCATAAAGCGGTGCTGTAACAGGTACTGTCTGGTTTGTCCGCAATGCCTGGGCTTGTGCAGTTGTTGTAACCGGTGCTGCAACAGGTGCTGCAACAGGTGCTGCAACAGGTGGTTTGGCAGTTGTTGTAACCGGTGCTGCTGCAGGTGCTTCCTCTGCGGAGTCGTCAATTGCGTCATTTGCATTTATAGTTTTTACTGGGTTTTTTCCTCTACCTACATATGCATTCATTGTACCTTCTTGAGTGCTTGATCCCGATTGTGTGGCTATTTTTAATTTGTTAGATTTAGCTAATTTTAATTGTTCCTCTACTTTTGCATAATCTGCATTTTCTTTTTTAAGTACTGCTTCTTTTTCAGCCGTTTGTTTATCTACTAATGCCCTTTCAGCTTCAATTCTGTCTTTAGTAAGTTTGGTTTGTTTTTCTTGAAGTGCTGCTAATTCTTTAGATACATCGGTACCGTTTGCTCTTTTCTTTTCTATTTGTTTGGCTTCTTCACCCAAAGCAACTTGTTTTGCCAAGAAAAGTTGATTTTGCTGGACACGTTGAGCCTCAAACTTTTCTTTAAAGTCCTCGGTTGATCTTCCCATCTTATCTTCGAGTGCAGCTTTATCTTCTGTCAACTCTTTTTGTTTTACTAATAATGCTTTTTCTTTTTCTAATGTTTTTACACGATCACCCCACAATGCCAATTCTTCACGATTTGCAGAAGTGTTTTCTCCTTTTTTTATTTTTTCTTCAACTGCTGCTTTTCTTGCGTTAGCACTATCTATTTGTTCTTGTTTTTTGTCTATGTTTATTCCTATGTTTTCAGCCTCACCTCTAGTACCTTTAAATGCAGCATTATACATTTGTTTAGCGGCTGTCAACATTGAAGATGCAGCTTTACCAAACATACCGCCGGCTTCTTTCATCTGATTAGCTGCGCCTAATTGACCATTTAATAATTGAGTTTGTTTAGCTATTGCTTCATCCTGTGTCTTTCTCCCTGTTTCTACATCACTGGTGGTTCTTGGATCTTTAGCAACTCGTGATAGCATTTGATCCATTGCCTTCTCATCAAATGGTTTACCTTTATTTTTAGGATCTTTTTCCCATTCTAGCCTAAGTTTGTTTGCATTATCAAAGGTATTAATACCATCTAATAATTTTGGAATGTCAAGGTCTGCAAGTCCACTAATAGCATCTGATTTTATTCTTGCTAGTGGTGCTAATTCTTTAAAACCAGCTCTTAATTCGTTACTCAATGTCCCCAATCTAGTCTGAGCAGTACCTTCTCCCTTTCTATATTGTTCTATCGTTCCACCGATCATTCTTATAGCCTTAGCAGAAGAAGAATCAACTATTTGTCCGTTATTAGCCGCCGCTTTAGCTGTACCGGTTGCTAATTCTTTTTGACCAATAAGTTCTAACTTAGACACTAGATCCATCTGGCGTTGTAATGATAATACTCTTAACTCAGCTTCTTTATCTCCTCCCTTTGCTTTTTCTTGTTCATCAAATATAGCTGCACGTAATTCAGATTGAGCCATTGCAAGGTCACGGGCATTTTCTTGTTCTTTTCGTGAGGCTCCGGTCAATGCTGCTGTTTTGTCTAACTCACTAATATAATTTTGAGTACCTTTAATTAAATCTTGTTTTGATTTACCTTCAAGTAATCCAAATCTAGCCTGCATTGCCATGTATTTTTGAGCATGTTCCATTTGAGCATTTTGGCTAATCCCCATCTTCTCAAATGTTCTACTCATTTTGCTGTTTATTAAGCCACCTGTAACTTCAATAAAACTCTTAGCGCCGGCCATCGTAGTAGAGCCAAACATTGCTATTTCTCGGGTGTTGCTTGATAATATTTTATTAAGTTTTTCAAACTCTTTAATAGTCAACCCTACCGATTTAAGATCATCTATTAAACCGGTAACACCTCTTGCCCCGGTAACTGATGCTTCACCTAATTGCAAGAAATTTTTAAATGCTTCATCTTCAAGTGCAGCACGGTCTTTGTTTAGTTTAGCATCTCGTCTTATAATTTCCGCTTCAGCTTGAGAAGCATATCCAAGAATAGCCAACAACCCACCTATTGCTACTGCCAACAATCCAATTGGGCCAGTTGCTAGTGTTACTTGAACACCTACTGCCATCATAGTGGCACCAAAATCAACCATACCACCACCTGTTTTTTCTAATGATGATGCATATGCCTCTGCTTGTGCAGAAACCATGGCAGCTGCCACGCTTTGACCTCTTACTCCATCTAATAACGCATCTTCATATGCTATTAGACCTTTATAAGTTCCTACTATTCCGGCTTTTAAAAAGTCAAACGCAGCCGTTAAAACAAAGCTACCGGCGGCTATGGCTCCTTTTTTACCAAACATATCTTTGAATTCTTCCAAAGCTTTTTCAGCTTTTTCTCTGGCTTCATTTTCTGCTTTTATTTTTCTTAATGAGGCTTCTTGTTCTTTGTTTAATTTGATAGTCGTGTCTATTATTTTATTATTACTATCAACATAACGACCCATTGAAGCTAACTGTTGCTTATATAATTTTTCTTGGTCCATTGCAAGTTTAGCATTTTTTGCATCTGTCCCATATTTTTTTTGTAGATCAGGACTTTCAGCAAGACCCTTTTGCAAATCTTCTATTAATTTTTTTTCAATTGATTCACGTTCATTAGCTAATTGATGTAATTTACCCTGACTATCTTTTACTAATCCTAAACTTTCAAGTTCATACTTGGCGCGCCGCTCAAAAGTTTCTTTTTGAGCCTCATTAATTTTGTTAAGTTCGGCATCATATGCATTGTCTTTTTGAATTTGTCGTTGAGTTAATTGGTTGGCTTCAGCATCTAGTTCTTTTTGACGTTCTATTTGCTTGTCTTTATCACTTAATGAATTCCATATAGCCTTTGCTTCGTCGTCACGGGCATCCTTTAAAGCCTGCGCAGCTTGTTCACGTTCTTTTTGTTCACGTCGGCGGAGAAATTTTTCTTCCTCAGTTAGGACTTCTGCTTCTGCAATTGCTTCTCTAGTGCTATCATTTCTGGAACCCAGACCTTCAGCCAACAATTGAAGTTGTTCAAGAATTGATCTAGATAGATTGTCATTTTCTATTGGCATATTAATTTTACCCGTGTTTTTAACTAATAAATAGTTATATATGTATTTATTGTTTGTAAAAATACATTTTTGGAGAAATATCAATGACAAACCCACTAAGACAATACTTTCGTAGACCTGCACTTTATCTAACATTACCTAGTAGAGGTAAATTTTACCCTGAAGGAGCATTAGAAATGCCGGAAAACGGAGAACTTGCGGTATATCCTATGACTGCAATTGATGAGATTACTAGTAAAACCCCCGATGCATTGTTTAACGGTAACGCAGTACCTGAAATTATCAAAAGTTGTGTCCCGGGAATAAAAGACCCGTGGGCAGTTCCCAGTGTAGATATGGATGCTATTTTGGTTGCTATTCGTGCTGCTACTAGCGGTAATGATTTGGAAATCAGTAGCACTTGTCCTAAATGTGAAGAAGAAAGTAAGTATAATATCAACTTGGGATTTTTACTAGGTAGTATTAAAGCCAGCGACTATAATGAAGTGTTTCACATGGGGGAATTAACGCTTAAATTTAAACCATTAAATTACACTCAGGTCAATGAAGGCAATATGGGGCAATTTCTTATACAACGTGAAATAAACGGATTAGAAGGAATGACAGATGATACTGAAAGAAGCAAAGTATCCGGTGAAATTATGAAAAAATTGACCCAGATGAATATGGAATTAATCGGTTCAGTAATCGAATCTATAACAATCCCAACTGAAGTGGTAACTAATAGAGAATTTATTAGTGAGTTCCTATCAGGATGTGACAGGGCTACTTATGAAAAAATTCGTCAACATGTATTAAGACTAAGAGATAGTTCAAATATTAAACCACAACATATCAAATGTGTAAGTTGCTCACATGAATATGATCAAGCACTAGTGTTAAACGTTTCTGATTTTTTCGAGTAAGGCTTCTGTCGCTTATCCCCGAGAAGATACAGAAGCTGCTAGACAGCATGGATGAAGAAACAACAACAATTAAGAAAAATGCATTAAAGTTTTCTTGGTATATGCGGGGCGGAGTATCCTATGAGGATGTACTTAATATGTCTGAATCGGAAAGAGAAGCTATAAGTCAAATCATAGATGAGAACTTGGAAACTACTAAGAAAACTCAGATGCCATTCTTCTAATCCGTAATTATTCATTTATCAACTTTGGGATGTTTCATTAAGAGATGAACTTCGTTCATCTAAGAACTCACTTCGTTCGTTCTTATTTCTTTCAGTATACGGAATCGTTTAAGACTTTAATTGTATCGGATATATATTGCCGATTAGAAGCCATGGTAGTGCAAATTTGCACCACCAATGGGAAAGGTATGTTTGCCATGACCGTCGTCCAGTGTTATCTATCCCCCAATTAATCGCCTATTTCTGACACTAACTGCTACCGGTTGCTCTGTAAAGTATTATGGGACTGTAGTGAAGCTAACAACTTTAGTTGTTTCTTCCGCAACGCACATTCTATGAAATCAAGATAAAGTATTCATAGACTTGTTGAAGGTTCGCTTTGCCGATTGCCTTCTCGGTATACCCATAGTTATTGCTAACTATGCTTACTCCAGATCCGTCAGCACAGCACTACCTGTACAAACTCAAGGAGGACTCACAAACTGAGCCAACGAATTTTTATGTATTAATGGTTAAAAGGGAATCTTTGTTTTCTGTTGACTTGGTGTCTATTGTACTAGAATATGTTTTTAATAAGTCTGTATTATGTAGGAAGAAACTATCAAATTCAAAAATCATCCAGTCTCCGTGTTTTTGAGATGTATAGTATGTGAAGTTATCCGCAACCCATGTTAGTTTGCTTTGTACACAAACATAGCGACCTTTACGGGTAATTTTAATAAATAAAATATTAATGTCATTTGTGTCCTCTACTGCTAGTAATTGTCCTAGCCAAGTATCTAATTGCTTACATTCCCCAGTAAGTAATAGATGAAACGGGAAGTCAGCATAATTTTTACACTCAGCATTGAAATGCGCCCAAGTGTCAGGTGGAGTTATATCACCCTTAAAAGATTTGGCTTGATTCCCGTCTAAAAAGTTCTTTCGATGTGAATTAGCGCCCCCAATATAAGCCCCTGAGTTTGGAACACGAACAAATGGCTCCCCGTAAGTATCGCTGAGAAATTTTGCAATTTCTCTCTCATAAGAACTACCTTTTGTTTTACTTTTTGAAGTCATGCTATTACTTATTAGATTATTCAGGCACTGATAAATTTACACTTGTCACCGTGAAACATTGTATAATGATTTTTTGCTATTGTCCGATTACAATGTTCACATACTTTTTGATTTTTTAGTTTCTTCATAGGATTATTTTCACCTGAGTTTTTTAATCTTGTCATTGCTTTATTGTAATCAGACGCAGGAATTCCATACATTGGATTTTTATCACCCCTCATTCGGTCAGACAATTTTGAATTTCCAGTGAGAGATTTGCTAATATTTTCATTATGAGAAGCTGGTCTATTTTTTGCATATTTTTGCACACCTATACTCTGATTCTGTTTTCTAATATCATCATGCTTTTTCCCATAATGGGGAGACTTCTCTCTAACTTTACCATACATGGGATTTTTATTACCTGTTCTAGCTTTACTTTTACGTTGTCTAGTAATTGAATTTTCTTTAACACCGTACCGATTGTATAATCCGTCTCCGTTGTGTTGGTTAAAACTCATTGCATCATCTTTGGCATTGAGTGATTTAAGAAGTACACGCTCTAACTCGGCAACATATCCTGCCTCGCCTATGTGTAATATTTCAAAAGTCCACTCATTTCTGTTTTTCAATATCATTGGTTTGACTTCTTTACTGGAACATATATATTCTTCATGGCGTGATGGATTCCAACCGTTGCGTATTTTAGATCCAATATACCACCGTCCGGATGGAATATGAATCCACTTATAGATATAAGGTATAGTTTTGTTATAAATAGTCATGCTGGTGCTCCTTGTAAATGAATAGCATTAGAGTAGTCGGAGAGGTTAGAGACTCGTGGACTACACTTTTATTTATCATTATTCTATGTTTACTGAGGTATCATACGTAGTAAAGCCATGCTCCTTAACTACACGAAGGACGTTAGGTACCCTATTTACTAATTCCTCCTTATGGGAAACAAGCCAGATTGATTTGTGTCTGCGGCGAGTCATCTCTTTTAGAATTGCAAGAGAATTCTCAACTCCAACACCATCAGTGCCGTTATCTAATAGTTCGTCAATGAACAACAAATTGATTGGGGAATACAAGTTTTCCCAAACATCACGGAATGCCCAAGACAATGATAGAATAACTCTATTCATTTCTCCCCTTGATAAATTATAGAAATCCATTTCACGACCCAATTCCGTAATCTCAACTTGTAAATCATTCTTAAATATTACTTGATGTGGCAATCCAATCTTATCTAAGTAATGTGTCAATCTACCATTCAAATATGATAGATTCTGGTCAATAATCTTTTTACGAACAAAGCTATCCTTGCTAGTTAAAATATCAAGCAAGAACTTTTGGTGTTCCATTGTGCGTGTCAATTGATTAATTCTGTCAAAGTTAATCTCTTGCAATGCTTGGTTCTCCATCTCTGAAATCTGTTCACTATACGGATCAACTTCTTCGCCTTTACGTTCAATATCTTTAATAAGATTCTCAAGTTGGCTACTGTGTTTGATTGCTTGTGCTTCAGTATCATAATGAGTAGTTGGCATTGCACCTAATGCACCCAAGTCCTTTAATGCTTGAGTATGTTCCATGAATTGTTTATTGATAGTTAAAACTTGAAATGCTGCTTCATGTGATGCTTTTATCTTCTCATCCAACACACTTTCATGCTTTTGATCATGGAACTCTTGACCACAAGCATAACATTTGTGGTCACGCAAATCACTAATTTCTGTTGTTAGTTTATTAACTAATTTTTGTTCTTTGGCTTCGTCAGCTACACAACGAGCAATTAGTTTATTGAGGTCATCAATAGTCTTGCGCTTTTCATTGTATGCTGTTAAATCTTTGTGAGCCTGTAATTCATTAGCAATATCAATAGTGATTAGTCTTTGATAATCAATAGCAAGACGTTCTAAATCTTCATCGTGCTTCATCTTCCACAATTTCTGTCTACGTTTAGTAGAATCAATTTGTTCTTTTACACGCTTATTGGCTTCCTCAATTGCTTTTACTTTGAATTCTTCTTGCTGAATATCATCTTTGCTATCTTTAACCAATCCCTTAATCACTTCTGCTTTTTCTGAAAGCAAGGTGATACCCAATAATTGTTCAATGATAGCACGTTGTTCATTATTTTTCAATGCAAGAAATGGTTCAGAATAGGTGTTAAGTGCCACGATATGTTTAAACATATCACTACTCATGTGGATCACTTTTTCAATCGCAGCTTGTGTTTCTTTGTTCTCGCCCTGTGCGTCATCCAATCCTTTTTGTAAATCACTATTTACATAGAATCGTAGGATGTTGGGCTTACGTCCACGTTCAATCTTATAATCTATCCCATTAACACTAAACTCTAGTGTTACCATCATGTTTTTACCATTGGTACGATTAACTAGATTATCTTTACGAATACTGTTAATGGGAACACCAAACAATGCATAACTCAATGCTTGGATGAGTGATGTTTTACCCGTACCATTACGAGCGCCATCACCACCTAAGTCTAGATTTTCACCTAGAATAAGTGTTAGTTCCTGTCTGTCAAAGTTGACTGCTTGTGTTACTTGTCCGATTGATAAAAAATTACGGAGGGTGATATTCTTCAGAGTTATCATAGATTGTTATAAATTTCCAAGAGTATTCGTTTATCAAAGCTATTGCTTTCAATGCTATTGATTTGGTCAATAATGATTTGGTCTACTGATTCAAACTTCAAATCACCGCGCCCCTCTTGCTCAACTTGGTCTACTTTCATTGGTATCAATGCCATCTCTCTTAGTTTATGTTCTGGAATTAATGTTTCACGTATGAAGTTAGCTTCTTCATATGAAATATCAATGTCAAGATGCACTCTAACATGACTATCAGGTAATAGCAATCCCTTTGGATTTTCTAATATATCGCTTAACTTGTGAACACGATACAGTGGTTGTTTAGGCCAACTATGAAAGATTGGGTCTTGTCCCCATTCCATTACCATCATACCACGTGCATCATCTTGTGCATCAGCATAGTTATGTGGGAAACTATTGCCAATGTACCAAACATTAGCACGGCTTTGTCGTTTATGAAAATGCCCACTAAAGACATAATCAAAATCTTTCATATGATCGGTATTAATTTCACCGTGATCGGGCATCTCTACCATAGCATTCATATAGAATCTTGGCAATTCAAAATGTCCAAACATATATTTGCCACTTAGTTTCTGAACCTTTTTGTAATCATCCTGTACAAGCCATGGTGCAATTACTACATCTCCTTCGGTGAAGAAGTCGTTGACAATTTGTACGTTTGGTAAATGTTTAGCCCACTCAACACTATGAATGTCCCTGCGGTCACGATAATAAAGGTCATGATTGCCCGGTATAAAATATACCCTATCAAAGTTATCATTTAGTTTCTCCAATGCTTGTAATCCAAACTGTAGTGTGTGAATATTGATACTTGCTCTGTGATGATTATAATCACCCAAGAAAAAACAAGTTTCACACCCTTCACTTTTAGCTTTGGTTATAAACCAATCTACAAAATTATTGCAGTCATGGTTATGCTGTAAGCTATTTGACTTAAGACCAAAATGAATATCGGTGAATACAGCGGCTTTTTTAAAAAGGTTAGTCATTCTTATATTGTATAATAAATGATGTTGCCGTAGCAACATCATTGGATAAATTATTCTTCGTAAACTACCGAACTCATGCCAGCACCCAGACCTTGACGAGTCCAGCTTGGGTTAAGTCCATTAATCTCTAAGATATCATCACGTATATTTTGATTACGCTTTTCCGTATTTAATACACGACAGAAACTATTTGTTATAGCTGCGGTGTAATAAGCGAATGGGTTGGCTGATTTAGCTTCGTTGAAACGTAATCCAACGTAGGTAAGTTGCAGAATAGCGGAGTTCCGCATCTCATCGTTGTAAGTATACCCACGCCAATTGTATTTCATGGCATATTTTTCGCACATCATAATATACATACGGGCAAGTTTGTTTGTTACTTGTCCATGATCCTTACTGAATTCTCCAGAATTTAGATCACCTTTCCAATGACTTTTGCCCACGCAATAAAAAGTATTATTTTTATCAATCATATAATGTTGGAATGGGGGGAAGTTTACTTTGACATGAACCATATCATCTACTTCAGCTTTGGTTGTCACATCCTCTAAGTCAGCAAAGATTTCATCTGGGTCAGCTTCTTCAAATTCAAAGATATCTTTTGCTGTTTTCTTTTTAACTGTTTTGCGGGGGACTTTTGGTGCTACTGGTACATGATCCCAATTCATTACTCTAAATATTAAATCTGTTACTGGGATAGATTCTGGGCTAACTGCGTCTTTTGAGCCTTGTTCCAAGCTAAGACGTAATGCTCTTGTTTCTTTAGCTTGTTGAATTGTTTCAGGTTTGAATGCGTATTCTAAACTTTCTTCAATAGAAGATTGGGGCATATCCACGATGAAATCATACCTATGATATTCGGGTTTAGCAAAATGACAGTATGCGTTTTTGCTTTCATGTATCTCTTTTAAGATATCTTTGTTATTTAAATAGTTGACAGGTTTTCTTGAGGGTAATGACATAGGTCTCCTTGATTTATAGTTATGCTTGAGTGATTATAGCATAATGGTTGCGGAAAAGCAACAGATTTTTAGTAGAAAAGGTAAAAATAGCGCATTATATTTATGCTAAATAGTGTATAAGGACAATAATAAATTATGGCAACTTTATCGGCAACTGGCGATTCTTCAGCATTCCTGGCAGAACAATCTGCCAGATCGGCAGACTTGGAAACATCGATAAGAGTACTTAAGAAAGATATTGCTGAGATTGATGCTGAGAGAAACGCTGTCAACAAAGCACGGACAGCTGCCCGGGAAGCCGGCGATACTGTGGCTGTTGCTGCCCTTAAAGAAAAAATTGATGCTTTAAATAGGGAGTGGTCAAAAGCTAGGACACAACTTTACGGCTATGAAGAAGAAAAATCAAATGTTGATGTTAACATATATAAAATACAAAAACGTCAACAAGATTTAGCCGAACAGGATAAAGTTCCTATTCCTGTAAATACAGGAAGTAACCCCGGTGGTGTCCCAGCCGGCCCAACTTCTACTATAACTGAGGGAAACCGCAATGACCCGTTGCCGGTAACCAAAGCTAGTGATCCTAATCTAGCACAAAACGCCGCTACAACGAATGAAGCAGCACAAGACAAGAAACTTCCAGTTGAACCTAATCTAGCACAAAACGCCGCTACAACGAATGAAGCAGCACAAGACAAGAAACTTCCAGTTGAACCTAATCTAGCACAAAACGCCGCTACAACGAATGAAGCAATACAAGATAAGAAACCAACTGAAATAGATGAACTATCAGCTTACCCACCAAACACAGTAGCACAACAATCTGCTGAAGCAGACGAATTATCCGCATACCCACCTTACACTCAAGTTGGTAGAACATTGGGCGGCGCACATGTTGATAATGCTACTCCTGTCAAAATATCCGGAGACCCGCCAATTGATCGTAAGATGGCTGATGCGGATTATACTAATAATTTAATTCCTACTTCAGGAGAACGTGGACCTAATGTTGGGTTTGGATCTAATAAAACAGCATTACGCAATGCTCAAGCTGGACAGACAGAACAAACTGCACAAAAGTTTAAAGCACAAGAAGATTGGCGTGTGCGTTTAAGTTTAGCGCCTGGCGCCAATTATTTATATAAAGTTGGTCAGGGTGCTGCCGGTATACTTAATCCATTACAAGCAACAGATGGGGTTATATTCCCGTATACCCCGGCAATATCAGTATCATATAATGCTGGATATGATGCCACTGATGTAACACATAGCAATTATAAATTTTTCTCATATAAAAATAGTAATGTTGATAACGTCACTATAACTGCTGAGTTCACCGCACAAGATACAGCAGAAGCACAATATTTGTTAGCGGTAATTCATTTCTTTAGATCAGTTACTAAAATGTTTTATGGTAAAGACCCAGGGCCAGGACCCGGTGTTCCCCCTCCATTGTGTTATTTGAATGGATTGGGTTCATTTCAATTTGATTGGCATCCATTAGTAATTAATAATTTCACTTACACCTTACCAACTGATGTAGATTATATTCGTGCTATGGATACAGCAAGTAGACCGGGAGTTAATACAGGATCAGGTCAACCCAAAGGTAAACCGGGTGAAAATCCAGACGCACAACGCATGGCGGGGGGAGGAATACAGACCGGCGCACTTGCTGCTGCACCTAAGTTTAAAAATGATTCAGGCAACAAAGATGCCGTAACTTATGTTCCCACAAAAATGTCAATAACGATACAAGCATATCCAATTGTATCTAGAAATGATGTAAGCAATAACTTTAGTTTGAAAGAATATGCAACTGGTAAGTTATTAAGAGGATCGCAACGACAATCAGGAGGATTTTGGTAATGGCAACAAGTATCTACCCAGCAACCAGTCCGTATTATAATACAGACATATACAATAGTAACTTTTTAGATGTAATGATAAATCGTACAATCCCAATGCAGCCGTCGGATATCTATTGGGAAATATCAACTGCATATGAATTTCGCCCTGACTTACTTGCATATGACTTGTATGCTGATAGTAGATTGTGGTGGGTATTTGCACAACGAAATCCAAATAGATTAAAAGATCCTTATTTTGATTTTGTAACAGGTGTGGGAATATATTTACCTAAGTTAGATTTATTAAAACAAGTATTGGGTATATAAGATGGCATCTTTTGATGAACTTAAGTCTCAAATAGCAGCATTAAGCAGTAAAGTAACTGAAGTAGATGCACTAAAAGTGCCATTGGCAAATGAGATAGCTGCATTACAAAAAGAAGATCCATGCGGTCCCGGGTTCGCAGAAAAATTAGATGCGATAGATGCACAAGCAGCAAAAGTTAATGCAATGGCTCAAACGGCTAACGAGGACACAAGAGTGCTGATTGCTAATTTTGAAGATTCTAAAGGATTTTTTGGTCTTAGTACAGCAAATACTGACACTATAAAATCTGAAATACAAACATTAATAACCCTTGTCAAAGACGGAAACGCTAGGATTAAAGAAATAACCGGCCCCGGCCCTGTCAGAAAAGAGATGCGTGATAAACTCAATGCATGTCCCGGCGCTAAACCATCAATTGATAGTGCTGAAGCCAAAGCACCAGCGACCGATGCGCCAGGTATACAGAAAGAAGCAGCAACGACCAATGCTGAAGTAGTTGCCGGCGCTGCAAAAACTCCCGAACAAATTGCACAACAAAATAAGGCATATGTTGCCACCGGCGGTGCTGACGGTGATAAAAGTAATCCACCACAACCAAAACTCTACAATGATGTAACGGTGAAAGCAGACGGAAGCCAGGCATTAGCCGATGTAGAAGTTACTGGCAAAAAATTACCAGGCACCAAATCGGGTCCCAGAATACGTAAAAATCCTTTGGGTGATTTCAGCAGCTATACATATCAAATAACACTATATATGATAACGCCAGATGCATATAATGCATTTGTTTTATCTGGTAAAAAAGATATAAATGCTTTTCAAAATGCATTGACTGCTGCAAACGTTAGTACTATTGACAATAGTAATAGAGCCGGCGGTGCCGGTGGTGCCAGTGGTGGCGGCGGTGCATATGTAATTGCACAAAGCGGAGGAGTAGGCCCTGGCCAAAAACGAGCACCAACACTGGATTATGATTTTTATATAGATGATTTAAAAATTACACAAGCCATCAATGCAAAATCTACATTAACAAATACTAATACTACTACACTAAGTTTTACTGTAACAGAACCATATGGATTTTCATTTTTAACAAGACTACAAGAAGCGGCAAAAGAATTAGCTACACTTTGTAAAATAAAAGGATATCCAGATTTAAAAAATCCATCAAAACAATTTTTTGTATTGGGGATTCAATTTTTAGGATATGATGTAAACGGCAACTTAATAAATTCAAAAGATATACCAGGAGCCGAAGGGGATACTACTGCTAACTCATTTGGTTTATATCAAAGATTTTATGATATTTATATTACTAAACTTAATTGGAAAATAGATGGCAGAAATGTAGTTTATTCTGTAGAAGCAGCTAATTTAGCTAATGCCCCGTTTAAAACTAAACGAGGACTAGTACCACACTCTCTCACTACTATAGGCAAAACTGTATATGATAATTTAAAAGGAGGACTACAGGTAGACAGTAATCAAAGTCAAGCTGAAGTTAATAGATTATCTAGATCATCAAATAAATCAGTACCTCCTGATTCAGGAAATAATATAGGATTGATTACTGCCTTAAATAACTTTGAAAAAAACATGGTTGGAAATTCTATTGAAATAGCAAATGAATGGGATATAAAATTTATAGGTGACGCAGAAACATATATTAAAGATGCATTAATGGTTACCCCAAATGATTTGAATAAACATAGATGGGGAAGAAATCCCGAAGTAACTACTACCAATAAATCACATGATGGTACTTCAACAAAAACTGGCCAAGCACCTGATCCTAATTCAAGAATGGTTCAGATTCAAAATGGTACCATGATTCTTCAAGCAATTAATTCTATCATTACACAAAGTACTTTTATGACAGAGGCTATGCAGGAAATGTATCAGGAAAATGCAGAACTTATAATAAAGCCAAATAAAAACGCTAAACTTCAACTTTGGTATATGGTTACCGCACAAATAGAAGTTTTGGGATGGGATAATAAAGTAGGAGACTTTGCACTAAAAACTACATATATAATTGAAACATATGATACCCCAATGGCGTTAAGTACCTCTATTGGCAGTACCACTCCATATTACGGACCACATAAACGATATGACTATTGGTTTACTGGAGAAAACAGTGAAATTGTAAAGTATGAACAATCTTTGGATAATAATTATTTTCTTAACTCAATAACATCAAATGGATCCGCTGCTTCACAAGCGGGAAACGTTGACGTTGTTACCAAAGCAGGAAGACCTACAAATGGAATCAAACAAGGCGCAGAAAATCAATCGCTAGAGGCGCAAAATAATTATATTACAAATTTAACTGATCCAGGATCATGGTCAGAAGTTAAACTATCAATTATAGGCGATCCGGATTATTTAATGCAAACTTCAACTTCAAGTATTTCTCAAGTATATAGCAAATTTAATGGCTCAGATGGCTTTACTATAAATCCTAATGGTGGACAAGTATATATTGAAATAAATTTTAGAGAACCAAAAGATTATGATATTAATACTGGATTAATGAATATTAATAAAAGCATAATATTTTGGAAATATCCTGATGATATAAAAGATAAGATTAAAGGAATTGCTTACATGCTTTATGAAGTAGTAAGTAGGTTTAGTAAAGGTAAATTTGAACAAGATATGACAGGAACGATTGCCACATTTGATAGCGCAAAGCCAGTAAAGGCTTCAGAACAGGCTGCTAATCCAATGTCACGAGACCCTGCTCAACGAGCGGCCGCAGCCGCAGCTGCCGCAGGAGGAAATCAATCTCAGGTTGACACAAATAGATTAAATAGAAGTTCTAATGCAAGTGTTCCTACTATAGCAGATGGTACAGGTGTATCACCATTAACACCATCTACTTCATTGGCAGCAGCTTCTAACTTTTTAGACCCGGCACAAAGAGGAGAAATAGCATTACTTAACTCTAACGTATTAAATCCAATGCAAAAAATTTCACAAAATCAAAATATAACAATCCCGACGTTAAATGGAAGAACACAGGATGATGATGCAGGACCTTAAAGAATAATTACTAATTTAAATATATGGCAACCGATAATTTTAAACCAACCGGGCAAGTAAAAAACTTTAAGAATGACTCTGGCGGCGGAGTTGTTCGTAATAGCCCCATCATTGGTGTTGTAAAAAACAATATTGATCCTAACCGCAGCGGCAGAATTGATGTATATATTGCAGACTTTGGCGGACTTGATCCAAATGATAGCAAAAGCTGGACAACCGTAGGATACATGAGCCCGTTCTTAGGTAGCACTAGACCAAGCGGTCCCAATGGAGAAAAAGATTATGGAAGCTATACGCAGAACCCAAGTTCATATGGCATGTGGTATAGTCCCCCTGATATCGGTAGTACTGTAGTTTGTATCTTTATCAATGGTGATATAAACTATGGATACTACATCGGTAGTATTATTAATCCGGAATTGTTGCAAATGGTTCCTGCTATTGGAACCAACACACTATCTAGTCCAGTAATATTCAACGGAGGTGAAGCAACTAGTTATGGTGGAGCAACACAATTACCTGTAACCAACTTAAACACTAACAATAAATCAATTAGAGACAGTGCAGGCTTTTTAGATGCACCAAAACCAGTTCATAGCTACTCAGCTTCTATATATTTTCAACAAGGTTTACTTAGAGACCCAGTAAGAGGCCCGGTGTCAAGTAGTGCATTACGTGAATCGCCTTCAAGGGTTGGATGGGGTGTCAGTACACCCGGTAGACCTATATACCAAGGTGGATTTACTGATGATACAATTCTTAAACAATCGGGATCAAAAGACGCTGACGCTTTAAAAATTGTTGCACGTAGAGCCGGACATACATTAGTTATGGATGATGGTGATGTTGTTGGTAAAGATCAATTCATTAGACTTAGAACATCACTTGGGCATCAGATATTAATGAGTGATGATGGGCAAACATTATTCATCATTCATAGTAATGGACAAAGTTATATTGAATTAGGTAAAGAGGGTACAATTGATATGTACTCTACTAACAGTGTAAACATTAGAACACAGGGTGATTTAAATTTACATGCTGATAATAATATAAACATTAATGCTAAAAAAGATTTAAACATCGCTGCTGACAATATTAAAATAAATTCCACTAATAATTATGATGTAAGAGTTGGAAAAAATTATAGTGGTTACACAATGGGCAAGTATACTGTTAAAGTTAATGGATCAATGAGTATGGCTACTGCCGGCGAAGGATCTTATGCTGCCGGTCAACTAATGTATATTAATGGAGACAAGATTAATCTAAATACCGGAGCTACTTCAAATCCTCCTGCTGAAGTGCCACTAATTCCTCAAGTTGCACATACAGATACACTGGGTGATAAGAGTAAGGGATATGCAGCAGCACCAGGATATTTATTATCTATTGTTAGTCGTGCTCCTGCACATGCACCATGGGCAAGTGCTGGTCAAGGAGTAGATGTTAAAGTAACAACTAGTGCCAGCGCCGGGTTGCCAGCACCACCCACGCCGGCAACCGCAGCAGCAAATACAGCATCAGCATCAACTGCTCCTGCCAATCCAGCAAGTGCATCAACATTATCAACTGTACCGGGAACCGGCGCAGCAAGTAGCGCATTAACTTCGGGTGTAACCGCTGGATTAGTAGGTGCAGCAGCAAGTTCAGCAGCCGGCACCGCTGCCTCAGTAGTAGCAACAGGATCAGGTGTTATAAAAGATGCAACAGGTAAGATTAATGCCGCAGTTGGATCATTAGCACAAACCCCTCAACAATTAGAAGCTGCCGGCGTAATTAAACCAGGAGCCGCAGCAGTAGTAACCGGATTAGTTCAGAATGGTTCTAATGTAGTTGCTGCTATGACAAATAATTTGTTTACCGGGGCAGCCGGTGCAGAGACTCTTAACAAAATTTCTACTAATGTTGCTGCACAAGTTGATGTGGCTAAAGCTAATTTACAACAAGCACAAACTGCATTGACTAAGGTTGGTGCAATTACCGGCGGAGAATCAGCAGGTACTATAGCAGGAATGGTATCAGCAGCATCAGCAGTTGGAGTCGGTCCAACTGCCGACTTTGTTAAAAATGCAGCTAGTAGTGCAACAAGCGCGGTCACCAGTGCATTAGGAGACGTAACCAAACTTACATCAACTATAGGAAACGCAGTATCTAGTGCAATGGCTGGCGGAAATCTTGCAACTAATTTAGCAACAAATGTAACAGGCAAGTTAACTTCTATAACTGCTGGGGTAGAAGGTATGTTAGGTAAAGTAGGAGAAGGGGTAGCAAGTTTAGCTGACAAAGCCAAAGGAATATCAGGTGCAGCCTTTTCAGCAATTACAGGTTCATTCAAGAACTTTGCCCCGGGTATACCACAAAATTTAGCAGCTATCGCAGAAAAAAATGCAGCGGCATTGGCTGCCGGAGCGTCTGGGTTAGGTGGAATTGCTGACGCAGCTAAGGGTGTTACTAATTTAACTGGCTCAATTACTAGTGGCGGATCCTCTCTTTTATCCGGCATAGGTAGTGCAGTCGCCGGCGCTGCAGGATCAGCATTAAATGCTGTAACCGGTGCTGCAGGAATAGCAGGAAAACTAGTAGACGGTGCAACATCAACACTTGGCGGTCTAGCGTCCGGTGTAGCAGGTGGGGTTAGTAATATAGTATCGGGCGCAGCCAACGCTGTAACTAATGTAGCATCTGGAATAGCAAATGGAGCATCTTCTATTGCTAGCAGCATAGCTAGCGGAGTAAGTAATTTGGCAGGCGGACAAAATGCAATAGCCGCAATAACAACTGCTGCTTCTTCTGCTAGTAATCTGCCTCCTGGTATAGCAGGCATTGGAAATATGGCAAAAACATTATCAACTGCTGCACAAAATGGTATGAACCCGGCAGCTGCATTAAACAGTACAATCACATCAGCAACCGCTGCTGCATCCGCAGCAGCAGGGGACTTATTAGGCAAGGTAGCCGGCGGTTCCGGAGCATTAGCCGGCGCCCTAGCAGCAGGAAAAGATAAACTATCTTCTCTTGCTAGTGCAGGATTGCCACCGGGACTGGCAGCACAGTTAGCATCAAATATCAATTCACTTAACACAGCAGGTGCTGACCCAATAAAAATGCCAAGCATTGGGTTAGGTACAGTAGATAGAAGTGAGTTAGAGGCTTCAATTAAAGCAGGCTTGGGGGACAAAAAAATAGCATTACCAAACTTCTCGGGTGCTGTTTCTGCTGAAGCAACAGATGCTGTGAAAAAGCTAGCTGACCGTAAAGAAGGATTTAATAAATTAAAAGCAGAACTTGATATCCCGTTAACGGCTCAACGTTCTATAACCGATGCTGCTCTTGCAAAGTATGAAGAGGCTAAAAAATCTTTACCTGAAGGTGATCCTGAAAGAGAAAGATTAAGAGTAGCTGCTATGGTTGAAGTAGACAAGGGCGGAGCAATAATGATGGCAAATCTAGAAAAATTGCGAGAATATACTACTTCTGCTGCATAAGCTAATAAATACATTACAGGATAAAATATGCCAGCATACATAGGATATAGTTCAATAAACGGATCTCAACCAAGGTCTACTAACCTCCCGTTTGGTACCGCCGGCGGGGTAGGATCAATGGTTGCCCCCGTCATAGTTGGGAATAAGTTTCAATTAGTAGATACTCCACTAGTTGTACAAGATTTTATCAATGCATTAAACATACAAAAAGGTCAAAAAGTAGGTAATCCAGGATACGGAACTACTCTTTGGACGTTTGTTTTTGAACCAAATACACCAGACACTCAATTTCAACTTGAAAGCGAAATACGCAGAGTTGCTAGTCAAGATCCTAGAATGATATTAAATTCTGTATATTCTTATCCTCAAGAAAATGGAATTTTGATTGAATTAGAGATGGCTATCGCACCATTTAATAATGCATTTGATTTGAATGTATTCTTTGATAATTCAACAAATCAAGCAGTTTTACAATAACCCTAAAAAACCCTAGTTCTCAGGTATGATAAATACTTAAAAGAGAATACTTATGGCTACAAGTTCAAGACAATCAGCATTATTCGGGGTAAATGACTGGAAAGCCATCTACCAAACCTTTCAACAGGCAGATTTTAGAAGTTTTGATTATGAAACATTACGCAAGACTTTTATAGATTACTTGCGTATATATTATCCTGAAACGTTTAACGATTACATTGAAAGTTCAGAATTTATTGCCCTACTTGACGTTATAGCATTTATGGGACAGGGTCTTGCCTTCCGCAACGATTTAAATGCCCGTGAAAACTTCATGGACACTGCTGAACGTAGAGATTCAGTTATCAAATTAGCTAATCTAGTAAGCTATACACCCAAACGAAATCTTACTTCACAGGGTTATTTAAAAGTCACTAGTATCAGCACTACACAAAATATTACAGATTTGAATGGATTTAACTTAAGCAATACTACAATATTGTGGAATGATCCTGCAAATTCATATTGGTTAGAACAATATAATACCATTATTAATGCTGCTTTAGTAAACACACAACGAGTTGGTGTGCCAGGTAATTCAGCACAGATTCTTGGAGTTAAGACAGACGAATATACTATACAAATTCCTGCAGGTAGCTTGCCTGCAATTCCGTTTTCAAATAATGTTAACGGAATGAATATGAATTTTGAATTGTGTAGTGTAACTACTGTGGGTGAAGATTATGTTTATGAATTACCGCCCGCACCCACAAACAGATTCAATATGTTATATCGTAATGACAAACTTGGGTACGGTAGTCCAAATACTGGATTTTTCTTTTACTTCAAACAAGGCACGTTGCAAAACTTTGATTTTGTTTTACAAAATCAAATATCTAATCAAACAATTGATATAGATATTCAAGGTGTTAACAATACCGATACTTGGTTATATCAAATAAGCCAGGCAAATGGATTGTTTGGATTGTGGAAACAAGTAGAAAATGTTTATGCAAATGCATATCTTCAAAGAGAAGCCAGTATCAATAAAATATTTTCAGTTGGCAGTAGGTTTAACGACCAAGTAAGTTATATATTTGGTGATGGGGTTTTCAGTGAAATACCAGTGGGTAATTTTAGAGCATATGTTCGTGCTGGCAACGCATTAACATATACGATTGACCCAACACAAATGCAAGGCATTAGTGTTAACATCAACTATGTAAGTAGAGTTGGTCGTATTGAAACATTAACACTTCAGCTAGCATTACAACTTCCTGTGTCAAATGCACAAGTTCGTGAATCATTGGCTGATATTAAACAACGTGCTCCAAGTCGTTATTATACTCAAAATCGCATGGTTAATGGAGAAGATTATAATAACTTCCCATACACCTTGTATAGTTCAATTATTAAATCAAAAGCTATCAATCGTAGTAGTGTTGGTATAAGTAAGAATTTAGATTTATTAGATCCGACTGGAAAATATTCTAGTACTAATAGTTTTGCAAATGACGGCGGAATATATTTAAATAACAATGAAGGTAATGCATTATTGGTGGTTAATAGCACCAGTGATATTATTACGTTCTTAACCGGAACACTAACTACTATATTACAAGATAATAGGTCTTTGCAATATTATCTTCAATATTATACAAGATATAATATCAATACTGCATCGGGCGATGGTACTACTTATTGGCAAACCAAAACAGTTAATGCTAATAGTATGACTGGTTATTTTTATAACATTGTTAACGGCGGAGAGAATCCAATACCAGTTGGAACTTACTCAACATACAATGCAAAGTACATAACAAAAGGCGCAATGCTAAAATTTACAGCACCGTCTGGTTATTATTTTGATGTTAATAATAGATTAGTAAATGGTGTCGCTAGCCCATCCGACGCCACATACATTTGGACTACTGTTTTAAATGTTATTGGTGACGGATATAATAATGGCGCCGGCGGATTTGCTAACGGTACCGGTCCAATAACATTAAATGCCTACGTCCCTGTTGGTGCTATATTATCTGTAGTAATCCCATCATTTAGTAATTCATTGCCTAATTCTGTAATCAATGAGTGTATGACTCGTATTGATTTACAACAAGACTTTTCATTAGTATTCAATAACTCATTAACTATTGCACAAAATCGTTGGAGTGTTGAAGCATATAATGCAAATAATTATTTTGTTAATTTTAATAGTACAGGATACAATAGATATACAGTAACATATCGTTCATTGATTTATTATTTTGGTAGTGTAGCAGACACTAGATTTACTTATGAAGCAGGTAAATTAGTATATGATCCATTTACCGGTAAGATACTACAAGATTATGTAAATATGTTAGTAACAAATACTCAACCAAATTCTAACTATCCGTTAAACCAAGCTATCGCAGCTAGCATTATTGGACAAACAGTTCAATCAAATGGATATATTAATGATTTTGAAATTGAGGTTGCATGTATTGATACAAACGACAGAACCATAATACAAAATCCAGATTTCTTTAATGAGGTAACCGGGTATGTTACCGGTAATACTAATATCGGTATCTATGCTTTCTTTGAAGAAGTTCAAGATGCTATCAACTTAACTAGTTATCAATTGATAGCATCATCTGATGTGATATATCAATATCCAACACAAACACAAGTAGAAGTTGTAAAATATGAATATCCAGTTGGTCAACTATTCTATGCTTACACAGATAATGTATTTTACATAACTGTACAAGATCCTACAATTATTACTCCTTATTATACTTTAGTTGCACAACCGCAATATAGTATGAAACCAGGTCGTCAAGGATTACAATTCCAATATCGTCATAACAGTAATAACACTACTCGTATTGATCCTGCCACAACTAATATTATTGATTTGTATGTAGTTACACAGGCATATTATACTCAGTATCAAAATTGGATACAAGATACTACTGACACAGTTCCTATGCCAACTAGACTCACTATAAATGAGTTAAGTCAAAGTTATCCTAAAATACAAGATTATAAAATGTTAAGTGATAGTGCTATTTTAAATAGTGTTGTGTTTAAGCCATTGTTTGGACCTAAAGCAGCAGCAGCATTAAGAGGCACAATTAAAGTTATTAAGAATTCTAATACAAACGCCAGCGATAGTGAAATTCGTAGTGCAGTGTTAGCATCAATGGATGATTATTTTAATATTAATAATTGGAATTTTGGAGACACGTTTTATTTTAGTGAATTGAGTGCATATATTCATAATCAGATAGGAGAATACGTTAGTTCTTGCGTATTAGTACCAAATGATCCTACAATGGCATTTGGTGATTTGTATGAAATTAAATGTTTACCATATGAGATATTTGTAAATGCAGCAACAGCAAATGATGTAATAGTTATTGCTGCCCTTACACCCGCCGAATTACAGATAGCATAAGTAATATATAACATAAAGAATTTTAAAGATGGCAACAAGAATTAGAACATTAAATTTCTTACCAGAGATATTTAAAACAGAAACCAATGCTCAGTTTCTAGCAGCAACGCTAGATCAGTTAGTATCACAACCTAATACTAAAAAGATAGAAGGATATGTTGGTAGTAAATTTGGTTATGGAATTAATGCTAATGATTATTATGTTACTGAACCAACAAAGATAAGAACAGATTATCAATTAGAACCAGGGGTTGCTTTCTTAAAAGAAAATGATACCACCGCTACAGATTTTATTAGTTATCCTGGTATAATTGATTCACTAAAATTAGAAGGTGCATTAACGGATAACAACAATAGATTATTCAATAGTGAATTTTATTCATGGGATTCATTTACTAATTTAGATAAGATTATTAACTTTAACCAATATTATTGGTTGCCAACAGGGCCTGAGCGTGTAGTTGTTGCCACCGATATTGTATATAATTCAGCAGCATATGTAGTTCAGAGTTTATCAAATGAATATTTAATATCTTCTGAAACACTTACTACTCCTAGTTCTAATCCATCACTAACCTTATTGAGAGGGGGTACATATACATTTACTGTTAATCAAAATAGTCAATTCTGGATTCAAGGCGTCCCGGGCGTTACTGGATATAGCCCAACACAACGCAATGTACAAACTCGTGATGTATACGGAGTTACTAATAACGGAGCAGAAAATGGCATAGTAACATTTACTGTACCACAAAAAGATGCACTTAATGAATATAATTTTCCGCTTGGGCCGAGCATTGGAGTAATATCTACTCTCCCTTTCAGTGAAGTTAACGGAGCATTAGTAAATGATATTGGTGGAATTGACGGAGTAACCGCACTAAACGGATTAACCGTGATGTTTTACAATACAGGCATTGAAGATGAAATTGCTTATGTAAATCAATTTTATGATCAAACTACATATGATCAAGATGGGGGAGTAGCTTATGACTCCTTAGTTGATTATCCCGGTACATCAATATTTAATAACAATTATGAAGGTGGATATTACACTACAGTAAACGCTAATTTTTATACAATAACTTTATTAGGTGATCAATCTAATCCGCAAATTCAATTGACCCCAACTGCACCTATACCAAATAATCAAATAATAACACCTTTGTTTGGTACTCAATTTGCTGATATAGGATTTTACAGAAATAGTATAGGAACCATATCACCTATCCCATACAATAGTGCAATATTAGATAGACTATATTATCAAGATGGTTCTAATCCAAATAAAGTTGGGGTATTAAAGATTGTAGATAGTAATGTTACTAATACGTTAAACATCTTAACTCAAATTTTAGGTAGATCAACCTATACTGCACCAAATGGAGTGGTGTTTAGTAATGGATTAAAAGTTTTATTTCAGGGTGATATATATCCAGAAAGTTATAACAACGTAGAATATTATGTTGAGGGTGTGGGCACTGCTATTGAATTAATACCAGTAACAACTTTAGTTACCCCGGGGTTGTTCTCTGAAGGCACATACATCCCATATGATACATTAGCATATGATGTTGGTAATTATGATTCAAGTTTAAATATTCCAGTTGAACAAGATTATATAACTATTGCTAGAAATGCAATTAATAAAAATGCATGGTCAAGAAGTAATCGTTGGTTCCACATTGATGTGATACGTGCTACTGCTTTGTATAACAACAGTCCCGACTTGGTTACTCAACTGGCTACTTTGAATAATAAAGCAAACCGTCCAATTATTGAATTTTATCCAAACTTAAGATTATTTGATTCAGGGGCATATGGAAAACCTCCAATAGATTTCTTAGATACCCGTACTACTGATGCGTTTAGTCAAGTAGCCGGACAAACTAACTATTACCCTGACGTTGCTGGATACACTACATACAATGCAACTATTGCACCAGTCACCGGTGCAATTACTACTAAAACCGCAACATCAACTACTGCGGTATCAAATGAAATCACTTTAAATAATACAACCGGTGTTCATATTAATGATACCATTGTGTTTGGTGGTACAGTATTTGGTGGAATTGCTTCTGGCACTACTTACTACATTACTAATGTTATTGGTAATAATATTACAATATCAACTACTAAATTAGGAACTAGTCTTTCATTAACAACTAGTAGTGGAACAATGACTACTAGTATATATCCATATAGTACAACAATCACAATCCCAACTAGTGATGTGTCCGGATTATTTGAAGTTGGTCAGTATATATCTGATTCTACAAATTTATTACCAACAATTACTTTTATTACAGATGTGACTACAGTAAGTACAGATACTGTTATAACAGTCTCATGGGATAAAACAAATGCAACTGTTTCAGCAACTTCAGTAGCATCAGTAGTTACGGCTGATACTCCTTTATCTAACTATGCATTGTTTGAGGGTTCTCGTGTTGTTTTTGCATCAGATACTAACTTAGAAGTTAGAAACAAAATATATGTTTCACATTTTTCTACCATCTCAGGTTCTTCTACTCCAATCATTACTCTTACTGAAGCAGAAGATGGTTTAGTATTGGCTGATGAACAAACTGCTGTATATAGAGGGTATACTAATAGAGGTAAAGACTTTTATTTTGACGGACTTTATTGGAATGCCGGACAACAAAAAACAAATGTAAATCAGCCACCTAAATTTGATGTGCTGGATAGCAATAATATAAGTTTTGGTAATCCAGAATATTATTTAGGTACCTCATTTACAGGATGTACATTATTTGCATTTGGTATTGGTACTGGTGCAAATGATTCTGTTTTGGGATTCCCGTTGCGTTATAGTTCTGTAGATAACGTGGGTGATATAAGTTTTGATGTTACATTAAATAGTCAAACTTTTACTTATGTAGATGGAACTTCCCCGATTACACAAAATGTAAACACCGGCTATATATTTAATTACCTAACTAGAACTGAGTATGTAAGAGAATTGGGATGGCAAACAGCAGTATCACCTAGTGTACAATATCAAGTATTTGAATTTAATTGGAACCTTATAGATTTAAATCCAGAGTTTGTTTGTGATGTTTCTGCTACCTATAGCATCCCAACTAACTGGCCATTAGTTCAAGTTTATATCAACAACACATATTTGCCGTCTACTGATTATACTGTTACTATTACTGATACTACTACTACTATAGATATCCCTATTTTTACTATTAATAGTATAGAAACCGTTATTCAAGTTTTGGTATTGAGCGATCAAGTAAGTAAAACTGCATATTATCAAACCCCTATCAATTTGAATAATAATCCTTTAAATCAGGATATTACTACTGCTAATATTGGTGATATACGCGGACAATATCAAAGTATATTCTTCAATAATCCAAACACAACCGGAGAAGTATTTGGTCCTAACAATTATCGTGATTTAGGTAATCTAGTTCCATGGGGCAATAGAATAATTCAAAATGGTGCCTCATTAGTATTACCTGGCGCCTTCTTACGCAAACAAAATCATAATTTGTTTAACTCAATATTGTATAATAGCAGACAATATATTGGTTTTAAAAACTTATTAATAGATACAGTTAACACTACTGATTACAGTTATTACATGACAGCAGCAGCAATGCTTGATGATGCATTAGATAAAATGAATGCTCCGCGTACTGATAGTGATTCATTCTTTTGGAGCGATATGTTGCCACAGAAGGCACCGTATATTACCAACACTTATAGTTTTGCAAATTCTTTAGATGTAAGTATCTATCCATTAAGTACCATCTATAATTATGCTACTGCAAATTACAATGGAATATTGGTATATTTAGTTCGCAATGGGGTTCAAACTCAGTTGATAAAAAATGTTGATTATACAATAAGTTCAACTTCGCCGGCATTGACTGTTACTAAAGATTTATTGCAAAATGACCAGATCATCATCAATGAATATAATCAAACATACGGGAGTTTTGCACCAAATACTCCTACTAAATTGGGATTGTATCCAGCAACTATACCTAATGTAACTTTAGATACTGCTTATGTTGTACCAACATATTTTATAGTTGGGCATGATGGTTCATATAATAAGTTATATGGAGAATATAATTCAGTAACTGGAAAGTTAGAAGATTTTAGAGATCAGGTATTACTTGAGTTTGAAACTCGTGTTTATAATAATTTAAAATTAAGCAACACTATTCCAATACAAGCATATGAAGTATTGCCTGGCTTCTTTAGAAATACAGGATATTCATATGCTGAGTTTTTGCAAATATATAGTGAATCATTTTTAAATTGGGTAGGTCAGAACAGGGTTGATTATAAAACACAATTATATTCAGTTAATGGAAAATATTCCTACAACTATACTAATAGTGGCAATAGAATAAATGGAGAACCCATTGAACAAGGATATTTTAGAGGGATGTATCTATTCTATTATGATACAAGCACCCCAAACGTTACTCCATGGGAAATGTTAGGATATGCTAATCAACCAACTTGGTGGGAAACACGTTACGGTCCAGCACCATACACAAGTGATAACTTAGTATTGTGGGGAGATTTGGCAGCCGGTGAAGATTGGGGAACTATTAACCCAGTTACTGGTCGCGGTGTTGTATTGCCTAGATATGTCCGTAATGGGTTGTTAAATATATTGCCAGTTGACAGTAGTGGAAATTTGGTTCCCCCATTAGATTCTGTTGTGGGTAATTATGATGAAAACACTTTCAGAAACAATTGGCAAGTGGGTGATGTAGGTCCTACTGAGTTTAGTTATCGTAGAAGTAGTTCATGGCCATTTGATTTGATGCGTATATTAGCATTAACTAAACCGGCTGAATTCTTTAATTTAGGAGTGGATGTTGACAATTACAAATACAATAGTGAATTTGATCAATATCTAGTTAATAACAGAAGCCACCTGGTAGTTAACAATATTCCAATATATGGAAATGGAACTCCCGCAACTAGTTATATCAATTGGATAGTTGACTTTGAAAAACAAGTCGGGGTTGATGCAACTACAAATATTACTACATTATTAGACAATTTAGATGTTCGTTTAGTATATCGTTTAGCTGGGTTTAGTGATAAAAACTTATTAAAGTTCTATGTTGAAAAAAGTTCAGCAAACAGTAACAACAGTTCATTGTTAATTCCTGATGAAAGTTATAGCGTTTTATTATATGATAATCAAGCATTTGATAGAATTGTGTATAGTGGTGTGGTTATACAAATCGCAACAATTGATAATGATCCTTTAAAGGGAACATGTTTTAGAATATTTGGCAATTCACAAACTAATGCATACTTTAAAATATTAGCCCCTAGCTACGGTGGGCAAACTGAAAGAGTTACGGTTGAGGGAGTCACTGTAACAATTGCCAATACTTATAGCAATACTGTACAAGTAGTTCCATATGGTACAACATTTTATACTGTGCAAGAAGTTGCTCAATTCTTGTCTAGTTACGGAAAATATTTAGAAAATCAAGGTGTAAAATTTGATCAAATAGAAAATGGAGTGCCGGTTAACTGGTCACAAATGATTGCTGAATTTTTATATTGGTCACAAACTGGATGGGATGTAGGAAGTATCACTACATTAAATCCATCCGCTAATACATTTACAGTTAACAAAGATAGTTATATTGTTCAGCCACTAACATTTAGACAATTGAATTTTGTATTAAATCAAAACTTATATCCAATTCAATCTGTTGATTTATCTGTAGTTCGTAATGGTACTATTTTTGATGCAACTCCATTAAATCAAGGTGATACAATTGCATACGGACAATTTAATATTAGTAATATTGAACATGGTGTTGTGTTTGATAATGTAACCTTGTTCAATGATATCATTTATAATCTAGTTACTGGATTGCGTCAAAATAGAATTTATCTTCGTGGAACAAAGACTGCTGATTGGGACGGCACAATGGATGCATATGGTTTCATCCTTAACCAAGACAATATTGTTGAATGGTCCAGAGAAGTAAAATATTCTAAAGGGTCAATTGTAAAATATAAAAACAAATATTGGACAGCACTAACAATAATTCAAGCAAAAGAACTGTTTGATGAACGTGACTGGAGAAGAACCGATTACAATGAAATACAAAAGGGTTTATTGCCTAATAGCCAAACTCGTTCATACGAAAGCACATTATATTATGATATAAACAATGCCAATTTAGAAAATGATGCGGACTTATTAAGTTTCAGTTTAATTGGATATCGTCCAAGAGATTATATGGCGTTAGCTGACCTTACTGATATCACACAAATCAATGTTTATCAAAACATGATTAAAGATAAAGGCACACTAAATGCTGCCAGCGCATTTAAAGGCGCAACATTAGCACAGGGTGGAATTGACTATGATTTATATGAAAATTGGGCAATAAAATCAGGTGAGTTTGGTGGAATATTAAATGATAACTTTATTGAATTCCAATTAAAACAAAGCGAATTAACAGGCAATCCTTCTATTGTTGGTTTAACTAATGGGGTGCCAAATGCCGGAGTACAACAAGAAGTACCTATATACTCTATTACAAATTACGGTAGACAAATCAACAACGTTGATGTATTGCCTACAATTGAACCAACAAGCCCATCTACATTATTACCTAGTGCTGGCTATGTTAATTTCAACGATGTTAAGATGGCAAGTTATTTCTATTCTGGATTATCTAGTGCTATTAATTCAGTTGGAACATTAATCCCAATTAATAAGTTCTATGTGCGTGACTATGCATGGCTAGCAAATTATCTATCTGAATGGAAAATATTTACTCCTGCAAGTTTGGGCGCCGTTACAAATGCAAAAAATAATTTAAATAACACAGTAACAATTACTTTCAGTCAGGCACATAATTTAAGTCGTTATCAATTATTTGCAATCGTTAATTTTGATGCAAGTATTAATAATTATTATATTGTTGCAGCAGTGGTTGATCCATTCAATGTCATTATCAACCTTGCACTAAACCCTAGCATACGTAATATTACTGGGTTGGGAATTGGATTTAAACTGCAAAATCAACGGGTAGCAACTGCACCTGAAATTGGCGATCTACCATTGCTAGATAACGAATTTAATAAATTAAAAGTTTGGGTTGATACAAATAATGATGGCAGTTGGGCTGTATTCCGTAAGAGTTTAAATTATCAATTTGAAAAAGAAATACTAAATTCAGCTAGTCAATCATTTGGTAGCGCAGTAGCATACACGACTGACATGGGTTATCTAATCGGTGATGCAGATGCAGGTGAAGTTTACAGATATAAGTACGATCCAATCACTGATTCATATTTGTTAAATCAAACATTAAGTAATGGAACATCTTTTGGTTCTACTATTTCTTATACAGACGACTTGTTTGTTATATCTGAACCAACCGATGCTAGCAATGTTTATATATATCAATTAATTACTACCTTGTTAGTTAATACCATTGATTTGTATCAGACAATTGCTGCACCACTCGGCGTAACAAATTGGGGTAGTTCTACTACATTATCAGGTGATAAGAATTGGTTATACATATCTGACATTGACAATAATAGTGTTCATGTTTATCGTAAGTCAACTATTACTGATTTATATGAGCCTGAATATATTATTGACGGTGATGCGTTAAGTTTAACTTCGGCCGGGGATGACTTTGGTTATTCTATCTCTACTGATTATTATGGTGACACCGTAGTAATTGGCACTCCGTTTAAAAATTACAATGGTGCAACAGAAAACTACGGGTATACATATGTATTTGATAGAACAGTTCAAAACTTTGAAATACAAAATACTAGTCAACGGTATATTCCTTTACCGTTGTCATTAGCATGGACTCCTACCACAGTGACACAAACAGCCACTGCTACAGATAGTACTACAGACAGGATTACAGTTACTAGTAGTGCTGGGTTTAGTGTAGGAGATCCTGTAATATTTTCCGGCACATTATTATCATCTGGCGCATTAGGTGAGAATATTGTTTATTATGTTTATGATAAACCATCAGCAACTACTTTCAGAGTTGCATTGACTCGTGACGCAATTTCCCCAATTCAATTGAATACAGAATCTGGCGGCAGCATGGTAGTTACTGTACAAACCACTCCATTGTTTGTTACAATTAACGGAACTCTAATTGAAGATAATAACTATGCTGTTATTGGTTCAGTATTGTATATGTATAGTAGTTCTACTCCATTATTAAATGCAGGTGATATTGTTAATGTTAGTGGTATAAATTTTGTGTTAGCACAAACACTAGATAACGGGCAAGCACCAAGAGTTGGGGTTGAATTTGGAACAAGTGTAGATACTAACAAGTTTGCAAATGAAATATTAGTCGGCGCACCATTTGAATTGAACAGTAAAAATTATGAAGGTGCGGTACATAGATTCACCAATGGTGGAGAAAGTTACGGTATAATTATAGGCACTAGTGACTGCAATATAACTACACCTAGAAATATTTTATTAAATGGATATAGTGTTTCATTGCCGGTTGGTAATGCTACTGCCGCGGCACAAGCAATTAATTTAACACAGGTAACTAATGTTAATGCAACTGCATTAGATGGCAAATTAATCATTCAATTAATAAACATTGACATAAGCACCCCGAACAATAAACTATCATTGACCGCGGTAGAATCTGTTACGTTTGCTGAGTTAGGCATAAATGTCTTTACAGAAACACAAGTAGTAACTTGTCCACACCCTACAGGAAGAACACAATTTGGTACAACAATAAAATTTGATAAATCTAATTCAGGTTCATTTATATCAAGCGCACCAGTTGGAGCAAGATTTGCCGCTACTACGTTTGACTTCACAGATGATGAGTTAGACAATGATACAGTATTTGACAATAACGCAACACAATGGGTTGATACATTCCGTAATGCAGGTGCAGTATATATGTTTGATTACTTATCTACATATAATGAAAGTTTATCTGCACCGGGCAAATTTGTATATGCACAGAGCACAAATGCTAAAGATTTAGATTACGGCTCACAACCATACTATGGCACTGCGCTAGATTTTAATGATAATCGTGTTACTGTAGGAACTCCTAACTTTGCGCCAACAACTAACGCCAATGACACCAATGGACAAGTAATTACTTATGTAAGTTTAAGTAGCGAACCTGATTGGGCAGTATTTAGAAGTACAAGCGCAATTGTTGATGTTAATAGTTTAGGGCCTATTCAGTTGTTTAGTGCAAGCACCAATCAAACACTAGAGAATTTAGATTATTTTGATCCCTTGCAAGGCAAATTATTGGGGGCTATACAACAAAATATAGATGTTATATCTAATGTAGATCCAGCTGGATATAATAGTCCTAGCTATACCCAGGGTAATTTAGTTTGGGGGCCTGAAAAATTAGGCATGATTTGGTTTAATACCAATAACACTAGATTTATGAATTATCATCAAAATGATGTAACATACAACAGTCAGTGGTGGGGTAGAGTATTCCCGGGAAGTGATGTTTCAGTTTATTCTTGGGTTGTAAGCAATGTGCCGCCGGCACAATATCCAGGTCCTGGTGTACCATTTAGTCCAACTGATTATAGTGTACAAGGCGTAATTAATGCTGAGGGATTAGTAGTACCTGTTTATTACTTCTGGGCAAGAAACACTAATACTGTGTTTACCCGCAGAGATAAGACATTAGCTGACACTACATTGCAATTATATATTGCTAACCCACAGGGAACTGGCATTAGTTATTTCTCACCGTTATTACCAAATGTGTTTGGATTATATAACTGTTTTGATTATGTTAATGGAAATGATACAACATTACATATTGGATATGCAACAGCAAACAATGATGATGTAGCGCATAATCAATATAGTTTGATTAGAGCAAATTATGCTGATGACTTCTTGCCCGGCGTACCGGGCTCAGGCGCAGCATATCAATATCACGGGGCAGTAGGGATTACAGAGCCAACTAGTCTATACAATAGAATGTTAGATAGTATGTGTGGCGTAGATAATTTTGGAGCAGTGGTTCCTAATCCGCTATTGCCAAAACTAGTACAAACAGGTGTATTGGCTAAGCCAAGACAAGGTTTCTTCTACGACAGATTTGGTGCATTACAGAATTATTTACAGTATGCGAATGAAATATTAGCACAGTATCCTATAACTGAAACCAGAAATGCTGCATTTTTATCAAAAACCGGCACATTCTATGACACTAAAAATTATTGGAATTACATAAACTGGTGGGCAACAGGATATAATAATAATACTAAATCATCATTACAGGTTTCTATCTACGCAGACTTATCTACGTTGGATGTAGCAGCGGGCACAATTGTTACAGTAGCAGCAAATAGCGCCGGCAATAGCGAAACATACATCTATAATGTTGATGGTACCTGGACACGAATTGGATTAACAAACGGCACAATAGAGTTCAGTAGCTATCTTTGGGATTATCCAAGTGCTAAATTAGGGTTTGGTGATAATTTCTTTGATACAAACTTATATGATGAATATCCTAGTGAAGAAACACGTAACATAGTTCGTGCATTGAATGAAGAAATATATACCAATGAATTATTAATTCATAGAAATAAAAGTTTAATATTATTATTTGAATATATTCAAAGTGAAACTGTTGAAAATCAAAATTATTTACCATGGTTAAACAAAACTTCATTGATGGATGTTTCACATACTATTAGAGAATTATTACCATTGGAAGTATTTCGTTCTGATAATCAAGACTTCTTGGCAGGATATATTAATGAAGTTAAACCTTATCACGTAGTAATTAAAGAATTCTTATTCAAGTATACAAAAACTGATGTATTTGAAGGAGACATAACTGACTTTGACATTCCATCACAATTTAACACAACTGTACAGCAATTCATATCTCCTGAGTTAGTATATGCTAATCCAAGTGGCGACAACCAATTCTTGCCAACTGATCCAATATGGCAAACTGCTCCTTATAGCCAATGGTTTAGTAATTATGGATTGAGCATAGGATATAGAGTAGAAAACACAGTAGCAGGTGAGACTAATTATCCTATTACTAAATTAGCATCGTATGTTTCATTAAGTTCTAACTCACTGTATGTTGATAATGTTAATGGTTTTCCAGTAACCGGTTCAATACTAATTGGGACAGAAGAAATTGCATACAGTTCTATAGATTTATTAACTAATCAATTATTAGGATTGGCTCGTGGATATAATAGTACTACTATAGAACAACATATTCCCGGCGAACAAATATATATTGATTTGCCAGCAGTAATAGTATTGAATTCAGGTAGAGGATATACTGAACCTCCTAGAGTTACTGCATATATTGACACTACGGTATATCCTGCACCAAGAGTAGTTGCACAACTTGAACCTATAATGAGTTTAGATTCAGTTATAGGTGTTAAAGTTTTAAATCCGGGCGAAGGCTATGCAGTTCTCCCAACAATTCAAATTGACCCTGCATTTACAATTACATTTAATAGTACAAGTGTTAATGTTGATAATAGTACTATTGAAATAGAAGCACCATTATTACAAACAGGAGATTTATTAATATATAATATCCCAGCCGGATCTACTAAAATAGGTGGATTAGTTGATGGACAAAAATATTATGTTGGAGTTTTAGAAACTACCCCGTCTACTGTTATTGCATTGTATGATACATATTTTACTTTATTAAATGATCACGACAGGGTGCCATTGACTAGTCAGGGTTCAGGAACTCAAACATTAAAAGTAGGAGCAGTAGCATCTTGCATAACAAGTTCTATTCCAACAAGAGAAAATTCAATAACCTTACGCTATGATAGAACCTCATATACCTCTCAAGTAATTGAGTGGGAACCATCTGGTTATTATGGGTCTTTTTATGCTGGATCATTCAACGATAGTTTAAGATTATCTTCATCTTCAATATCATTAGAAGCATCAAGCCCTCCAATCAGTTCGGTTTTAGCTAGTGCGCAGGGTGTTGGGTTCTCTATTTTAGATGTAGAAAATAATCAAACATTGACTTGGTCATCACGCACAAGAGATACTATACAAACATATGATAATACTACGTTGTATCCCAATGCGATAAGAATTAATCCAAGTACGGGCGGATCATCAGTAGATGCATTGTTAGGTTCTACCTTAGGATTCTATGTGGGTATGCCTGTGAAATTTGTTGGTTCAATTCCAGCTGGTAGTCCAATCGTATCGTCAACTCCAATCGGTGTTACCCCGGAATCTACTACAATATATTATGTTAAGTCATTGCTTAAGTTACCTAAAATAATAGATGCAGGTTCTTTTGTATTCGGAAAAGTTTATACGATTGTTTCAGTAGGTAATACTGATTTTGTGGCAATAGGTGCTAGTGCTAATACAGTGGGTGTTGTTTTTACTGCAACTGGCACAGGATCTGGCACAGGTACAGCATCAGACGCAACATTATTAGAAGATACTGGATTTACAATTTCTGCCACAGTAGATACAGATGGTGTACCGGGCGCTACCTTTTCATTGACAACTGCAACAGTTGGAACCGCAGGGCTTACTTTGTATGTAGGTGAGTTAACTAATACTGCAATAATGACAGTTAATTATAATGGTATTAGAACAGTAACAGGAACAAGTTCTACAAATAATATCATTACAATACCATTAAATGCTATTGGGGAAAATGGAACAACAGGATTTTATCAAGGTCTTCCTATATTCTTCACTGGAAACGTATTTGGCGGTGTTGTTGAAAATGACACTTACTATGTAACTACAGTCATTGACTTGCAGAATTTCACTATGTCTACAATCAATGATCCATTAGTATTAACTGCAACTGCAACTAATGCATCCGGATATGCAATTACATGTAATACAACATTGGGATTATCAGTAAATGATCCGATTATATTTACCGGAACAACATTTGGTGGTATAGTTGAAGGCACCATCTATTATGTAAGAGAGTTATTCTCTGGCAATTCAACATTCTCTATTTCAGCTTCTGTTAATGGAAGTGCAGTTGTTTTAACAACTGATTCAGGTTCATGTACTGTTACTAGTCAGGTTGATACTGTAGTATTAACTACATCAACCGGATCAATGACATTAAATATGGGCTTGCCAGTAAGTCCCGGACAAGTTAATGGACAACAATTTACATTGTATAAAACATCCGGGGAATACACTTCAGTATCTGGAACTGTTTCTAATTTAATAGAAAGAAATATTACTGCTACATTGGCTACAGTTAATAGAGTATGTTTAACTACAAACAGCGGTGGAATAACTAATATTTACACGAACATGGATTTTGATGTTGCTAGTAATATTGGTGGATTAACTACATCCGGCGGTCCATATACAGTTACTGGTACAGGAACAACATCAATAACAGTTACCGCTACTTTTTCAAATAATAGATTAAGATGTACTGACACTGACATATTATACGAAGGAATGCCAATATATTTTAGTGGAACATCATTGGGTGGAGTATCACTTGATGAAGTATATTATGTATTAGATATTGTTAATTCTACTGATTTCACAATATCTGAATCACCTGCAGGATCAGAATTTGATACGTTAGGTGACAGTGGGTCAATGACTGGTACAGGTGAACCTTATCTAACTGTAGCAGATACATTATCTGATGCTACTGGATTAGTAACATTAACTCAATCAGTAGGAACTACTCCGACATTTAATGTAAGTTATATATTAGGTGGATATCAAGCTGTTGTTGCCACAGCTGGCACCGGCTATGCTGAAACTAATATTATAACTATTTTAGGAACTGCTATTGGCGGAACTACTCCTACAAATAATTTATCATTACAAGTATCGGCAGTTAATTCATCAGGCGGAATACTCGGCACTATTGCAAGTGGTGCTCCTGCAGGCGCAACAGAACAATATTATGTTAAAGTCTATTCTGAAACTCAGTTAGAATTATATGAAAATTCTAACTTAACGGTTGCAGTAAGCGGACTAAACTTCCCATATACAGGAATAACAACAACTACTGCAACAGTAGCAACCGCATCTAATAATAGATTTACAGTTGGTAGTTCTGCTGGCTTCAATTTGAATGATTCTGTTGTGTTTACTGGAACAGTATTTGGTGGAGTCACACTAGGGGAAACTTATTATATTCTAGCTAAACCAACTTCAACTACTGTTACTATTTCTACATCAATCGGTGGAACAGTTTTTGATATAACTGCTGATGACACTGGCTCAATGTCAATGGCTAAAGCTGGTGATTTTGCGTTGTTACCAGAACCGTTCTTCTTTGATGCATCTGTTGTAAAATATAATAATCGTCTATATCAATGTATTATTAGCAATAATGACCAAGACTTTATCTTTGGCAAGTGGGAATTGTTGCAAGCTGGAAACTATAACTTAAATGCACTAGATAGAATTGTTGGTTACTATAAGCCGAACAAAACAAATACTGAAGCATGGGCACAATATATTAATATGCCCGGTGATGACTTGACGCAGTTAGTATCTGGAATAACATATCCAAATGCAACATACTTAGGTAATCCGTTTGCCCCAGCAGACGAATTCACACTTGATACTATCTTAACTGATAGGCCATTCTATGCCACTGGATTAGATTTGAAAGCTGTAATTTGGAATGGCACAACTTATATTAGTGCAGCAGATACAACTTCATATACTTCATTGAATGTAAGTGCAAATAGTGTAACCTGGGCTATAACACAACTATCAAATTCAACTATCAATGTTACTGACATGATATTTAATGGTTTGTATTATGTTATGACATGTAATAACAGTGCAACTCCTGTATTAACAAGTACAGATGGAATTAATTGGAGTACTATTACTTCATACACTCCATATGGATTAACAGCTACTACGATACCATTATCATTGAATAGCATAGTGTATCAGACTAGTTTGCCATATGTTGCAGTAGGAAATACTATTCTTATTTGTGCTGATGTAATAAATCTAGCAGCATGGACTGAAGTTTACAGATTGCCAACTACAGCTACATTTAACGGCAACCCAGTTGCGGTAACTAATGTACTTAACGGAGTTACTTATGCACATACAACTGGTTACACTGGATTTGTTGCAGTTGGTTTAGGACAAACACCGTCTGGTTCTAATTTAGTTAATGTAGCATTAATATATACTAGCGTTGATGGAATTACTTGGAATCAAGTAACATTCAATGCTACAACATACGGGTTTAATGCAATCGCATCTAACGGACAAACAATTGCAGCAGTCGGTGATCATGGCATCATCTACACAAGTACCAATGCAATTACTTGGTTTGCACAATCATCTGGAACTGTTCGTAATCTAACTAACATCATTTGGGACAGTGTTAATAATGTATTTGTTGCGCTTGGTGAAAACGGTGTAATTTTAACTTCTGATATATTTGGCATTACATGGACTGCCCGAACATCAGGCACAACTGAAACACTAGAAAGCGTTGTTTGGAACAATGATGATAGTGAATATGTAGTAGTTGGTTTAAACAATACTGTATTGAGAAGTACCGACCTGACCACATGGACATCAACATCTAATTTTGTAACTCCAGAAGCTGTGTACACCGTACAGGGGGATGCATTTACAGCAGGTTACGGTCCAGAAGAAATGGTACCAGGCATAGTGTCTGATACGATTACGATGATTACTAATACTCGTCCTGGATCAAACTGGGATGAAACAATATATCAACATGTTGGATATGGTGTAGTTTCTTTAGAATTGACTCCAACCTCAGGAAATCAAGTTGAATATAGTTTTGTCAACGCAACAATTGTTCCAACTCAAGTTAGTGTATTTGTAATAGATTACGCTACTGGATTAAGCACCACTTTATATGAAGGTATTGATTATTCAGTTGATTGGATTAATAAAATAGTAACATTAGATACTCCTATTAATTACATTACTCCGGGTACTGATACTTTACGCATTGACGTATATGAAGTTGGTAATGGAGATCAATTAGTTAAAGCAAATACAGAAACTGATCCTATCAGATTAAATTCAACAACAGGCTTCCATGAAATTTATGTTAATGCAAATTATACTGCTGGTATATATCAAGGATCAGGGGTAATTAGACCCACTACTGAACCATTAAAAGCAATTGCACTTTTAACTAACGGAACATCTGATGCGATAACTTGTGATTCTGTAGAAAACTTTGTGTTGAATAGTCCAATAACATTTAGCGGAACAGTATTTGGTAATATTGTAGAAGATCAAGTTTATTATGTTAAATCTATTAGTGGTGCAACAAACAGAATTACTATATCATTGACTGTCAACGGTGATACTTTTGCATTGGCTGATGCCACAGGATCCATGACTGCAATTATACAAGTGGGTACTGGTATTGTGTGGACTCCCCCTGCAATGTATCACAATGGATCTCCGTTGACATTGGGTACTACTAGTATCGTTACTAGAACAAAATCAACTACTAATACTATCACAACCAATTCAACCGGAACGATGGTACCAAATCAATCAATCGTATTCAGTAATACAATGTTTGGGGATGTAATTGTACCACAACAAGTGTATTATGTAAAAACAGTATATGATGCAAATGAGTTTACTGTATCAGAAACTCAAGGTGGAGATACATTAGAATTATCTGATGCAACCGGCGGCGCAATATTCATTACCAATGATTATGCAATCGGATTAGCAGATAATGGTGTCACTGCATCAATTATGCTAGCAGCAGATTATGATGTTACTATAGATTATCTAGCATATACTTTAATGGGTGAAACATTGCCTATACAGTATGGTTATACATTGCCAATAGTAGAAACATTTGTCGGTGATGCTGTTGGAACAGCATCATTCACTTTGACTAACTATTTGGGAGGAACTAACCCAACAAATGCAATTGTGGAAATTAATGGGGTAAGACAGAATAATTCTGCATACACAATAAATGATATTAATAATACAATATTATTTTATAGTCCACCATCTGATGGAGATGTTATTTCAGTAACCACATATAACTTAACTGACCGTCAATATTTTAATACACAATACAATATTACAAGTTCCGGAGCAGGTGTAGCAAGTATTACAATAAGCAATACTACTGCAACAGCAATACCGTTTGATTACAGTGTTCTTGCTGGAAGTTTTGTTATTGGACAACTTTATACTATACAATCACTTAACGATGATGCATATCCTACTCCCGGAGCAAATACAAATTTCACTTTAATTGGGGCCTCTTCAAATACAGTAGGCGTTACATTTACTGCAACCGGCCCCGGAACTGGAACTGGATCAGCGATAATTGCCGGCAATGGATTTGATGCTACACAACAAACTGTATTACAAACGGCCGGATCATTTGTTTTGACTAATGTTTATTCTATTGTAACATTAGGAACAACGACTAATACACAATGGAATACTATTGCAGGAACATCCGGCGTAACTTACAGCGTTGGTAGTACTTTTACTTGTGCTAATATTGGTACAGGTTTGGGGAACGGAACGGCCTATGCTTACTCATCTGGCTTGTATAGTCAATCATTATATTATTTGACATTGGCTTCAGGTACTACAAGTTCATTGATAATTAATAGTTCTATTGTATTTGAAAATGTAATAGGTGGAATAGTTGCTGGACAAACATATTATATAACAGAAATATTAAATTCTACTGACTTTGTTATCTCAAGTCAAGTGGGAGGATTACCATACGAAGTTACCACTGACAGTGGAGCAATGACTAGTGTTGTTGGTGAGCTAACTGTTTCTAACATTGTTGGAATAGATAATTCTATCACTACTCCTGTTGCAATTACTGTTTCAGGAACTATAGCCGCGGATGATTCAGTAATTTGTAGCACTACAAGTAATTTAACTGTTGGACAAGATATAATATTTAAAGCAGCAATTATAGGAGTTACTGAAGGAATAGTAAACAGTTATCAATATCAAATTATTGATTTAGGTACTACTACTAATGCTGAATGGAATGACATTGCATTAACGTCCGGTGTTACATATGAAGTAGGTAGCACGTTCACCGTGCTTGCAGCTTCAGCAGCAGCGGGAACCGGCACTGTGTTACTTACTAATTTAGGTGGTATCAGCACACTTGGTGAAGTTTATTTTGTTAGAGCATTATTAGATAGCACACATTTTACTATAGAAGATCAATATGGTAATATAATTGAACTTACTGATACCTCAGGTAATTCATTATATGCATACAGCGGAGGCTTAGTAGCAGTTAGAGTTATAACTGGAATTGATCACGGTTTAACAGAAAATTCATTAATTCGTATTGACGGTGTAGTTGGATCAACCCAGTTAAACAACAATACATATTATGCTAGAATAATAAGTAATACTGAATTTGATTTGTATACCTATCCATACAATCCTGCATATGGAGCTATTAATTACCCGGTCGTTGCAATATCTGCATATATCTCAGGTGGATATGCATGGTTAGATCAATTGTTTACTATTGCTACTACTGTAACAATTGGAACAAATTCTACTAATAACAGAATTGCTGTACAAGACGGAACTAAATTAATACATGGAACTCCGGTATACTTTACTCAATTTGGCGCTACTCAAAATGAAGATATATTGGGTAATATTTTAGCACAGCATGAATATTATGTGTATGAAATTACACCGGCAACAAGTGTAGATGATTTTGTAATAGGGTACCAGTATCAAATTTTAGAATTGGGTGATACTGACTGGAACTTTGTTGCAGGTACAGTAGACGTTGATTATGTTGTAGAGGATATAATTACAGTTGAGGATGTTGATTCAGGAACAACAGGCGTTGCAAGTAGTTTACAAGAATTTACTATTAGCGAAACTCGCTATCCAAATGAATCAATTTTTGCAGTAACAACAGCTACAGGTGTAGTAAATGTTTCTCAATTCCAACAAATCAATGTTGATAGATTGTGGGTAACTGTAAATGGTTTACGAGTTCCGGCGTCGTCATTGAGACTAAATGAATATAATAATTTAAGTATTTTGACAACTATTCAAACTGGCGATGTAGTTATTATAACTAGTATGATGCCAACAGCTACTCCAAATGAAGAAACTTATTTATTAAATGTAACTACAAGCAATCAGCCATCTGTATATAGAGCAAATTCACAGACTAGAACTTGGTTAACTCACCCATTAGAATACACTGATACTTTGATTTATTTAAATGATGTAAGTCGTATAACCGATACTATTGTTCAGGATGTAACGTGTCCAGTTGCTGTAGACGGGTTATATAATATTGGATTAACTTCTAATAAGAACGTAATATGTCATTTGACAGTTTATAACAATACAACTTCTACCTTAGTGGACCCAGTAAATTATTCAACAATTGTTGTAGATACCGCTCCAATATTGCAAATTTCTGCTCAAGTTTCAGTTGGGGATTCATTGACAATCACTTCAGTTGAAGGTAGATTATTATATGTCAATGGGGAGCAAATTGGATTCAGAGAATGTGATTTGACCAACAATACAGTCAGTGATTTGCAACGCGGAACAAACGGCACAGGTACACAGACTTATATTCCGTTATATTCTGAAGCATACGGATTGGTTCCAAATAATCGTATGACAGACGTACTATATTCTTCTGCGTGGAATTCTTATGTATACAATACAGTTGAGGGCGATCCGTTGCAGATTAGTGACACATTGGGAGCAGGTTTCTTAAGAACGGATAGAACTTAAAGATAAATAAATATATGAACGAAAAACTGGAAGAAAACAAAGAACAAACGCCCGTGGCACAGGAGAAAAAACCCAATGAACACGGGGGTTTTTACTTTTCTTCCAGCGTAAAGATAACGGACCCAAATACTAAGGAAGTCTTAGTACATACACGAGGCGATAATTAAATGTCAGTAATAACACTATCATATAAAGTAGAAGGATTTATCAAAATCTATGACCCTAACAATGGGGAAATATTTGTAGACAAGAAAAATGCTATAAATTATGAAACCATGTCTGAGGCCATTGCTGACACATTAAGCAGTCGTGGTTACGGGGAAATCTATGAAATGGCGTTTGGGAACGGTGGCGCAAGCGTATCTGAGACCGGAGTTATTACTTATTTGCCCCCAAACGTAACCGGGCAAAATGCAGCACTATACAATCAAACTTACGCTAAAATCGTAGATGATACAAGTGTTTTTAATTTGGATCCTACACGCAACAAGATGACAGTTTCTCATACTACAGGGAAGTATTATACAGATATTTTGGTACAATGCTTGTTAGATTACGGTGAACCAGCTGGACAAGCAGCATTTGATAATAGTACACAAACCGACAGTTCTTATATTTTTGATGAATTAGGTTTGCTTGCTAATTACGGGACTGATAGTTCGGGAGCAACTATCACTAGATTATTGACCCATGTGATTTTTCACCCGGTTCAAAAGAGTTTAAATAGACAGATACAAATTGATTACACGGTTAGAATTCAAAGTCTGACAAACTTAGTAACAATTTAAGATAAATAACAGATATCGGAGTAATTTTAAAATGGCATATACAATTGTAAAAAGTAATGGTTCAGTATTAACAACCATTGCTGACGGTACTATTAACACAAATAGTACCTCACTAGCATTACCGGGTAGAAACTATGCAGGATATGGTTCCTATCTGGATACCAACTTTGTTCACGCCCTAGAAAATTTTGCAAATGCTTCACCCCCAACAAATCCATTACAGGGTCAACTATGGTATAATACTAATGCTAATACATTATGTATTTGTCCAGCTGATGGCACTACTACTGCAAGTTCATGGATCACCCTGGCACAATCAGGCAGCGGTGGAACAACAACATTTGGAACAGTTAACGTTACAGGAACATTAACAGCAGGAAATCTTTCTACTGGTGGAACAGTAACCGGGGCAAATGCAGTAGTTACTAATATATCTGTAAGTGCAAATGCTAATATAACTACCGGAAATCTTACTACCGCTAATATTGGAACAACAAATACTCAACTTATTTCTACTGGTGCTAATGCTACTAATGGAATACTACAAGGTACTTGGACATTAAACGGCGGTGGCATTGCAGGTAGTGTAGCAGGACTAAGTTTATTAGTTCAAAATGGTAATCTACAAATTGGAACTGAAGGCAGCACATTAGGAATTAGAACGGACAACTACAGATATGCTAACGGTACTACAGTTAGTTTTGCAGGTACATACAACAATAGTAATGTATCTGACTATCTATCAAACGCATCGGTGGCAGGCGGCAGATTTGCAGGATCAATTTACCCGGCTAGTGTAACAACAGCCAATATAACTACTGGTGCAAGTGGTACGGCAGGCCAATTTACTGGTAACTGGACATTGACTAGCGGTTCTAGGCTTAATGCAACATACGCTGACTTGGCCGAACGCTTTGAGGCAGATGCATATTATGATGCAGGAACAGTAGTTGAATTGGGCGGAGAAAAAGAAATCACTAGTGTAAGATACGAATTAAGTGAAGATATATTTGGTGTTATCTCTGATACTGCTGCTTATTTAATGAATTCAGGTGCAGGAGATAATACAACTCACCCGCCAGTAGCTATGACAGGACGGGTTCAAGTAAAAGTCACTGGTATAGTAAAGAAAGGTGATCGTTTAGTTAGTGCAGGCAACGGCATAGCACGAGCAGCACAAGCAGGCGAGGCAACTGCGTTTAACGTTATCGGACGAGCATTAGAAAATAAAACAACAAATAGCATTGGAACAGTTTTAGCAATTGTTACTGTATCTAAATAAGGATTAAAAATGAGTTACGCACAATACGGAACAATCGCAGCATCAGATTATAACACCTTGGTGGGTGGAGATCCGGTCACAAGTTCCGGAACTTTAAATGCAGTCTGGGCAACAGGTGGAACTAATACTGGGTATGGTCAAACAGCAGAAGCAAATGTGGCGGCGGGTGATTCAGTTACTGCTACAAAATGGGCTAATCTTGTAAATAAAACTGCAAACTCCGCATCGCATCAAGGAACATCAATTAGTTCAGTTACTGCACCTGCAGCGGGCGGCACAGTTACTTACTTGTCTGCAATACCAACAAATTTAACTACAATTTATACCAATAGATTAAATGCCACAAGTCAAGGTACTACAACTGCTAATACTGCAACTTATGCTAGTACATGGCAAGCAGCATTAACTTTTACACATACTGTAACATTTGCTAATGCAAATGCTGCTAGGTATTTCTTTAATGCAGGCGGACAACTAAAAGTTACTTGCGCTCATGCAAATACCGCAACTTCTATCAATACATTATATAACGGACTAGCATCTAATATTGGTACAGTTGTATTAAGTTCACCCGTTACTGGCTCAATAACTGTGAATAGTGTCTCATTCAACGGTATCACTAAAGTTGGTGGAGGTGGTAATGCTCCTACTATTAGTACTAATACAGGGTATTATGCACTGACTACTAGTAATGCAAATGTATTCACCCAATTAGCATCAACTGGCCCATCAGGATACTTAAGTTCATTCATTCGTATAATCGCTGTAAGTAATGGCTCCCCGGGCGCTACTGTTACTATCTATACAGTTTGGGATGAAGTTCCAGATGGATTAACTGTTGGAACAGGCTCTGCTACTACGGTAACTATTGTAGCACCTGAAACAACTTATTTACCTACAGCAAGTTGGGGAACTCCAACCGTATCCGGAACAGTAACCGGCTCATAATTTTTCACATCATCTTTGTATCCATCTAAATACTCATAGGAGTACTCATGGATACAAAGACATTAATAAGTGAAGCTAAAGCCCGCTTCAATCATAACTCAGCTAAAGCCTATCTAAAAGACAAATACGACAGTAAATTTATTGTTGCTGATCAAAATGGACTTTGGCGCGCCAATCTAGAAACCATTAACTTCTTAAATTCTTCTACTGAAGAATGGGTAATACTAATAGACACCTTTGATAATCCAGTTAAAGTAAAACGAGTAGATTTGCTAAGTAAACTTTCTGATACTTACAAAATCACAATGGAAGAATGGTATAACGAATGGGCTGAATTAGAGAAGAAAAGATGAGTAGAGGCGTATTACTTTTTGCATTCAATAGCCCAAAATATAACTACTACAAAATGGCAGTAGCAACTGCTAAACGAGTAAATCACTTTTTGGATCTACCTGTTACAATCGTAACAGATAATGATTCATTGCCTGAACAACAAACATATACATTTGATAAGGTTATCATAGCTGATGCTGATAAAACCAATAAAAGAGATTGGGGGATATGGTTCAACAAAGGTAGATATCGTGCATATGCATTAAGTCCATATGATGAAACTATATTGCTAGACACAGATTACATGGTCAACTCAGACAAATTATTAAAGACATTTGATTTACTAACAGACTTTTGCTGCCACGATACTACTAGTTTTATTATGTACCCAAACGCCGAACAAGAACTATTGAGTGGTCGTAGCTTTAACACATTGTGGGCTACTGTAATTATGTTTAAGAAAACAAAAAGAGTAGAACAAATATTCAATTGCTTAGAAATGGTTCAAAAGAACTTTGAACATTACTCAAATATACACGGATTCATATCATCTACCTTTCGCAACGATTACGGATTGACACTAGCAACAAGAATAGTTAACGGACATCTTACTACTAAAGAAGATGTAATCCCATGGAACTTATTACATGTGGGAAAAAACACAGTAGTGTACAGAAACAATGATGATGAATTTAATAATGAATATACAGTAATGTTTGATAATTGGAACCGCGGAAAGATTCGTAAAGAATATATCACTATCAAAGATACTGATTTTCATGTTATGAACAAAGAAAACTTTATGGAGCTGATAAGTGAATAAAGGTTTTGTAATAATGGCTCAGGATACCGAGAAAACAAGCTATACTAAGTGTGCTGAAACATTAAAGAAAAGTATATTAAGAGTAATGCCAGACGCTAGCATCACTATTATAACTAGTGATATGTTGCCCTACGGTGATCTAGGTGGCTTTGCAAATGATTGGCAAGTATATGAAGCTAGTCCATATGATTATACAATCAAGTTAGAAGCGGATATGTATATCCCGCGCAACATAGACCATTGGTGGGATGTACTCAACCACAGAGATGTTGTAGTTTCAAGTACAATTAGAAATTTCATGCAGGAGATATCTGATGTAAGGGTGTATCGCAGATTCATTGATGATAACAATTTGCCAGACGTATATAATGCAATCACTTATTTTAAGAAATCTGATGTGGCTAACCAATTCTTTAGTATAGTTAAAGACATATTTGAGAACTGGGAAGAATACAAAAAGATATTGAAATGCAACCAAACAGAATTAGTTACTACAGACTGGGTTTATTCTATTGCTTGTCATATTATGGGAGTAGAAAAAACTACAATGCCTACGTTTAATGAGATGAGCATGGTGCATATGAAAGCATTTGTTAATAATAATGTGACTGAAAACTGGACTGATACTTTTGTATATGAATGCTTGCCCGATCAGATTAGAGTACAGACAGTTCCGCAGCAATATCCATTTCACTATCATGTGAAGAACTTTTGTGATAAAATAGTAATATGACCGAAGAAGATTATATTATTATTTGGGAAGCACCTAAATTAATACCGCCGGAGTATAGATTATATTATGATGACAAGGGTAAAGTAATTTGCTATTCAGGAGATAAATCGGTAGAGGGCAAGTACATTGTTATTGATGCACAAACTTTTGTTGAAGCAAGACCTGATCTAGTGGTTATCGATGAAAAACTATCCCGTGCTAGACCAAACGCAATGGTAAGTAAATTGATGCCTGACGATAGTGAAGGGGTCACTTGTCATCCAGAAGATATGAGTATAATAGTTGATGATGCCAATCACATTAAATGGAAATTAAATATATATGAACTCTAATATCGTAGATGTGGCAGACTTGGATTGTATCTATCTAAGTTATGATGAGCCACAGAAAGAAGAATTCTGGCTTAAGATAAAGAACATGGTTCCCTGGGCAAAGCGTGTTGATAGTGTTAAAGGTAGTGATGCCGCACATAAAGCCGCAGCAGAAGAATCTGATACCGAAAGATTTATTCTTATTGATGGTGATAATATGCCTAATGAGAATTTCTTTAATATACAATTAGACTTTACTGATAAAGGTTCTGAATATCAGCTAGCACAATATCGTTGGAAAGCTGTTAATAGTATTAACGGACTACGTTATGGCAATGGCGGCATGAGTAGCTGGACTAAAACTTATGTGCGTGAAATGAAAACTCACGAAAATCAAAAAGACGGAGATGTAGCACGTATTGCTGATTTCTGTATGGATGGAAAAGATAATTTATATTGGGCAATGCATGATTGTTATTCTACTACTTATCCTAATTATACTCCGTTTCAAGCGTGGCGTGCTGGATTCCGAGAAGGAGTAAAAATGGTTCTTGATAAAGGTGCAAGACCTGATATTGACACTTTTAAAGAAACTGTTGCTAGTCGCAACTTAAACAATTTAACAATCTGGCATAACGTAGGTGCTGATGTTGAGAATGGCATGTGGGCTATCTATGGTGCAAGACTTGGAACATATATGACTATGTTAACTGAGTGGGATCACGCAAATGTTCAATGGTTTGATAACTATATAACACTTTGGGAAGAACAAGAATACAGAGATCCAGAACGTGAAGCAACATTGATTGGTGAAGCATTAAATGATAAACTAGGATTGCCAATGTGTACATTGAGTAGCGAACAAAGCAAATTCTTTAAGCGACACTATAATGCTGATAAGTACAATATCGGTCCATTGATAAGAGAGATGGATGTAATAAGAAAGATTGAGGGTTGGTAATGAAAAAGCTAGATGATGTAATTTGGATAAAAAATAATTCCGGTGATATTGTTTCTAATAAAGAAAATGTAGAAACTGTAAAAAATCTATTAAATGACACTGGATGTGGATTTTGTTTAGCAAAGTTTACACAAGTCACTATGCATTTGGGTACAGGATTAGTACATTCATGTCATCATCCAAAAGCACATGTTGTGCCATTGGAAGAATTAGAAAATAACCCGGCTGCATTGTTTAATACAAGCAAGTTAAAAAAAGCACGAAAACAAATGTTGTCCGGCGAGAAACCAAGTGAGTGTGATTATTGCTGGCGCGTAGAAGATAGAAATAGTCCAAGTGACAGATACTTCAAGAGCCTTGAAAATTGGGCATTATCAAGTCATGATATGGTACTTGATAATGGACATGAGATTGATTACTATCCTACTTACTTAGAGGTTGACTTTAGCAACGTATGTAATTTTAGCTGTATCTATTGCGGGCCTGAGTATAGTAGCATTTGGGTAGAAGATTTAAAAAGAAACGGTCCAGTTAAAGTATTAGATAATACAAGCAAGGTACAATGGGTACAGGGATGGCAAGACTTAGATTCTATTACATATAAGAACAGAGAACATAATCCATATGTTGAAGCATTTTGGAAATGGTTCCCCGATGCATATAAGAAACTTAAGTTTTACCGTATTACGGGTGGAGAGCCATTACTAAGCAAAGAAACATTTAGAAGTATTGATTGGCTCATTGAGAATCCAAATACTGAATTAGATTTCAGTATTAACAGTAACATGGGTGTACCAGATAAGTTATGGTATTCATTTTTAGATAAGATAAAAGTATTAGCAAATGGAAATTATGTTAAGAAATTTACCTTGTTTACAAGCGTTGATGCCTGGGGAGAGAAAGCAGAATATCTACGCCCTGGATTAGATTTTGAATTATTCAAAAAACGATATGAAGAAGTCCTACAAATTGGTGGTGTAAGATGCGTAATCATGTGTACATTTAATCTATTGAGTGTTACTAGTATACAAAAGTTATTAGAATGGCAGTCTGAGTTACGAAGCAAATATAATGTTGACAGAGAGTTGTTACATTTAGAAACACAATTTGGTGTTAATCTAGGTGGAGAAATTTCTCATACTGAAAGAAACAAATTATCCGGTGAGCATTTTGCAATAGTTGGTATTGATATTCCGTATCTGCGTCATCCTCAATGTTTAGATGCACATTTCTCGGATAAAAATTTGATTGAGAAATATTTAGTGCCGGCGATTAATTTCATGGCAAAAAACACAGGAAGTTCGCATTGGGGATTACATCAAGGGTATGAGTCATATGAAGTTGAAAAAATGAAAAGAAATGTATTTGATATAATTCATTTCAATTCAATACATGATGAAGAAAATCCAGTTGTAGTTGAAGGTAGGGCGAAGTTTTATGATTTTGTTAATGATATGGATAGGCGGCATGGTAAAAATTTCGTAGATGTCTTCCCAGAGTTTAAATCATTTTATGAAAAATGTAGACAAAACAAAAACGACATATTAAAAGAGGAACATAAACTACCATGAGAGTAGCATTATGTATTAGTGGTCAGCCTAGAACATGGGAAAAATGCTATCAAAATTGGATAGATAGTATTCTTCCCGGCGCAGAGAAAGACGTTTTTTTTCATTTATGGGATTACAATTCATTACCTAGTATAATTAATACTATCCCGGGCGCACCGACAAACTATAATAAAAAAATATCTGAGGATGAGAAAAATCTAATTGTGGATACATTAAAGCCAAAGAAGCATAAATTTGATAATAAGGAAATTCCAAATCGTAGTGATGATCCTAGTTTTATTAATGAATTTGTTAAAACTCCTTTGGGATGGTGGTGCAGAGGACAATATTATAGTTTATGGTATGCTGCTCAATTAAAACGACAATATGAATTAGAAAATAACTTTGATTATGATGTAGTATTCAGATTGAGAACTGATTTGATTTTTACAGAACCAGTTATATTACCTGAAAAAGTTGAATATAATTCTATATATTCTACAAATAATGGATGGATGGAAAATGTTGGAACTTTTATGATAGGTGATACTTTTTATTTTGCTGATAGTTTTACCTACGATCAAATATCTCAATTTATACATGGATTAGATTTTATCGACACATTTAATGTAGTTGATTCACATATAACTTTTCACCCACCTGAAGTTGCGTTTTATCCTTTTATTAAATCACTTGGAATAAAAAACATAAATTCACCGCAGCATTTTAAAATAGCAAGAACACAAGAATATCTTGACATTAAGAAAGAATTAGGTTCGTATGAAATCATATAATATTGCTGTTTGTTTTAGTGGTCAAATTAGGACCGGGGTTTATGCTGCACCAAATATAAAAAGATTTATAGGTGATTTATGGGACAATTGTGATTTTTTTATACACACGTGGAATGTTTCTAATGAAAAGCCTACTCCTAAACAAGCTAAAGATGGAAATATGTTTGGTGATGCGCAGGAAATAGATTTTGAAACACTTAATAAAATTTATAATTTTAAAAAAATAAACATTACCCCGAGAATTCTATTGGACATGGGACTATGGCTGTCTTGGCTACTAAGTGTACATTTAAAACAACAACATGAAATAGAAAATAATAAAAAATATGATTATGTTGTGAAGTTAAGACCTGATATGATTTATCGCAACTCATTAACGCTAGATGATATGATTAAAAATACTTCATCTAAATCGGTTTCTGTAATGGAAACTTTTATATACGACGGTGATCAAATTACCGATGATTCATTGTATATTGCTGATTCAACAACTATGGATCTATTTGTAAATTTTGTAAATGAATTACCCCATCTAACTCCTCACAAGACACCCCATCATGCTTTATATAATTATGCAATAGAACACGGTATCATCATTAATGATTTAAAATGCGGATATTTTTCTGGTAACTACACTATATTAAGACAACCCTGTATATCGTATTGTACGTTGACTGAATTTGAAAAATGTGAAAAAATGGATAAGTTAATATATTATCCTGGAATGGCTAACAGATAATGAAAATTGCTGTTTGTTTTAGCGGAGAACCAAGAACCTGGAAACATACCGCCGCCGCAATTAAATATTTTTTTAGTAGCGATGTACATGATTATAAATTTTTTGGACATGCATGGAATAGCAGTTATTTTAATAAAGAACGTCAATCTGCTATGAACTCTGTTATGAATTCTTTTAAATCATCCACTGTATCCACTGCAACACCGGAACAGTTATTATATAAAAATATTTTAATAAATAAATTTAAAAATCGTAATGTACAGACAATAAGTAATTGGCAAGAGCAGTATGAGAACAAAACCCTAGCAGACAATTTAATTGATACTTTTGGAATGACTGATGTGTTAGTTGAAGATAAATTGGTTGTTACTGAAGCTATGTCAAAAGATGAACTCATTGATCCCAACCTGAGGATTAACATTCCTAGAGCCACTATGGCTAATATGCGAAAACCGACCGGATGGGCGTATCTATCTTATACTAAGATGAGGGCTAATGCGTTAAAAACTAAATATGAATTAGCAAACGAAATGCAATTTGATGTAGTAGTAAGTGCTAGGTATGATGTATGTTACCCTCCTGAAGCAAAATTTGATCATTTATTGAACTATCACGGGAAACTTCTCCCTATTGCAGTATACGGCGAAACTAATTATTATCCCAACGAATTCTTTTTGCCGCATATAAATGAGTTATTGTATTTTGGAAATAGCAGAGTTATGAACATAGTTGACGATTTTTATCGTTATTATGCCTCAGGAAAATTTTGGGAAATGACAAATGAACCGTTTACTGACAGTTCATTGAAATTCTGTGGATATGGTCCTAATTTGTATCGTTGGCTTACTATGAAAAACATATTAATGGTTAGTAAATTTAACCCATATGGTGTTTTTAGAAAAACAGCGGAACATTTAACATGGCCCCAAGACTGGGATAAAATCCTTAAGGCTAACTCTAATTTGTTTACATAACGTAACTGAAAGTAATATGATTAATCACTTATATACTAATGGTTGTAGCTGGACAGCAGGCAACGGAATTGATTTTGATCCATTATTAGCACATATACGTTACCCAGAAAAATATAATTATTTAAATAAATTAAATTGGCCCAGTCAACTAGCAGATCACTTAAACATTCTTTTTACTAATGAAGGTATGGGAGCCGGAAGTAATAAAAGAATAATTCGTACAACTTACGATTTTTTAAGAAATTATCCCAAGCAAGAATATAAAAATTTACTGGTAGTGTTGGGATGGACATCAGTTGATCGTAGTGAAATGTATTTCAAAGAAAATGAAAATTTAAAAGGCTGGTGCATGTTTAATGCATCTCAGCCTGCAAGTAGTCATGGTTTACTATTTCGTCCAAATTTCTCATCAAACTTTTTGGCTAGCATGGATCAATGGCAAAAACAATATATTACTGATTTTTTTGATGAATATCCTAATTATTCATATTATTTTCAAGAAATGTATTTAATGAGTAATTTGCTAGAAAATTTAGGAATTAAATATATATTCTTTAGTAGTTTGCCATGGAAAAATACAATATATAGCGCAGAAAATATTTTAGAATTATTTGAACAAGAAATCAAAGAACTCAAAAAACCAAATATTTTGCAAACAAGAGAGTGTGATGATTCATTAAATGTAATGTCAAATTTTTGTTTGAAAAATAATTTACCAATGGCACCGGATAATCATCCAATGATTGAAGGACATGCTAAATGGGCTATGCATTTATTCAATGAAATTAAAGGTATTTATCCAAATGACATTTAAATTAATAACAAACGGTGATAGTTGGACTTTTGGTAGTGAAATAGCTGATCCAAAATTAGTGAGTAAATATATAGACAAAAAACATGTTACGGAATTTGATCATTTTCCAGAAAATGATTCTTACAGAATTACAAAAATTTGGCCCACATTCATGAGTAAACTTGTGGATTGTGAGGTAATTAATTTATCCTGGCCTGCTGATGATAACGGATCTATCCTTAGGCGAACTATAAATTATATAACCAATACATATATTGCAAATAATATTCCAATGAATGATTTATTTGTAATAATTGGATGGAGTAGCCCTGAACGTAATTCATTCTGGTATAAGGATGAATCTATGACAAGGCCATTTAGATTATGGCCGCAGAATAACCATTTTGATGCAAAGCCCCAAGAAAAGTTTTGGGATTTATATACTAGATACTTATGGAACGCTGAAGAATACATGCCCAGGTATGTATTAGATGTATTACAATTTCAAAATTTTTGTAAGGCTCATGATATTAAATGGATGTGCTTTAATAGCTTTTATCAAACCCCTAATAGTAATATTGAAGATTGGAATGACTTAGATGTTTCCGCAGAATTAAAAAATTTACAAAATAAACTCTCCGGGTATCAATATCAATCTACAACTGATATGTTACGCCGGTATGATCAAATAGATTATCAAACACTTTGGAAAACAATTGATCCTATTCGTTTTTATAAGAAAGATCAGCCTTGTAATACTTTTAAGAGTTATATTGAAAACGTTGAACCTAAAATTGAACCGGTGTTCAATGGGTGGCATCCTAGTCCTGCTTCACATGAAATGTGGGCATACGAATTAGTAAATTATATTACAACTAATAATTTAATAAAATGAAGCATTATTGTGTAATTATTTGAACTTGACATTCATCGAACAGGCGCCTGCATTTGACCAACAACCGCCGGTGTAGGCAACAAACGCTCCAGAAGTAGTGGGTTTAATTTGTGCCGAATATGGCTTTAACGTAACGCTAGGGTTATAAAAAGTATGTATAACACTGGCAGTAACTGTATCAGTTGAGTATTTAATAATAGCCCATTCTACTCCTTCTATTGGTACTCCTGCCCACCCGTCAGTAACGTAGAAATAAAAATACCCATTATCGTATACAACATCTAGCGCGGTGCTATATCTAGTGCCATGAGAAGTTGATAATGGCATGATAAATTTTTTAATAGTTGACCAATCAAAACCTCCTTTTTTGTCCCCCTTGACCCAAATCGTAAATGACTCTTTAGACAAAATCAAATCCAATCGACCATCAATTGGAATTACCATGAGGTTCCACATTATATTTAAATCTGGCATTGAAGAAGATTTTGGAATTATTTTGGTATCTTGTTTAAATGTACCGTCGCCATTCCCCAACAAAACTGCCACACTATCAACTCCGCTATTAGAATCGGGGAAAATAGTATTACCAAAAACATTAATAGTTACTATATCAATATTTCCGTCACCGTTTATATCGGCTGCTGCTGCTTGGTGAGCGTATATGTTAAATGGAACTTCTACTCGTTTGTACGTATTGTCTTTTTGGCTTAAAAAAATAATTTGATTACTACTCTTATAATTTATTAATTCGGACATAGAAAATCCAAAATTATAGAAATCATTGTCAACCCCACTACATGAAATATAAACATCAGGTTTACCGTCATTGTTGAAATCCGCGGTCATAGAATAACTTGCTGATATACAAGTTGCCCTATCTGAGTTCGTCTTTAATAATTCGTTTGTTCTATCTCGCCACTTTCCATTAATATCCTGACTAAGAAAATAAGCCACCCCTGGCGCATCAGGTAAATTTTCAATACCGTACTTATTGGTAGCCCGCATAGATGAAACGAAAGCTGAATATTTCCCTTCTTGAAAAAAATCCCCAAATGTAACAGACCTTTCATTTGAATCTAATTCGTCGGAATATACTTTTGGTATTCCTAAATTACGTACTCCGGGCATTTGAGTTTGATCAAAATTAATTGAGTTTTTATTTTCGTAAGAAGTACCAAATACAGCAAACGGTACTATTTTGGCAGGTATATTAGCTGGCGCAGTAGTATTACTAATAGAACCGCCCCCGCCCCCACCCCCACACGCAACTAATGCAAAAATGGAATATGCTATTGCTGTATACTTGATATAGTTCATACGAATTTCACTATGTTAAATAACGTATTATACTGTATTTCTGCAATAAAGTCAAGTGTCTCGGGTTGCACACTAAATAATACTATGAAAATTGCAGTATGTTTTTGGGGACAAATAAGAACCGGTATACATTCGCATCCGAGTATATTATCTTATTTTGATGGATTATTGGGCAATATAGATTTTTTTACACACACATGGGATACGGAAACAATTTCTTATTGTGAAATAAATGAAAATCCCATGCTTCCAGATTATCAGTCATTAAAAGAAAAAATATATAATGACTTGTCAACCTTTCAAATTGAAGTGCCAAAGGAAAAATTGAATAATTTTTTAAATATATATCAGCCAAAAAGATTTAAAATTGACAATCCACTCAATTTTAAATTTAGTTTACCGGCGCATTATAGAAGCAGATATGAAGTCAATTTGCTGAAACAAGATTATGAAAAAAATAATAATTTTGAGTATGATGTAGTTATTAGTATGCGCCCAGACCTTATATTTAATTCTTCTACTAAATTAAGTGCTGATTTAAATAAAGTAAATTTAAATGGTACTAATATTTACAATCGACACCATACTGATTTAGAAAACAAAGAAGAATTGATTGAAAGTTTATTTATTATAGGAAATTCAAAAAACATGGATTTGTTTTCCAGCTTTAAAACTTGCGATACAAACACGGGGGAAGATACACAACGATTGGATTATAAATATTCAACCAGTCGAGGATTAAATTTGAAAAGAATAATTAACTATGACTTTAGGGTGTTTCGATATTATAATAAATTTATGTTTGATATGGGAATATCATTTGATCAAATGATACAAAATTTTTATCTAGGTAAAATAATATGAGAATTGCAGTATGTTTTAGTGGTATGGTTAGGACTGCCAACTATGTTACCCCCAATCTATTAAATTATTTTGGAGATTTACTTCCTAATATTGATTTTTTTATGCATACATGGGATGTAACACAACATAAACAATACACTCAGGGTGCAATGGGAGTGCTATCACACAACTACAGACAATGTCCAATGGAACCTAGTTATCCAATAGTATGTACGATTACAAATGACTATAAAAATTTTAAAAAAATAAAAATTGAATCATATTCAGTTCACTGTCAGTCGTATGTTCGTTTTCCACTGTGGTATTCATGGGCCAAAAGTATAGAGTTAGCAAAAGAATATGAAAAAGAATATAATTTTACATATGATGTAGTATTAAAAATGAGACCGGAAATGATTTTTCCTGCAAAAAGTACACTGCAACAGGAAATAGATAATTTTTTAATTAATCCTGAAATATTTTATGTTATGGGAGGCGATGACACCCGTTTAAATGATGTATATTTTTTATCATCTTCACTAAACATGTCTACTGCTACTAACATAATACATAACACAACCCATTGGAAAAACAATGAATTTAATATGCATCTTTTAAGTAATAATATTAAATATTCACAAGTTTATAGACCAGCATATGCTATATACAGAGAAGAATGTGTTGGAGTTTCTCCAATGGATTGGTTAGGATGTCATGTAGTTGAAACGTATTATTACTCTCCAAAAGAAACATTTGAGATATATTGCAGACAACAAAATTTTTTAACTAAATTTGTAGAACTATACGAATTTTTAATGAAAAAAACAAAAAATGAAATTAATTAACAGGAACACTGATGTAATCACTAATAGTGCAAATCTTGAAGATTTACATGCTGTCACGGATGTTCCTATATTGATGAGTTGTACAGCAGAAAAAGAATCAACTGATATTAAGAAAGATTTAATTTGGCAAATAAGTAAAGACTCCGGGATCATACAATTAAAAAATCTCATCCCATTGAATGTGCTATATTCCGTGCCTCATAGCGGCACAACAGGTGGAATGTGGTTACAACATCATCAAGAATTTTCTAAATTCTTAAGTAAATTCAACCCTACCTCAGTGTTAGAAATTGGCGGAGCACATGGTATATTGGCTACTGATTATTTGAAAAATAATATGATTCCCTGGACTATAATTGAACCTAATCCCTGCCCAATAGATAAGTGTCTGGCTAAATTTATTAAAAGATTTTTTGATGATAAGTTTTCTGTTAACGAAATTAACGAAAAAATTGACACAATAGTACATAGTCATGTGTTTGAACATGTTTATGACCCGACGGAATTTATGCAAAACATTTCAAATATAATGCATAACGGTAATAAATTAATATTTACCTTGCCCAATCTACAAATTATGTTAGAAAACAAATATACTAACTGTATAAATTTTGAACATACTATTTTCTTGTCTGAACCGTACATAGAATACTTATTATCAAAATTTGGGTTTCGGGTCATAGAAAAAACATACTTTAGCAATCATAGCATTTTTTATTCAACTGTCAGAGATGATACGGTTGCCCCGTTTGAATTAGATCCCAATCTGTATGAACAGAACAAACAACTGTACTTGGACTATGTAAAATATTATGAGGATCTTATAATAGAATTAAATAATAAATCAAAGGATACTACTCTTCCCATTTATTTGTTTGGGGCACATGTGTTCTCGCAATATTTGTTAACATTAGGATTGGATAGCACTAAAATTAATAGTATCTTGGATAATGATCCAAAGAAACACGGCAAGCGTTTATATGGCACTGGTTTGAAAATTCAATCACCTAGTGTACTAAGCAGCGTAGAACCAATGATTGTTATTTTAAAAGCAGGGTTTTATAATGAAGAAATTAAACAAGATATATTGAAAAACATAAATCCAAATATAATATTTTGGGAATAAAGATGATCACAAAAGATAAAAAGTTAGTTAAAAAACACTGGGGACAGGAAGAATGGTTTGCAGATGGAGTAGCTACCCCATTTGCATTGAAACGTATATTGTTCTTAGCTGGGAACAGAACAAGTCTACAAGTGCATCAATATAAGTTTGAAACAACTTTTGTATTGTCTGGCACTGGCAAATTATATAAGTCTAAAGAACCATTGGATATAGAAAATTTCCTACATGTAGGAATGACCTCTAAGCAAGTTGAAGAATATGAAGCAACGTTTGATGTACTAGATTTGCATGAGGGTGTTTTATTCGACCTCAGCCCAGGATACGTTCATCGTGTTGTGGCTACTACCGACTTAACTTTTATCGAAGCTAGCACTTGTGAATTGGATGATGTATTTCGTTTACAAGATGATGGTGGAAGAACACACGGGCGCATAAGCTACGAACATGAAAATTAATACAGTAATTATACCTACTGCAGGTACAGGTAGTAGAATGGGTAACTATACAAAGAATCTCAACAAAGCATTATTGCCCTATAAAAATAAACCAGTGATATCACATATCATTGACAGTTTCCCCCAAGACACAAAATTTATTCTACCAGTTGGTTACTTAGCAGATCAAATCAAAGACTTCTGTAAAATAGCATATGCTGATAGAGATATTGAATTTGTTCAGATAGATGATTATCTTAGTAGCAAATCAGGCACTTCATATACATTGCGACATTGTAGAGACAAAGTAAACGCACCGTTTTGGTATGTGCCGTGTGATACTTATTTTAATGAATCAGTTGTTGACAAAGTAAACGAAAGTAATTGTTACTTTGTAAAAAAAGTTCCAGAGAAAGACAGCTATCTCTATACTATGTTTGATGTAGATACCAACAAAAATATAACTGAGATAACATTTAAAAAACACACCCCAGAATCATATGAAGCCTTTACTGGGTTAATGTACATACATGATTATGTAGAATTCTTTGATAGTTTGGAAACAATCAATTCAACTGAATTAATTTATTCCATACAGTTAGGTGACAAAGTAGCTAAGTTGGACACTTGGCAAGACTTTGGAGATCCAGTCAACTATCAAACTGAATTGGGGAAAAGTCAAAAGTTTGACTTTAGTAAAAAAGATGAACTAACCTATATCTGTAACAATCGTGTAGTCAAATGGTGGATAGATGATGCTACCCCAAAAAAGAAATATATTAAGACATTAAAAAATCCCTCTGTATTTCCTGCTAACTGTCAACACATTGGCAACTTCATGGCTTACGATTACTTTGATGGCCAAACACTATATGAGTATAATAACCCAGTAGCATTTACTTCATATCTTAATTGGCTAAAAGATGAAGTTTGGTTGCCAGTTGATGCGGATATTACCAGTGCTGCAACTGAATTCTATAAAAACAAAACACTAGCACGAGTTAATAAGTTTTTAGAAAAGTACCCAGACCTCAAACAAATTAACTTTATTGATGGTATAAAAGTTAATGATTATAGTTACTACTTGAATAAGATTGATTGGGACTATTTAAGCACTACCACATTACCAGGGTTTGTGCATGGGGATTTACATTTTGATAATACTGTTATCAATGATGAGGGTAAATTTAAAGTGATAGATTGGAGACATGAATTTGCTAATATAGTAGAGTATGGGGATATCTATTATGACCTAGCTAAACTAGCAGGTGGATTTATAATCAACTATGCTAACATCAAAGAACATAACTTCAATATTGAAATAGATAATGATAATGTCACACTAGCTATCCCTAGTGTAGACCATGTTAATGTTTATCAACGTCAACTTAAAGAATTCGTAATAAGTCAGGGGTACGATTACAAAAAAGTACAAACGCTAATTCCAATTATATATTGGAATATGAGTCCATTACATACTGCGCCATTTGATGTATTCTTATGGTACTTGGGTATTAAATTGTTCCAAGAATTAGAATGAAACAATTTTATAGTCTAAGTCAATATCCTGGCAAAACCGGAGAAACTTACTATCGTAAGTTTTTTAATTTAAAGAATTTGCCACACTCTTACAATGCATTAAAATGCGAAAATATAGTTGATAGTGTTACTGAATTAAAAAATATTAAAGCTAGTGGGTTCAGTGTCAGTATGCCCTACAAGGCATCAGTCATACCTTTACTTGATGAAGTGGATAATTTAGTTACACAATTCAATAGTTGTAACACAGTAGTGAACGTCGACGGAAAGTATATTGGTTACAATGCTGATTACTATGGGGCAATACATGTACTAAAAACTATCCTAGAACATGAACCAATTAACATATTGGGCAACGGTGCAATGGGCAATATGTTTAAAAAAATACTAGGTTCTAGGGCTAACATCTACAGTCGTTCATTGGGCAATTGGGACCAAATACAATCATTATCTGGAACTATAATAAACTGTACTAGTTTAGGTACCTCTACTAAGGATAGTCCCTTCATTAAGTTGCCAAATATAAGCCATGTGATTGACTTGGCTATGAATGACAATGATTTAAAAAAACAAACCATCTCATCTGATATTAAATATATAGGCGGAAAAGAGTTTTACCAGCAGCAATTCAAAAAACAATTTGAAATTTACACCGGTATAACATTAAGCCAATCAGAACTTGAAGATGATAATTAATAAATTAGTTTTAGACGTTGACGGAGTACTTAACACCGGGCATATTTTATATAGCAGTCAGGGTAAGATGTATAAAGTCTTTGGTCCACACGACAAAGATGGATTCAAAATAATAAAAAAATATCTAAATGATATTACCTTTATCACAGCAGATGTGACTGGCTGGGATATAACCTACGCCCGAATAGTAAACGATTGGAAGTATGATCCTTCACAATTAATATTGGTTACAGAAGAAGATCGTATGAGATGGTTTGAAAAGAATTGTGATTTTGAAACTACAGCATATATAGCAGACGGATACAATGATGCCCCTATACTAGATAGAGTTAAAGTTGGCATTGCACCCAAATCAGCAAGAATAGAAGCAAGATCAGCAGCAATATATGTAACACCTTCAAAAGCAGGACAAGGTGCTGTGTTAGATGCTTGCTTATACTTAGAAAGATTAATTAATGGACTTGAAGAAATTTAAATTGGGCGTGGGCCCTATGAGTCCAGAAGTAGTTGATATTTGTTTGGAATACAGCAAGGTACATAATTTTCCAATTATGATTATTGCTAGTAGAAATCAAGTTGATGCTAATAATGGATATTCATTTACCACTGAGAAATTAGTAGATTTTGTCAAATCTAATACAAACTATGATCCTGAAAGAATACTTATATGCAGAGATCATTGCGGACCATACTACGGTGATGTTGACACTGGCTTATCAGTAGAGGATGCACTAAAGAATTGTATCAACACAATTGATTCTGACGTTAAGAATGGATTTAATTTGATACATGTGGATATCAGCAGAGTAGCTAAAGAAGAAAGATACACAATAGCACACGAAATTATCAATTACATTTTGAAATTGAATCCCAATATTATGTTAGAATTTGGTAGTGAGGACAATCTTAGCGTAGAAGAAAACAACAATCAAATACATTATGATGTTGAGTTTAGTAGACGCTATCTAAATCAGATTAAATTTGTTGTTGGTCGTACAGGTAGTCTCACTAAACATAAACAAGTGGGTCATTTTGATGTGGAAGATAATATCAAACTAGCAGAGGTTATACACAAGCATGGATTCTTATTTAAAGAACATAATGCTGATTACTTAACTGAACAAGATATTGTATTAAGAAAACAAGCCGGAGTAGATTCGTTAAATATTGCACCACAATTAGGAGTGGTACATACTAATGTACTTGTTAAGTTAGGTAAAGAATTTGAGGATGAGTATAATACATTTAAGAAATCTGTAATTGAAAAAGAAGTATGGAAGAAATGGATTACTCCTGAGATAACAGATGACGAAACTAAGTTATCAGTAAGCGGACATTATTTCTTAAACACAGTTGAAGCCAAACAGTTGTTAGAAAAAATTGATATAGCAAAGTTTAAAAATGTTTTGAAAACAGAGATATTTGAAGTACTTGATATATATAGAAAAGGACTTGGCAATGAGCATACTTAAAAAAATTAAATACTTCATTGTAGAACGATTGTTTGGTAAAATTACCAGAGAATTGCGCTATAGAAAAAGATTAAAAGAATTACGCAAACGAGACCCGTTTATTTACAAATGAACTATATAGGTATAAGTGCCGGTTTTCATGACGCTGCAATCAGCGTAGTTGATGACCATGGCAACATCTTGTTTGCTGGACATAGTGAACGCTATAGTAAGAATAAGCATGACAAAGATGTATGTGAAGAATTATTAACGGATGCATTAAAGCACACTAATTCATCATACTTAGAGTATCATTACTATGAACGCCCGTGGTTAAAGTCATTACGTCAATTACGCACTGGTGAAGGCTTTACTTGGCCGTCATGGGAAAAGATATTAGGTAGTACATATCATCAGATGGGTACACCTAAAATACATACACATAGTCATCATCTATGTCATGCGGCTGCAGGATTTCAAACAAGTCCATTTGAAGATGCCACTGTTGTTGTGATTGATGCTATAGGAGAATTTGATACTATCACTATCTGGGATGCTTGGTACGATTTCTCAACGGGCAAAGCACAATACAAAAAACTATGGAGTCTTAAATATCCAGATAGCATTGGATTATTCTATTCAGCAATGACTGAACGAGTTGGACTACGCCCATTAGATGAAGAATACATTCTAATGGGTATGGCTGCGTACGGAGAACCTAATCATGTTGCTGATATGATTAATGAGTTAGTAGATAAAAAAGATATATTAACCTTCAAGCAAAATCTACACACTGGGGTTAGTAAAGATTTCTTAAAAGATGCTGATCCATTGGACATTGCTAGCAGTAGTCAACACTTAGTTGAGTACATGATTACTAGAGTAATGAGTAAAGCTAGAACATTGGGTCGTAGTAGAAATCTAGTATACGGCGGCGGGGTAGCATTGAATTGTTTAGCGAACAGACTATTAGGGAACTTCTATGAAAATATTTGGATTATGCCTAACCCTGGCGATGCGGGTAATAGTCTCGGTGCAGCATGTCTTGGGCACAGTCGTAAAACTAATTGGACTGATGCTTTTCTTGGTCATAACATTCCTGGTAAGTATCCTGTTAACGGTTTACTTGATGTGTTACTTACTGATAGGATTGTTGGTGTCGCTTCAGGACGAGCAGAGTTCGGCCCGAGAGCATTGGGAAATAGAAGTCTACTCGCAGACCCAAGAGGCGATGAAATTAAAGATAAAGTAAATGAGATTAAACGTAGACAAAAGTTTAGACCATTTGCTCCTGTCATATTAGAAGAATATGCTCATCAGTATTTTGAAATGCCTAAGCACTGGCATGATAGTAGATATATGCAGGTTATTAGTAAATGTAAATATCCTGAGAAATTCCCTGCTATTGCACATCACGATTGGACTAGTAGAGTACAAACTGTACCAAAAGATGGGTCTGGCATCAGAGAGTTATTAGAAAAATGGTATGTAATGACCGAATGCCCAATGTTATTGAACACAAGTTTAAACATACGTGGCGAGCCAATGGTCAACGACCATAGTGATGCTGATAGGTTTGAAAAACTATATGGAGTTAAGGTTTTGTCATAAGTAATTAAATGCTAAGAGATGTATTTTATTACGGCGCCAAACCCAACGTTCACCCAAGAGAAAAATTTGCAACTTCACTAGAAGATGCTAGACAACAATCTACCACAGAACATTTTTGGATAATAAACGAATATTGTGATTATCGTAATTTTGATTGGGACTTTGATTTTGAATTTCTACCCGACGAAGATGTATGGGCAGAAGAACATAACAACGTATGGCCTAGTATACATCAAAAAGATAGCGGCACATGGCTATGCACATCAAACCCAACCGAGATAATTATATATCGGGCTGACGTTGAACCAGTAAAACGTAAAAACGAAACACACAAAAATTGGGTACTACTAGATTTAGTAGATGAAACTAAATTTGATTTTAGTTGGCATCCAGACCCAACTGACCCTCCCTATATCTATACATGGGGATGTAAATATTTCCCAGTAGAATTGCAAGCCTGCTTAGAATATCATGTTCCGGGTGCAACAACCGTGAAGTACATGGATAGTATTGTAGAGTTGTTGCCACATACAGATCGATGGGTTGAAGTACAGAATATTGACAAATCATTATTTGATATGTCATGGAGACCTAGTCCATTGGATCCTCCTATGAATTATGTTTGGGGTAACAAACACATTGATGGCAAATTGAAATCTACACTAGAGTATCATATGCCCGGTGCGACTGATACAAAGTATATGTCTTATCCTTTGCCAGTATTACCTGAGTGGGATAGATGGCAAATCCATGACGAGATAGATAAAACTAGTTTTGATTTTAGTTGGAGACCAGATCCAAGAGAGCCGGCTTATATATACCAATGGGGTAATAAACATTATAGTAGTGAATTATCTCCTACTATTTCCTATACTGCCCCGGGAGCAACTGAAGTTAAACATATGTCACAAGATGTTAATCTAGCAGTAAGTAAAAATTGGGTTTTCTATCACGCAGTAAATAAAACTAAATTTGATTTGACATGGAGACCTGATCCAACTAGCCCACCTTATATCTATGCATGGGGAAATAAATATGATCCAGCAGAAGTTAAACCTACGCTAGAATATATTGTACCCGGGGCAACCGAATACAAGTATATGGACGTTGTTGATTTAGAGCCAGAATGGGATAGATGGAAAGAACATATTTTTGTTGATCATTCTAAATTTGATTTTAGTTGGAGACCAGATCCTAATCTACATGAGCCACCTTATATCTATGTGTGGGGCAACAAGTATGATCCGGCAGAAGTTAAGCCTACGCTAGAATATCATGTGCCCGGAGCAACTGAATATAAGTATATGAACATTGTTGATTTAGAGCCAGAATGGGATAGATGGCAAGAAATTCAACCAGTAGATAAAAGTAAGTTTGATTTTAGTTGGAGACCTGATCCTAACTTACACGAACCACCTTATATCTATGTGTGGGGTAATAAACATATATCAGCAGAACTTAAATCAACAATAGAATATCATGTGCCGGGCGCTACAGAACGCAAGTACATGAGTCAGTTAGTAGAAGTGTTGCCTGAATTCAATCGGTGGAAAGAAATACAATCTATTGATAGAAACAAGTTTGATTTAACATGGAGACCAGATCCAAGAGAACCAGCATATATTTATGTATGGGGAAATAAACATATACCGGGTGAACTGAAATCAACAATAGAATATCAATGTGACGGGGCTACTGAATATAAGTATATGGATGAACTTGTTGAAGTATTACCTGAACAAGAACACTGGAAAGTTACGCAAGAAGTAAAAAACTTTGACTTTACCTGGAGACCTGATCCACGTGAACCTGCATACATTTACACTTGGGGTAATAAACATATAGCAGCAGAACTTAAACCCACAATAGAGTATTATTGTGAGGGTGCAACAGAACACAAGTATATGGGTGAAGTTGATGTTGTTCCTGAAATGGATCGTTGGAATATTGTACAAGAAATTTCTAACACATTTGATTTGTCATGGAGACCTGACCCACGTGAACCTGCATATATCTATACATGGGGTAACAAATATATACCCGGAGATATAAAACCTACACTTGAATATCATTGTGAGGGTGCTACCGAACGAAAGTATATGGGTGATGTTGATGTATTGCCTGAGTTAGACAAGTGGAAAGAAATTCAATCAATAGATAAAACTAAGTTTGATATGTCGTGGAGACCAGACCCGCGTGAACCGGCATACATTTACGTGTGGGGTAATAAACACGTTGAAGCTGAATTAAAGTCAACTATTGAATATCATTGTCCTGATGCAACCGAACGCAAGTACATGGGTGATGTTGAAGTATTACCTGAATTAGATAAATGGAATATTGTACAACAAGTAGAAAACTTTGATTTTACATGGAGACCAGATCCAAGAGAACCTGCATATATCTACACATGGGGTAACAAGCATGTTAGTGCTGAATTGAAACCGACACTTGAATATCATTGTCCTGATGCAACTGAACGAAAATACATGGGTGATGTTGAAGTGTTACCGGAGTTTGACAAATGGAAAGAAATACAGCCAATAGATAACACTAAGTTTGATATGTCGTGGAGACCTGATCCACGTGAACCTGCATATATTTACACATGGGGTAATAAACATGTTAGTGCTGAGTTTAAGCCAACACTTGAATATTATTGTGAAGGTGCAACAGAGCGCAAGTACATGGGTGATGTTGAAGTTTTACCTGAGTTTGACAAATGGAATATTGTACAACAAGTAGAAAACTTTGATTTTACATGGAGACCAGATCCAAGAGAACCTGCATATATTTATGTATGGGGTAACAAATGGATACAAGGAGATTTAAAATCTACACTTGAGTATCACTGTGAAGGGGCAACTGAATTCAAGTATATGAAAGAATTATTAGATGTTGCACCAATACACGACCACTGGAACATTATACAAAAAGTAGAAAACTTTGATTTTAGTTGGAGACCTGATCCACGTGAACCTGCATATATTTATATATGGGGTAATAAACATATAGCAGGTGAATTAAAACCAACACTTGAATTTCATTGCCAAGGTGCTATTGAACGTAAATTTATGGGTACTGCTGAAGTAGCACCAGAATGGGATAGATATCAAATATTAATACCAGTAGATAAAACTAGCTTTGACTTCACGTGGAGACCAGATCCCAGAGAACCTGAATTTATATATGTATGGGGTAATCAATCTAACATTGCAGAAAAAGAACCTACTATTGAATATCATTGTCCTGGCGCTACTGAACGAAAATACATGAATGACAATGTGGCTAAGACATTACCTGTAGTTGAAAATTGGAAGATATTAATTTCAGTAGAAAACTTTGATTTTAGTTGGAGACCTGATCCTAATAGCCCTCCCTACATCTATATATTTGGTAATCAATGGCATGATGCTATGACAGAGCCTACATTAGAATATCATGTAGAGGGCGCTGCCGAAAAGAAATATGTCACAGAGATTGTTCCTACTGCAACAAAGACTCAGGAGTATTGGAAAACTCTTATTCCAATCGAATCATTTGATTATAGCTGGAGACCCAATCCACATTCAACCCCTTACATATATGTATTTGGTAATCAATGGCATGATAGCATAACTGAACCCACAATAGAATATCATTGTCCTGGCGCAACGGATAAGAAATACATTACTGATGTAATTGCATTAGCCAAATCAACAGCAACAGACAATCATTGGAAACGATTAATACCGATTGAATCATTTGATTATAGCTGGAGACCTGATCCTAATAGTCCTCCTTATATCTATGTGTTTGGTAATAAATGGAACGATGCTGCAACTGAACCATCGGTTGAATATTATGTTGACGGCGCAACTGAACACAAATATGTATCTGACCCTGTTGCTATTCCTAAAGCAGAGATACAATACTGGGCTATCAATAATAATGATGACTTAGAAACATTTGATTTTACATGGAGACCCAATCCACATAGTCCATCACAAATATATCAATGGCAAGATAATGGACCAAGGTATACGGTTCCTGGCGCAACAGATGTGGTGTTAATGGAACACACTGGAAAGACAAAGAAAGTAATCGTTAATCGTTACAAGATTAAAACAACATTGGAAGATTTAATTAACGAACATCCGGAAGAAGTATTCTGGGCTATCAACCCTGATTTGAATTATGATAAGTTTGACTTTAGTTGGCGACCCAACGAAGAAAACTTTAGACATATAAATGTATTTGGCAATGAGTATAGCAAAAATACACAAACGTATTATATTAATAGTCCAATGTATATGCTTGGAAACAAAGAATATAATTATGTAGAGGATCAATCAGTGCAGGTTGATAGTAATCTAAGTATGTTCTTTATTGATAAAAGTAATAAGGAAAGTACAAGTAGATTTAATGAATTAAAATTACGCTATCCACAATTACAAAAGACAAGATATCTTAATAGTTGGGTAGATACAATCAATCGTTGTATTACTAAATCAGAAACTAAATTGTTCTGGGTACTGAATAGTGAATTAGATTATAGTGAGTTTGATTTTGACTTCTATCCTAGCCCATGGCAAATGAATATGATACATGTGTTTGGAACACAATGGAGTCATTGGGGTAACACCTACATGGTTAATAAAGAAACCTTTGCAGAAGATACAAAGTATGTAAAGATTATTGAACATCTATCTAACTTGAATTTTGTAAAACAAAGAAAAGCAAAAGCAACAAATGTATTGTATGACATTGTTTATATTGACCATGGTAATAAAGATTTGTCTGATATTAATAACTTAATCATCAAGTATGAAAAGAGTTATTTGACTACTTTTAGAAACATGTTAGATAAACTTTCAGTAAAGAAAGAACATTATGTTTGGGTAGCTAGTACTATATGTGATTACACAAACTTTGACTTTACCTATATATGTGATCCGTTTGCCAAAGAGCAATTACATGTATTTCCAAGTGATAAGCAGAAGTTTGGTGATACGTTTTTAATTGATGTGAATAGATTACGTGAATTAGTAGATGATATGACTACATTGGAAGACTACAATAAGATTAACTTTAATCAAAGTCAAAGAGTAAAAAGATTAGAAGCACCTGTGATTATTACTGAGGAAGATACTCATGTATCTAGTATTAACACGGAGTTTGATTTTCCGTATGCTGTATTCACCACAGTTGATAATAAAGACATTAAAGTATTGGATAATGAACCAATGAACATATGGAGTTATGAGACTAAAAATATCATAATAACCAGTGAAGGTGGAACAAGAATTATTGTTCCCAAAGAAGCAAGAAAATATATTAAAAACGAATTATATGATTATCCATATATAATGCCCAATGACAAATTAGCAAAGTCTAATCCGTTGGACATTGTTTTCTTTAGTAACGGTGAAGCCTGTGCTGAGGCAAATTATAAACATTTGCTTAAACTAACTGAAAAGCTACCCAACAATGTATTAAGAATTGACGGTATAAATGGTCGTGTAAAAAGCCAACATGCTGCTGCTGAAAGTAGTGCTACCCCATGGTACTTCTTAGTCAATGCTAAACTGAAAGTAGATTCAAAGTTTAATTTTAATTGGCAACCGGACAGATTGCAGATACCTAAGCATTATATTTTCCATGCCACCAACCCTGTAAACGGATTAGTATATGGTCACCAAGCTATCGTTGCTAACAACAAGAAACTTACCTTAGCAAACTTTGGAACTGGATTAGACTTTACTATGGACAGTGAGCATGAAGTTGTTGCTATTAATAGCGGCATTGGTATGTATAATAGTAGTGAGTGGGATACATGGCGTACTGCATTCCGCGAATGTATTAAACTTAAATTATCCAAAACTATGGAAAATAAAGAACGTCTAGATGTATGGTTAAACGTTGGCCTTGGTGAGTTTGCCCAATATAGTATACAAGGTGCCAAAGATGCAGTAGAATACTATTATGAAGTTGAAAGTGACTTTAAAAAATTGCGTTTAAGTTATGATTGGGATTGGTTAAGAACATTCTATGAGACTAAATACAAACTATGATAGTTAAACTCGCAAACAAAATTGGGCAAGCACATGCCAAGTTCTTTATGTGGTTGGGTCACAAAGCCGAAACTAACCCATGGTGGGCAGTCGCATTAACTGTTTGGGCATTATATGAAATTGGCGAGCATATTGCTGGTCCAGTTATGGCAATCATGTATGCTACCGGACATCTTGTTGTCCAATAATGTCAACTAAATACATATCTAGCACGTTATATATGTATAGGAGATAAAATATGAAAAAATTACTTTTGGTTGCTTTAACATTAATGGTCAGTAATATGGCTTTTGCTCAAGATTGCCGTTGGGGATTAGATCATCGTCATCACAATTGTGGACCTCGTTGGGAACCTCGCACAGTTATTGTTGAACGTAATGATTGGATAGCCCCATTAATCATCGGCGGAATTGCAGGAGCAGTTATTGCTAATCAAAATCAACAGCAACCAGTTGTTCAACAACCGCAGACGGTAATAGTTCAGACTCAAAATGTGTGTACAGCATGGAAAGAGATTCAACAACCAGATGGTCAAATTTACCGTGAGCGTACCTGTACAAAATAATGTATCGTTATAAAGTTTGGGTTAGGTTAAATCAATATCAGACGGCTGATGTAACAATCAATGCTGATAATGATTTACAAGCCAAGATGTTAGCAGAATCTATATATGGTCAGGGCATGGTACTAAACTATACTCGCATTGACTAAAGGAGAACTTATGTTTATTGGGTTAATGGGTGTTGATAATGATGGCAAAACCATGTATACTCCAAATGGTAATAAGATATGGTTCACATTGCCATGGGGACTAGCGTGGAAATTACAAGAGATACAACATTGGATCGCTAAGAAAACTTGGCGATAAATAGTAGTTATTGCTGTATGAAGCAAAGAGAAAAGTGTTCTGGACGCGGGTTCGACTCCCGCCAGGTCCACCATAAACATAATGTCTACTGGTGAATGAGATAACAATGCTCATAATAAAAGTCCAAACAGTATGTTTATGATGGGCCTGACATTGGTTTCGACAGGGCAACAAGTAAATGAGTGGACAGCACAAGAGCAACCTTGTAAAAAGAAGAAAAACCGTAAACGCAAACGACGAATTGTTCGCATTAGCAGCCTAAACGCTGCTTAGGGTTTCGGTAGGTTTCCTCGTAACAGAATAACCTACCATTAAGTTAATACGTATGAACAAAGAAATTATTTACGATAGTCCATTGATTATAAAATATCACAATTTTTTAACTTATGATGAGTGTAAATCCATAATAGATGCAATTGATGCAAAAGAATATGATAAAGCAACCGTATATTCCGTACCGGCTAGAGATTATTATAAGTCTGAGGGTAGAACTAATTCGACCTATGTAGACCGTACTAAAAAATTATTGCAACTAGAGATAAAAATTACTGATTTTTTTAATACTGAATTAAATGCAATCAATGGTAAAAATACTCAGTATAATCCGGAAACACCACTTGCAATACAAAAATATGGAGTTGGCGAACAATACAAGGTACATGTAGATTATTTTAATAACACAGAAAAAGTTCATAATAATGATAGACTTGCAACCTGCATTTTATACCTTAATGATGATTTTGAAGGTGGACACACATTTTTTAAACAGCTTAATATTAGTATTAAACCTAAGTCAGGAATGATATTATTTTTTAAGTATGATAGTAAATATTCACACGAAAATTATAAAACGATACATGCAGGTTTGCCAGTGGAGTCAGGAACCAAGTATATTATATCAGCGTTCATGCGTGAAGGAAGTATACCGGACTGGAAACCCACTGCATCGGATAAAATAATTAAATTAAATCATGTTTACCCACATATAACTGCATAAATATAATTTTCCTTTATCAACTAGCATACATTACGCAAACAGTATACTTACTTTGCGAGAATACATAATTTATTTGACTGTATTTCTACTACTAAATATTAGTCTAGCCTGAGTAATATCAGGTTTTTATTTAAAGGAAATTTAATATGAAGAAAATCGCACTTGCGACAATTTTAGCCGCTGCATCTCTTGCAGCATCAGCACAAGTAGCCGTTTACGGTAAAATGCGTGTGTATGAAGAATCAGTAACAGTTGGATCTGCGGCAGCAGTAACAGCACTAACCAACGATACAAGTCGTTTAGGTTTTAAAGGTACTGAAGCATTAGGTGGCGGACTATCTGCTAACTTCACAATTGAAACTGGTATCGGTGCAGATGCTCCAGCAGCATCAACATTGGGCGACAGAACTATGATTGTAGGTTTGTCAAACAGTTTAGGTTCAGTTAATGTTGGTCGTGACAAGCACACAATCGCACGTACACTTGATAACTATGACGCAATGGGTAATGTATACGGTTCTAGTACCGCAGTCATTCACGCTGCTCAAGGTTCACGTTTCAGTAATGCGTTGTTTGTTTCAGCTACTCCAATGGCTGGTTTAACTGTTAACTACATCAATAGCAATAGCGAAGTAGCAGGCGTTAATAACCCACAAGCTGCTAGTATTGAATTTACTCGTGGTCCAATCAGTGCTACTGTAGCAAATTTTGATAACGGTACAACAAGTACTTCAACAATCTATGGTGCAAAAGTTAAAGTTGAAAAGACTGGTACTACAGTTTTCGCTACATACTCTGATGACAAAGTTTCAGGTGTAACTACAAGTGGTAAAAGTATTGGTGTTAATCACCCAGTTACTGGTTCATTGATGGCACTTGCTAGCTATGGTGAGAACAATACTACTAAAGCATTAGACTTAGGCGCAAGCTATAGTTTAAGCAAGCGTACAACAGTTCACGCTCGTTACATCAAAGAAGATGCAGCAGCAACAACTACTAAGTACGCATTGGGTATGGAACACAATTTCTAATCCAATCTAATCACATTGATTATAAAGGGGCTTTGCCCCTTTAGCCATATGTAACATTACTGTCACAATTCAATAACTAAATATTTGTGTAACAAAGGAGATTACATGAAAAAACTATTTGCTATTCTATTAGCGGCTGTAACATTTGCAGCATCAGCACAAGACATTACAGGAGCCGGGGCAACATTCCCGGCTCCGTTGTATTCAAAGTGGGCAAGTGAATATAACAAAGCAACTGGCACTAAAATCAACTATCAATCAGTTGGTTCAGGAGCTGGCATTAAACAAATTGAAGCAAAGACAGTTACATTCGGTGCAAGTGATATGCCACTTACAGATGACAAACTAGCAGCGTCAGGGTTGTTTCAGTTTCCGACAGCAATCGGCGGAGTTGTCCCAGTTATCAATGTCAATAACATTGCTCCAGGACAATTGAAATTAACAGGCACAGTTATCGCTGATGTCTTTTTAGGTAAGATCACTAAATGGGATGACAATGCTATTAAGGCATTGAACCCAACATTAGTTTTGCCTAATCAAGATATTACTGTAGTTCGTAGAGCAGATGGTAGTGGTACTACATTTATTTGGACAAACTATCTAAGCAAAGTAAGCAAAGAGTTTAAAGAAGTTATCGGTGAAGGTACTGCTGTAAATTGGAAAGTTGGAGCAGGCGGTAAGGGCAATGAAGGCGTAGCACAAATGGTTCGTCAACTACCGGGCTCATTGGGATATGTAGAGTTTGCTTATGTTAAACAAACTAAAATGAATTGGGTTAACGTACAAAATAGTGCTGGAACTTGGGTGGCCCCAACAGAAGATGCTTTTAAAGCAGCGGCTGCTAATGCTGATTGGAACAAAAGTTACTATCAGATACTAACTAATCAAGCAGGCAAAGAAGCATGGCCTATCAGTGGTGCTACATTTATTCTTGTTTACATCAAACCAGAAGATGTTGCTAAGTCTAAAGCAGCAATGACATTCTTTGATTGGGCATTCAGTAACGGAGATAAAGCAGCAGATGATTTAGATTATGTTGCACTACCAACATCAGTTAAGAACAAGATTCGTGCTGATTGGAAACATTTAGGATTATTTTAAACCGACCGCAAGATTGAGCGGAAGCTGGAACTCGTAACCAGTACTAAGGGCCGAAAGGCTCTTTTTTATTATAACAATAAGAGTGAGAACAACAATGTATGAAAACTTACCGATCAATATTTGTATCCGATGTTCATTTGGGTACAAAAGATAGTCAAGCCGAAAAATTAAATAACTTTCTGAAACACAATTCATGTGATACATTATACTTAATAGGAGATATAATCGATGCCTGGAGAATTCAACAAAACAAATGGAGATGGAAACAAAGCCACACTAATGTGGTCCGTCGTGTTCTCGGTCATGCTAAACGCGGCACTCGTGTTGTTTATATTGCAGGTAATCACGATGAATTTTTAAGACCTATGATACCATATGGGTTCAGTTTTGGACTCATTGAGATACATAATCAAATAGAACATATAGGTGCAGATGGTAATCATTATCTTGTAGTACACGGAGATATGTTTGACGGTATAACTAGATTGGCACCTTGGATAGCATTTTTAGGAGACAAAGCATATGATGTCATTTTATCAGTTAATAGCAAATTCAATTGGCTACGCCATCGCATGGGTTTTGGGTATTTTAGTCTTAGTAAATATCTCAAAGCAAGAGTAAAGAAAGCAGTAGACTTCATATTCCACTTTGAAAAAAATCTCGCAACCTATTGTAAAAAACGTGGGTTTGATGGTGTTATCTGTGGACACATTCACCATGCAGAGATTAAAGACATTGATGGTATTAAATACATGAATGATGGTGACTGGGTTGAATCCTGTACAGCACTTGTAGAACATTGGGACGGTCGTTGGGAAATAGTTACTTGGACTAAGGAGAAGGACAATGAAATTAAGTGATAAAATTACTATAGTTGTACCCTGTAAGAATGAAGAAGATTATATTCATCATCTATTAGATTCATTACGTTCACAAAACATAGGTGATACTAGAGTCATTATTGCTGATTGCTCTACGGATAACACCAGACAAGTTATACGTGATAACAGTTTTGAATTGAATGTTGAGATCATTGAGGGAGGGCCTGTTTCAGTGGCCAAGAATAATGGAGCAAGATTAGTTACTACTCCCTACATCTTATTCATTGACGCCGATGTTCGTTTTTTTAAATACGATGTGATCCATGATGCTGTCAATAAAATTGAATCTATGAACTTGGATTTAGTTGGATTGAACATCAAGTGCTATGACAATGACATAAGAGCAAAATTTGGGTTTACTATTTTTAACACTATAAATCACACATTGAAATATTTCTCACCCTTTGCGGTTGGAGCATTTATGCTAACTCGGAAAGATAAGTTTGATGAGTATGGTGGATTCCCTGAACAGTTTTCAACGTCAGAGGACTATTTCTTGTCTAGGAAATATAGTCCTAAGAAGTTTAGAATAGTCAAACATCACTTTGGGCAAGACAGTCGTAGATTTAAGAAAATGGGTTATATGGGAATGGCTAAGTATCTAGTTAAGAACTTTGTCAATCGCAACAATAAGAAGTACTGGGACAGTTTAGACTCATCTAAATATTGGAATTAACGTTTCATTAAATCGTTAGTAAAATCTAACAGCAACTCATGGTGTCTACCACCATGCCATTTGTCACGCATATAACTATAACTATCATACCAAAATGGTTCTGATTCTGGATGACAACCAATTAGTCCTATGCGTTTTTGATATATTGCCATTGGATCGCCGTTAGCGTATGTAGCAATTGTTTTGAATTTATGTCTATTACCAACTAAAGCACACCCATCATAGAAGAACATATTCATGCGTTCATCTTTCCATGTTATTGGTAAATTTTTAGCATGTGGTCTACGTGTATCAGTTCCGGGTTGTTTGATGTATTGTACGGCATCAACATCATCTAACACATTTAGGTAATAACTACCCGCCCAATATGCACCCATACAGATACCTAAATATCTGCCACCGCCGTGGATAAAATCTTTTACCCGTTTTCCGTTATTTTTGAATAGTTGTTTGAATGTATCACTATCACCTATTCCGCCGGGAACGGCAATCATGTCTACATCATCAAAGAAATCATATTCCAATTTGTTTTTGCTAAAGATTTTGAAGTTATAGTATTCACTCAAAGCCTTCATCATCCCATTTCCAGATTGCACGGAACATTTTGGGTCATACAAAAATAATGCGATTGTGGGTTTCATCACAACTATTTATGTTAGGGAAAACACTTGACATAAATATCTCAGGATAGTATAATGTTATTATGAGAATAGAAAAGTCTTTGGATTGGCAACAGGTGTCTAGTAAAATACGCACTGATTTGAATAATATTGGGTACAATCCAGACTTAAAACGGATGTTTAATAACATCAACACTATGGTATCAGAATTAAGTAAATTAGAAGTAAATGGGCGTAGATTACATACTGATAATTTTACTAAAGAGCCATTAGAAAAAATTAACAAAGCAATAGACCATTTAGAAAAATTAATTCTAATGGGTTTACTTATGAAATGAATCATTCAGAATTAACAATCGTTGCCGTATACGGTCATAATAGTGGAGCAAGTGCAATCCCATCAATAGTAAAAAGCATGACTGAATTACCTGGTAGTCGTGGATTGCTACTATCAGTAATTAAGCCAGATGACTTGCCTGAGGAAATTGAATGGAAACATATTTACCCCTTCAACTATAATCGTTATAGTGTTTTTATGATGCATTCATTGTATGCATTTATTGAAACTGAATATTGTTTGGTGGTGCAAGATGATGGATGGGTGTTGAATGGCAAAAACTTTAAACCTGAATTTTATAATTATGATTATATTGGGTCACCGGGACATTGTGCATTAACATTAAACGAGAAATCAGAAATAACAGGTATCTATCTTAACTTTAGATGGACTGAACCTGAGTTTGCTGATGTTGAAAATTTACATATAGTGCAAAATGGTGGGTTTAGTTTACGTTCTAAAAGATTTTTAGAATCTTGTAATAAACATGGATTACCACATTGGGGAGTAGAATCTATTCCAATGAAACAACCCGATGGAACTGATAAACCCTGGAACCCAATTTGGAATGAGGATGTACATCTTACTGCATTGTTCAAACCAAAATTAGAAAAGATTGGGTATAGGTTTGCGCCACTTGAAGTGGCAAAATCTTTTAGTATAGAATATTTGTTCCCGGCATTACATACTGAAGGATTTGATATAGCACTTAGTAATGCTTTAGGACAACATGGCCCAACTAGAAAATTGGCTACACTCAATGAGGTTCATTTCAAAAAACATACAGTTGGTATTGGCGGCGAACATCATGTTGTAAATTGGTTCATAGAGAACGGGTACAAAGTAAAAATGGTCTAAAATTGCTCAAAAATTAAGCAATTTTGAGGTTGACATTAAATGGTTTTGGGCTTATAATAGAGGCTTAGACAGTCAACAAACGGAGTTAATTATGTCAGCATTGCAAAAATACATAGACCAGAAAAATCGTTGGAACGCTATCTTTAAGGGTAAGCAGTATGAGATCCAAACTGCCGAAGGTCGTCAGGAAATTGCTAATTGTTTGGACAGCGACCTCAGCCCCGAAAACTTGACTTGCGACGGTGAATTGTCCCGTAGTCAGGTCAATGTGAAGTATAATTCACTGACAAAAGCCGCAAAAGAACTGCAAAAACTGGATCCTAAAGTGAAATTCTACGAATTCGCTTGACATTAAATGGATTTGGGTATATAATATAGACTTAGACAGTTAGATAAAGGACTAGAAAATGGCTTATTATGTTATCGCTCGTGGCACTGGACTTATCGTTACAGACGGCAAAAATCGTACCCAGACTTACAAAACGTTTGCGGCTGCCCGTGCTACACGGACCCGTCTATGTAACAAGTCAGGTTGGTCTGCTGGTGAACTGAGTATCGTTGATACCAAAACTTACAAACCTAACATGGTGACTCGCAAGAATCTCATGAGTGGTATTGAATATCAGGAAGATGTTAACACTCCCCTGTGCTGTTCCCCAGCTAGCGAAACTTTTTGGAGCATGTAATGAATTTACATATTGAATACGATTCGGTACTTAGTTGCTATACCCTGCATTACAAAGGTGAGATTGTTTGCTTAGGTGCAAACACTAAGGCAGAGGCAAAGGAAGAAGCTATGCAATTGATTGAAAATGGATTAGTATAATGGAAATAGAAGTAGAAGGGTCCGCCCGTAGCAAAAAATTTGTTGAGGCAATGCTCCCTTCAATGGTCCGTCAACTTGGATTGGAAAAAAGTCGCAAGGCTTTATTGATCCGAATTAAAAACGAAACTGAAGGTACGGACGAAGGAATGACAATTGACTTGTCTAAATGGACAGGTGCATATTTGGTGGTACTTAAACCCAAACGTAACCTAGTGCAATTGGGTTTGACATTGGCCCACGAAATGGTCCACGTGAAACAGTTGGCAAAAGGTACCTTGAAACAAAGGCGCAGTGGTCATACTTGGTTAGGTAAAATGTACAGTAAGAAAACTCCTTACTTGCAAATGCCCTGGGAGATTGAGGCATTCAGTAAACAAGAATTGATTCTACGCCGTGCATTTGAGGAATAATCTCTTACCCAAAATGTATAACAGATATTTGACGATAAATCAATTTTCTGTTATACTATGTTTTTAGTTTGTTAGTGTTAGTAAATATCTTAAAGGAAACAAAATGGCATATTCAGTAGTTAGCGACAATCTTACAGTTACTTCAGTACAAGCCCGTAAGGCTATGCTGAAAGCATTTAAATCTAAGCGCCCACTCTTTCTCTGGGGCCCTCCCGGTATCGGTAAATCAGAAGTTGTGGCAGAAGTAACTGCTGAACTTGGCGGTCATATGATTGACTTGCGTATGGCACAAATGGAGCCTACTGACATTCGCGGTATCCCATACTTCAATAAGGACCTCAATAAGATGGATTGGGCATCTCCCGTAGACTTGCCTGACGAGGATCTCGCATCACAATACCCTATCGTTGTTCTTTTCTTAGATGAAATGAATAGCGCATCACCCGCAGTACAGGCTGCTGGCTATCAATTGATTCTTAATCGCCGTGTAGGTAAGTATGTACTGCCTGATAACGTTGTTATCGTAGCAGCAGGTAATCGTGAATCTGACAAAGGTGTTACTTATCGTATGCCGATGCCCCTTGCTAATCGTTTCTTGCACTTGGAAATGCGCCCTGACTTTACAGCATGGCAAAACTGGGCAGTGAACAAAGGCATTCACAAGGATGTGGTTGGTTACTTGTCGTTTGCTAAACAAGACTTGTACGATTTTGATAGCAAAAGTTCAAGCCGTGCTTTCGCTACACCACGCACTTGGTGCTTTGTTTCTGACTTGCTAGATGACGAGGCAGATACTGATACTGATACGTTGTTCAATCTGATTGCAGGTTCAGTTGGTGAAGGTCTCGCAGTTAAGTTTGCGGCCCATCGCAAAACATCAGGCAAGATGCCCGACCCGGCAGATATTCTTTCTGGCAAAGTAACTACATTGTCTGTGAAAGAAATTTCGGCAATGTATTCATTGACAATTTCAATGTGCTATGAGTTGAAGGATGCATTGGAAGTACAAAAAGTGAACAACAAAAAGTTTCACGAAATGGCTGACAATTTCTTCACATACATCATGGCTAACTTTGAAACAGAGTTGGTTGTAATGGGTGCTAAAATTGCGCTTAAGACTTACAAGTTGCCGATTGAGCCTAGTCAATTGAAACACTTTGATGAGTTTCACAAAAAGTACGGTAAGTACATTGTAGACGCAGGCAATTGATTTTATGGGTGAGAATGGTGTGAACATTCTCACTCTTTTTACTTGCGTTTAAATAGATGTTGTGCTATAATATAGCATATTTTAGATAAAGGATTGTATATGAGTAGCGTAATTGCAAAAAAGAAAACACGTAGCAAAAAATATGAAAATCTTATTGGACCTACTGATCCTAAGATTGATATGCTAGCCCGTGAACGATTGATTTCGGCACGTGTGGGTTTGCTATTGCGTCATTCATTCTTTGGCAATCTTGCTACCCGTCTCAAGTTAACTAATGCTGATGACTGGTGTGGTACTGCGGCTACTGATGGATTGAAATTCTACTACAATAGTCGTTTCATTATGCTATTGAAACCCAAAGAAGTTGAGTTTCTAGTTGGTCATGAAGTATTGCACGTTGTATACGAACACATGGACCGTCGTGGTAATCGTGATCCACAAATGTGGAATATTGCTGATGACTACGCAGTTAATGCTGACTTGAAGCGGCACAATGTTGGTCAGTTTATCACAAGCGTCCCATGCTTGTATGAAAAGAAATATGACGGCAAGCCTGCTGAGGAAATCTATGATGATTTGATGTCAAATGTTCAGAAGATTAACATTGATGACTTGATTGAACAAATGCTGGATGATCACATGGATAGTGATGGTGATAGCGCAGGCGACGGTGAAGGTCCTGAAAGTCAAGGCAACGGTCGTCCCAAAATGACTGACGAGGAACGTGAACGTGCCCGTCAAGAAATGAAGCAAGCAATTATCAGTGCGGCACAAAGTGCAGAAGCTGGTCAATTGCCCGCAGGTGTTGAACGCTTAATCAAGCAACATACTGACCCAGTTATGCCCTGGCGTGAACTGATTCAAACTAACTTGACTAGCAGTATTCGTACTGACTACACATGGATGCGTCCCTCACGTAGAGGTTGGCACATGGATGCTATCATGCCCGGCATGACTCCCGGAGAAGAAATTGATGTTGTAGTTTCACTTGATATGAGTGGTTCTATCAGCAACAAACAAGCACAGGCATTCTTGGGTGAGATTGGTGGCATGATGGATTCGTTTGATGGTTACAAGGTTCATGTATTCTGTTTTGATACTGATACATACAACCCGCAAGACTTTCATAGTGATAACATGGACAGTATTGATGAATACGAACCACAAGGTGGTGGTGGTACTGACTTTGATTGTATCTTTAAATACTTGAAAGATAATGCAATTGACCCTAAGCGACTGATTGTATTTACTGATGGATATCCCAATGGTTCATGGGGCGACCCAGACTACTGCGACACTACATGGATCATTCATGGTGACAAGAATCCCAATCCCCCGTTTGGTACATACGCATTGTATGACGAGGCATAAATGACATTTGAAGCATTGATTGCGTTAGGCGGTGTAGCATTGGTGGTGATTTTAATTATCATCAAGTGCTACACTTTTTTTATTAGCACTGACGATGAACTTCCAAAATAATAAAGTATATGAAAGTCCGGACGGTGGTCAAACTATCTATGAGCGTGATGTAGGTTCCTCTGAACGTACCTTGATTAAAGAGAATATCTCAATGAGAGACCAAGTAAGAGAACAGCAATTGTGGCATGAGATTCGTATAGCAGCAAGAACAAACACCACATTAGCAGATATTTTAGAACAGGCAAAGATGGTATATGCCCTCATCAAAAAAGAAACTAACTAGATTTGTAGTAATGTGGGACATGACTGGGCTTGAAGCCTTGATCAATGTTACACAAATTGAAAAAGAACATGAACAATGGGAAAAAGAAAATATCTTTCGTATCCTAAAGGATCAAGATAAAACACTTAAGCCAGCACATGTTCCATTAGATATGATGATATTGCGGGCTAGAGTAAATAGTCAACGACATTATGAAATTTATACCTTTGATTCAGAATTGGCTGAAGAAGATATTAGAGAAACATTTGAAACTAGTCCACAAGTAATAGTTGATGCTATTCGTAATGTAGGGCATGAATTGTATAGTGATAGAGTATTAAAGAAAACACAGGTGATTGTATGATGTATATTGGCACAAGTTTGGGTAGATGTTTACGTAGTATCTTGTTGGACGAAGTGTCCGAGGATGATGTACTATTGCTTATTACTCGGACACAAACTAAGGACTATGAGGCCTTCCTTGCTATTGTAAAACAATATTATGAGGATGGCAATTGGTCCTCACGCCGCCCAGAAGATTATGATCTTGCAGTCAAGCCATGGAATGAAGTAGAAGAACTTGCTAGTAGATTGTATAAAGGCGGTAAGATTCATCAGCCTAGAAACTTTGTAGGTTTGGGTAATCAATTTATACATCCTGATTTGAGAGATGATGTTTGGGTAGAAGTATCTCCTAAAAATCGTAACACAACACCTGCGGTTGTGCAAGCATATGAGCAATATAAATTGCTTGATTCATTGACCAAATAATACTTATAGAAAATATTTCATTGAGTATAATAGATATTAAATATCTATGCACTCTAGGAGAATAATATGAGTTTTTTAAAACATGTCGGTAAACAAGGTGATCGTAAGGTTGCTATCATTTTTCGTGAGATTCCAGGTGAACCTCACATGTGTCTTGTAACATATACAGAAACACTAAATCAACACATTCACGATCCATTGATCCGTTGTATTGAAAGTGATATTGGGCAACATTCTGAATCATTATCAGATGCACTAAACCGCACATTGGGTTTAGATGGTCGTCCTATCTTACAAGTATTACATGCTGAAGGTTTACTAAAGAAAGTAAACACAGAAAATATTATTGTCACCCCAAATCCTCAAACTAAAATCAAGTTAAATGAACTTAATAAGATTTTAACTGAGATGAAGCAAGGAGAAGAAGCAGTTAAACGTATGGCTGATATTGATCAAAGCAGAGGAATGCAAACTCCTGCAGAGGTAGCACGTAGACAACGTGAAAACAAAACCCGTGATGCTAAGGTTCAACAACCACCATTGATGGCTAGTGGCAATGATGCATTAGGCGATCAAATGTTAGCAAACAATTTGCGTCAACAAGCAGCTAGAATGGCAGCAGAGGCTAAAGGATTGATGGCTGAAAGTCAAGACCTATTAAAGCAAGCAGCAGCAATGGATCCTCCTGTAATGGAGAAGAAGCCACGTGCATCTAAGAAAGCAGTTGTAGTTGAAGCCCCAGTAGCAACACCTGCACCTAAGGTAAAGAAAACAAGAGCAAAAGTTAGTGCATAATGAGCCCAGACTTCATCGAAAAGTGGGAACATATCCTTGAAGATGTTGAGAAAAATAAAATACCCGTAGAGTTTATTAAGAAATTAGTAGTCAAACTACAGGGTAAAAAACAACATACTATAAACATTGAAAAGTTTTTAACTCAAGGATTAGACCCAGATCAGATAGAGGATATTGTCAGTAGAAAATTGCAAGAATTAGATGAATCAGTGGTTGGTGTTGAATTTATTCTTAACGTCCAAAGCATTGCTGATACTGTACAGCCTGAAACAGATAAACTATTGAATAGACTATGAAACAATACTTAGAATTATTAAAAGATATTCTAGAAAACGGAGAAACAAAAGATGATAGAACTGGCACAGGGACTATTAGTGTGTTTGGACGTCACCTTCGCTTTGATTTGCGTAGGGGTTTTCCAGCCGTCACAACTAAAAAACTTGCTTGGAAAGCGTGTGTAGGAGAATTAATCTGGTTCATTGAGGGTAGCCGAGATGAACGCAGATTAGCAGAACTTACACATGGTACCCGTGATGGTGTTGTTACTATATGGACACCAAACGCATTAGCAAGTTACTGGAAACCTAAAGCAAAGTTTGAGGGTGACTTAGGTCGTGTATACGGAGTACAATGGAGACATTGGCTTACCCCTGTATCACATAAAAGCGAAGTCTTTATGGATGAGTTTGGCTCAACATACAACCGCAAAGGTAGTATACATCATAAAGAAATTGACCAATTAAAAAATCTAATTGAGGGTATTAAAAATGACCCCAATGGTCGTAGACATATACTCACTGCATGGAACCCAGGTGAGTTAGACCAAATGGCATTGCCACCATGTCATGTATTATGCCAATTCTATGTCAACAAGAATAAAGAACTATCTTGCCATATGTATCAGCGTAGTGTTGATGTTTTCTTGGGGTTACCTTTTAACATTGCTAGCTATGCGTTACTCACTCATTTAATAGCACAAGTATGTGGATTGGGTGTAGCTGAATTAGTTATCAGTACAGGTGATACACATATCTATACCAATCACGTTGAGCAGGTTAAAGAACAATTAAGCCGTGAACCATTACCGTTGCCCACATTGAAGATTAATCAATCTATAAAAAACATAGATGATTTCTTACCCGAAGATATTGAGTTAGTTGATTACAAGTGCTATACTGCTATTAAAGCAGATATGGCAGTATGACACTAGAACCAGATACAATTGAATGCGTAGTACACACCATTAAGATGGGTGATGTAGAAGATCCTGATTTGTATGTTGCTGAACCAATTTGGAAATGGCAACAAACAGAAGAAGGACAATGGCTTATGAAAAATAGTAAGCCGGCTCCAATTTGGAAAAGATATCACGATCCAATGATATATGGTTATTCATACACCATCCATGCCTTTTTAAAATCAAAAGATTACGTATTTTGGAGTTTAAAGTATAAATGAATATATTAATAACAGGTGGACTTGGACTTATTGGACATAACGTAGTCACACGATTACAAGATTTGGGACATCAAGTATCAATTGTTGATAACAAAACTAATTATGGTATTATACCTCAAAGTGAAATTGATTATCTTATAAGCGAACGAGAAAAGAAAGTTGTTAATGATAAATTTATTAACACCTTAAGTTTTATCTATAACAAAGATATTGCAGATGTTGGGGAAATGGATAATGTCCTTCATATTGAAGAACCCGAAATTGTTATTCACATGGCTAGCTTTCCTAGGCAGAAAGTAGTTAATAGTAATCCAGCATTGGGCAGTCGTACAATGAGTGAAGGGTTACTAAATTTATTAGAATTATCTAATAAGTACGAAGTCCGTAAATTTATATATCTTAGTAGTTCAATGGTATACGGAGACTTTACAGACGATGTAAAAGAAGATGCTATTTGTAAACCGCAAGGTCAGTATGGCATTATGAAATTAGCAGGTGAGTGGCTAGTGCGTGATTATTCTCGCAAAACCAATCTTGTACATACTATTATTCGTCCAAGTGCAGTATACGGTCCATTAGATGTAGAAGATAGAGTTATCAGTAAATTCTTACTTACAGCAATGCGAGGTGACGCAATAAAAGTAAACGGTGAAAAAGAAACACTAGACTTTACTTATGTTGATGACGCTGCTGATGGAATTGTTGCGGCTACACTAAGCGATAACACCGAGAACAAAACATACAATATTACAAAGAGCCATAGCGTTACATTATTAGAAGCTGCACAGATGGCACTAAAATTAGCAGGTGGTGGTACACTATCTGTGTATCCCAAGGACAGTGATTTCCCATCACGGGGAGCATTGAACATTGATGCTGCACGTAGAGACTTTGGGTATGATCCTAAAGTTGATGTAGCTGAAGGATTTCAGAAATATTATGAGTGGTTAATTAATGATCCATACTTCAATAAAGATAAATATATGAATGTGGATTCTATCATATCTTCCTGATTTCGTAACTCATATCATCTTTACTGTCGGAGTTGTAGGAACTATCGCTGGATTTGTTCTAGGTTTTATCCCTTTTATTGCTACATATAAACTCCCTATACAGATTATCAGTATTTTAGTATTAAGTTTTGGTTTATTCTTAGAGGGCGGATTAGCTGACCAAGCAGTTTGGCAGCTTAAAGTCAAAGAAATGGAAGCTAAAGTTGCTAAAGCTGAGACTGAATCACAGAAAGTAAACACAGAAGTTGTTACCAAGATACTTACCAAGAAGCAAGTAATCAAAGAAAAGGGTGATGACATAGTGCAATTTATTGACAGGGAAATTGTCAAATATAACAATATCTGCGAAATCCCAGAGATAGTTATCACTACTCACAACGCAGCAGCAAAGAATGACCCAACCTTATTAAAGAAACAGATAGAAGTTCCTACTGATTTACATAATCAATTGGCTACCCCACCGATGATATTGGCCCCAAGAAAATGAAAAAACTACTACTATTATCGGTAATCTTTTTGTCAGCCTGTAGCACAGTAGTTCCTGTGCAGCAAAAGTTCCCTGAATTGCCGGAACCACTGACACAAACCTGCAAACCTTTACAAACTATTGAGGGTAAAACTACAACATTAAGCAACTTAATGGAAGTTGTAGCAAAAAACTACGCTACAAGACACGAATGTGCGGCTCAATTAGAAGCAATACTAGAGTGGTATACAGAACAGAAGAAGATTTTTGAGCAGGTCAATTCTGACTAAACTGATAAATACACTATAGTTTAGGATATAGAGATGACCCAAGAAATAATCAATATAGGTGCACAACCCAACGATGGGGAAGGTGATCCGTTACGTACAGCCTTTGAGAAGATTAACAATAATTTTTCACAATTATACGGTACAGGGTTTTTTACTAGCAATGCGTACACAGTGGGAAACACCTCTCAAGTTATATATGAAACCCCTGCAAATGCATTTACACAGGCAACATTTCAAATTAATTCTCAAAACGTAGATAACATGGATAGTCAAAACATTACGTTAAATGCCAGTATACTTAATGACTTAGACGGCGTAAGATGGAATGGTCACAGTACAATGTTTAACGGTAATTACCTTACACAATATGATATGGATGTTTTTGATTCAAATGTTCGTATATTAGTTACTCCATTGACAGATAATGCTGCTACGTTATTTCACTTTATCTCATCACAGGTTACCTGGATTGGAGAACCTGTTCCAGGATTGAATATTCAATTAAATGATTATCCTGATAGTATCATGGAAACAGAAAATTATTTGGATATGCAAACCGAGACCGATAGTATAATATGAGAGCAAAAGAATTTATAACCGAACAAAGCAATTTACCTCAACGTATTGCTAATCCGTTGCCGGCTACCTGGGTAATACCAGAGTTACAAAATCAAAATGCATATTTACAATATAGATTTTCCGTAGCATTAGCGGGGGCAAAAGCAGCACGTAATGGAGATATACCTAGAGTGAGCAAAGATTCAGTTTGGGGAGAAAATCAAATTGTGTCAGGTTATATGAATCCAGGAACCGCAGAAGATATTGATTTTGCATTAGGTGAAATGGGTCTTAGTGGTAAAGAATTAGTTACATCTGAAAAGAGTGAAGAAACAAGTGATACTGGTATAATTAGCCCACTTAACGCCTTTAAGGGATATAAAAGAAAATGAGAGCAAATGAATTTATAGTTGAAGGCGGTGCCGGATCTAATAACGGTTCTAAAGGAAAACTACATCCACATCAAGAATCTGCAATGGGTATGATACATAAATTTGCAGGAACCGCTGATAGAATTTATGATTTAAATCGTGCTATGATGGCTGTAGCCAGTAGTGATGGCAAAACTATGAGCCATGAACCGAAAGAAGAAAGTTGGATCGGTAGAAACAATATGGCTGCACCGTATACTAAAGTAGAACATGATATGTTACATCATGCATATAAATCAATTGGTACTCCAATTGAATCTGCACTAAGTGATGACCGTTCTGAGCCTGATGACACAAACAAAGTAAGTCCACATAAACCATTTAAAGGTTACAAAAGAAAATAATCAGAACATCAAATCCTAGAATAAGTAATTATATCAAATTATAGGATTCTTGATGCTAATCGATATTAACAAAACACTAGATTTAATTAAACTTAAATTTTACAACGAATGGTTATACACCGCTCATATCTATGAAGAAGGTGATAGCGAACTACACAAGGGGTTAACCGAAACTGTAGTTAAACAATACATTGACCCACTTGAAATTCCCAAAGATGCTAAAATCTTAGATTTAGGCTGCGGCCCGGGCTATTTCTTAGACGAGATGAAATCTAGAGGTTATACTGATTTAACTGGGGTAACATTAAGCCCAGGTGATATAAAAATCTGTGAAGATAAAGGGCATACAATTAAAAAGTATGATTTAACTTTCATCCCGCAAAGTGAAGGTTACTATGATGAATCAGTAGATATGATATTCTTGCGTCATGCATTAGAACATAGTCCATATCCTATCTTTAGTTTAATGGAATATAATCGTATATTAAAGCAGGGTGGCAAGATTTACATTGAAGTCCCGCAACCTGATTGTGAAAGACGCCATGAAGATAACTTAAATCATTACAGTATTTTGGGGCAAACTCAACTAGCAGCATTGATTGTTAGAACTGGATTTAACATTGATAAATTCGATAATTTTGAATTTGATGTTGAATTCCCTGATCAGGAGAACCCAGGGGAACCTAATCTTAAAGCAAAAGAGAAATTCTATTGCATCGTTGCTACTAAGCAACGACCTTTAGATATCAAGTAAAACAATAAATACTCACTACATGTGAGTATTTTTTTATGTTCGATCCATTTAAACAAGCAAAAATTCAAAACGGTTATGCCAAACTCAGAGGCATTAAACTCCCTGAGAAGGATATGACATTAGATGAACTAAAACAATTGAGTGGGTCTGGACAAGTCACTGGTGAATATTCATATACACTATTACATGAATTAGCGCAAAAGAAACAACAATATATGCGTGAGAATAATATCAAGCCAGGTGACAAAGAATGGTTTAGAGTTATGTTTGCTAAAACACATCTTACAGGTGAAGATCCGTTTTCTAAAAACTAGTAGTTACCGTAATAAATACATTTATGGCAACCAATAATGCAGGACCTTCGTTAGTAAAGAATCCCTATACAAAGACGAAATTTAAGAATGATAAGGAATTACAGGACTTTATAAAGTGCTGTGACCCAGACACAGGTTATCTATACTTCATGGATAACTTCTTTATGATACAACACCCTACCATGGGCAGCTTAGTATATCATCCATACGGATATCAAAAACGATTAATAGAAACTTATCATAACTATCGCTATAGTATTAGCTTGATGCCACGACAGTCAGGTAAATCAACAAGCGCAGCCGGATACTTACTCTGGTATGCCATGTTCAAACCAGACAGTACGATTCTTATCGCAGCACATAAGTACACGGGCGCACAAGAGATCATGCAGCGTGTTCGTTACGCATATGAAAACTGTCCAGACTATATCAAAGCAGGTGTAACAACATATAACAAAGGCTCATTGGACTTTGAGAATGGTAGTCGTATTGTAAGTGCAACTACAACTGAAAACACAGGTCGTGGTATGAGTATTACACTACTATACCTTGACGAGTTTGCGTTCGTTAGACCAAGTATCGCTAAAGAATTCTGGACAGCTATTACTCCAACATTAAGTACTGGTGGTAAAGCTATTATCACAAGTACACCAAACAGTGACGAAGATCAGTTTGCCTTCATCTGGAAAGGTGCTAACAAAACTGAAGATGAATTTGGTAACACAACTGAATTAGGTATCAATGGCTTTAGAGCATATAGAGCAGAGTGGCATGAACAACCAGGTAGAGATCAGAAGTGGGCTGATGAAATGAAAGCACAGCTTGGTGAGGATCGTTTCAACCGAGAGATTGGTTGCGAATTCATTATCGCTGATGAAACACTTATTAATCCTAATACATTATTAATGTTAGAAGGAATAGAACCAGTTAGTCGTATGGGACAAGTTCGTTGGTATCAGAAGCCAAAAAAGGGCAGTATCTATACAGTATCATTAGATCCAAGTCTTGGTACAGGTAGTGATCCAGCGGCAATACAAATCTTTGAAGCAAATACTGTTACACAGATTGGTGAGTGGAAACACAACAAAACTGATATCCCAACACAGATTAAACTTATTGCACAAATAAACAAATACATAGTTGAATGTACAGGTGAACCAAACAATTTATATTATTCTGTAGAGAATAACAGTATCGGTGAGGCCTCATTAGTGTCATTAAACGAATATGGAGAGAACAATATCCCCGGAACATTCATTAGCGAACCGGGCAAGAAGCGTAAGGGCTTTAATACTACAAACAAGAGTAAATTAACCGCTTGCGCCAAGTTTAAGACATTACTAGAAAGCAAGAAACTAACCATTAATAGTCGTAGTCTTATCAGCGAGTTGAAAGCGTTTGTAGCACATGCGGGTAGTTATGCTGCCAAGATCGGTGATACAGATGATTTAATTATGGCCAGCTTATTAAATGTCAGAATGATTCAAGAATTAGGGTCATATCACTTTGAATTAGATAGTTATGTCAAGGACCACGAGGAATTTATTGCACCCTTGCCCTTCTTTGCCGTGCTAAGTTGAGTTTAAGATAAATACATTATGCCTACGAATACAGAATCACTAAACCGCGAATTGTTTAGATTATTGTCTAAATATAAACCAAAACCCCTGGATGCTGAGGGCAAAGCCACTCCTGTTCCAGAAGAAGCAGATATTTTCAAGTTTGAATTCACTAAAGACGGAGAAGATTACGGAACTGTTTATGTTACATTAGATGATGAACGTGTACTGACTGTCTATTTTGGCGATGACGTATCCGATAGTCCCGGCGACAAAACACCTGGATTAGATTATGATGACACATGGAGTGGGTTACTACATCAATTAAGTTCTTGGAGAATGACCAAGGGCCTAAGAGGATTCAAAACACAAAACAAAGACCGAGTCGGAGATGACATGGCAAGAAGGAACCATATGAGAAACAAAGATAAAATAGCAGAGGGTTACTACCCAATGGGCAAGAGTCGCAGTTATAGTGATGCTGTACCTAGCGTAAAGATTGTTATTGAACATAGCCGTGTCATTGAAGAAGGTGAACAACGCTATCGTAATATCAATAGAATTTTCTTAGAGAATCAAGACGGTGAACGCTATTTACTTGATACTAAGAAGCCTGGTATTGCCCGTGTCTATGCTAGACATATTGCTGAAGGTGGCAAAGTCAATGATGACCGTTGGAGTCATATTGGTAATCTTTGTGAAGAATATCAAAAGATGGCTGGATTTGTCCGTGCTACACGTAATGGACAATTCAATGAATCAGCACAAGCATTAGTTAACGAAGGACTAGAACACTATCAAAGTCTACGTGAATCATTAAGCCGTATGACTGGTAAGCGTGGATATAACGCTTATTTTGAAAGTTGGACTCCACCTTTGATGGAAGATGGAACTGAAGAAAACAATCTAAACGAATTGTTTGTACAAGAGACATTAGATCCACGCATTGAAAGCGTAATGCCAATATTGAATAGAATACATAAAAAAGTTTCTGAATCAATAGTTGATAAAGAAATGAACAAGTTAGCAGAGTGGGCTGATAGTTTAGTTGAAGAAGAAAGTCTAACAAGTAATAATCCAGGTGGCATTCCTGAAGATCGCAGTTTAAAGACAGAGGCCAAGTACGATCCAACCGTCGATGGTTCACACAGCTACGGCACAGATTTGCTATTCAATATTCGTATGCTATACATATATGCTAGAGACGGTAGGGACACCCGTCATCAGATTGCATCGTTGAAGAATTTAAAAGATGGAATTGAACAAAGTGAAGAACCGCGTCTTATCCAGTGCTACGACTACCTAATGAAGAATCTTGCTGGTGGAACAGTGACTGATCCTAAAATGATAATGCAAATAGCAGATAAGGCTCATCAATTATTTCACCCAAGCCTTGAACCCATTGCACAAGCAACTCGTGAGGGTGTAGAAATGGAAGAAGCTATTACTCCAGGTGCTTCTTTACAAAGATTTAGAAACGATCCTAGAGGTAATGAAAAATTACCTGCAAAAGAAGTTGACGAAGGCAGTTCAGAAAACAAATATTCTAACTTATCTAACCGCGGAGTAACTCGTGGAATAAATCGTGCCGCTGATGATTTTGACAGATTTATGGACCTTGACCAAGTAGAATCACCACATTATAAAACACAACATCAACAAGATACAAAGCAAAGACTAAAAACAAAACCAATGGCAGGTCCTAAGGGGCAATTACCTGAAGAGCAAGGTGTGGCGGAAGAAGGTCTTGATGCTAATCAAAAGCGTGTAGGTCAATTAGGCCCAACAGAGAAAGTTAAAAACAATAACATTGGTAAACTAGTCGGTGCTAATGAAAACTTTATCAACCAAGCTAGCCAAGCAGTTACAACTGAAGAAGATGAGGGTATGTTTGGTAGATCCAAAAACGATAAACGTTATTTAGATAAATTTGATCCAACTGAAGTGATGAACATCAGTGATGATCCTAGTAAGGCACATAAAACAACGGGCAAGGGTTCATTAAGAACATCTAAGGAAGATTTAGAATTTGCATTTGGACCACCCGGAGAAGATGATACATGGGTTTTAGAATTTGGTAATGGATTAATTGCTACTATATATCCTCAATCTAACAGTGGTGGCATGGATTGGATCATAGGTGGTAATCATCCAGACACTGAAGATTTTGTGCATATGGCTTATTCGGCTGCGCTTGATGATGAACTTGAAGAAGGTGAACATACTCAACATGCCATGCGCGGCCGCAATCCTGGTGCTAACGAATTTGAACATGATTTTGAAAATGATAAGATTGATAACATCCATGACAAGATATCAAAGATGTTAAAGAGATTAGAGAAACCAAAACATGAACCAAGTATGAAAGATACCGATCTTGGCAATACATTACATGAAGTAGACACTGGTGAATATGATGCCCGTAAATCAACTCATAAGGGTGAAACTACTCCAGAACAGGAAAAGGAATTCCGTAAGAAAGTAGACACATACGGCAAAGAATTAGAACAGAGACAAAAAGAAAAGGGTAATGTAAAAGAAGGGCAAGAAGATTTTGATGCTATTCTAAGAATCATTAGCAAGAAAAATGTGAAAGAAAGCATCCAATTAAATGAAAGTCTCATGGATTCATTGAACAGTATGATTGCTAAAATTAAAGCAATGCCAGGAATACAAAAATATATTCAAATGGCACAATCCAAGAAAGCAGAATTGACTCAAGCATTACAACATAGTGCAAATGGTAAAGATTTAGTTGCAAACATTCAACAAGCAGTTGGCGGACAACAAGCTGTAGCTGAAGGTTGGGGTCAAAAAATCGGCGGCGCTGTGGCTGCTAGTGCAGGCGGCGGTCTATTAGCAGGTGCTGCCGACATTATGATGAGAGCATATATTGCTATGGGTAAACCAGATTTAACACAGATGATGAATGACCCTAATGGTAAAAATGCTTTGGTACTAGTATCAATGTTAGTTGTATTGGGTGCATTAGCAATGTTTGCCGGCGGCCATCAAGTTAAACAAGGTATGGACAATGATATCGGACAACAAATGCGTGAAGGTCAAGAGGACCTAGACGCTATTCTAAGAATCATTAGAAAATAAAAAGGGTAAATAAACCTCACTTAAAAGGTGAGGTTTACCACATCTGGCATAAATACATTGACAGGTTGAGAAAGTAGTGCTATACTTACTCATCGTGTTAGTTACTTCATAGTGAAGTAGCGAATTAAAAACGAGACCATCTCAAATTTATAAGGAAATATTATTATGGCATCATTAGCAGAAATCCGCGCACGTATCGCAGCGCAAGACAATAAGTCAACAACAAAGAGTTCTAACACTCAATCAGATAATTCTATCTACCCCCACTGGAATATGGACGAAGGCACAACAGCCGCAATTCGTTTCTTGCCCGATGGCGACACAAAGAACGAATTCTTCTGGGTAGAAAAACAAATCATTAAACTTCCATTCAATGGAGTTAAAGGACATCCTGAAATGAAACAGGTTGTTGTTCAAGTACCTTGCGTTGAAATGTATAACGATGGTTCAACTTGTCCTATTTTGGCTGAGGTTCGCCCTTGGTACAAAGATGAGACATTGAAAGAAATGGCAAACAAATATTGGAAGAAGCGTAGTTACATCTTTCAAGGCTTTGTACGTCAGAACCCACTTGGTGATGACAAGACTCCTGCGAATCCAATTCGTAGATTCGTTATCAGCCCACAAATTATCCCAATCGTTAAGAGTGGATTACTTGATCCTGAAATCATGGAATTGCCTACAGATTATACACGTGGTCTTGACTTCAATATTAAGAAGTCTAGCAAAGGTGGCTATGCTGATTACAGTACAAGTAACTGGGCACGTAGAGAAACAGCATTGACTGAGGTTGAACAAACAGCAATCGAGGCACATGGATTGTTTGACCTTAGTACATTTTTACCGAAGAAGCCAGGTGAAGCTGAATTGCGTATTTTGAAAGAAATGTTTGAAGCATCAGTAGATGGTCAACCATACGACAACGAACGTTGGGGACAATACTATCGTCCATGGGGCTTAGATGCTCCAGCTGGTTCACAAACTGAAGCAGCGCCCTTGCCAACTCGCACTGCACCAGCAGCACCCGCAGGTCTACCCGCTTGGGAAGATGATGTTGCGGCAGCAGAAGCATCTTTCACTAGTCCAGTTGTAGTTCCTACAGCGGCTCCGTCAAGTGATAAAGCACAAGACATTCTAGCAATGATTCGTGCTAGACAAAACAAGTCTTAATCTAAATAGGGGCTACGGCCCCTATCTTAGGAGAACACTATGACATTACCAGACGAAAGATATCGTGCCTTAAAGCAAGGCAAAAAATTATTAGAGGAGTTGTGTGATCCTGGACGTACACCACGTGTACCTAGTTTAATCAGAGACCGCGCAAGAGCCGCACTACGTCACTATCCGCAAGATTGGGAAATTGATTCAATTGCAGAAAAATGTCCCGATATACTTGATAAAATATCATATTCTGATAGAATGTATCTTAATGGTACAAATAACCGATAACAAAGAAAGAGAGATTATCAATGGCAAAACCATTTGACGTATCGAAATTTAGAAAAGAAATTACTAAGTCAATTGAAGGACTTAGCATAGGATATAACGATCCAACAGATTGGATCAGTACAGGAAATTATGGACTTAATTATCTCATTAGCGGGGATTTTAATAAAGGCGTTCCTCTTGGTAAAGTTACTGTCTTTGCCGGAGAGTCTGGATCAGGAAAATCATTCATCTGCTCAGGAAACCTCGTCAGACACGCACAACAACAAGGAATCTACGTTGTCTTAATTGATAGCGAAAACGCCTTAGATGAAAAATGGCTACACGCATTGGGTGTAGATACAAGCGAAACTAAATTGCTTAAACTAAACATGGCTATGATTGATGATGTGGGTAAGACTATATCAGAATTTATGAAGTCATACAAACTAATGGCAGAAGATGATAAACCAAAAGTATTGTTTGTCATTGACAGTCTTGGTATGCTATTGACTCCAACTGACGTTAATCAGTTTGAAGCAGGTGATATGAAAGGTGATATGGGTCGTAAGCCTAAAGCACTAACAGCACTTGTTCGTAATTGTGTTAATATGTTTGGTAGTCACAATGTAGGATTGGTTGCTACTAATCACACATACGCAAGTCAAGATATGTTTGACCCAGATGATAAAATCAGTGGTGGTCAGGGATTTGTTTACGCAAGTTCAATCGTAGTTGCTATGAAGAAACTCAAACTCAAAGAGGATGAAGATGGTAACAAGGTTAGTGAAGTAAATGGTATTCGTGCTGCTTGTAAGATTATGAAAACTCGCTATGCGAAACCTTTTGAAAGTATTCAAGTTAAGATTCCGTATGAAACAGGCATGAGTCCTTATAGTGGCTTAACTGATATGCTTGAGAAGTCTAATGCATTGAAAAAAGAAGGCAACAGTTTAGTTTATGTAACTGAAGATGGTGAAATTCTTAAAGCGTTTCGTAAGGGTTGGGAAGCCAACAAAGACGGAATACTTGACAAGGTGATGCTTGAATATACTGGAAAAACTAAAAGTGTGATAAGTAATGTAACATCTACGGAGGAAGTTACAGAATGAGTTTAGACGTTATATCAGAAGTTTGGGATGCATTACGTGAGCATATTGATTTAAGTGAACGTGATGATGCGGCAGATACACTTGTCAATTTTTTAATTGATAATAATTATGAGATAGATGATATCAAAGATGCCTTCAAGGACAAAGATATTACTAAAGCATTAAAAGGTTACGCTGAAGAACATTTCCAAGAAGATGATTACGAAGAATTTGAAGAAGAAGATTTAGACGAATGGGATTAAATGTCAAATTGGTATACAAGAGTATCAGTGAATTTAGGTGTAATCCCTGATTTCATTCAGCACTTTGAATCTGAGTTAGAACAAGCAAAACGTGAAGTAAAGGTATACGGCAATGTTGAAAAGAACATTGCTGCTATTCCTGGTGTCACCGAACATAGATTCAATCAATTACAAGAAGTAGAAGCGGTACTTAACTTGCTCAATATTAGATTAAAGAAGATTCGCCGAACTCATTTTCAAAAATATTTAGAAGCGTATAATAGAGCATTGACAAGCCGTGATGCTGAAAAGTATGCTGAAGGCGAAGATGAAGTAATTGATATGGAAGTATTGATTAATGAAGTCGCTTATCTTAGAAATCGTTGGCTTGGTATAATGAAGGGCTTAGAGGCCAAACAGTGGCAGATGGGTCATATCGTGCGGTTACGCACAAGTGGAATGGAAGATATTACAATTGGCTAATTCAAATATATTAAATCAAATCGCAGCAAGAAACCTTAAATCATCTGGTGTTATTGCCGGTGCTAACGGTAATCACCATACAATCACAATGGGTAACATTCAACCATTAACTTCACTTACACTTAGTGGATTGAATGGTACAAGTAATGATTGGGATATATTTGGTAATAAAAATGTTAAGAAATATGAGGTGTTTGAAACCACTGAGGATATTTTAGCATTGAGTGTTACTTGGCATAGGTTGCGTCCATTAATAAGTCATGGTATTAGTAACATAATAAATCCTAGTAACAGACCAACTAAACTTACTGATGAAGTTTTATTCAAAGAAATAATTCAGGAAGATAGAGATAAGGCTAATGTTATCCGTGACTATTACAGTAAGAAACTTATGATGTTTACCTTAAAAGGTCAACAACTAACTAGTTATAGAAAAGATTTGAACACATTCATCCATGGTGATTGTAAAGTAGTTAAAGAAGAAATGATGCCATTGGTGTATCGTTTACCTGAATTCTATGAGTATGATGTTGGGCTAGATGAAATGTTTTTAGAATTAGATACTAGATTTGAAGGATCACAAATTGCGTCATCTACAATAAAAACACTTAATCCAGTAAAGAAATTTACAGTAAAACGCAAAAGTAGAAGATTTGTAGAGTATTGGTTGAAGGACGAAGAAAATAAACCTTACAAAATTGAAATTGATTCAAATAATGAATTGATGCACTTGTGGGATTACTTTTATGATAGGGGCAAGTTTCACGAAATAACACTTGATACTGTAATTAGATTTAGCAATAGGGATAGTATTTCCCATTATAAATTGATTAAGTGGAAATTAGCATAATAAAACCCCCGGAATCGGGGGTTTTTGCTTATGGCCATAGATAAAATTTTGGTTGACATTAAATGGTTTTGGGTCTATAATAGAGGCTTAGATTGATTAAAGGAGCTAGTTATGACACAAGTTTACGACCGTTTGACAGACAAAGAAAAGCGTGAAGTTCGTATGTATGGCGTGACCGTAGCAGGTATGCGTGAGTCTGTGGAATCTAGCATCACTTTCAAACTGTCCGGTCCTGCTATGATGATTGCTAGCCTCATGAGTGACGCCCAAGAAATGGTCAATACCGAGTACGGTGATGTTGACTATATGCGGGCTGAAGATGCCCGTCAATGTCTGAATCGTGCTAAGTGGATTTTGTTTGAATATGTAATGAAAAGAGATTGACATTAAATGGTTTTGGGTATATAATAGAGACTTAAACAGTTAATCAACGGAGCAAATATGTCTGAATTCACTACTTGGGAACAAATGTCTGACTTGGAGCAGGCCCAATGTCAATATTGGGATATGTACAAGGACGCTTACGGTGTTCGTCCCCGCGGTGTTGACACCTCTACGTGGACCCTTGCGGACTTTGATGCTGAGTTCCAGTTGCTCGGTGAAATCATCAAGCAAGAGGACATTGCACGTAAAGCGGCCGAAACTGAGGCTATCGATAGGTTTGAACAGCATGTAACCAACACTATTTGCATGGGTGCCCGTGATCGGGAAACAGCATTGCGCTGGATCATGGATGCTAGCAATGCTAACGGTGACTGGGAATATTTGTGTTATGATCTGGGCCTGCCCTATCATTATTTTCGTAAGGTTGCGTAATCTCAAAACTTGACATTAAATGGATTTGGGTATAAAATGAACACTTATTCAGTTGAAAGGTGTTTATGAAATTCAATTCTGTTGCATTGTCTGTACTGTATTTCAAAGTGTCTGTCAAAAAGAAGCCCTATAGCAATGAAGAAATTTGTTTGCTAATTGCTGCTAGTGATCACACTAAGCGAAACGCAAAAGATAAAGTAATGCTAGGCAAAACATTATACTTTAGAGAATTGCCGCTCTCTACTGAGCAATCTGTAATTGATTCTCATATTGAAAACATTACAAAATTGAACAACTTTTCAGTTGCCCAAGTGTTGTAAAAATACAACATACCCAAAGTTGACAATAATTGGCTTTGGGTATATAATACAATCTTAGACAGTTAATTAAAGGACTTAGAAAATGGCTAAAAAAATCTCTATCAAAGTGTTCGGTGACCCGGGTCATGCATGGGCCCGCTTCCCCAAAGCAAAGTTGGTCAGTCTTGGTATCGCAGATAAAATCTCTACATACAGCTACCAAAATGGTACCAATGCTTTTTTGGAAGAAGATTGTGATTTGTCAGTACTAGTGGTCGCTTTGCGTGACCGTGGATATGAGATCAAATTCAACGAAAGCCACGCTAATAAGCAGAGCAAAATCCGCGGATACGCTACATATAGGGCTTGACATTAAATGGTTTTGGGTATATAATAGAGTCTTATTCAGTCAACAACAGGAGTTTTATATGGGCTACAAAGTTATCGCAGACAAACATCAGATGGATGAAATGCGTACCAAGTACGGTCCGCGTAAGGGGCTAGAAGGTCCTTTCAACTTCTCCGGACGTGTCCTGTATTACGATACTAAAGAAGGCATGTACTATGACCCGACTACGGACTTTTATGTTGAGCGGGATGAAATGGATATCATCCATCAGCGTATTGTTAACATTTTGAAGGCATAATATGTTTTGGACTATCGTTCTAATCGGTGCAGGATTGTCATCTACCAGTGTCATGTATGTGGGCCAGTTTGAACAACAGGAAACTTGTGCTAAAGTAGCACAGGAATTTAAGCAGCAAAATATGAAAGCCGCCTGCGTACAAATGACTGGCGTTCCGGTTAAAAAATAATTTGACATTAAATGGATTTTCGTGTATCATAACGGCTTATTCACTTAATTAAAGGAATCAAAAATGATTACTACTCTTGCACAATTCATCCAGCAATGTGAAGTGTCCACAAACTATGAGATTTACAAATTGTTTGAATTCAAAACTTCCGAAGAAGTTCGGAACGATGTTTATATGTGGGCCGATCCTAAGAGCCCGGAACCATTTCGTAGTGCTATGTACAATCTAGGGTTCACCGACTATTGACAATAAATGGGTTTTAGTATATAATATAGTCTTAATCAGTTAACTAAAGGAATTTATCTATGTCAACAATTCGCATTTTCTCTGGTTCTTATCGTAATAACCCTGTTGCTAATGAAGTGTTTACACTAGTTAAGGGTTATCAAGTTGGTAAGAAGGGTGGATTTGTTACTGTTAAAAATGACGGACAGTTTGCAATGGGTGGACCTCAGGTCCGTGTCAATGTAGAAAGCATTGAGGATATTGAATTTTTGAATGGAGAGACAGTGGCAGATAATACAGTAGAGTTTAAAGTCAAGGCAGAAGTGTCCAAAGAAACTGAAGTAGAGGCAATGGACCGCATTGCACTACGTTTCGGCATTCTTGATGAAATGGCAAGTGCTTGTATCAGCGGTGACATTCGTGCTATGATTGTGTCAGGTCCTCCCGGAGTTGGTAAGTCACATGGCGTTGAAAAGCAAATGGAAAAGTCAAGCATGTTTGACAAGATTGCCGGCAAGCGTGTTCGTTTCAATGTTGTTAAAGGTGCTATGACTGCACTAGGTTTGTACACACAGTTGTACAAATATTCTGACACAAAAAATGTGTTGATTTTTGATGACTGCGACAGTGTGTTTGCTGATGAATTGGCTTTGAACATTCTGAAAGCAGCATTGGATAGTGGCAAGACTCGCAAGATTTGCTGGAATAGTGACAGTCGTTTGCTACGTGAAGAAGGTATCCCGAATCAATTCAACTTTAATGGTAGTGCTATCTTTATCACTAACTTGAAGTTTGAAAACGTGAAAAGCAAGAAATTGCAAGATCACTTGGAAGCACTACAAAGTCGTTGTCACTTTCTGGACCTCACTATTAATAGTGAGCGTGACAAAATGTTGCGTATCAAGCAGGTCCATCGTGATGCTGATGGTGGGTTGTTTGTTGATTACAACTTTGAAGAAACCCAATCTACTGAAATTCTAGATTTCATGTGGGAAAATCACGGCAAACTGCGTGAAATGAGTTTGCGTATGTGTTTGAAAATTGCCGATCTAGTTAAGATCAGCCCAGCAAACTGGAAAAATCTTGCACGTACTACTTGCATGAAGAATGCTTAATTAAAATATAAGTTTTATAGGGGAACAATTGTTCCCCTTTTTTTGCCTTTATGTTTGCAATTGCTAATTAGTTTATGTTATACTAAGTACTAATTATGAAACAATGTAAAATAATCGTCAGGGATGAAGTCAATGTAAAGATTGAAGGTCTAGAATTGACTGAACGTAAATCCCTAGTAAAAATGTTTGAGTACGAAGTGCCCGGTGCAAGGTATCTTCCCGCGGTCCGTCTAGGTAGATGGAATGGTAAGGTTAGTTTCTTTAGTCTCGGTGGCAGTAGTTATGTCAATCTACTACCCGAAATACTACCCTTCATAGACAGCCGAGACTATGATATTGAACTAGAGGACCTTCGTACATATAGTACAACATTCAATTTTGTTGAAGTGTCCGAGGATACGTTCAAACACAAGAATTGGCCCGAAGGTCATCCAATTGCAGGACAACCAGTTGTATTGCGTGACTATCAAATATCAATCATTAATGAGTTTTTAAAGAATCCACAATCACTACAAGAAATTGCTACGGGAGCAGGTAAGACATTAATCACAGCAGCATTGAGTTGGTCTATTGAAAGTTACGGACGCAGTATTGTTATCGTCCCAAACAAAAGTCTTGTAACACAAACCGAAGCAGATTACATTAATCTAGGATTAGATGTTGGTGTGTACTTTGGTGATAGAAAAGAATACAATAAGACGCATACAATCTGTACATGGCAAAGCCTTAACAATATGCTTAAGAAAACAAAAGCAGGTGAAGCAGAAGTTGAGATTGGTGACTTCTTAGAAGGTGTAGTTTGTGTCATGGTAGATGAGGTTCACATGGCCAAAGCCGACGCACTAAAAGAATTGCTTACTGGCGTAATGAGTAACATCCCAATTCGTTGGGGATTGACTGGAACTATACCTAAAGAAAAATTCGCAAGTCAAGCCATCTTTATTAGTCTTGGCAATGTTATCAACAAATTATCTGCTAGCGAATTACAAGATAGAGGGGTATTGGCACAATGTCATGTAAACATTGTACAACTACAAGATGGTGTTGAGTTTAGTAATTACCAATCTGAACTAAAACATTTACTTGAAGATGATAAACGATTAAATAAAATTACTCAATTGGTCGATGTGATTAAGAATAGTGGCAACACATTGATATTAGTTGATAGAGTAGCAGCAGGTAAAGAACTACATAATAGGTTAGCCGAACTACTACGTAATTTTAAAACAGAATATGATGTTGTATTTGTATCAGGTAATACCGGTATGGATGAACGCAAAGAACAATATGATGAGGTTGCTACAGCAACTAACAAAATCATTATCGCTACATATGGTGTAGCAGCAGTTGGTATTAACATTCCCCGAATCTTTAATCTTGTTCTTATTGAACCGGGTAAGAGTTTTGTTCGGGTAATACAAAGTATCGGTCGTGGTATTCGTAAAGCTGAAGATAAGAACTTTGTTCAGATTTGGGATATCACAAGTAATTGTAAGTTTGCAAAACGGCATCTTACACAAAGAAAAGCATTTTATAAAGAAGCAAACTATCCATTTGATGTTGAAAAACTTACATATAAATGATACAATAACACTATGAGAATTTTGACCCTAGATAACGAATACTATAACTTAGAGACATTGCCAGAGGAGATAGATGATTTACGATTTGCAATATTGGACAACAGTAATCCAAGCAATGTAGATTATCATTATATACCATTAATCTTTTTAGAAAGTTTTAATGCCCCGGCACTTGTATTGAAGATTGGTAAACACACAATTAAAATGCCAGTGGATTGGCAAATATTGATTGGTGAAAAAGAGCATGGCGATTTAGAAACATTGCCACTAACAAGTATCAATGATAGAGGATTTAATGCGTTTGAGTTTAATCCGTTAACTAGTTTTAGTCCTACCTTTCTACCTATTGAGATTGTAGATATATACCACGATGTAACATGGTATGCTCCCCGATTAAAGAACGGGCAGTTTCTGTGTGTACCGTTGAATGATGGGCCTAAACCCGAATGTGTATATTTTGTAAAAGAAATTAGTCGTAACTGTGAGATAATAGATTATAGTCAGGCATTCTAATGGCAACAAGAAAAGTAGCAGTACCCGTTGATGAAAAATTTGACAAACAAGATTTAGACTTGTTTGAGGTCCTTGCCGCATTAGATAAGAAAGATTATGATTTCTTTGATAGACTATCACCCGAACAACAAAAAAAGTTTGTCCCGTTTACAATGATACAATGGCTAAGTGCTATTAAAGGTAGTGAGGGATTAAGTCGTTATTATGTAATGAGTACAGCAGAGTATGCGAACAAGTATCTGTTCAATGAGAATATTCAAAAGCATCCTAAACTACAATGGTTGATGATGTGTGCTAGTAGCCCGGGCTCAGGTAAACAATTCCATCAGTGGATACCTAACATCAGCCCTAAGGTAAGTAAATTACAAGCAGCAGCTAAACTAAAAGATATTAAAGAGTATTACAAGAAGATATATCCTAGAGCAGATAGTGATGATATTGACGCAGTAAGTGAAGCGTTTGTAGTTAATCAAAAACGCAAACTTAAATTAGCAGAATTGTTTCCTAATATGAAACTAACAGACATTGAGACATTAAATGAAACTATTACTGAAGAACAACTTAAGCAATATGAAAGAGACCTCGGCAATTAAGGCAGCAAAGTATGGCTGTGAATTTTGTAAGAGGGAGTTCTTGCGTGAATCAACCACGCTTAGTCATGTATGTGAGCAGAAGCGTAGATGGTTAGATAAAGACAATCACGGCAATCGTATTGGGTTTCAATGTTGGTTGGAGTTTTATAAAAAGAATACATCAAAACGAAAGAATCTTAAGCAAGAAGATTTTATTAAGAATCCATATTACATTGCGTTTGTTAAGTTTGGTAATTATTGTGTCAACATCAATGCGATAAATATTCCAAGATTTACTGATTGGTTATTAAAGAATCAAGTTAAGATTGACAATTGGTGTAGTGATAGTACATACACTAAATATCTAATTGAGTTTTTGAGACATGAAGATCCATTTGATGCTATACATCGTAGCATTGAAAAATGTATAGAAATGGCAAGTGACGCTAACATACAGCCACATGACTTATTGAGATATGGCAATGCAAATAAGATTTGTTATGCGATAACAACGGGTAAGATTAGTCCATGGTTGTTGTATCAAAGCGACAGCGGGGTCCATTTCTTAGATGGATTAAATGAAGGCCATGTTAAAATGATCATTGATTATATAAATCCAGAACAGTGGGCAATAAGGTTTAAACGTGATGCAGAACTTACGAAACGAATTAAAGACACCCTCGGTGAAGCAGGGTACTAGGGTTCGTATCCCTTGGATGAAAGGTGATACAATTAGTGATTGGGATGAAACTTGTATTTGGGCAATGGAACAATTTGATTTGCCGGGTGGGAAGTTTTACACACACATGACAGAAGATTATATGGATTTTGTATTTAAAGATGAGCGTGATGCGATACATTTTAGTTTAAGATGGTTATGAGAAGATGGGAAGATATACGACCGGGTTGGCATGAACGTGTTATTAAACTAGATGAAAACCGCCGGCAACTGCATCGTATTGAAATAATAGATTGGGTATGTAATAAAATTGAAAATTATGAAAGGCACACATTGTGCACCTGGGATGAATTTGAAGTAAGAATAAAATTTAGATATGAACGAGACTACATTTTTTGTAGTTTAAGATGGTAACAAAAACAAAACAAGTAACTTATAAATATGTGGCCAGATTATGGGGCGCAGACTATGCCGCCCTGTTAATTTGGCTACAAAAAAATATAGGCAAATTAGTTGCCGCTAAGCCTATTGTTGCCTGGGAAGGACAAGGTTGGTATATGATATTAGTACAAGGCAACCATGGAGACCCTTATTGTGATATACATTTTGTAAATAAGAAACATTTAAAACTTTTGGAAAAAGACTGGGTTGAATGATAAAGAAACGTGCCATGGCTAACAATAGATGGGTATCTGATTTAGCAAATCAATGGATAGATGAAATCAACGTGAAACGCCTTGAAACTGGTTATGCTGACAATCAACCTAAATGGCCCTACTGGGTTCGTCCACACAACTACGAGGAGAAAGAGTGGTATGACATGGACAAATGGCTGCTAAACATAATGGGTGATAATAATTGGCATAAAGAAAACGCACGTTGGGTAGGCAGCAATCGTAAGTATTGGTTCCGTGATGAAGCAGATAGAACCTTTTTCATATTGAGATGGTCATGAACAGCAAACAGCGTAGAAAAGAAAAACGTGATATTGATAAGAATTATCACAAGGTACATCTTACAGTACGCCCAGGAATGAATTGGACTGATTGGTGTGATCAAGTTGCGGAAATGGTTAGGTGGGTTAGTGAACATACTAGGCGTGATTGTTGTTTGCAAAAAAATGAGTGGGCTGGTAGTACATTCTATTTCGTAGACGCAAAAGATGCTACACATTTTATATTGAGATGGTCATGATAGATATAGAACACGAATACATTGACAAACTTGCTAAAGATATGGCTGACAGCATTGATACAGAAGTATTGTATAATGCTATGGGTTGGACTGTTGTTAACATACCGCATCCATGGTACATTCCTAGTGTGCGTAATAGTGTAACAGATTGGTTAGAAGAAAATAAAATTGAATATCATGAATATCATTGTTGGGACGGCAGAATTGCTTTCAAAGAAGGTAGTGATGCTACATTTTTCATATTGAGGTGGTCATGAGTAAATTTACACACAAAACAGAACGCTATTTTGGTAGCAAAGTTAATATACATACTATCTCTTGGAAGAACCAAGATGATGTTGACCCTAAAGAAATCAAGAAATGGTGTAAAAAGAATTACGGCAATTCAGGGTATGATGATGAAACTGGAAGTAATCGTTGGGTAGATAATATTAAGCAATGTGAGATAATGCTTACCCGTGACGAAGATTTAACATTGTTTTTATTGCGCTGGGAATGAAATCTGTAACCATCTACGGCAAAAGTGCGAATGAAGTAATAGAAATATTACATCAAATGCAAGCACACGGCTGGACTGATGGAGTAGATTTTGATTGGGCATATCATCGTTCTTCCACATATGATACAAGAGATCGCCGAGCAGTGTTTAATTTCTACAAAGAAGAATACAGTACTTACTTTGCATTGAGATGGGTATGACCAATATATCAAAATCATTTCAAGATTATGATGACGATGATCCGGCATTACATCAACGAAAGAATCGTTGGAAGTATTGGGAAGCATTGAAAAAAGTTCGTGTAGAGTACATGGAAAACAAAACTGATTTTGACGCATATGATTTTGAAGATTATCTACAAAAGAAGTACGGTGTAAGAATGAATATTACCAATGGCAATATAACAGATGGTTATCAGATAGTAGATGAAAAACTCTATTTAATATTTTTATTAAAATGGGGATGATATGGCAATAAAATACACAGAATGTTTCCATCCAGCATATCCCAATGCCTCAGGCTCTTTATGTAAGGATAACAAATATAAAGCAGGACACAAAACAGTCTATCAAAGAGATTGTAGATATCATAAAGAGGATCCATCTATCATTGTAAAATGGATGAGAAGAAATTTTGGTGAAAGACACCAAGGTTGGGACTTCTCTTTAGCTGGAGGATGTGTTACAATAGAGTTGTGGGATGATAGATTTATAACAATGTATGAAATGTGGCAGATGTAATGGCAAATGATATAATGATTGATTTGGAGACACTTGACACAAGTCCATATTGTGTTATATTAACTATAGGAGCTGTGCGGTTTGATCCTAAGGGTAATGGTGTAGTAGAACGATTAGAATTGCGTCCTACGATTGAAGAACAGACAGAAAAATATGATAGGATAATTGATGACAGTACAATTGAATGGTGGGCAAAACAAAGCCCTGCCGCACTTGAAGAAGCGATGGGAGATGAAGGACGTGTTTCATTTAGTGAATGTATGGAAACCCTTTATAAGTTTTGTTGGAATCGCCGTGCTGTGTGGTCTAATGGGGCTGCATTTGATATCGTTGCTTGCGAGACCGCATGGAGGCAACTTGGAGTGCGAATACCGTGGCCATTCTATACCGTACGAGATACTAGAACGTTGTATGAAGTTGCAGGAGTCAAACTAAGTGATGGCGGACATTCTACTAGTCACAAAGCAGTAGAAGATGCCGAAAGACAAGCAATTGTTGTACAAAAAGCGTATACTAAACTAATTAAAGCAGGAGTAATGGCACCATGATGGTATATATTGTAGCATATAAATTTGAAACGGAAAAAGAATATGATGACTATATGCAGAATGAAGATGATTTTAAGTTGATGACTTGGTTAGTTGATAACAACATAACTGTCATTGATGCTGAAGATTGTACTGATTTAGTAGATAATAAAGAGGTAATAGAGTTTAGTTTTAAATTTAAAAAAGACGCAAAAAAGTTTGCAAAGGCGTTTGATTTAAAAGTAGAAGGGCCTTCCGAACGTGATTTCACTAACCCGTGGTTACCCCCCGATTGGAACGGTGACTGGGATAATCTACCGGGGTTCAGAGGATGAGAATAGATAGTGATATTGACATTGACTTTGGTTCAAGAGATAAATTGCTTGAACTGATTAAACATACAAGCGCAGCAATGCGTAATGTCAATCCTATTCGTAAACATGCTACTGGTGTATATGTTACACCTATTCCCTATGATCCAATACATGATATCGCAAGTATTGACTATACAGAAGCCGAGAAGCGTGGTTACTTCAAACTAGATTTGTTGAATGTTCATGTTTATGAGAATGTCAGAGATGAACAACATCTTAATGAATTGATGGTTGAGCCTGATTGGAGTAAACTGAAGGATAAATCTTTTGTTGAAAAACTTATTCACTTGAATAATCAGTACTACAATTTAGAGAAGATGCCAGAACCTATAGATAGTATCCCAAGATTATCTATGTTTTTAGCAGTTATTCGTCCTGGTAAAAAGCATTTGATTGGGAAATCTTGGAGTGAGATTAGTAAAACTGTATGGGATAAGGGAACTGATGGGTATGTATTCAAACGTAGTCATAGTGTAGCCTACGCACAACTAGTAGTTGTTCACATGAATTTGTTAGGGCATTCTCTTAACGAGGGTGATGCTACGGCGTTTACTACGGCGTTTACTTAATTCATTCATACTGCACGTTGGACCGTGAACCACTACTAGACTTTTGTTAGTAAAGGTCCTTAAGTAGGGTTTAAAGGGTAGCCAATCATCCTTTAAAAACAGATTGATAGGGACAAGACGATTACTTTCCCACCACCAAACTTCTCCTAATTCTAAGAACTTTTCTTTGATTGTGTTATCGGTTATAGCACCGTAATCATATATAGTGGTGACCATGTCATCACGGTTTTGAACAATACCTACATAATCTTGGTTGGCATATGAACATACTGTAATGAACGGGTGATTTTCTGTCAATCGTTTAAAGAATTCGTTTTGGATCATTATTTTAGTTAACAGTTTATTTATCGGGTAACCAAAGTTAATTAAATTAAAATATATAGACTAAATACGTTATAGGAGCCTACATTTGTGTATTCAACATCAGTATTTTATTACGTTCAGCGCAACATTGTTGTGTTATTGTCAGGCTATTCACCGAGGAAATATATGCCAGTCTATGCCAAACCATTAACCCTACATAAGGGAGTGGATAATCAAATCCAGTTTCAATTCCTGAATCAAGAGCAAAAACCCGTAGATGTTACTGGAAAAAGTATCACTTGCCGTATATTAAACTACACAGGTAATGAAATCTTAATACAGAAAGCATTGACCTTGCAGTTTGCTGCCACCGGTATTTGTGCGTTATATTTAAATGCTGCGGACCTTGAGAATATACAGGCTCAAAAATGCTATTATACCTTAGAAATACCAGTTAATGAGTTTGACTTCCCTGTGTTTGTGGATCAAAACGCCGGCGCCCGTGGCGAGATGAATATTGTTAATAGTGTATTACCTAACTTTGTCCCATCATACAATATCACAATCCCAACTGGGCAAGCCTTTCCTAATAGTCCTAACAGTAATGGAAGTAGCATCACTTACACTACTAGTGTACTGAGTACTAATAACAATCCAATACTAACTATCCAAACTGAGTACATTGAATTCTATGGAAACACAACTATTCAAGGTAGCAGTATTGTGGATAATGATTGGTATGATATTGTAACTACTGAGGAAGTCTCTAATGTTACACAAACGGTTGGATATGTAATTGAAGGATTTCATCCTTATGTTCGTATGCAATTCACTAGCAATGCGGGCGCAGTAACAAATATATTGACCAGATAATTTGCTTTAACATTATGATTGTGTTACAATCAATAGATGTTTGATATCCTGTCAATAATACCCGGCAAAAAAAGAAAAACTAGTACTGGTTGGACTATCTTTAACGCGGTTTGTTGTCACCACTTTAATCATCGACCAGATCAAAGATTGCGCGGTGGCATCATGTTCGATGGGGGAAATTGGGTATATGCTTGTTTTAATTGTGGATTCAAAACAGGCTTCACTTTAGGGCAACCTATTTTAATAAAAACTAGAACATTATTAAAATGGTGCGGTATAGATGATATTCAAATTCAAAGGTGGAATTTACAAAGTCTACAGAATAAAGATTTGATAGATTTCACTCGTCCAGTAAAACAACGCATAAAGATTACCTTTAACGAACACCAATTGCCCGCCGGCGATATTGTGGATATTAATAATCCATTGCACAAAGTATATGTAGACTATCTGCAATTGAGAAAGATAGATATTAATGCTTATCCTTTTTTAATCACTCCAAATGCAAAAGGCAGGATGGGTAATAGAGTAATCATCCCTTACACCTATAATAATACTATAGTAGGTCATACAAGTAGATTTTTAGATGATAAAATACCTAAGTATATCAATGAACAACAACACGGTTATGTATTTAATATTGATATGCAAAAACCAGACTGGAGCGTTTGTATTGTAACTGAAGGAATATTTGATGCATTGAGTATTGACGGTGTGGCAATAATGCATAATGATATCAATCCTGAACAAGCATTACTATTAAGCACATTGAACAAACAAATTATACTAGTCCCAGATAGAGATAAGACGGGATTAGAATTGTGTGATAAAGCATTGGAATTGGGTTATAGTGTTAGTTTACCAAATTGGGATAGTGATGTAAAAGATGTAAATGATGCAGTAGTTAAATATGGTAAATTACCTACCCTATTAAGTATACTACAATGTGCAACAAATAGTAAAATCAAAATAGAAATGCAAAGGAAAAAAATTGGCAAAGCAGGAATCTAAAAAACAATTAGAATACACATCTGATGTTCAGAAGCTGTTTCTGAGGATGATGATTACAAACGCGGAATTGTATACCCGTGTTATGAATATTATGAATAGCGAGAATTTTGATCGTTCGCTAAAACCAGTGGCTGAATTATTTAAAACACATACCGACAAATATAGAGTATTACCGGACTCTACACAAATTAAAGCAACAACCGGAATAGATATTGACCCTATCCCAGAATTGAATGAAGGTCATTATGAATGGTTCTTTGACGAATTTGAATCATTTACCAAAAGACAAGAATTAGAACGTGCTATTCTTAAGGCAGCAGACTTACTTGAGAAGGGTGATTTTGAACCAGTTGAAAAACTAATCAAAGATGCGGTACAAATTAGTTTACAAAGAGACATGGGTACAGATTACTTTGCTGATCCTAAAGGTCGTATCAACAAATATTTTAATAGTGGTGGACAAGTATCAACAGGCTGGCCACAAATGGATCGTATTTTGTATGGTGGCATGAGTAGAGGTGAATTGAATATCTTTGCAGGTGGTTCAGGTTCAGGTAAATCACTTGTGATGATGAACATTGCATTAAGCTGGTTACAAATGGGATTGAGTGGTGCATATATTACCCTGGAATTGAGTGAAGAATTAACATCGTTGCGTACAGATGCAATGTTAACCATGATGGGTACAAAAGCAATTCGTAAAGATATTGATACAACAGAACTTAGAGTTAAGATAGCAGGTAAGAAGTCTGGAAAGTATCGGGTTAAAGCATTACCGGCACAAAGCAATGTAAATGATATTCGTGCTTATTTAAAAGAGGTGCAAATTCAAACTGGTATTAAAATTGACTTTGTTATGATTGATTACTTAGATTTGGTTATGCCAGTGTCTATTAATGTTAGCCCCACTGATCAGTTTATTAAAGATAAGTATGTAGCAGAAGAATTGCGTAATTTAGCAAAGGAACTTGGTGTCTTGTTAGTTACCGCAAGTCAGTTAAATCGTAGTGCTGTTGACGAACAAGAATTTGACCATAGTCATATTGCAGGCGGTATCAGTAAGATTAACACAGCAGATAACGTGTTTGGTATCTTCACAAGTCGCAGTATGCGTGAGCGTGGCAAGTATCAGATTCAATGTATGAAAAGTCGTAGTTCAACTGGCGTAGGAATGAAGATTGATTTAGAATATGATGTTGAGACTATGCGTATCAGTGACCCCGGGGTCGATGGTGAACAGAGTTACACACCAAAGCCAAGCGCAAATGACATAATGAGTACATTAAAACCACAAGCTACAGTTACAGATTATACTGTTGATCAAAGTACTGAAGAAATAACATTAGAACCGTTGACTAGAACAGTTCATGCTGAAATACAGGGATCAAAATTTAAGACATTGTTGAATTCCTTAAAGAAATAATTATACCATACACGCATAAATACTAGTAGGATAATTATATGCAAAAACAAACCCGCTCCCTCTTGCAGGAATTAGAAGCACTCGGCAATAACCGCGATACAAGTCACATTATTGAAAGTAGGGCTCATAATATCATAACCAGTGCTATTAATTTACTTGAGTTGATTAATAAGCATTACCCTGAAGAACAGGCGCAAATATTAGAGCGAAAACTATTAAGTGCTATTAAGAGCAAAGACCAGCAGAGATTTTCTAAATCATTAAGGAAAAACCGTGAACCTATCTGAATCGTTAGCGATACTTAGAGACAAAGTAGATAAAATTGCCTCTTTGAAAGAAGATAAGGGACACCTAGATCATCCTGAAGATTTAATATTTTTGGGAGGAAGTCAGGGTGCAAATCGTGCATTACAAGCAAGTATAGCTACCGTAAAGAATCCCAAGACTGTTACTATTAAGTGGGACGGATATCCTGCATTGATATTTGGCCGTAATAGTCGTGGACAGTTTAGTATTATGGACAAGCATATGTTCAACAAGAAAGACGGGTCAGGTAGACAAGTATTCAGTCCAGAACAGTTTATGCAATATGACCAAGCCAGGGGCGTAGACCGTTCAGGTCTACACTCATTAATGGCAGAGATTTGGCCAGGGCTAGCAAAATCATCTAGTGGCGGTAAAGGTTATTATTGGGGGGATTTGTTATTCAGTCAACCATTATCAGAAAAGAACGGTATCTACATGTTCAAAGCGAATCCCAAAGGCATTACGTATAAAGTAAATGCCGAAAGTGATTTAGGTAAATTAATGGCTGGCAAGCAAGCTGGTATCGCTGTGCATCAATATCTAGCACCTAATGCCATGACAACAGATGATGCTAGTACATTAGATGGAACTATAGGGCAGCTAAAGAATAATAGCAATGTTGCTATTGTCCCTAGTGCTATGCCTATTACCCCCAAGATGAAAATCAACACATCTTTAGTTAAAAGTACTCAAAATGCTATTAAAAGTTACGGAGCATTAGTGGATCAATTTATGGATAATGCCCCCCAAGCACGTAATTCATTTAATCAATTGTTTACAGTATTCATTAACAAACGAATCGTAGAGGGTAACTTAAATGATTTAGCACAAGGCTTTATGGATTTTGTAAAAGCTAGACCCATGACAGAACCTATGCGTAAGAAATTGTTAGGATACACTACATTAGATCCAAAGACAAAGAAAGAAGTACTTGTTCCTGGATACTTACAACAGAATGCCGAAGCAATTAAGGGGGCATTTACTATTTGGGTAGAGATGTACAAGTTAAAAATGTCTATCGTAGAACAGCTTAATCAAGCAGCAAAAGAATCCCCGGTCAAAGGATATTTAGATGATGGTACTGAAACACATGAGGGTTTTGTATCTAATGGCTTAAAATTCGTTGATAGAATGGGTTTTAGTCGCCAAAATCTAGCCGGCCGCTAAGCCAAATCCGTGTTTTTTTTAGTTCTGGCATAAATAAGTGTATGAAGCAGTAGGCTTCAACTTATTTAAAGGCATTTCAAAATGGCACAATTTACAAAAACAAACGGTGACTTTCTACCGGTAATCAACTTTGATTCATTCTCATACACCAACAGTGGTGCAAACGCAGTTAGTTCTGCTGCTACAGTACAACCTCAAGGTCCTAAACTAGACTTCTTCACAGTTACAGCAGCTAGTTCAGGTGCTTTCTCTGGTACTCAAGTTAGCTTGATCATCCAAGCTACACAACAATTAGCTACAGTTTACATCTATGAGTTTACAACTGCGGGTCCTGATACATTGGCAATGGCTGTGTATCCAACTGGCGCTTGGACAACTACTACATTGAACGCAGCTATCATTGCTGAATTGACAGCAGGTGGTGTTGCTAACACAACTGTTACTACAGCTACAGCTACATTCACAGGTTAATCAATATCTGTATAAAAAACCCTAGATTTTCTAGGGTTTTTTTACCTCTGTTAAATAGTAGTATGAGTTACATTATCTCTTGCTATACCCTATTTGATATCACGCAAACTAATGTACCAAACCGCCATCGTCCTGATATGGACAAAGAATGGCATCATAAACGCAATACACAAAGTAATTTTGACACGGTGCAACAAGCAATCTCATTACGTAGCCAGCCCGATGTTGTTCGTATCCCTGAAAAAATAGAAATAAGATTTGACGAATTCACTGAGTTTGGGTTCTTATTTGAGCAACAAGATAAAGAGACTTATCCATGCTGGAACTTTGATTTTGCGGTACAACATCCTAGTGTGTTTTATGATGGTGTAACTGAATTGGGAGCATTATATAGAGATTGTGACCAAGTACCAATGATTAAATGCCATACTGAATGGGACCAACTCCCCACATTCTTAGATACTAGCGATGAGTTGAGAAATATATATTTTAAAGTGTTAACCAAATGATAAGCGACAAACTACTGCACAAATTTACAAAAACAATATCCAATCAAGAAATGGAAAAATTAAGCGAATTAACTATAATTCAAGGCCCGGAAGGTTCTTATTTTCTATTCAATCAATATGCAATTAAAAAAAACAATGATTGTTATATAGTGGAAAAAGATAATATAGCAGGAACCAAATCATTCAATGTGTTAAAAAACGCAGTATCTTGGTGTACATTTGATAAACGAAACAGTATATATGAATCCAATCGGATTTTAGATTTAGACAATAGATTATCTAGTGTAGATACTGAGATTCAATTGCATCAAAAATTGGTAAAAAAGTCCAAAAATTTAGAAGAAAAATTGATTTACCTAGCTAAATTGGGTGAAGAAAAGATGGAACGCAAGCAGATAGCCGACGAATTAGCAGGTTATGTGAATAGTTCCAGAATTTGGCAAGACAAACGATTTAACAAATCCGCATAATAACGAAAGAAAAGATAAATATATTATATATTTCTCTGGAATACAAATATGAAACTAACTGAATTAAACCACAATCGCCGCTCTTTCTCTACTAAAGTATTGAAAGAACAGTACGAAACCTCATTTAACGTAGATGGTATGTCCATGTCATCTACCCGCACTATGCTTCAAAAAGTACGTGGGTTACTGAGTGAGTCAAAGCAATCTCCTGACTATCATAATAGTCAATCATCAAATTCTTATATGAAATTGGTGTTCATGGAGCAAGCACTTAGTGACCACTACAACGAACTACGTTCACTTCCACAGCCAAGAATCATGGTTGAGAATGAAGAAGTTGAGAAGTCACAAGTTGTATTAGCAGCGCAAGACATGGTAGACCAAGTACAGAAGATGCTTGAAGATGTAGGTCAGATGCAAGTTAAAGAATTGCCTGCGTTAGTATCAAGCATTGAAAGCGAAATTGGTGTTAACGAAAGTCAAACATACAATGATCAAGTTTCAGGTCAATTAGATACATTATCTGCTTCATTGAAAGAAGCATCAACTGCATTAAAAAATGCGTTGAATGGTTTAACTGGTCAAGCAGTAGACGCAGCATTTGATGCTGGTGCTGACATGGGTGCAGAAGCAGGGGTAGATGCTGGCATGGACGCAGGCATGGATGCTGGTGCTGATATGAGTATGGGTGATGTTCCCCCTCCTGCTGAAGAACCAGATATGCCCCCATCAGGTGGTGTTGGTAGAGCAAAGAGATAATATGTTTCTCTTTGAACTTGCTGATCCGGCGAGTGCTAAACTTATCGTTCTTGTCAATCAACTTAAAACTGATTTAGATAACGGTATAATAGATCCTAGTAGTTACACGACGGACGAGTTTTTAACTTATCTACAAGATAAAGGTGATATTGTTTTAGATGTCACCGACTTGTATGATATGATAAAGAACCCTCCTTTAAATACTGTAATTAAAAATATTCAAGGTGATCAGATTATCTTCAAAGGACATGATGAGACTCCGGAAAATCCAGATCAATCACAAAGTCAACAAGTTGTACAACAAATGGCACAAAGTGCTATGCCAACACAATGATAACTGTTACAGATAAAGCAACAAACAAAGTAAAACAAACTCTTGCAAAAAGAGGCAAAGGATTAGGAATTAGAATAGGTGTCAAAACGACAGGCTGTTCTGGTTTAGCCTATGTTCTTGAATATGTTGATCAACCAATGTCAGAAGATATAAAGATTGATTGTGATGGGTGCTCATTATATGTTGATCCAAAAAGTTGTGCTTATCTTCAAGGGATGACAATAGATTATGTCCGCAATGGACTTAATGAGGGTTTTGAATTTCGTAACCCTAACGAACGTGATAGATGCGGGTGTGGAGAAAGTTTCCGAATCTAATTGACATTAGTATTATAATCAACTATAATTTACTATAATGTACAATCCAAACAAATACAACTATATACTCATGAGCAGGGTAGAAATTGAAGGCAAACGTAGATATGCTACACCAGATGGTGAGAAACTTCCAAGCGTTACAACAATACTAGACGCAACCAAGTCAGAAGAAAGTAAACAAGCATTACATAACTGGCGCAAACGAGTTGGTGTTCAAAAAGCACAAGAGATTACAACTGAGGCAGCAGGACGTGGCACACGTATGCACAAGTTTCTTGAGGATTATATCAAGACAGGTATAGTTACTGAGCCTGGCAGCAATCCCTACAGTATTCAAAGTCACAAAATGGCAAAGCAAATTATTGAACAGGGATTAGTGAAATGTAACGAATACTGGGGAACAGAAGTTCCTTTATACTTCCCTAAAATCTATGCAGGCACAACTGACTTGTGCGGGGTGCATGATGGAAGTGATGCTATTATGGACCACAAACAATCTAACAAATTCAAAAAGCGTGAGTGGATTGACGATTACTTTATTCAACTAGCAGCGTATGCCAATGCTCACAATGAAGTACACGGGACTAAGATACGCAAAGGCGTCATTTTTATGTGTACCGCTGATGTTGTTTATCAGGAATTCATCATTGAAGGTACTGAATTTGACAAGTATAGTGACATGTGGTTTAAGCGGGTAGAGCAATACTATATGAAATTTGTATAGCGGTTAAGTCAATATTATGATAAATAAGTGTAAACGTGAAGAATTACACTTATGGCCATAGTACAAATCTCAAAGATACAGCAAAGAGCAGGTAACCTAGTTGACTTACCACAGCTAGACAACGGTGAATTTGGCTGGGCAACTGATGAAAATAGACTTTTCATTGGAAGAACCGGAAACACTTATGCAGATGAGAATATTGAGGTATTAACTTCATATTCCAATATAAGTTTTAGTCAAATTAACGGTAGTGATGGTGGCAACTTTAACATAACCGTACCATTGAATGGACAAATATTGACATATGTATCAAGTACCGATACATGGGAAAACTACACCGGATTAAATTCACAACTCGGTGGTGCCAAACTTAAATTAGGTAATGTATCAAATATTTCAATGACCGGTGGGGCCATTGGATATATCTTAGAAACAGACGGGTTAGGAAATCTTTCTTGGACTCCTAAGAATACATTGTATACTACAATCAAAGGATTAACAAACAACATTACTGGTAATATTGTTACTATGACAGTTTCTAATTTGACCCCATATACCAATGGACAGATTGTAACTATTACTAGTGCAACAATTACTAATTCCGGGGCAAATTCAAATATTAATGGTCATACATTTTATTTAAAATTAAATGGGGATTACGCTACCTCAGGCAATGTAGTATTATATACTGATTTAGGATTAACAGCAACTGCCAATGGTGCAGGATTGTTAACGTATGTAGCGAATTCTGGAATAGCCACTGCTGCATTAGGTGGTAGTGGCAGTGGAGTAGTAGGTGGTTCAAATACTACTGTACAGTTTAATGATCAAAATATTTCAAATGGTGTTGCTGCGTTTACCTTTGATAAAAACACAACTACATTAACCGTTTCTTCTGGCAATGTTGTTGCTGGAAACATTAATGCGGTCACCGCAGTTACTGGTCCAGTAATAGTTTCAAACGTTGCTGTTGGCACAGCCCCACTAACTGTAACAAGTACAACACTTGTTCCTAATTTGTTTGTAGCTAGGTCAAATGTTTCTGAATATGCTAATACTGCGTTAACAACCACTGGAACTTGGTATCCGTTATTTGTAAACGCAACGTCGGGAAATTTAGCACAAGGTGCAAATGCCAATCTATCATTCAATGCTTCAACCGGTAATTTAACTACTACATTATTAAATGTAACTGGTAATGCCAATACTGGTAATTTGGGTACAACTACATTGGTTGCTACAACAGGTAATATCACTACTATCAACAGTGGATTGATGAAGAATAGTACAAGTAATATTACCATTGCATCCGCCGGCAATGTTTCTACCTTTATTGGTGGCAATGCTACTGCACAATTTGTAGTTACTTCAACTGGCGCAAATATACCAGGTACTGCTAATGTTGTTACCTTAGTTACATCAACTGCAACAATTACAACAGGTAATATTACTACTATTAATAGTGGATTAATGCAAAACGGCAATAGCAATATTACCATTACTGCTAATGCCAATATCTCTCACTTTGTCACTGGTAATACTACTAGTCAATTGACTGTAACTGCAACTGGTGCAAATATACCCGGTACTGCTAACGTTGGTGGTAACGCTAACGTTGGTAATTTAGGAACTGCACAAGTATTGGCAAGTGCTAATATTACTACCCCGCAATTCATATCTAATGTAGCTACTGGTACTGCTCCATTAAGTGTACAAAGTACAACTGTAGTTCCTAATTTATATGTGGCAAGGTCTAATGTATCAGAATATGGTAATGTTGTATCACAAACCGCAGGCACTTTCTATCCAACAATGGTCAGTGCTAGCGCAAGTGCTAATTATCAGTTAGGTAGTAATGTTAATTTATCATTTGCTGTCAATACGGGTACATTGAGTGCCACATTATTTACAGGTACATTAACAACAGCAGCACAACCAAATATTACAAGTGTTGGTACATTAACTTCATTGACTGTTTCAGGTAATATCAATAGCACAGGTAATATAAATGCTAATTATATTGTAGGGAATGATGCTTACCAAGGTGGACTAAATATAGTAGGAAAGATAGGAGCTGCAGGTGATTCTGAACAAGGTGGATCAATTGGCATACAAGGTGGTAATGGCAATTCATCAGGAGTTACCATCGGCGGAGTAGTTACTCTTTCCGGTGGGGCTGCTTCTGCAAATGGACTTGGGGGCTATGTAGGCTTAGTAGGTGGTTTGGGCGCAGGCACCGGAGCGTTCATTCAAGCAAACGGCGGATCCTCTAATTCTTCTAGCAGCGGCGGTGACTTGATATTAAGAGGCGGTGCAGGAAGAGGCACTAACACAAACGGCGGTATCATTACTATTACAGGTGGAATAGGAACTGGTACAGGAACACCCGGCAACGTAGCAATTCGTGTAGCTGCTGCAATTGCATCTGGTAGTGCAAACCAAACTGCAGCCAATGTTGTAGTATTTTCTTCATCAGGTATTACATTTGCTGCCAACGGAAACATAACACAAAGTGGTGCATCATCACAAATATCAGGTGCAAATTTAGTAAGTGCCAGTTACTTAACCGGTACATTAACAACAGCAGCACAACCAAATATTACAAGTACAGGTACATTAACAAGTTTGGCGGTAACAGGTAATATAACAAACGGCAATGTTACTGGTGGTAATCTAGTTAGTGCCAGTTACTTAACCGGTACATTAACAACAGCAGCACAACCAAATATTACAAGTACAGGTACATTAACAAGTTTGGCGGTAACAGGTAATATAACAAACGGCAATGTTACTGGTGGTAATCTAGTTAGTGCCAGTTACTTAACCGGTACATTAACAACAGCAGCACAGCCAAACATCACTAGTGTAAGTACATCATTCACTAACCTTACCTTTGCCAATGCACAAACAATCAGCGGCAATAATATGACACTTACTACTGGTGCAAATACGCTTCTTGGAACCATTACAGGCAACTGGTCATTAAGTGCCGGTAGTAAATTACAAGCAACATACGCTGACTTGGCAGAATACTATGAATCAGATAAATCATACGAACCTGGTACTGTAGTAGAGTTTGGCGGTGAAAAAGAAGTTACAATAGCTGAAGATGGCACAACAAGAGTTGCTGGGGTAGTATCAACTAACCCAGCCTATGTAATGAATTCACAATGCCAGGGTGAACATGTTGTTGCTGTAGCATTGCAAGGACGTGTGCCATGTAAAGTTCGTGGAACAATACATAAGGGCGATATGCTTGTAAGCGGCGGCAATGGATTTGCTAGACCATCTCAATTACCTGTAATGGGAATGGTAATCGGAAAATCACTAGAAAACTTTGAAGGTGAAGGCGTTATTGAAGTAGCGGTTGGCAGACTTTAATAATAAATAAGATATAGGAATAATAAAATGACAACATACGCATATACAGCAAACATTGCAACACCGGCAGCTTCAGCAAACATTGCAACAGATAAAGTAAGAATAGCCACTTCTAATGCAGCTATTCAATATACTACTAGTTTCCCTAATGTAGCATTAACCGGTAATGTAACTTGTGCTACTAATACTAGTACAGTAACTGGAGTGGGAACATTATTTTTAACCGAATTGGGAATTGGATATTGGATAGGCAATACTGCCGGAAACTCAGCCGGCATTGTTAAAGCAATTGCTAATAATACTAGTTTAACACTAACAGCAAATGCTTCTGTGGCAATAGCAAATACTACCGCAAGATATAGTCCATATGGTGTTCCGTATACTGTAGCAAATGCCAATAGCGAAGTTATTCCTGCAAACACTGTAGAAAATAGTATCATAGTAGGACAAGGTAATATTGTATCTTACTTAACATTAGCCGGTGCTAATTCTATATTCAGTATTACTGAATTGGGCATGCCTCATTCTAATACGGGTACATCAGGTATATTGGCAACCCCTGTTAATGGTGGTCCAAAGAAGTAAATTTTACTCCTTAAGATAAATATATAATACATTCGCATTCGGCGAGTTTATGCGGTCCCCGCCGCGTAGTGACTAGAACTCACTAATATTTCAAGGAGAAACAAATGGGACGCCCTCTAAAAATCGCAAAGGCTCAAGCAGTCTTAACAGTAACTGATACAGCAGAAACCGGCAGTATCGTCACAATATCAGGTGGAAATTTAACTACATCACCTACTGTAGGTGTAGCTAAAGGTATGTCATTTATAGTTGCTACAACTGTTGGTGGATTAACAGCTAACACAATTTATTATGTAAATTCAATACTAACAAATACTACATTTAATGCATCACAGACTCAGTTAAGTGTACAGCCACAAATAATGCAACCATTAACAGACACAACTGGTCAATCAGTTAGTGCTTCATTTAATGTTGTTGATGCATACTTTAACAACCCAGTTGGTGGAACAGGTTTCCCTGCTACTAATGCTAACACATACAGTGTAGTTGGTGGTAATACAGCAATCATTGGTAAACAAGTATTAGCACAAGTTGCTATTGGTATCAGTGGTACAGGTACATTATACACACCTTTAGCAGTTAATACTAGTAATGTAGTAGTTGGTGTAGGTACTGATTTAGCTAACTTAGCTACTGGCGCAGCACTACAAATTGCAGTTGCTAATAATAACGGTAGTACTGATTATGTTAGTCTTGGGTTTGCTTCTGCTACACACGGTAATGTTTCAGTAGCTGTTGCCAATACAACAGTATCAGGTAGCGTTATTGGAACTTCGGGTAATGCACAAACTCTTATAGCAGATATGCCAATACAGTTTAGCGCAAATTTTGGCGGTTTAACTACAGGTACAACATATTTTGTTAAAACTATCGCTAACGCAGCAGCATTCACCGTTTCTACTAGTCAAGGTGGACCGGTACAAGCTGTCACCGCTAATGCGTCAGTAACAGCTAATGCTCTTATGAATCGTGTTGTACTAACAGCCAATGCTAACGTTGTCAGAAGTAATGCTTCATTCATCTATGCTAATGATGAAGCAGGTTATATTGTTCGTCAAAAGGGTAAACAAAAATATCTAGTAACAGGAACAGTAACTGGTTTAACAGCACAATGCTTTACAGCAAACGTTGCAAACACAGCATTGACACCAAACTCAATGCGTATCCTTGCTACATATGCTAATAGTGCTACTCAAACAGTACAAAGTCTTTCTGACCACACTGGTGAGTTGTTTACTGCTACTTCAGGACCAATTGCTACTGGTAATATAGTGTTCCAAAATGCTGCTCCAGTATTTGCAACATTCAACACAGCAGTAGCAGCAAATGCGACTGGTGGACAACCTTACGCAATCGTAACTATTGCTAGCGCATAATATGGCAACCGCATCAAGTAAGGCCGTTAAAATGCAACCTGAAACTGAAATTGCGGTACTTCAAGTCCAAGTTAAGAACATCGAGGATAAAATTGGTGATCTTAAAATGGATTTGAAGTCAATTCGTGATGCCCTAGATGAGAACGCAGAAGAAACTAGACAAATGTTGAAAACTATGCGTGAACAAGATGTTAAGGAACATAGCGAATTAGCTGGAAAGATTTCAGTTTTAGAAAAATGGCGCTGGATGATGATGGGAGCAGGTGTAATAATCGGCTCTATGGGATTCAATACAGTGTCAACATTGCTAAAATAAAAAAAGAGACTTAGGTCTCTTTTTTTGTAAGTGTCTTTAACTTGTCCTGGACAACATCAAAATTCACAGTACTAAACAATCCAGGATGTAATGGCTTGGGATATTGATTATCTCCTACCCATGCATATCCACAATGTTCTTCATTAAGTGCAGGAACAAACTCATCTTCTACCTCACAAAAGAATGTATGATAGGTAAAGGTGTGATTGATGAATTTCTGTATAGGTATTAATTTAGCATTAATTGGAAACATTCCAATTTCTTCCTGACATTCTCTAGCAATACCCTCAAACAGAGTTTCATCATCTTCTATCTTGCCGCCGGGAATACCCCAATTGCCAGGGTTTTTGTTGTCTGTGCGTAATAGATATAGGTAGCGATTTGTTTTACTACTATAAAAGAAAACTCCGGCTGATGTATTGCTCATACTATGATTTATCACAGTATTAGATGACGATAGAATAATCCCCTTGATCATACCATCCTTCGTATGATTTCATCCAAGTATCATCTACAAAACGATATTGGACATTAGTTGTTAAGTTAGTTACATATTCTAATGTAGTTGGGGTTGCAATAGTGCTATCAAAACTTACAAACCATTCTCCAGCGCCGGCATTGTATTCAATAATGTCATTAGCAAATGCTACTACATTACCCCATGCAACAGTGCTATCACCGGGAGCACCAATGTTATCTACTAGAAGATATCTACGTCCATTAACTGGCCCGGGCAATCCTGCATTTGGACCAGTTAATTGAGGGTTTATCACACCGTCAACTGGATCCAATGTATTTTGTGGTAATGTATCAGGGTCAATGTTATAGATTAATAATCTATCATCATTGGGATTAGGTACAATAGTGCCTACAATTTCGTGATCCATAAATGGATTTTGTAGCCAAATTTGACTAATACCTGGTTTAACTGTTCCATACACATTTAACACACTAGACCAATATATATCAGTATTGGGATTATCAGGTAATTCTGTATTAAAATTACTTGGATCAAACGCAACTGCTTGTGGCAATATTTGTAATGTATTTCCCAATAGCAATAATTTGTATCCGTATGGTGTGATTTTTGGTCTAGTTCCTAACAGCAAATCATCATCTTGTATATCAGTTAATGCTGTGCCTTTAAAGATTGATGCAATAATTTTTTCAATAACACCCATCTTCTTAAGTTTACTTGCTGTACTAATCCAAATTGGCATATAGAATTTCCAACTCATAACATCAATTGGATTACCGGTGCCTACTGGAATACTGCGACTACTGAAAGTTAATCCATCTTGGTATACAACACTTAATGAGGTCCAATCAATAAAGTTATCAGTACTTTGTATCTCTAATGCAGGGTTAAACAATGTGCCTAATTGTTCTATTAATTGCAGTTTTTGATTATAGTTTGTAGTCCAAAAATCTACAGTAAGTCTTAATGTATAAGGCACTGGCATTAATCTTTCTACCGTGAATGCCTGTCCTTGCACAGTTTCATATTCTTGTGTGTCGTTATTATAAGATCGTTGTCGAACTTGCACCTTATCAATAAATGTAGGATCTTGTGTTCTGCGTTGATCGTATTCCAATGCAGTAATATAATATGTTATTAGAGGTGCGCTTGGTAAGTTACTGGCACTATTATTAGCAATAATAGTTGATGCCTGTCTGCTGCTATCACCATACATAACAGGAACACGAACTAATATTTCATTACCCGCTGGATCTTTGCCTTTAGTAACTTGCCAGTTACTGAAAATTTTTGCAAATTGAATTAAAAATCTGCGTACCTGATTGTCATAGAAAAAATCTGCCATTATATACTCTTTATACTACTGGGGGCAACGGGTCAGGTGTCAATCCTAAAATAGTTGACAACGCTTGACGTTGCGGAACAAATGTTCCATCTGTAAGTTTTGTTTGCGCCCTATCATTAATAAAGCTAGATTTCTGTGATTTATCTGCTTCCGTCATGCCTGTAGGCGTTCTGACATTTTTAGATATTCTAACCCATATTCTACCATCCCAGCGATATAGCAATTGCGGGAAGTAATCAATACGTAAAAAGTAATCTCCAACTTGTGGATTTTGTGGGAAACTTATACCAGCTCCAGTTGGGAATCCATTTGGTGCTTCTCCGGTGCCATCTAAATATCCTGTCGTATATCCAAAACTTCTTGGGCTACTACGTGCAATGAATTGGAATGCCGGATCACAATCTGCTCTCCAATCCATATCCTGATTAATTGTACCAGTAAATCCCGGTAGTTCTGGGTTAGCATCAGCAGTTGCATATGTATTATCAGCAGTACCGTATGGTCCGGTAATTTGTCCCATTGAATATACTGTTAATATTTTGTTCCCTGTTACCTGCCCTGAATTAGTATCTGTTCTTTCAGGTGCTAAGGTAACTGTTTCTAAATTGACAGTGTTGAAAATATCTAACTTATCATATCCCATATCAGCCGTCATGTCCCAAATACTTTTTATTGCTGCTTTAGAAATTTTAAGTACTGGGCTAGGATTTTTAAAATTAGAGTTACGAACCATCATTACTCTAACATTTATAACTGGATTACTACCATTTGTATTAACCCCAACCGGTGGTGCAGGATTATTAATGGCTCGGGATAAAACTCCATCACTTGAATATTCACCGTACGTGGGTACAATATATAGATTACTTCTATCGTAACCTGCCTTAGGTACAAGACGTTCTGCTTCAACAAGGGCAGCATTGTTAATTTCAATGTTCTTATTGTAAGTAGCAAGAATATCTTTAAGATTATCCGCGGTATCTAATTGCCAATATGTAGGATCAGGTGGGTATGTCCCGGCCGGAACATCAATTAATGCCTTGTAATTTTTATCACCGTAAGTAATTACATATCCTGCAGGATATGTTTTATTTTTGTCCCATATACCTAAATAAGTATCTTGGTCTATTGGAGCACTTAATATCTGACTAAATTCTTCACTATCAACCAATGGTTCACATTTGATACGCCATAGATGCGGGAACCAAGTTGGACTAAACCCCTCGCTAGCATAATTAGCGTCGGTAATTTGCATGAAACGTTTCAATGCAGTTGGGATAGTTTCCTTTAAGGGGTTGTAATCTAGTAAATGAGGTAATTCAATTACATCACCAACCATTAACTTTCTACCAATCAAATCAATCATATCATTATAATGAACTGTAATGAATATAATATCATTGTTTAAGAATAATCCAAACTGACTTAAATCAAAATCTAAATTCTGTACATTGTAATGTCCACGTAAACGATATACATTTGGGTCATATGTTCTGTCACGGTTTTCCAAGAATAACAAATCTTGTATATTAGTCGGGGCTAATACATCATATTCAGGTTGGGTAGCATCAATTGATGGACCTTGGTTTGTTGGACCCATATACTTATGTACATACAAATCCGTGGAACCTGCGGTGAACTGTTCTGATATTATCTTATCAAAAAAGTTATAATCATTAGTTTTATTGGGACGCCAAAGTGAAAGCCGGGGCATAATTAACCTACCTTATTACTTATTTATCGTAAATACAGACGACGGCGTATTACCAAAAACTTGACATTAAATGGTTATTGTGTTATACTACGTATTCAATTGAAACTTTGGAGTAATATATGGCTACACGTAAGCATACAGACGATCATTTTGTAAAAGCACTCAACCCCAGAGATGCTGATACAAAGTATATGGGTGAAGAACCATTCTTCCCGACCCAGCCCGAACCCGAAACAAGATTTTCAGCACTTGCTAGAAGTTTTACGTGGTACACCCGTTTCTATACTAAAAAAGACGCAAAAGAACTATTGTGTCAATATCTGGATTACAATAAGCGAACAGACGAGGCTAAGTTGGTTCGTAAGGTCCATGAAAGCGAATTCATTATTACATTGTGCTGGGTAGCACGTATGACAATGCGCGGGCTAGAATTAACCGAGCATGAAGAACTGACATTGCAAAATGATATTGGACGACTAGTCAAATCATTGAATTCTACAGAAACAAAAACTAGCGCAACCAGTATCGTAAAAGAAGAAGTGGTTGCAACACGCCCCAACATTCAGGAAATTCTGAAAGAAAAGGCACGAGATGCCGCCGGCGAAATGGAAGGGATGATTGACGATTTTGTTACTAAGGGCAAAGCGTTGGAAAAGACAGTTGATATTGTTGCAAAATACAATGTCATGCCTCAACATATCCCAATCATTGTTGAAATCTGGAAACGTAAGCAAGATGAATTTCAACGTCTAAGTGACGGTGACGAGTCTCTAAAAGAGGGTTATGCGTTCCTAGGCAAGATTCAGATTCGTAACATTCTGAAATTTATTGAGGGTGTGCTAGGTGACTTGAATAGCTATATCAGCATTAAGAAAGCAAGCAAGGCTCCGCGCAAACGTAAAGCAGTCCCTGTTGAAAAGATTGTTGCTAAACTGAAATACTTGAAGTTGTTCAAGGATGTTCAATCTAAACTTGATTTAGTTAGTGTACATCCTACAAAACTTCACGGGGCAAGTGAAGCGTGGGTTTATGATACTGGTAAGCGTAAATTACATCACTACATTGCTGACGATTATAGCAAAGTGTTCAGTGTTAAGGGTAACACATTGCTAGGGTTTGATGCGAATACTAGTGAGATGAAAACATTACGTAAGCCCGGCGAGCAAATCAAAGAAGTGATGGGAAGCAAGCCCGCAGCACGTAAGTATTTCAAAGATATCAAAGCAGTAGGTGCAGTGCCCAATGGAAGGTTCAACGAAAATATGTTGATTTTGAAAGCGTTTTAAAATGAACAGACAAGAGGTACAACAACGAATGACAGAGATTATGGTTATGATTGACCAGTCAATAGCAATGACCGATGACAGAAATGAAATATTAATGTTAGCCTGTGCTATGATGCAGAGGTCTAAAGAGATATTTGAGTCTGAATTGGGTGTAGAAGGAAGAAAAGAAATGTTTAAGGATTATGTATGACAGATAAATTTTTTATATGGTTTGATCGTAACCGTAAAACGATTGGATATACAGTTGCCGGACTCAATATTTTGAGTGGGTTAAGTTTGCTTGCTAGCGGACAAAGTGCAAATGGCTGGTTGCAGATTTTCTTGGGAGGTGTCATTGGAATTGATACTGCAACAACACCATGAAAATTGATTTAAACAAATACCAAGAGTTTGTAGAGGCAGTTACTAGTCAAGCAAGCAATGACCTGACTACATTCCATGATACGATAGATCGGTTAGATGCTAACTATGAACTAGACTTAGCAGACAATCAGATGAAGCATGGACCTGATGTTAATATTCCACTACTAATCACAGCATGTTTTGGATTAGCGGCTGAAAGTGGTGAATTTATTGAAGTGCCCAAGAAGATCATTTTTCAGGGTAAAGCATTGACTGACGAGAATGTATTTCATATGAAACGTGAACTCGGTGACATTATGTGGTACTGGGTAAATGCATGTCGTGCGTTGAATCTTGACCCCAACGAAGTGATTGCTGAGAATATACGCAAGTTAGAGTCACGCTATCCCGGTGGAAAGTTTGACGCATTTTACAGCGAAAATCGTAAAGACGGCGACTTGTAATACATGAACCATAGTGTTACCTGATAAATAGTATTATTAGGTAACACTTATGTCAACATATCCAACCGCTTCTGTTCTTTCAACTCCAACCGGGTTAACTTTATCAGAATTAAAAGAGGGATTATTCAGTAATCTTAGATATCGTCTTGGTGACGGGATGATTGATATTGAATTGGATCCTCAACATTACGAGGCAGCGTACAATTACGCTATTAAGGTCTATCGTCAACGGGCACAAGCCGCTACGGAAGAATCTTATATTCTAATGACCATTGAAAAGAATGTAGATACCTACACTCTTCCTGCTGAGTTTATCAATGTAAGAAGTATTTTCCGTAGAACAATTGGTTTAGAAACTGGGCCATCAAGCAGCAGTTTTGATCCGTTTAGTAGTGCTATTCTAAACACCTATTTGCTTAACTATAATTATGCTGGCGGTATGGCAACATATGACTTTTATGCAGGTTATGTTGAGTTAGCAGCAAGAATGTTCGGTGGTTATGTAACATACACATTCAACCCAGTGTCCAAGATATTGCGTATTGTTCGTGATCCAAAAGGATCGGGAGAGCGTGTATTGATATGGGCCGATGTACAAAAGACAGAAGAAATATTACTACAAGACCCGGGCGCTGGTGTATGGATTGGTGATTTTATTTTAGCTAATCTTAAAGTTATGATTGGTGAAGCCCGTGAGAAATTTGGCACTATCGCCGGTCCAGGTGGCGGTACAACATTGAACGGTACTGCCATGAAAGCAGAAGGCAAAGCTGGAATGGAATTATTGATTGAAGAATTGAAGAAATATGTAGATTACAGTCAACCATTAACATGGGTACAGGGTTAACCTAAATGCTTTCTATTGTCTTGTTACTGTAATATAATAAGTACTTATAGGAACATTGTATGATTATAGGTATCACTGGTTTAATTGGTTCAGGCAAAGACACAATTGCTGACTATCTTACTACCCATCACGGGTTTAAACGAATCAGTTTTGCATCCAGTCTTAAAGATGCAATAGCAGTAATCTTTGGATGGAACCGTGAATACTTAGAAGGCACAACAAAAGCTAGTAGAGTTTGGCGTGAACAGAAAGATGAATGGTGGAGCAATCGTTTGGGTATGGACATTACCCCAAGATGGATACTACAATATTGGGGAACTGATGTATGTCGTAATCACTTTCACAATGATATCTGGGTAGCAAGCGTAGAACACAAGCTATTAAACTCTAATGAAGATATTGTAATTACCGATTGTAGATTTGCCAATGAGGTAAATGCTATTAGAAACATAGGCGGTATAGCAATTAGAGTAAAACGAGGCCCTGATCCTGAATGGTATGATTCAGCAGTGGCATACAATAGAGGGCCAAACGGTAACTCAGCTTGGTCTCTAAGCAAAATGAAGTTAGACAAACTACACATTCATGCTAGTGAGTACAGTAGTGTAGGACTAGACTATGACCATATGGTAGATAACAACAGTACCATTGATGAATTACACAACACTATGTACGGAATAATTAGTAGTCAATTTGTAGATCACCTCGACGCCAAGTAACATCTTTTTTCTTAACTACTTCTATACAATTTAAACAAATACTACGTAGATTAGTATGTTCAGTATGTTCTAAGTTTCCGTCAATATGAAACACGGTTATTTGTGTAAGAAATAGACTTTTAAACCCACATAAATCACATGTGGCTTTTTTTTTATATCCACTTTTGGTCCAATTAGCCTTTCTAGGCTTTAGTTTGTTTTTCTTTCGGCCGCATTCATCACATGTACTTCTGTAATGTGTAACTCCGTCACGTTTATAATTTATAGCGGTATGATTTTTGTTACATTTAATACAAATTGGGCGTTGATTTAGCATACAGTATTTAGTTAGAAACCTTCGAAGGTACGGTTAAACCGACTTTTTTGAATTTATTAATAAATAATAGTATGCAATCAGGTAGTAAACCTCAAAATTTTACATAAAGGAAAAATAAAATGGCATTAACATCACCCGGCGTAGAAGTAACGATCATTGACCAGAGTCAATATTTACCAGCGGCTGCTGGTTCTGTTCCGCTAGTAGTATTAGCTACAGCGCAAAACAAAGCCAATCCAACAGGTACAGGCGTAGCACCCGCTACAACTGCTGCAAATGCAAATAAGTTGTATCAAGTTACAAGCCAAAGAGATTTAGTAAGTTTGTATGGAACACCATTCTTCTATACTACAACAGCTGGAACACCAATTCAAGGTTACGAATTAAATGAATATGGTTTATTAGCAGCATATTCATTATTAGGCGTTACTAACCGTTGTTATGTATTACGTGCTGATATTGATTTAGCAAGTTTAGTTGGACAAACAGCACGTCCAACAGGTGCCCCTGCTGACGGCGCATATTGGTTAGATACTCTTACTTCAACTTGGGGTATAAATATATTCAATGCAACAACAGGACAATTTGTCCCAGTATCTCCTCTTGTTATTAGTGATGCAGCTTCATTAACTGGAGGTGGATATCCATTAGATAGTATTGGTAACATTGGAAGTTATGCAGTAAATGCAACAGTGACTGGAACAGGCGCCCCTGTTACAACACACCAATTCTTTTTAAAGAATTACAATAATACTTGGGTTCCATTGGGATCAAATGAATGGATGGCTTCTGTTCCTACAATTCAAGGTACTGTAAGTAATCCTACATTAATTGCAACTAATACATTTACTATAAATGTAAGTGGTATATACAACATTGTAATAGAAGTTCCAGCAGATAATACTGTTGAAGGAGTTGCAAGTGCTATTAATGATGTAGGATTAGGCATTATTTCAGCAAGAGTAAGTTCAGGTAGATTGTTGATTTATTCTGTACAAACTTCAACAAGTCTTGGTTATTTCTCTATAACAAATACTACAGGAACACCGGCAACTGCAATGGGACTTCCTTTATCAACAAACGTTTATCAACCAATATTACAGTACGGCACTTCATCTCAGATGCCATTGTGGTCTAGTAGTCAAACAACTCCTCGTCCAACTGGTTCTATTTGGATGAAAATTGGTTCTTCTGGAAACGGATTGGAACCAATTGTATCTAGATATAGTACTACAACTGCATCATGGGTTGCAAAATCTGTATCATTGGCTCAATCTGATTGGTCAGTTACCGCTACGTTAGATCCATCAGGCGGAGCATTGATTGCAGCAGGTGAAGTTTATGGTCAATATAATTTTAATGGACAATTTAATGCAGGTCCGGTTTACTTATGGGAAAGATTAGCATCTGGCCCAACAGTAGTAACAGGAACAACAACTGATGTTGTATTTGCTGGGCTTACTAGTTCTACTAGTTGTACTGCAACAACAGCATCAAGTGATCAAATTACTGTAGCAAGTTCTGCTGCTTTTAATATTGGTGACCCGGTAGTATTTACAGGCAGTGTTTTTGGTAATGTAGTGGTTGAAACTACATATTATATCTTAGATAAGCCAACTGCAACCGCAGTAACAATTTCTGCTACCCTAGGTGGAAGTACATTCCAATTAGCTAATGCAACTGGTACAATGACCATGACTAATCCAGATGTATCTTTGTATGTTCAAGTAAGCGCAGCTGGTTCCACTAATTTATCAGCAGTGTATAGCTTTGTAGTTGAGGACGGAATGGATAACACAGATTTTGTAACTGCATGGCAATCATCAGGTATACCTAATACTAGTGCAAGCATTACTACTGACGGCGCAATTCAACTACAACACACCCTAGGCGGTGTAATTGTAATGAATGATGTTATTCAAACTGCGGGCGCACTTAAAGGATATTCTGCAGGTATTTTAGATCAAGCTGGATTCATAGTAGGGGATACACTATTTACTAAATATGGAAATCAACCAACTGTTACTTTTACATCAGTTACTCCTAATTCCACTGATAGTGCTACAGGAACTAATGCAACGGTAACTATAACAGGCAATTATGGAAAGTATGTATTAAATGGTAATGGTGTAGCAACCGCTGGAACTGGATATGCAATAGGTGATCAATTAACGTTCTTGGGTACACAATTAGGTGGAACAAGCCCGGCAAACGATTTAGTAGTTCAAGTTACTGCTATATCAGGTGACAGCGCAACTGGTCCAGTAACCGCAACTGCATGGGTTTCAGGTACTTCTAGTATTAATTATTCAGTAGAATGTAGTAATTGGGTAGAATTAGACTTTACTGCTAACGAAGGTGCCCCAGTAGCAACTCCAACAAATGGTACAAACTGGTTCTACAGTGTTATTGACCAAGTTGATATACTAGTGCAAGCTAATGGTCAATGGAATGGTTATAGAAATATAAATTACGATTCTACTGGTTTCCCATCAGCAACAGGCAGTAATGCAACAGATCCAAATGGTCCTATAATTGCTGCAACTGAACCAACAACTCAAAGTGACGGCACAACTGCATTAGCATACGGTGATTTATGGATCAACACAACTGATTTAGAAATGTATCCGGTTATTAGTCGTTGGCAAAGTGTTGAGTCTGTAGATCAGTGGGTATTGATTGACAATGCAGATCAAACTAGCAGCAAAGGTGTAGCATTCTATGATGCACGTTGGAGCAGTTCTGGTGCAATCAACCCAGTTGATGATCCGATTCCAACTATCAAGAGTTTGTTAATTAGTGATTATGTTGATTTAGATGTTCCGAATCCAGCTGCATACCCAACAGGTATGTTGTTGTTCAACACACGCCGTTCAGGATACAATGTAAAAGAATTCACAACAGGATATTTTACAAGTGCTAATTATCCAAATGCCGGATCATATGATGCAGGGGATCCTACTAACATAGATAACTTACCATTGGTTAGCTATACATGGGTAAGTCAAAGTGGATTACAAAGTAACGGCAGTCCGTATATGGGTCGCCAAGCACAACGTAATATGGTTGTAAAATCATTGCGTTCAGCGATTGACACTAATACTGATATCCGCGACGAAGATAACTTCTTCAACTTAATGGCTACACCTAACTATCCAGAATTACAACCTAACATGGTTGTATTGAATGCGGATCGCGGTGAGACAGGTTATATTATTGGTGACACTCCAATGAGATTGCCTCCAAGTGCTACTGATATTCAAGCATGGGCAACTAACGCCGCAGGTGCAACAAGCACAGGCGAAGAAGGTTGTGTAACACGTAATACATACTTAGGGTTGTTCTATCCAAGTGGTATCACAAGTGACCTAAGTGGTAACTTAGTTGCTGTTCCTCCAAGTCACATGATGTTGCGTACATTCTTACGTAATGACACCATCAGCTATCCTTGGTTAGCAGCAGCAGGCACACGCCGCGGTATCATTGACAATGCTACAAACATTGGTTATATTGATTCAGCTACTGGTGAGTTTGTTACTACTAAGACACAAATTGGTATTCGTGATGTATTGTACATTAACTTTATCAATCCGTTGGTATTCTTTACAGGCGTTGGGTTACTAAATTATGGTAACAAGACAAGTTATAACAGTTCTAGCGCATTAGATAGAGTTAACGTTGCACGACTAATTGCTTATGTACGTAGACAATTAACATTAGCAGCAAGACCGTTTGTATTTGAACCTAACGATGCATTGACTCGTAATCAAATCGCAGGTGTGGTTCAAACATTGATGGTTGATTTAGTTGCTAAACGCGGTATCTATGATTACTTGGTAATTTGTGACGAAAGTAACAATACCCCAGCAAGAATCGATAGAAATGAACTTTGGATTGACGTTGCACTTGAACCAGTGAAAGCCGCTGAATTCATTTACATCCCGGTTCGTGTTCTAAACACAGGTGAGATAGCATCATTATAATAAGCTAGGATAACCCCGAAAGGGGTTATCTGTTTATTTAAGATAAATAAGATTAACAGGAGATATATAAAATGGCAACAGCCTCACAATCATTGTTCAACATGACAGTAGCATCTGATAATGCCGGTGGCAATCAGGGCTTACTAATGCCAAAACTACAATTCAGATTCAGAGTAAACTTTTTGAATTTTGGAACAGACACAAGTACAGTAGAGTTAACTAAACAAGTTATTGACTGCTCACGTCCACAAGTACAGTTCCAAGAAATTACACTACCAGTATACAATTCAACAATGTATTTGGCAGGTAAATATGCTTGGCAAACAATGTCAGTCAACATTCGTGATGACGCAACTGGTAGCGTTTCAAAATTAGTTGGTCAACAACTACAGAAGCAATTAGACTTTGTTGAAATGGCAAGTGCTGCATCAGGACAAGACTATAAATTCCAAACCAACATCGAAATTTTAGATGGTGGTAATGGTACAAATGCTCCTGTAGTATTAGAGACATGGGAACTATATGGATGTTTCTTGCAAACAGCTAACTACAACACATTGAACTATGGTACAAATGAGGTTGTGACAATATCATTGACAATACGCTTTGATAATGCAATTCAATCTGCAATTGGTTCTGGTGTAGGTGCTACTATCGGTAGAACAGCAGGTTCATTATCTACAGGTATTGGCGCTGGTTCATAATCAACGCTAAATAAATCTAGCATGTCTGGATTTTTTCAAGACTTACTTAAAGGCGCCGCCGGAACATTTTTCGGCGGCGATTACCTACGGGATTATACTCATGCTAGTAAGACATTTAGACCTAATTCATATCAAAACGCTCCTAAGTTTAAATATCTATTTCATACATATTTTGAAATAAATCCAGCAGCATACGGCGAAGGTATTAGTACAGGATCTAATTTTGGTATTCTAGTTAAAACAGTAAAACTCCCTAGTTTTACTTTTGACGTAGCGGTAATGAATCAATATAATCGCAAAAGATTGGTTCAATCAAAAATAAAATATGATACCATAGATATTACTTTCCATGATGATCACGGCACTGCACCTAATACTCCAAATTCAGGTGGCACAATAAGAAGTTTGTGGAAAGCATATTACAATTATTATTATGCTGATGGTACTGTGCCTCAAGTTGTGTTGCCAGGTGCACCCGGTGCCCCTCCCAGAAAATTAGTTAGTGGTGCATATCCATTCTCTACTGATGCTACATATAACAATCGTAATCAATATAAACCGTCTATAACAGGCAATGACAATTGGGGATATTCAGGAGACTCTCCTGACCCGTCTGGTTCAAAAATACCTTTCTTTAAACAAATAACTGTATTTGGTCTAAGTCAACATAATTGGACTGCCTACACGTTGATTAACCCAGTCATAACTAGATTTACACACGATACATATGACTATGCTCAAGGTACTGGTACTATGGAACATCAAATGTCTATCGATTATGAAACGGTAGTATACAATGATGGTGGATTAAGCGGAAAGGCACCGGGAAATATTGTTACTGGATTTGGTGATGATGCTAATTATGATCGAACGCCTAGTCCAATAATGAGACCAGGCGCTAATAAAACTATATTAGGTCAAGGCGGATTACTAGATGCAGCAGGTGGTATTATCAATAATTTAACTCCTGATCCAGTCACCGGAGAAGTAAACCTACTAGGTGCTATTCAAAAAGCAGGGACAGCATATAACACATTTAAAAATACTAATTTAGGCAGTCTGGTTAAATCAGAACTTACTGCCGGTATAATAAATGCAGTTGGACAAACCCCTAATAGAAATTTAATTGTTAGTACCCCTATCTTTGGGGCAGCACCTCAAACTAGTGGCACCGCCGGAGCACCACCAAGTAATGCACAATCTACCCCTCAACAACTCGGCGGAGCTCCTTATGCGGGTACTAGTAATAGCGGAGTTACTAATTCCCCGCGAGGCGGCAGATAAATAGTATAAACTATTAATTTATTATGCCACAAATACTAGATCAACGCACTTCAATGGATCAAACGGTTAGAATATTTGACTCCTTTTATGCCATCACTTTAACTATAAACGGAAACGAATATGATATCGTTCGTGGATATTTTCTATCAATTTGTGCTACAAAAAATATTGCAAATAATTTCACTGCGGTGTTATTCAGAATATCACAAGAAACCGGAATAGATGCACTTGATTTGTTAGACCAAATAAAAGGCAAAAAAAAGATGGAGATGAATCAAATTTTTGCTTACTATATGAATAGTTTCAAAAGCAAAACATCTCTTTATGGTATAGGTACAGTACCAAAACCTAATTTACCCGTAGCACGTAATATCGTACAATAATCATGGGTAACTGGGCACAAGGCATATATACTCCTAAAAACCCACAAAAATATGTAGGGAAACATAAACCTAAATACCGTTCAGGATGGGAATTAACATTCATGACCTTTTGTGATACACATAATAACGTAACACATTGGGCTAGCGAATCAATGTCTATTCCTTATCGTAGTCCATTAGATGGTAAAGTGCATAACTATATTCCAGACTTCTTTGTTGTTTATCAAAACAAGTATGGAAAAGCAATTGCTGAAGTAGTAGAGATTAAACCCAAGAAACAAAGTCTAATTGAAAGCCGTGCGGCAAGCGCAAGAGATAGAGCAGTAGTTGCTGTAAATCATGCTAAATGGGCCGCTGCTACTGCATATTGTAAAATGCAAGGGTTTGCGTTTAGAGTCATAACTGAAGATGACCTTTTTAGAAACGGGTCACGAAAGTAACTAAATACTTTTATGACAAAAAAGCTAGAAGAATTATTTGAACTTCCCCAAAATGAAATAGACACTTTGGCAAAACCGACGCCAGAGAACGCACAAGAAATTACCACTGAAGCATTAGATAGTCTATCAAAAATAGAACAAGCATTACCACAAGTACGTGGATTAGAAGCTGCTGACGATGAGATGGATAGTCTTGCTACACTAGCACAAGATAGCTATAAAGACTTGATGGACTTGGGAATGCAAGTTGATAGTAGATATGCTAGCGAGATATTCAATGTTGCTGGAACTATGCTAGGACATGCTATCACAGCAAAGACTGCTAAACTAAATAAGAAGTTAAAGATGATTGATTTGCAACTAAAAAAAGCGCAATTAGATCAAAAAGAAGCAAGTAGAGACAAAGAGATTGAGGCTACCCCGTTAGGTGAGGGTAGAGAACTTGACAGAAATGAGTTACTTAAGATGTTGGCAGCGAAATCCGACTAAAAAGATAAATAATATATACAGGAATAAAAAATGCGAAGCCTCAAACAACATATTATGGAAAGTATACATACTTACAAGTATACTATCAAAATTGCCGGCACCATTGACAAAAACTTTTTAGATATGTTTAAATACAATCTAACCAAGTTTGACCCAGTGGAAATCAGTGAACCAAAGTCTACCCCGATACAGAAGTCACCATATGGATTTCCTAATTTAGAGAATGAAAGCGTAACATTGATTAAAGTTGAGTTTAGATACCCAGCTACAGAGCCAATGGTACAACAACTTGCTCAACTATGTGGATACAATGTTAACATGGTGCGTATGGTATCAACAGACTTTGATGATAGCATTGACAGCGAAATGGCCGGCTATGAAAATGAAATGAAAAATAGTCCATTACTTGACAAAGAAGAAATGGGTCAACAGCCAGACGCTAAAGCAGCAAGCAAAGCGTATGGAGATTCATATTTAACTTCAATCAAAGATCAAGCTAAAGAGTCTAAGATTGATATTCCATATGCAGGAACAAAAACAAAAGATGCGTTTGACCCGTTCAAGCCATATTTAGATGATAAGAAGTTGGGTGATAAGAGTCCAATGACTACTATCAAAATGCCACCAAAGCCAAAGACTGGCGCAGCATATAACCGTTAAGGAAAAGAAAATGGATATCAGAGATATATTAAAATCATTCGACAATTTATCAGAAGCAACAACAGCTACTGATAAAGGTACAGTTCACAAAGCAGGCCCAGGTGGATATGGAAATAAACATGGATCAGAAGATGTTACTGATCAATATGGTAAACCAATTGCTCGTATGAGTTTAGGTAAAATGGGTCTTGCAAATGAACCAAAGCGCGGCAAAGGTCGTCCACCAAATCCTGACAAAGCAAAAGAGTACGATAGCACAGCACTAAACAAAGCAATGGGTGTCGGTAAAGCACCTAAGCCAACTGGCAAGCCTAGTGTTAAGCATAGTCTTAAAGAATACTTTGATATAATGGACGAAGCATTAAGCGAAGCAGGACTAGCAGTACAACCAATGCCAGCTACACCGCAACAGAAGCAACAGCAGCAAATGGCAACAAAGCCATCTTTTATGATTAAAGATCCTGCTAATCCTAATATGCCAGCTATCACTACTCAAGATCCAGCAGTGGTACAAGCAGCTAAGAATGGTACAATGTCAATGCAGAAGCCAGGCGCTGCCCCAACTGCACCTGGTGCTGCACCCGCTGCAGGTGCAGGCTCACAAGTTGCACCAATGAAAGAAACAGGAGATGTTGGTAAGCATAACAATGCCTCTACAGGATTTGACGCATTGGTTCGTAAATTGACACCTAAGTACGGCAAAGAAGCTGCTACAAAAATTGCAGGCTCACAATTTCAAAAAATGAAAGAAAGTGAAATAGAAGAAGCAGCTAAGTATCGTGATCCTAAATACAAAGACCAATTGTACACACAGGAACCACTAGACCATACGTTTGGCCCTGACATGGATGATGCTTACGATAATGACTACCCCGATGACTACGCTGGCAGAAAAAGCCCAATGCACAGTGGCACCGGTGATCCATTAGAAAAATGGCATCGTAGGTCGGCTAAAAATAGTATAAACACTCAGGGCAAAAGAGCAGGCTTGCCATCAAGAGATCAAATTACCAGTTTGAAACAAAGTATTAAAAATGTTCACGGTCAACATGCAAGACCTAATTTGCCAGAAGCAGAACAACCGCAACATTTTGCACAATCAAGCCCACTAAGCACTGCTAATCGCGGTGTGTTAGAAAGCAAAAAAGGTGTTAATCCTTTCGCTAAGAAAGATGACAAAAAAGACGATAAGAAAAAGCCAGATGCCAACAAGAACGGTATCCCTGACTATGCTGAAGATGGTAACGGTCCAAACGATACAAAGAAAAAAGGTGCAGCACCTAAGAAAGGTGTAAATCCTTTTGCTAAGAAAACTGAGAAAAAGAAAGTGAAAGAAGGTATGGAACATCATTTACAAGCAGCAAGACTTGAAGGTAAGAGTCACGCACTAAGAAAAATGCCTTACAATTGCACACACGATAATATGGAAGAAGCACGTTGCTACCATGATGGCTTTAAAGAAGGCCTAGATGAGTGCTATGGTCAAATGCCAATACTTGGTCGTACAAGAGTTGGTGAAGTAGACGAGGCTTATGTGGCTAGTCCATCTAATCAATATGATCATTATGGTGATGAGGCTTCTCCAGAAGAACACAAAGCATACCAAGATGAAATCAATTTGTATAAGACTCCGGGTGCTCATCCTGCTCTAGCATCAATAGGCATGGGCCGCGCTCAAGATATGAATAGTCGTTTAATTCAAACATTACAAAAAAGAGGAAAGCCTGTTCAACAAGCATTTGGTGAAAACGAAGTAGGCACAATGGCTAGTTATGGTGCAGATGACATGGGTATGGATGAAGGCAATCCTTTCACTGCCGGGCTTGCTAGAACACCACAAGGTGGCAAGTTTAAAGTAGGTGGAAATACATTTACTGATAGAACACGCTATGATTCAAATTTAGAAGAATTTGCGTTTGAATCATTGGACAAGCAATTGAATGCACTACTTGAAAGCGAAGAAAAAGTTTCAGAAGGCATGACAGTTTCTATCAGTAAAGGTCAACAAGGTTCTCCTGATTCAGTAAGTGTATCAGCACAAGATGGTGAAGCTGACCAGTTGTTAAGTATCATCAAGTCAGCAGGCATGGGTTTGTTTGGCGGTGATGAACACAATGGTTATGGCGCACCACAAGGCTCAACACAAGCTCCTGGTGGCATTGAAGTAGTTGATGACCATGACGGTATGATGGCATTGATGAGAAAGTTATCAGGCGCAGGCGGCGAAATGCCAAGTGGCGGTGATTACGAAAGTGAAGAAGGTCACGAAGGACACGGCGAAGAAGATCATATGCACGGTGAAGAAGAAACTTGCAATGAATGCGGCGGCATGATGGAAGCTGGTCATTCTTGTGGTTCAAAAGAAATGGTAGATGAAGTAGAATCAGAAGATCAAATGGAATTTGAAGTATCTGAAAATGCTCCAGACTCTGGTGCTGATAATACTAATGCTGATGTCGCAGGTAATGCAGCGGCTAATAGCGCATTAGCAACAGCGGATGCAGGTGCTGATGAAGAAGAAGGTCAAGTATATTCAAGTCCTACTGAAGGTAAAGAAGATACTACTGGTGAAGAAGCCGGTAAAGAAGTAAAAAAAGATATTGAATACGATGACAAGAAAGACGAAAAATACAAGAAAGACACAAAAGTAGATGAATCATACGCTAATAGCGCAGATGATACTTTTGAAGCTGACATTGACTTTATGACTAAGGTTATCAGTGGTGGATTGAATAAACAAAAATCTACTGGTCAAACAACAGTTCCAGTTATCAATGGTCAAAAGAATCGTATGGGAGTTGATGGATTAGGTAGTCCAATGAAAGAGTCTAATGATTTATTAAAAGACTACAGAAAATTAAGCGGTCTATAAAAGAATCGTACTTTAAAATACCCGGCAATAGTCGGGTATTTTTTTGGGTCACCGTTTCTCAAATAACGATAAATACATTATAAATAGGTAACACTAACATGAGTCAAAATAACATAGATTTTGGAACGTTTCCGGATGATCCTGCTGCGGATGCAATAAGAACGGCTTTTCAAAAGACACAAGATAACTTCACACAACTTTTTAATGCTAACGCAGATGCTGCGGTAACCTCTGTTAATAGAACACCTGGCGCCGGTATAACAGTTAGTAATCCAACTGGCAATGTAGTTATTTCGGCTAATATCGCATGTTTACAAGTATCTACTACTTCATTAAGAGTAGGAAGAGGATCAGACAATACACAAAGTAATGTTACTATCACAAGTTCTGCACAACAATTAAACATTGATATCAATCCAGAACAAGTATTAAGTAATTACTTTGCTACTCCAAGTAATGGGTTAGCCTCATTCAATGGTACTTTTACTAGCAATTCAAACGCACAACCAAACATTACTTCATTGGGAACTTTAACCGGATTAACTAGTAACGGGGCAGTTAATTTCTCAAATACAGCAAATGTAGCATTGGGTATGGTAAGTAATATTCATATTACAGGCGGTACAACAGGATACTCATTAACAACAGATGGTACTGGAAACTTAACTTGGACTAATGTTGGCGCAGGTGGTGGTATTGCTGGAAGTAATACTCAAGTTCAATATAACAATGCTGGTTTATTTGCCGGTAGTGCTAATTTTGTATTCAATAATACTTCTAATACACTATCAGTAGATAATATAATTGCTAATGGTTCTGGATTAAATCACATTACTGGTGCTAATGTAACCGGAACCGTTGCTAATGCTGCATATGCTGTTACGGCTGGAACTGCTAACTCAGTCGCTGTAGGTAATGTTAGTGGTATAGGTAATATCGCTACTCTAAATTTAGACGGTAGTCCAGCAAATGTATTGTATGGCAACGGAGTATTTGCTGTTGCCTTGCAAGGTGCTACTGGCTTAACTGGTGCTACTGGATTAGGTGCAACAGGTCTAACAGGAACAACCGGTGCTACTGGATACGATGGTTCAACAGGCGCTACGGGTTATGATGGCAGTACTGGTGCTACTGGATATGATGGTAGTACTGGTGCGACTGGATATGATGGCGCTACAGGTGCTACTGGTTTAACTGGGGCCACGGGTGCAGGTGCTACAGGTGCAACGGGATATGATGGCAGTACTGGTGCTACTGGATATGATGGCAGTACAGGTGCGACTGGATATGATGGCGCCACTGGTGCTACTGGACTAACAGGTGCTACTGGTGACATGGGTGCTACTGGTGATGTAGGTGCTACTGGCACCGACGGAGCAACAGGTGCAACAGGATATGATGGCAGTACTGGTGCTACGGGTTATGATGGCAGTACAGGTGCGACTGGATATGATGGCGCTACAGGTGCTACTGGTTTAACTGGTGCTACTGGTGACATGGGTGCCACCGGAGATACAGGCGCAACTGGTTTAACTGGTGCTACTGGTGCTACTGGATTAACAGGTGCCACAGGTGACATGGGTGCCACTGGAGATACAGGTGCAACAGGACTTGACGGAGCAACAGGTGCTACTGGATTAACAGGTGCCACAGGTGACATGGGTGCCACTGGAGATACAGGTGCAACAGGACTTGACGGAGCAACAGGTGCTACTGGATTAACAGGTGCCACTGGTGATGTAGGTGCGACCGGTGACGTAGGTGCTACCGGTGACGTAGGTGCTACTGGTGCCACTGGCTTGACTGGTACAACAGGTGCTACTGGATATGACGGATCAACTGGTGCTACGGGTTATGATGGATCAACTGGTGCTACTGGTTTAACTGGTGCTACTGGTGACATGGGTGCCACCGGAGATACAGGCGCAACTGGATTAGATGGAGCAACAGGTGCTACTGGATTAACAGGTGCGACAGGTTATGAAGGAGCAACAGGTGCGACAGGTTATGAAGGAGCAACAGGTGCAACAGGATATGACGGAGCAACCGGTGCAACAGGATATGATGGCAGTACTGGTGCCACGGGTTATGATGGCAGTACTGGAGCAACTGGATATGATGGAGCAACGGGTGCTACTGGCTTAGATGGTGCAACAGGTGCTACTGGTCTAACAGGCACAACAGGTGCCACTGGATATGATGGCGCTACAGGTGCTACTGGCTTGGTAGGTACTACAGGCGCTACTGGCTTAGATGGAGCAACGGGTGCTACTGGATATGATGGATCAACTGGTGCAACTGGCTTAACAGGTGCTACAGGTGCAACTGGATTGACCGGTACAACTGGTGCTACTGGACCAGATGGAGCAACAGGTGCTACTGGATTGACCGGTACAACTGGCGCTACTGGACCAGATGGTTCTACTGGTGCAACAGGTCTAACAGGTGCTACTGGATTAACTGGCACGACCGGTGCTACTGGTTATCAAGGATCAACAGGTGCAACCGGACTTGACGGAGCAACGGGCGCAACAGGTCCAACAGGTTCAACAGGCGCTACTGGATATGATGGAAGTACTGGTGCAACGGGATATGATGGTGCAACTGGTGCTACTGGTCTAACAGGCACAACAGGTGCTACTGGTTTAGTAGGTACTACGGGCGCAACAGGGCCAGATGGAGCAACGGGTGCTACTGGATTGACAGGCACTACTGGTGCAACTGGCTTAACAGGTGCTACAGGTGCAACGGGATATGATGGTGCTACTGGCGCAACTGGATACACTGGTTCTAGTGGTGCTACCGGTGCTACTGGTTATGATGGCGCTACAGGCGCTACTGGTTATGATGGCAGTACTGGTGCTACTGGATATGATGGCAGTACAGGTGCGACTGGATATGATGGCGCTACAGGTGCTACCGGCCCGGATGGTGCTACAGGTGCGACTGGATTGACAGGCACAACGGGTGCTACTGGATATGATGGCAGTACAGGTGCTACTGGATATGATGGCAGTACTGGTGCTACTGGATTGGGCGCAACAGGTGCTACTGGATATGATGGTTCTACAGGTGCTACTGGACTAACTGGTGCAACAGGTGCAGATGGTACTAGTGTATCAATTATTGGCAGTGTTGCTGACGTATATGTAAATCCACCAAATAATCCACAAACAACATTGAATACTGCATTCCCAAGTGCAGTTAATGGTGATGGTGTTATAGACCAAACTACTGGTGATCTTTGGGTTAAAATCAGTGGTACATGGACTGACGTAGGTAAAATACAAGGACCGGCTGGCGCAACAGGACCAGTGGGTGCAACTGGGTTAGATGGTGCAACTGGTGCCACTGGTCTAACTGGCACTACAGGTGCAACAGGATATGATGGCAGTACTGGTGCTACTGGCTACGATGGCGCTACAGGTGCTACTGGATATGATGGCAGTACAGGCGCTACTGGCTACGACGGAGCAACAGGTGCAACAGGATATGATGGCAGTACTGGTGCTACTGGCTACGATGGCGCTACAGGTGCTACTGGATATGATGGCAGTACAGGCGCTACTGGCTACGACGGAGCAACAGGTGCAACTGGTTATGATGGCGCTACAGGTGCTACTGGATATGATGGCGCCACAGGCGCTACTGGTTATGATGGCGCTACAGGTGCTACTGGATATGATGGCGCCACAGGCGCTACTGGTTATGATGGCAGTACAGGCGCTACTGGCTACGATGGCGCTACAGGCGCTACTGGTTATGATGGCAGTACAGGCGCTACTGGCTACGACGGAGCAACAGGTGCAACTGGTTATGATGGCGCTACAGGTGCTACTGGATATGATGGCGCCACAGGCGCTACTGGTTATGATGGCAGTACAGGCGCTACTGGCTACGACGGAGCAACAGGTGCAACTGGACTAGATGGAGCGACGGGCGCAACAGGACTAACTGGTACTACAGGTGCGACAGGGTATCAAGGGTCAACCGGTGCAACTGGTTATGATGGAGCGACTGGTGCAACTGGATATCAAGGTGCAACTGGTGCAACAGGCTACGATGGTGCAACTGGTGCAACAGGATTAATAGGTACTACTGGTGCAACTGGATATGATGGTTCTACAGGTGCAACTGGTTACGAAGGTGCTACTGGTGCTACTGGATTGACTGGTACAACAGGTGCTACTGGCTTAGGTGCTACCGGTGCTACTGGTTTAACTGGTGCTACTGGTGAGAAAGGTACTAGTACTAGTCTATTCTTATACAAATCAAATACAGGTTCTACTTCAGGTGATCCAGGTAATGGTTATATTCTTTGGGATACATCTACTCAGATTGATGCAACTTCAATTAACATCAGTCATTTAACTGATGATGGCATTGACATTGATGTATTCTTATCCTTACTTGCTGCAACAGAAACAATTCTTATACAAGATCAAAACGATAGTGCTAACTATCAAAATTTCATTATAACAGGAGCTCCTACTAACAATGCAGGATATTGGACAGTACCAGTTGATTCAACTGGGTCAGGCGGAACTGGTACTACTAACTTTGCTAACAATCATCCACTATTCTTAGCATTAGTTAATGGTATTCAAGGTGCAACTGGTCCGCAGGGCTTAACTGGTACGACAGGTGCTACTGGACCCACAGGATTGACCGGTACTACTGGTGCAACTGGCTATGACGGAGCAACAGGTGCCACTGGATTGACTGGTACAACGGGTGCTACTGGCTTAACAGGAACTACAGGTGCGACTGGATATGATGGCGCTACAGGTGCTACTGGATATGATGGCAGTACAGGTGCTACTGGATATGATGGCAGTACAGGTGCAACTGGATATGATGGCGCTACAGGTGCAACTGGATATGATGGCAGTACAGGTGCTACTGGATTGACTGGCAGTACAGGTGCTACAGGTCTAACTGGAACAACCGGTGCAACAGGACTAATAGGTAACACTGGAGCGACTGGCTATGATGGTGCAACAGGTGCTACTGGATATCAAGGAGCAACAGGTGCTACTGGCTTAGTAGGTACAACAGGTGCAACAGGTCTACCTGGAACAACAGGTGCTACTGGCTTAACAGGAACTACAGGTGCTACTGGCTTAGTAGGTACAACAGGAGCAACAGGTCTAACTGGAACAACAGGTGCTACTGGCTTAACAGGAACTACAGGTGCTACTGGATATCAAGGAGCAACAGGTGCTACTGGTTTAACTGGTGCAACTGGTCTAACTGGAACAACTGGTGCCACTGGTCTAACTGGAACTACAGGTGCTACTGGACCAACAGGTGCTACTGGTGTGTCAGGATTAGGCGGTAGCAATACTCAAGTTATATTCAATGACTCAAATGTTGCTAACGGTAGTGCTAACTTAACATTTGACAAAACAACTAACTATCTAACAGTTGGTGGAGGATCTGGCGGTAACATCACTGGCGCTAATGTAATATTTGCTAATATATTCACAAGTAATATCGCTACTGGTACAGCACCATTAACAGTTAGTTCAACAACTACTGTTGCTAATCTAGCAGCAGCAACTGCTACTACAGCAGGAACTGTAACAACAGCAGCACAGCCAAACATTACAAGTGTTGGTACACTAACATCATTGGGTGTAAGTGGCACAGTTACAGCAGCTAATATTACTGCTAACACAGGCGTGTTCACTGGTAATGCTAATGGACTAAGTTCATTAGTTGGTGCTAATGTAACTGGTCAAGTAGGAAATGCTTTAGTAGCTGGTACAGTTTATACTGCTGCACAAGGGAATATCACTAGTGTTGGTACATTAACATCATTGGGTGTAAGCGGAACGATCACAGCAGCTAATATCACAGCCAACACAGGGGTGTTCACTGGCAATGGCAATGGATTAAGTTCATTAGTTGGTGCTAATGTCACTGGTACTGTACCAAGTGCAACTAGTGCGACAAACGCAGCAGCATTACTACAGAATACATCATCTTCAACAACGGTGTATCCAACATTCTCTACTTCATCAGCAAATGGTAATTCATCTGCTGTAATTAATACAAGTATTAGTGCTAATTTAGGCAACGCATCTATTACTGCTACTACATTCGTTGGCGCTTTATCAGGTGCAGCAACTACTGCTGGTACAGTAACAACTAATGCTCAGCCAAATATTACAAGTGTTGGTACATTAACTGGATTAACATTGAGTGGTAATGTTAATATGGGAACCAAGAACATAACAAGTCTTGCTGACCCAGTAGCTGCCCAAGATGCTGCTACTAAAAACTATGTTGATACTACAGCACAAGGTCTTGATCCTAAAGCATCAGTAGTATATGCTACAACAGCAACATTGTTTGGTAATGGTGGTACTGGATATACTTACAATAACGGAACAAGCGGTGTTGGTGCAACACTAACTAACAGTGGAACAACTGCTGCATTAAGTATTGACGGAAGCACACCAACTGTTGGTGATCGTGTTCTTATTAAGAATGAATCAGGTGCTTTTGTTAATAATACAACTCAATCAGCAGCATTCAATGGTATCTATACAGTAACAACTGTTGGTACTGTTAGTGTTGCTTGGGTATTAACTCGTTCTACTGACTTTGATGCAGGTACTGAAATGCCAGGCGCATTTGTTTTTGTTGAAGCCGGAACTACTAATGCTGACACAGGATGGACATGTACAACAAATAGTCCAATTACTGTAGGTACAACATCAATTACGTTTGTTCAATTCTCTGGTGCAGGTACATATCAGGCTGGAACAGGATTAACATTAACTGGTTCAACATTTAGTGTTAATGCAAGCCAAACACAAATTACAAGTGTTGGAACACTAACATCATTAGGTGTAAGTGGTACAATTACAGCACCAAATATTACTGCTAATACAGGTGTATTTACTGGTAACGGCAATGGATTAAGTTCTATTGTTGGTGCTAATGTGACCGGTACTGTACCAAGTGCAACTAGTGCAACAACTGCCGGCACAGTAACCACAGCAGCACAACCAAACATTACAAGTGTTGGTACACTAACATCATTGGGTGTAAGTGGTACAATTACAGCAGCAAACATAACAGCAAACACAGGGGTATTCACTGGTAACGGTAATGGACTAAGTTCTATTGTTGGTGCTAATGTGACGGGTAATGTAGGTAATGCATTAAATGCATATGCAGTAGCAGGTGCTAATGTAAGTGGTTGGGTAGCTAATGCTAATGTGGCAAACTATCATGTACAAACAGCACAGACAACTGGTACATACTATTTGTCTTTTGCTAACGTAGCTACATCAAGTAACGTATCATTAAATGCTAATGCATCATTTAGTGCTAACTTAGCAAACGGTGCTATTACAGCTACTACATTCGTTGGTACATTATCAGGTGTGGCAACTAGTGCAACTACAGCAATCACTGTAACTACTAATGCTCAACCAAATATTACTAGTGTTGGTACACTAACTACATTGATAGTTGGTAATGCTACTGCTAATAGTACTTTTGGTAATGGAACTATTACTGCAACTGGTAACGTCACTGTTGGCAACCTATTAGGTGTTCATGCAAATGGCAACTCAAACGTTAATATCGCTACTGCTAACGGCAATGTAACAATAGCAGCAATTGGTAATACAACAATGACAATTACAGGCACTGGTGCTAACATTACAGGATATGCAAATATATCAGCTAATGCCAACGTAGGTAACATAGGTGGAACAGGTGCTGTATTTACTACATTGGGAGGCAGCTTAACAACTAATGCTCAACCAAATATTACTAGTGTTGGTACATTAACATCATTGTCTGTGACAGGTAATGCTAATGTAGGTAACTTAGGTACAGGTGGTTTAATTGTTGCAACCGGTAATATTACAGGTGGCAATCTTGTAACAGGTGGAGTGTTATCTGTTACAGGTAATGCTAATGTAGGTAACTTAGGTACAGGTGGTTCAATTGTTGCAACCGGTAATATTACAGGTGGCAATCTTGTAACAGGTGGAGTGTTATCTGTGACAGGTAATGCTAATGTAGGTAACTTAGGTACAGGTGGTTCAATTGTTGCAACCGGTAATATTACAGGTGGCAATCTTGTAACAGGTGGAGTGTTATCTGTGACAGGTAATATATCAGCAGGTAACGTAACAGTAACATCATATTACTTACGCTCAGTTGCTACTAGTATTTCAGCAGCAGGAACAGTTCAAGCAAATGCTACAGCATTAACTAAAGAAATGAATATTGTTTCTACAGTAGCAAGTGGCGCGGGCGTAGTAATGCCAACAGCAGTAGCTGGTATGGTATTAACTATTACTAATACTAGTGCTAACAGTTTATTAGTATATCCAGCAAGTGGTGGAACAATCAATTCACTAGCAACAAACGGAGCATTTACACAAGTTGCCGGAGCAACATTACAATTCATAGCACCTACTACTACACAGTGGTATACAGTTGGTGCTACATATACATAACATTGAAAGTTGATAATGGGAATATCATTTGGACCAATGCGAATATCGGGATTTACTGCGGTAATAATTTCAGTACCTAATGCACCCACAGTAGGTACTGCAACTGCTACTGGAACAACAACAGCTACATTAACTTATACTGCCCCTGCATATAACGGTGGCTCTACTATAACTAGTTATACTGCAACCTCAAATCCCGCCGGCGGATCTGGTACATTGAGTCAAGCAGGGTCAGGCACTATTAATATTACTGGATTATCACCGGGTACAGCATATACATTTACTGTTACTGCAACAAATTCAATTGGTACAAGTTCTCCTAGTTCTGCAAGCAATCAAATTACTACAACCGCAGCAGCCGGGCAACAAGCATATACAACTGCTGGATACTATATATGGACAGCACCAGCTGGCGTAACATCAGTTAGTGTAGTTACAATAGGCGGCGGCGGCGGAGGATATAATAATGCAGGTGGAGGTGGTGGCCTAGGCTGGCAAAATAATATTGCAGTTGTGCCGGGAAATACATATCCGGTTTACGTTGGTCCCGGTGGCGCAGGATCTTTTTCGTCACCGGATTGTGATGGAAGTGCATCACATTTTAATAATTCAGTTTTTGGCAATGGAGGATTGGGCGGCGGCAGCGGCGGGTCAGGTGGTGGATATTCAGGCGCCACCGGTGGCGGCACGGGCGGCAACGGCGGAACCTTTTGGGGAGGCTACGGCGGCGGCGGTGGCGCCGGCGGCTACTCAGGTAACGGCGGGAACGGATCAACTGCTAGCAACCAGAATGGTAGCGATGGCGCAGGAGGAGGTGGCGGCGGTGGCGGCGGGTCGGTTAGCGGCGGCTCACAAAGAGCCGGTAACGGCGGAGGTGTAGGAATATATGGTCAAAGTAACAATGGTGCCGGCGGGGTCTATGATATTGACGGTGGTCGCGGAGGAGGTGGAGGTTCGGGCGGCAGCTCCGGGGCATCTGCTACATATGGTGTAGCGGGTGGTGCATACGGCGGAGGAGGTTCAGGCGGTGCTTGTCCAGGCGGCGACGGAGCCGTATATATAGTCTGGCCTGGATCAACACGATCTTTCCCGTCAAGTATATAGGTCATCAACAACCTTCAATCAAAACGATAAATACTATAATAAGGAAGTATTATGGTAACACTAGATTTATTGACACATATGTGTCCCCGAACAAAATCAAGTATTCTTGAGGGATACTTAGAACCACTAAACACAGTGGCTGAATACTATGACATGAATGTTAATCCAGCAAGATTGGCAGGCTTTCTAGCACAAACAGCACATGAATCCGGTGGATATACTGCTATTAAAGAAAATTTAAACTATAGTGCTAAGGGTCTACGTGGTACATTTGGTAAATATTTTCCCAACGATGAACTAGCAAATCAATATGCTAAAAAGCCAGAACGTATTGCTAATCGTGTCTATGCTAATCGTATGAGTAATGGCCCAGAAGAATCAGGTGATGGATATCGCTTCTGTGGTCGTGGACTAATTCAATTAACAGGTCGTGCTAACTATACAAAATTTGCAGCAGATTTAGGCATGAGTTTAGAAGATACAATAGCTTACTTAGAAACGCCAAACGGTGCTGTAGCAAGTGCTGGATGGTTCTGGGATAATAACAAACTAAATCAATACTGTGATAGTGGAGATTTTGTAACATTAACTAAACGTATCAATGGTGGTACAATTGGTTTAGAAGATAGAAAGCATCATTACGAATTAGCGATGCATTATTTAACAAGTTAATATGGCACAACCAACTTGGATTACCCCCGCAGGTTCTATAGGAACTTATCCCTATGGATATACTATGACTTTTTTGGTTTCAGCCACTCCAGTGGATCCGGCAGCTACAATAACATATACTTTATTATCCGGATCACTTCCTACTAATCTAACATTGAAAACAAGTAACGGATTAATAAGTGGTGTACCTACACTAGTTACACAAAATACTACAACTTCATTTACTATTCGTGCAACTGATAACTTGGGTAATATACGTGACAGGACGTTTAGCATAACCGTGTCAGGGACTGCTGTACCACAATTTACCACTCCCGCTGGTTCGTTGAAAAATGTAAACGATAGCACATGGACACAAATTCAAGTACAATACGCTAATCCTGATACGACAAATAATGTAATAGTTGATTTGCAAGAAGGACTATTACCTCCGGGGCTTGAATTATCTGAATCAGGGCTTATTCAAGGTTATGCACTCCCGCCAATAATTAATTTAACACTACCCACTGTAACAACTGTAGCATTGTCATCAAGTTCAACTACTGATTATATTTCATGTTTTGACAATTCTATAAACAGTACTATGATAGGAAGACCGGTTGTATTTACTAATACATTCGGGGATATTGTATCTAATCAAACTTACTATATAAGAGATGTTAATACATCAAATAATTCATTTTCAATATCTGCTACTGAATTTGGTACTGCATTACCATTGGCCGATGCGTCGGGCACAATGAATGTTACGTTACCGAGTATCTCTACCGGACAACCCACAAAAAGAACATATTCATTTGTGTTAAGACTATTAAGCCCACTTGGCGGCAATATTGCTTCTTATTCAATTACTGTTATTAATCAAAACTTGCCCTTAAGTCAAGGGGGTACATTAGGATTACAGCCTAATACTAGACCACCAACTATATTAAATACAAGACCATTAGTTATTGCTCCAACTGATAATGATCCATATTATGGTTATTATATTTTACCACCTATCCCACCTACACAGGCTGCACAAATAGGAACAATTCAAAGTGATAACTACTTTGCATTTAAAGTGTTAGGCTACGATTTTGATGGAAATAATTTAGAATATATATTCTCTAACTTGCCAAGTTGGATGTCAGGTAATTCAACTACAGGATGGTTGACTGGATATCCTATATTAGATGTAAAGAGTATAATTAATTATAATTTTACAGTAAGCGTGAGAAAAGTAAATAGCCCATCTATAACATCAGGTAATTTTAATTTCTCACTTACATTAAGTTTTGATATATTAGGTAATATTATATGGATTACTACTGAAAATTTAGGGACTGTTTACAACGGTAGTATCAGTACATTAAAAGTTGAAGCAGTATCTGACACAGAAGATTTACAATATAGATTAACTTCAGGATCATTACCTCCTGACTTAGAATTGTTATCTAACGGAGAAATAATAGGTATTATAGCGGATCAACCTACATCACAAATGTTAGATGCATCCACTACTACTAATTTTAGTTTCACAGTACAGGCATATTCAACTACATATAATTCAATATTTTCTAGTAAAACATTTGAAGTAAATGTATATCAAGAATATAATCAACCAACTGACATATTGTACATAGAAGCATCGCCTAGCATACAGGATAGACAACTTCTTAATACATTATTAGATAATGACGCTCTAATAGACCCTCTATTATTATATAGACCAACTGACGTTCATTTTGGAAAAGCTACTAATGTTATATATGAACATGCGTATGGAATATATGCTAGTGATATAAATCAATATATTGCAGCAATACAAAGAAAAAATCACTATTGGAGAAATATTACTTTAGGTGAATTAAAAACTGCGGTGGCAAAAAATGATGCAGGCGAGATTATATATGAAGTGGTGTATAGTGAAGTAATAGATAACTTAGTTAATCCGTCCGGTGTAAGTGTTCCTGCTGAAATAAACTGGCCTCGCCCAATAGATTTAAATTTAGGGGCATGGTATACTAGTGTAACTAATATTTTTACAAGCTATTATTTTGGTCAACCGGGAAGTACGTTAAGTGTAACTGCTACTGCTGCCACAACCAATCAGATTACTTGCGGTTCAACTGTGGGTTTATTGTCAGGTAGACAAATAATGTTTTCTGGCACTACTTTTGGAAACATTGAAGCAGGTACTACTTATTATGTTCTTAGTGTTGATAGTACAACTGAATTCACGGTATCTACTACCCCCTACAATGGGACTGCTATGGTATTAACTACTGATACAGGTTTGATGGATTGTATTATATATGAGCCTACCTTCTATACCAGTTTAACTCCGGGCTATGCTATAACGTTATATCCTAATAGTTTGTTCAATATGCGTAATCAAGTAGCCGATGTATTAGGACAAGTGTATAATAGTACATTATTACCGCAATGGATGACGAGTCAACAAGAAAATGGTAGTACATTGGGATATACTCAGGCTTGGGTTATATGTTATACAAAACCAAGAGAAACCGGTGGAATAAGTCCTGCGGAAGTTATAAAAACAAATATAGAAACAAATTGGGGATATACAAACGCACAAGGTAACTTTGTACATTACTCATTGAATCAAATTAATTTTGAACTTGATAGATTTACCGTTAATAAGAGTGCTACATATGATTGGGATAATGGATTAAACCCACCTGCTTGGACCGGACTACCAAGTGCTACCCCTACTCCCAATCCATTAAATAGCCAAGATTTTTATGTGTTATTCCCTAGACAAACTATTTTACCGGACGAATCACAATACTAAATATATATAACGGAATAAAAACATGAGTACAATCAACACAACCGCAATAAATGTAAATTACCCTGTCCCGGGCGTTAACAATAACAGCCAGGGATTCAGAGATAATTTTGCTTCTATCGTAAACAATTTAAATGCCGCCGGCAATGAAATAACTGACCTACAAAATAAAGTTGTAGTTAAACAAGCATTACTAGGCACTACAATTAATAATGATATGGCTAATACACTTATCAGTAATGCAAGTACACGTGGCTTTAGAGCAACAACTTATAATTTAGGTAACGCATTAGCCGGTACTGTACTAGTTGATGTGTCATTAGGTGATGTACAGTATGGAACAGTTGCTGCAAATACTACAATCAATTTTGGTAGTTGGGCACCAACTGGTACTCAAAGCAATGTGCAACTAAATCTATCAGTTTCAAATGCTAATGCTGTAATCAGTTTTCCAAGTGAATTAGTAATCTCCAATGATGATGGTGTTATGTTACTTGAAAACTTTGCTAATATTGGTACTATACCAACTGTTACAGTACCAAATGGAGTAACACAACTTAACTATTTGATAAGTTCAACTGATTGCGGCAACACATTGTATATTCAACCAATCAATAGACCAAGACAATCAACTCAGATTCAACAAAAACTTATTTCCCCTAAAGGATTTCAAGGTGATGTTAATGGTGATATCGCAGTTGGGCCATCGTTTAATCAATTATCTGTGTTATCGTCAAATACAGGAATGTCTCTGTCTACCGTAGTGATTTCAAATACTTCAGGTGGGTTTACTTGTAGTGCGACATCATTACCATTAGCAGTGGATCAACAATTGAGAATATCTGGAACTGCAGGTGGCACAGGTAGTATCAGTGGGTATTCAGATCCTAGTACATATTATATTATAGCTACCAATGGAACAACTAACTTTCAATTATCAACTACTAGCGGCGGCTCAAACATTACAACAACAACCGGAACACCTACTGGTTTAACATATAAAGTTAATAATGGATATTTAAATGTAGCAGATACTACTCAACTATATACCGATTTGCCAATTGTATTCACTGGTACTAGTTTTGAAGCTAATATCACTAGCGGTGCTACATATTATGTTAGAAATGTTTCTGCTAATACATACTTTACAGTTTCATCAACTATTGGTGGTGCCAATGTAAACTTGGCAGGCGGGTCTGGTACAATGTATGCAAACCCAGTGTCGTATGTATATGTCGCTACAGACTCATATAATTCTTCATCATACGGAACATCAGTAACACAAACATATGCTAATGGCATGATAACCTTAAGTGGCAATACTGGAAGTTTAGCAAATAATGCCCCAATCATTTTTGCTGCTAATATGGGAGGATTAGTTTCAAACACTGTTTATTATGTTAAATCCTTCTCCGGCGCCAATATTACAGTAAGTTTAAGTAGATCAAATGGAGTAGCAGATACTACCGTTGTCCTATCTGGTAATACTACTGCAACAACTGCAACATTCTATGTTGGCAATGATATCTGGAAAAGAATCGCACTATCTTCTTGGTGATAAATATTTGAATGGAACATCCATTCTTAGATAAGAAAAAACTGGCCGAAAAGACATTAGAGGAAATCCAGACTGATTTAACCGGTCTGATGAATAAACTAACCTTTGCTTCTCGTACAGGTAATAGGCCATTAATTAATCAGCTTCATATGGTAATTGAAACGTATCGTAATGAAGCCAGCAAAAAACTTGACGATGTTATGAAAAAACAAAACATTCAAGGTCAAGTATCAATACAAAAAGAGGATCAAATTGGCAACAAAAATAGAACGTGAATTCGCATTCCAAGCTGGGGTTTATTTTGAAGGTGAATTCTTAATGACCATATATGAACTTGCATTAAAAATGGAAGTTGATACAGCATCTATTAAAGAACAGAATATAGCAATGGACAGAATACATTACTTCTTGCATGAATGTTTGGGTAATAGTATCTTTGTACAAGATTCAGAAAAAAAAGCTATAGAAAAGTATATGCAAGCTGATATCAAAGTCTGTACATTACCTGACGAACCATATGATCAAATCATAACCATATTATTATTGCTTAAACTAAATGCAATAACAGAAGGCAAACTGCATATTACCGATATTTCACTTATGTCTGGGTTAAGTGATGATGTTAAATTTGTATATGACATAGAAAATGTGTCTAATCACCCATTTGGTAATAAGGGCTGGTGGAGTGATAGTTCTACTAATATGTCAGATATAACCAAATCTAACAAAAAGGATAAAATTGTTAGACTGGTAAAACAACATTCTGATTGGTGGAGCGTTGGGTTAGATTGGGAACAAAAAGAATATACCACTACTGAAATTATTTTTAGTAATGACCATGAAAAACAACCATTATAGTTGATTTACACAAAAGTCTATGTTATAATACATAGATGAAAATTGATAATTATGGACAAATAATTCTCACAGAAGATGATCTGTGTGATTTGTATATGAGTGATCCAGCCCGCACCATTAAAGATTGTCTTGTAGATAAGCAAATAAATCTGGACAGTACGCACATCTTTCTCTCAGAAGAAAATCTACCTACATTAGTAGAATACATAGATAAAAAATTATCAGTTGAAGAATTTGATAAAGAAAATCAATCTCAGTGGCAAATGCCCGTAGAATACTACGAAATGGATATTGCTAAATGGGTATTAGATCAATGTAAAAACGAAGAAGAACTGCAACGTGCAGGCAACGAATTAATAAAATTCCATGATAGGGATATGTTCCCATTATTGAAGTATTTAAAATATCTAGTTGACACAATGCGTAGAAACAATATTGTATGGGGCGTAGGTCGTGGTAGTAGTGTAGCAAGCTATGTATTGTATTTGATTGGAATTCATCGTATAAATAGTTTGTACTACCAATTATCGGTAGATGAATTTTTAAAATAAGGAGATTAAAATGGCTATAGTTAGATCCGCAATGGGAAAAAGTGTTGATATGTCAGCACTAGTATCCAAAAATGAAAAAACAAGAGCAGTGGGTAATGTTAAAAATCTAAATGCACGTGGTGATACCATTGATGCATTTGGTAAAGTTATCAAACCCGTGACTGAAAAGGTAAATAATGCATACAGCAAAACAGTAGGTAATCGTTCTGCTCAACCGCTAAAAAGACCTAGACCAACAATTCAACCAGATTCTGCCCCTACCCCAACACTTGATTTGATTGAGTTAACCCCAGAAGAATTGGAATTGGAAGAATCGTTTAATGATGATTTGGAAGTTGAACAAATCAAAGCCAAAGAAACAAAGAAGAAATAACATGGAAGAAAAGAAATTAGCATTTGACCCGCATAAATTCACTAAAGACCAATTCAGACCAATCGGCGCACATATCATTGTTTATGATATGAGTTTTGATGTTCGTATTACCACTAGTGGTATACTATTACCAAATGATGATATGAAAAGTGCAGGTATCAGGCCTCGTTGGGGAAAGATATACAAGATTGGTGCAGAGAATAAAGACCCTGATTTGTATGAAGAATTATGGGTCATGGTAAGTCATGGTCGTTGGACACGTGGTATCGACATTGAAGATGAAACGGGTAAGAAAACATTGCGTAGAGTTGATCCTAGTGATATACTATTAGCGTCAGATGAACAAGTATATGACGAAACATTTAGCGACAAGGTGTATTAATGATAAATTGGTTTAAGCAAAAAGTTATTAGCTGGGTTAGAGAAGATTGGAATAAAGTCCGTTCTGACGGGGATGTAAACTTACCTTCAAAATCTATTGGTATTGGTACTATTAATTCAGGTCGTAGGATAGATCAGTCAAATGGTATGAACTTTACAATACATTCAGCAAACGGCGGATATGTTATGGAGTACAACAAATACGATCCTAGAACAGATGAACGCAATACTGCATTGCATATCATTACTAGTGATCAAGACTTAGGTCAAGGTATTTCACACATTATAACATTGGAGATGCTTAGAAAATGAAGAACCAACTTTGGGTTGAGCGTTATCGTCCAAAATCTGTAACAGATTATGTCTTTGTAGATGAACGACAAAAACAACAAGTAGAAGGTTGGATCGCTAATGGTTCTATCCCACATCTATTACTAAGTGGTGACCCGGGCACAGGTAAGACTACTCTTGCTAAAGTTTTAATTAATGAACTTGGTGTAGAAGATTATGATGTATTAGAAATCAATGCTAGTCGTGAGAATGGTGTGGCAGTTGTGCGTGATAAGATTAATGGATTTGCTCAAACAATGCCCTTCGGTAAGTTTAAAGTGATTCTACTTGATGAAGCTGACTATACAAGTCCAGAGTTTCAAGCAGCATTGCGTAATGATATGGAAGCATATGCTGATACAGTAAGATTCATTCTTACTTGTAACTATGAACACAAAATCATTCCAGCATTGCGTGAAAGTCGTTGTCACAAGTTTCATATCGCTAAACCCGATCGTACTGAGTACACTGCAAGGGCAGCAACTGTTCTTGTAACTGAGGGCATTGAGTTTGATTTGGATACATTGGATAGTTATGTTCGTGTAGCATATCCAGACTTGCGTAAATGTTTGAATCAACTACAAGTCAATAGCAGCACAGGTAAGCTATTGCCCCCACAATCAGAAGGTAATAGTGAACACGAGTTACTGTTAGAAGCAACAACATTGTTTAAAGCTGGTAAAATTCTTGAGGGTCGCCAGCAACTGATGCAATACATTGCGTTGTACCCAACACGTATTGAAGATACTTACAGGTGGATGTATGACAACTTAGACTTATGGGGAAAGCAACAAGAAAAACGTGATGCTAGTATCATTGTCATTCGTAATGGTCTAGCAAACTTGCCGTTAGTTGGAATTCCTGAAATCTCATTAGCAGCAACATTAGTGGAGTTAACATCGTGAGATATTTATTGATTACCTTTGTCCGTAAACCTAATGGACAGATTGATGAACAAGTTAGTATTAGTAAGCGTGTACGCACCTCTGACATTCAAACCTGCAATGTCATTTTAGATTTTAATAAAAAGAAAATTGACAAATGCGTAATTGAAAGTAAGGTAGTAGATAGTGATTGGGATAAGATGATTGAATACTACAAAAAGGTATATCCAACGTTAATTGATCAATTACAAAAGAATAATACTGAATCAGAAGTTCAGAAGTAAAAGAGGGGCATTGCCCCTCTTTTTAACTGTACAAGTTTAGTACATGTTCAATGATGCGGTGCCGTTGAACATCTTTAATGTCAAAAGTACATAACTGCAACCCTGGTATCACCCCCTTCCCCAATCGATTTTGTAAGTCTAGTAGCCCATTGTCGGCTGATTTTCTATCGGCTTGTTCAATATCGCCAGTAATTACAATCTTACTGCCAACGCCGATTCTAGTCATAATCATTTTGAGTTGACCAGGTGTTGCATTTTGCGCTTCATCTAACACTACCCAACTATGTTTGAAGTTACGACCACGACAGAATGCTAATGGAGCAATCTCTATAATCTGTTCTTCCAACATATGAGTAATTTCTGCTTGTGTGTAATACTCACGTAATACATCCATTAAGGGTCTTGTCCAAGGTTCCATCTTTTGATTGATATCACCAGGCAAGAAGCCGTGTTTTTCGTCATCTACTCCTACAGCGGGACGAGACAATATGATTCTATCACATTCTCCGTCACGCATTGCTTTAATAGCCGCCTGCATTGCTAAATAAGTTTTACCAGTACCGGCCGGACCAGTGACAACAACAATATCGGTGTTCTCATCTAATAGAGACATTATGTAATTTTCTTGATTTAGAGATTTGGGGACTAACTGTACGGGCCGCTTATTGATCCTTACAGATTTTGCTTGCGAGAAATCTATTGTTTTTGATTCTTTCATGTAAAAAGTTTGATTTGTTTGTTTTTTGCTTGAAAAGCGTGGATCTTGCTGAGTAGTGCGTAAAGCACTGGTTTTCCGTTTGCTCAATGTAAATTCTCCTTTATAAGAGCGGGTGAGTACTCATAATACTCAATATTATTTAAAGCCAAAAATCTTGTGTAATGTATCAGACTTTTAACGCAATATTTTAGACTAAATACTTGGCTTAACAGCAAAATATTGAAATAGTGCTATTAATCAATTAAAGATAAATATATTAATGAAGCACGAAGCCGCCGACAATTTCTTTGATAATGTTGATTATGTCAGCATTGTAGACACCGTAAAGGGTATATTTACCAGTGACGGGTCAATGAACACCCTACTAGACTTTGAACGAGTACTAGACGAATCCGATCTTTACGCCTACCGTAACTGGGAATTAGGTGAATTAGTTCAAGGTCCTAACATAAAACGCTATACAGTTAGTTGCATATTCATGTGGCCATACAAGTTAATGCCTAATCCCAAAGGTGCTAGACGTTTAGTAGCAATTGGATGTAAGGTTAAGTTTGCTAAATCTGAAGTTGAAGTTCCAGTAGAAGTTAAAGATTATGAAGATTATGTTCCTGGTACACGTTATCCTAAGATGGCACCAAAGAAAGTTTGGTTTGTTTACATAGAGATACCAAAAGACTTATTGGATGATATTAAAGAAGGCTCTATTGACTTAGCTGGGCAGACAATTGATTTGGAAGAACTAGATGATTCATATGATGAAGATTTGGATCAAGATTCTACTACTGATCAGGAAGAACAAGAACAAGATGCAGGTATGGGAATGGGTGGAATGCCTCCAGGCGCCCCACCCGGAGCACCTCCTGCACCCGCAATGTAAGGTATAACATGACAAGAAGAATCATTAATGAAGGATTAGATTATTTGGATATGGTAGACCAAATTGAACCTACCGTTTCCGTAGATGAATATTCTGCTAAGATGGGTAAAGACAGTGATATTGTTACATTAGCATTTACTGTTAAAAGTGAAGCAGCAGGCAATGATTTAGTTGATTGGTTTGAACGTGGGTATGATTGGGTACTTGATGCTAGTTTAAGTGAAGGTGAATTAAGTCCAGGCAAATATCTAGTATTTGTTGAGATGAAACGCAGAACAAAAGTCCCAGAACGTATTGTAGAATTAATAGAAGATTTAGAAACATTAACAGATTTAAAAGTAACCGAGTGGACTATAAATATTGATGAAGAAGATTATGATGCTGATGCAGATTTATTGAAACAAAAAATTACTATTAGTCCACATGAATATCGTGAAGAAAATGAAGATGAAGAAGGTTTAAATGAGATGCGTCATCGTGCAGGATTAGATACAATAAATCTACACGGCGAACCAGATAGCGAATTAAAAGCATTTATATCAATGGCAGGGTTATAAAATGGCAACTATATTAGCACAAAAGTCAACAACAGATTCAGCAGTAGCAAAGAGTGACGATCACCACGATATGTTAGCGGCTGATCCTACTATATCTCAATTTCCACAAGGAAGCACTTATGGAACTATCAGCACTACAACAGGCTTTGGTGGAAATTCAACGTTTGGAACAGGAACGTCTGGATTCAATCAAAACAGTTTTAACTCCCCAGGATTCAATCAACAACCAAGTACAGGATTTGGAAGTACACAAAACATTAATCAATCAACAGGACAGCAACCCGTATTAACTGGTGCTGCACCCACTAATGCAGCAAGTGGTGCCGATATATTAGTTGCACATGACAAAGAAAGCGAACATTGGGTAAATTCAAAATGGCGCCCTATGATGGGATGGTTATATATGTCTACCTGTTTTGCAGATTTTATTTTGTTTCCCGTTCTTTGGAGTCTATTGCAAGCATTAAACCATGGACAAGTTACTAGTCAGTGGCAACCACTAACCTTACAGGGTGCAGGACTATATCATATTGCTATGGGTGCTGTATTGGGTATCGCAGCATATGGCCGCACTAAAGAAAAGGTTGCCGGCGCTAATTAAAAGTGTTGACAATAGCATAGTAGTATGCTATAATGTTTAAATGGACCATTACAATACTTTGGGTGTTAGTAAAAATGCAACCCCTGATGAAATAAAAAAATCATATCGCAAATTGGCTAGTCAGCATCATCCTGATAAAGGCGGCGACAAGGCTAAATTTCAAGATATACAAGCGGCTTACGATACATTAAGCAGCCCAGAAAAACGTCAACAATATGATAATCCCATGCCACAAGGATTTCACCATCAGGGTGGAATGCCTCAAGGATTTGAACACATATTTGGGCAGATGTTTGGTGGCGGTAACCCGTTTGACCCGTTTAATCAACGTAGACAACAACCACAACAACAAGTATTCCGTACTACAATAAACATATCACTAGAACAAGCATTCAACGGCGGTGAACAATTATTGAAATTACAAACACCTACTAATGTTCATGCGGTAACTATTCAAATACCCAAAGGGGTACAAAATGGTAATCAAATGAAAATCGATAACGTATTAGATGGTGCTAGTTTAGTAGTAGATTTTCGTATCGACCCGCATCTTAAATATGATAGACAAGGTAATGATTTAGTTTGTAACCATTCTATATCAGTATTAGATTTGATTATTGGAACTACTTTTGAATTCACGACCTTATCTGGAAAAACACTTGAGGTAACAGTAAAACCACGAACACAACCCTATATACAATTGAAATTAACAGGACAAGGTATGCCCATCTACAACACTAGTGGATACGGTGACCAAATAATCTTGCTAAAACCGTTTATTCCTGATATCATTGATGAAGCGGTTATCAATAGCATTTCTCAACAAAAACTAAAGGAGTCTAAATGACACATTCACCCGAAATCGAAAACATTATTGAACAATCAATTGAGTTTGCTAAAAGTCGTAAACACCAATATGTTACAGTAGAACATTTATTGCTAGCACTAATAAGCCACACTTCATTTAAAAAATGTATAGTAAGTTATGGTGCTGATGTAGAAACTATGATCCTGGAAATTGGTTCATATTTGGATAGTCTACATGCTATCGTAAGCAAAGAAGATGAAGTAGTTCCACGCAAAACAAATAGTTTGGAACGTGTAATGAATCGTTCAGTAACACAAGTTTTGTTTACTGGTCGTAGACAAGTCACTACAGTTGATTTATATCTAAGTATCGCATCCGAAGGCAATAGTCATGCTCATTATTTCTTATTGAAGTATGGAATTAGCAAAAATGAATTCGTAGCACATTGGCAGAAAAATTATAAACATAACGAAACTACTAATCTAACAGATGGTCAAGCTGACGAGATCCTTGAGGAATATACAATCAATCTAACTCAACTAGCAGCACAGGGCAAACTTGAACCATTGATCGGTCGCACAAAAGAACTTGATGATATCATTAACGTACTTGCTAAACGTTTCAAGTCAAACGTATTGATGGTCGGTGATCCTGGCGTTGGTAAAACAGCAATTGCTGAAGGTCTAGCACAGATGATGATTAACAAAGAAGTTCCAGAATTTTTGCAGGATCATCAACTATATAGTTTAGAAGTGGGTAGTTTGCTTGCTGGTAGTAAGTATCGCGGAGACTTTGAAGAAAAGGTCAAAGCAGTATTAGATGCACTGAACACAAAGAAAAAGACTATTCTTTTCATTGATGAAGCACACACTATGCAGGGTTCAGGTGGCTCAAACAATGGGTCAGTTGACTTTGCTAATATGATTAAACCCGCAATCACTAAGGGCACTCTTAAAGTTATTGCTAGCACAACTTGGGAAGAATACTACGAAAGTTTTGAGAAGGATCGTGCATTGATGCGTAGGTTCTATCGTGTAACTGTTGACGAACCTAACCATGATACAACAATTCGTATTCTGAATGGGTTGAGTAGCCGACTGAATGATTTCCACAACGTTGAAATCACAGATGAAGCTATCAAAGCAGCAGTTGAAAGTGCTGACCGTTACATTCATGACCGAAAGAACCCGGACAAGAGTATTGATTTGCTTGATGCCGCTTGTGCTAAACAACGTGTAGCAGAGAACAAGGGCGCAATGATTACTAAAGAACTTGTGTTTGACCAAGTTGAACGATTCACTGGCGTACCTGCTGATAAGATGAAGGGTGATAACTTTGAATTGATTCATAAATTAGAATCAAACATTAAGGACAAACTATACGGACAAGATGAAACTGTACAACAGGTACTTGAACGTGTTTATGTTTCATTTGCTGGTATCGGCAATGATAAGAAACCTACAGCAAGTTTCTTATTCTTAGGACCAACTGGTACTGGTAAGACTGAACTTGCTAAACTATTGAGTAAGAACTTAGATATGCCATTGCTTAAGTATGATATGAGTGAGTATGGAGAGAAGCATAGTGTTAGCAGTTTGATTGGACCTCCTCCTGGATATGTTGGCTTTGGTGACAGTCAAGTGAGTGGTGGACGATTGATTAATGACTTGAGTAAGAACCCACATAGTATCATGTTATTTGATGAAGTTGAGAAAGCACATCCAGATATCTTTAATATCTTCTTACAGATGTTGGATGAAGGTCATATCACTGGATCTAATGGCAAGCAAGTTAACTGTAAGAACAGTATCATTATCATGACCAGTAACTTGGGTAGTAGTGATAGTGAACGCAACAACATTGGATTTGGTAATCAAGAGAAGACCGGTGAAGATGATAGAGCATTGAAAGAATTCTTTAAACCTGAGTTTAGAAATCGTGTTGACTTGATTTGCAAGTTTAACAAGTTAGATACCCTTGCTATTAAGAAGATTGTTATCAAGTTTACCGATGACTTGAAAAAGAGTTTGGTTGATAAGCATGATATCACATTGAACTTGAGTGAGCCAGTAGTTGAGTATTTGGCAGAACAAGGTTACGATAAGAAAATGGGCGCACGACCATTAGCACGTAAGATTGATGAATTGATTCGGGTGCCTCTAAGTAAAAAAGTATTGTTTGAACGCATTAAATCTGCTACAATCAATGTTGTGATGACAGACGGTGCAATTGATTTTGCAGTAACACAAAAATTAACAGCGAAAGTAAATGAAAATGGGATTATTGAGGTCAGTTAAAGACGTTCCTAATATTGATTATTATGAATATAAGGAAAACAACTATTACGGTAAATATAGATATCGTGCTAAATTCAGAATAGATGGGTTGGGTCTTTCTAGCTATGTTGAAACTCCAGAAGATTTAGTAAAACGAATAGATTCTACTGGATACAATAGATTAAGAGTAGATAGAAAAGCTATGGTTGTAGGAAATTTCAACGAAATTACTAACTTCATTGATTGGCGTAATAGTAACAAAAAGCCCGGATCAATAACGTTTAGACTTGAGGGTGATACATCTTCAGTTTATAGTAATGATTTAGAATTATTGCTGACATTAAAGGACCTTGGACCGATTACTGTAAAAATTACTGAGGTACAAGTAGAGCAGTTTGCTGGTACAAAATACTATGTTAATAAGCCAAAGCATAACTACAGGATTTACTTAAAAACTGCGTACATTGAAGATAAAACTTTTGTTAAAGATTTATATGATACTGTTAGTAAAAGTAAAGAATTAGTCCCTAGCGATGCGCTATGCAAATGGTTAGACGGGTATGTTAAACGGCCGATTGCTGCACTTAACAGTTGGAGTTATCGTTATACTAGTGGAACTCATTCTATTGATTACGATAATGAAAGTACATTAAGTTATCTGGTGCTAATGTATGGCCATATGCTTGGAAAACGATACAAATTAGAAAAACGTCCCGATCCTGTCTAAAATGATAAATACTCTATGGAGTATTATCATGGCACAAATCGTAGAAGATGTAATCGTAATCAAATTTAGTTCGCTTGTAAAAGACGGGGCAGCAGAGCAAACAACCTGCATTTCCGAAGAAATACAAGCGGCAATTGAGCAAGTTGCCCAAGAATTAGTGGGACAACACGTGGTAGTTGAAGTGGTAAAAGCATAATGAGCCAATCTACTACACTTATTCTGTTACCACAAACAGCCTATGTAAATCCAGGCAACGGAGCACCTTACACAGTTGTGGGGAATGCTCAACCAGCCGCAGCATATTATTTAGGGAACAGAGATTTACAGACTGTTAATCTTAGTGTAACCAATATTATTGGAAACATTGTTATACAAGCAACACTAGCGAATCCTGCAACAGTGGATAATCAATGGTTTGATGTATATGAGTTTAACGGGAGCGACAATCCAAACGCTACACAATACACAAATGTTACCGGTAACTTTGTATATATGAGAGCAAAGATTGTAGATTTCAATCAAGGTTTAGTTAATTACGTTAAATTAAGTTATTAAGGAAAATAAAATGGACGAGAATGTTAGTGAATTGTTTAGAAAATATATTGACATGATTAATGAAAACATGGACATTAGCCAGCTAGCACAGATTAGTGACAAGGCATTAGATGACAAATATCACTATGGTCGTAGTAGTCCTGGTAACACATTTGGATGGCAAGCTAATTTAGCCAGCGCCGCCTATGCTAAACAAGCAATTGAATCTGGTATTACTAATATTGATCAAATAAGTGATGCTGTTCATAAAGGTTGGTGGTCAGTGGCACAAAAATTTGTAGACGATCCTGATCAATTTGATGATACCGAGACGTTACGTGCAAAAGGAAAGTTTGATAAAAAAATGGCTGATAGAATAGCACAAATGGTGCCATTTAATCAATTAACAAAAGACCAACAAGACATAGACCGCGTAGTAGCAGAAGCGTTATTACAGGCAATAACAAGCGGACAATAATGAGTACAATAGTAGTAATGCCCGGAGGCTTTCACCCGTTTCATGCAGGGCATGCCTCACTATATCAATCAGCATTGAAAACATTTCCCGGTGCTGATGTATATGTGGCTGCTACTAACGATCAAAGTGAAAGACCTTTTCCTTTTGCTATTAAAGAAAAATTAGCTAAAGTAGCAGGTGTTGCTCCAGGACATTTTGTACAAGTTAAAAGTCCCTTTCAAGCAAAAGAAATAACACAAAATTATGATCCTGAAAATGATGTATTGATATTTGTTCGTAGTAAGAAAGATCGTAATGAACAACCAAAGCCCGGAGGCACAAAGAAAGATGGTAGTCCAAGTTACTTCCAACCCTGGACAGGAAAAAATCTACAACCATTCGGTAAACATGCTTATATAGATTATTTAGACACAGTTGAGTTTGGGCCTGGTATGAAACATGCTAGCCAAATACGTAATGCATGGCCTACCTTGAATGATAGGCGTAAGACAGCAATGGTTATGAGTTTATATCCTGCAACACAAAAGAACCCTAAGTTAGCAGCAAATGTTGTTAAGTTATTAGATGCTGGTATGGGAGTAGAAGAACAGACCTTAGATGAAAGTACAAGTAAAGATTCTACATTAAGAGCCGTTGTCAATGACATTAGTGAACCTATTGCTAGCGTATATAACAATATGCTAATGCAAGCTGAGAAATATGTTGATAATAATGGTGCTTTAGATAAAGGATTCAGATTAATCGTAGCAGGGATCGGTGGTCGTTGGACACAGAACATGTACATCAATAAACTTAAGAATGAATTATACGATTTGTGCAAGGTATATCCATCACAAACAAACGATTTGAAAGATTTCTTGTCTGGCAAAGAGAAGCATGGTGTGGTAGATATGCATAAATCATTTAGTATAATTGCTAAAGAATTACCAGTGATACTAGAAAGATTAGGTAGACATATTAATTCACCTGAATTGTCTAAAGCAGCAAAGCGCTGGGAACATAACAGAGAAGTGTATAAAGATTACGTAAGAGACAATTGGGACTCTGAAGAAATTGAAGTTACCCCTCCAGTAAAAAAACAAAAAAGCAATATTATTGGTCAACAGAATGCAGTAGTTGATAAGATTATTAATGATGTATTAGCTAAAATCAAACCTAGTGATGCAGGCAGTATCCGTAATACATTAGCTAATGTTCCAATTAATAATAGATTAAATGCTTTACAAAAGATACTGTCTGATATGAACATGACAGTTAATGAGAAGATGAAGATGGGTGCTACGATTGAGCCCATTGAAGAATCTAATATCTCCGAAAGCCTGGATTATTTAGAAGAAAAATAATTCGTACCCCTCTTCCTGATGTAAATAATTATATCTTAATAGAGGACCTTATGGCAACAAAGAAATCAAAAGCATCAGAAGAAAAAACAGTACCAGTAGAAATGGTACAAGAAATCGCTGAACAGGCGGCAGCAGAGCAAGCAGAAAAAGCAGCAGATGCTCCTGCTGAAGCACCCGCAGCAGGGCAAGTTCAAGTAAATGTAGACTTTCTACGTACAACCAAAGTGCATATCGCTATGCCCTGTTATGGTGGTATGTTGACTGAATCAACATTTATGAGTTTCATCAAGTGGGCTAACACAGCCCGTCAATTAAACATTGACTGGACATTAGAAACAATGGTCAATGAAAGTCTTATCAGTCGTGCCCGTAATACACTAACTGCTAAGTTCTTAGACATGCCAGACGCAACACATTTGTTCTTTGTTGACGCTGACATTGGTTGGGAGCCATGGCATTTACTAGTATTGTTAAATCGTGACGTAGATGTTATTGGTGGATTGTACCCAATGAAAACTATGCCAATCAAATGGGTAGTTAATGGATTTGATGGTGCTGAAGAAGGACCAGACGGATTACAAGAAGTATCTAAAGCAGGTACTGGATTCTTGTTAATGAAGAAACATGTATTTGAGAAATTAAAAACTCATCCAGCAGTTAAGCAATACAAGAACGACATTGGATTAGATCCAAAGTTTGATCAACACTTGAAAACATATTTTGACACTGCGGTTCGTCAAAATCGTTACTATAGTGAAGATTGGACATTCTGTGAAAACTGGCGTGACCTAGGTGGTCGTATCTGGATGGACAAACGTGTTCTATTGCGTCATAGTGGATCATATGTTTTCTGTATGGAAAATCAAGAACACTTGATGAATACAGTTGGACCTATGTTCTTAGAACGTCAGCAAGGCATGGGATTAAAACTAGTTGACAAAGACGGCAACGAAGTTAAATCAGTCAAAGCAGCATAAGAAGGCCCCGAAAGGGGCTTTTCTAATATATGACTAAATATAGATATGAGTTGGTTTAGACATAAGCCCCCAAAATATCCCCCTAAACCACAGAAGCCTGATCCCAAAAATGAACCTAAAAGAACTTAATAGTTTTAAACTAAGTGACGCAGTTACATTCCACGACAAACTTAACCCTAAGTTATGGAATAGCACTAAGTTGCGCCCAGATGTTAGAGAACGGCTATTAATAATAGCACAAGACTTTTTACAAGAATTAGGGGTAAACGATTTAGATGTTAAAGATATAACAATATCTGGCAGTAACGCAGCGTTTAGTTACACTAAGCATAGTGATTTGGATTTACATATATTAGTAGACATGGGTAACTTACCTGTAGATGAAGTATATAGAGAATTATTTACAGCAAAGAAAACAATATATAATGACACACATGACATAAGAATTCATACTATTCCAGTAGAATTATATGTACAGGATAGTAGACAACCTGTAGTAAGTTTAGGTGAATATAGTGTAATGAACGACCAGTGGATAAGAATACCCACTAAGCGTAGAAGTGATTTTGACCAAACCGCCACCAAAAGCAAATATGAAAAGTTATTAAGTTTAATAGAGATCGCCCTCAAGTCAAAGAAGTATAGCAAAGTAAAACATATAATAGACACAATCAAAAGATATAGACAAGCAGGTTTAGATAAAGGTGGTGAGTTTGGTCCTGAGAATTTAGCATATAAGATGTTGCGTAGTCAGGGATATATTACGAAGTTATATGATTTAAGAGACAAGTTACATAGTGAGAAGTTATCGTTTGAGACTATGTATCAGAATATAGATGAGAATGAAGAAACAAATCATTGGTACGATGCTGGCGTGAAGGATGCTACTCGTGGTGCTAGACCTAATCCACGCACATATTTGCCAACACTTAAAGACAAGCAAGCAAAGCATCCAGAAGAAGTATATTTTTATATGAATGGGTATAAAAGTGTTAAGCAAGGTGTGGCGGAAGGCTCCGAGAACAATAACCCAATAGCAAATAAAATATTCTTTGCTCGTAGTAATAAAACACCCAAAGGATGGAGTTATGACCATGTGGGGTTTATAACTCAAGATGGAAAACAAATTCAAATGAGTGGGCATAAAGGCAATGATGTATATGTCACTAACGATGTGACTGATGATCCGGAGTTTCCCAAACAAAATATCAAAATTGTATCATTATCAAAACCAGTATCGGTTCCTACAACTAACTCAGTAGAAGCAGAAAATTGCGGAACATTTGTGGCAAATGTATTACGAGCCAATGGTATAAAAGATTTTGATACACAAAAACTATATAGTGTGTTCAAAAAGCCTCAAGAGCAAGGTGTGGCGGAAGATAAAGAAAATAACAATTCAAGATTAGATGAAATTTTATATAAGTTATGTAATATTGTTAAAAAAGAAATAAAAGAAAAGACAGGGGAACACGCTGTTGCTGCTTGTATTATTGATCCTGATAACAGAATAGTAGCAAAAACAAGTAAAGACAAACACAGTAGATGGATTCATGCTGAACACAATGCCATTGATACATATGAAAAAAAGTATGGTGAAGTACCAGAAGGCAGTATTATAGTAACTACATTAAGCCCCTGCAATGAATATGATGATAGAACCTCCGATGAAAGATTTGGTGAAAGTTGTACAGATTACATAAACAGCAAAGGCATTAAAAAAGTCTATTGTGGATATATGGATCCTACACAAGATAATTATAACAGAGAATTTAATGTCATAGAAACTAGTGACACCGACCTTCGTAGGCAATGTAAACAGTTTGCTGATACTTTTTTGAAGAAAAATATAGATGAAGCGTTTGATACTCCACTTCCAATAACATGGGAGAAAGGTATGCATGGTGATATTGATGCACTTGCTAAATTACCCGATGGATCAAATTTAAGCATTATGTTTAATAAACAAGATAATATTAAACCTGATGACAAGACATGGATGGTTGAATTTTATAGAAACAACAGTCAAGAAGTAACAGGTGAGGGTGACGCACAAAAAGTATTTTCTACTGTGCTAGTTGCTATTCAACAATTCATTAAAAAATACAAACCACTAAAAATCTATTTCTCAGCAAGCAAAGAGATGGATCCGACTATAAATTACGGCCCAGATGATGTTGTGCCTAATCCTGAAAGCCGTGCTAAGTTATATGATAGAATGGTACTGCGTTATGCTAAATCTTGGGGATATAAGTTTTTCCGTGCTGATAACGGTTCTTCTGTTATATATCAATTGTCAAGAATACCAAAACAAACGGCTGTGGGTGAAGATTACACCATGCAATTTGCTGCTGAAAAAACTCCACCAGTAAGTCCCTATGCCGGCGTTAAAGATAATCAATATCGTGGTGGAATAAGTGAAGCCTCTGGTAAAAAAATCAGTTTCAAAGTACAAAAAGGCAATGGAAAATTCTCTACCACTTTAACTGTTAACAATACACCAGCTGGAATATATCAATATGACAGTAACACTGGGCGTAGCATTGCTGAAGTTTATCCAGAATTCAAAGGAAAAGGACTAGGTAAATTATTAGTTTTACATGCTATCTACACCGCAGCAAAATTAGGATTAGATTTCCAAGAAGATGAATCAAGAACCAGTGCTTATGATAATGTGTTAGATAGTTTAAGCAGCAACGGTTATATTGTAGATGATGATGGATATTGGTATGTTACAGGTGACGGGGAGCAATATCTAAAACAAGCATTGAACGAAGCAAGTGGGTATATCCCAAGCGAAAAAACTCCTGCAATAAATCCATACGGCGGTCTTAAAGATAACCAATTTCGTGGTGGGATAAGTGAAGCAGTTTCTCCTAAATATGTAACTAGAGTTGATATGACACCCATTAAAGATTTTGAATCTGGTATGAAAACATATTATGGAACAGATGATTGGCATGAAAGCGGGTTAGAAAAGAAAGATAACTTCACACAAGAAATGAAGGGTTTATATGCAGGTGAACCACATCGTACAGCATTATATGCTAGTGGCAATGCAAGTAAAACTAGATTCTTAGAATTGAATGATCCTAAAACAGGTCAACCTGTCGTATATTTTGATAAGAAAGATATCCCTAGAATTCGCAACACAAAGACATATGTTAGTGTGTTTGATGCTAGTAGATTTAAAAAGTTACCAACAGGGGAATACTTTAGTGAGAACCCTGGTAAACCATTGAAACAAGAAGAAATAACCGATCCTTTCAAGTATATGACGAACAATGGTTGGGTAGTAAGAGTAACTGATGATATTCAAAAAGAATTCAAAAAGGCACAACAACTACATAAAGCAGGCAAGATAGACCATTATGGTGGTGAAAACTTGACGGAAGCAAGTGGGTATATCCCAAGCGAAAAACAAAAGAATGATCCTAGATATAGCACCGCACTAACAATAGATGTACACCCAGATTCTATAAAAAAGAACGCAAAAGCCTTCTATTGGAACACCAGTAGAGCAGGAATCCCCCCAACTGCTAAAGCAAACGGCAAAATCTATTAAGTTTCCATATTGTGGTATTTTGATAAATACTCTATAACTTTGGGAAACCGTCATGAGATTTAAGCAAATAGTAGAAAATTCAACAACAGCAGGATCAGTCGCAACCGTAGCACAGCCTATGATGACTCAAACCCGTGAAAGTGTAGATGTCAAGGGACTAAAGCCCGTAAAACAATTAATGAAGGGCACTAAAAAGAAAGGTCCCTACGCTAATAGTATTGTTGAAGGAAAAGTTAAAGAACTTATCAGCGATTTAAAAAACTTAACTTCTTATGATTTTGAAAAGAAACACAAACAATCTAAGGCTGACGTTAGAGCCGACATGAAGAAAGTCACCGAAGATGATCTTTCAGAACAAGACTTAATCGTTATCCCAGGACAAGGTAGACTAAGAGGTACTGGATTTACAAAGCATGACCCTGATCGTGCTGAACATGAAGGTCAAACACTAAAGAATAGTTTACACACTATCATTCGTTTAGCAACTCATTTAGACAAAGAATTAACAGTAAGAGATAACTTCCCAGAATGGGTGTCAGAGAAAGTCGGTTCAATCAAGGGTGACATGCTTTCTGTAATGAACTATATAATCAGCAGCCAAGAAATGCGACATGATCCAGATACTATAAATGAACTCAGTTCTGCTCTGTTACAAACAGCCGCACAAGCTGCTACAGACAAACGTAATCAAGCAATGGATCCCGAGTTACATAATGCATTAGGTGGCGGCTATATGAATCCATTAGCAAAACATTATGATAATGTATCACAAAAAATGGACAATAGGGCAGCACAAGTAAAAAGAAAAGAAACGATACAAAATATCGCTTCTAAAATCGCTTCTCCGGCGGTGATGCGTAAGATGGGTATGAATGAAGGCTCACAACGAGTTGATTCAATTGTTACTGACGCATTACGAGTAATGAAGGGTCCAGAAGTAAGTGATGCTGTACTAGCATTAAAGAGAGTATTAGGCGACAGAGCATATAATGAGCGCCGCGGCTTTTATAGTTTCTATGTTGATCAAATACATGATATGTACGGTCAGCAAGGCGTGGCGGAAGGCGAGTTAGAAGAAGATTTAAGCCGTAGAGGATTTTTAAGAGGCTTGGGCGCGGCAACGTTAGGTGCTACAGCATTAGGTGCTGCAAGTAAAGCACAGGCAAGTCAAGATTTAGGAAACGGATTTGTTTTAACCACTGTTGACGTTTTTGGTGGAAAATTTAAAGCAGTATTAGATACACAATCTGATATACATTATTTGCCAAATCGTCACGAAGGCGGTGGCGCTATTGTTAGAAGCATGGCTCCTTTTATTATGATAAAGAACGGTCAGACAAACACTGCTATGAATGTTGGGCCAGCTGTTCAGGCTGCATTAAAGAAAGCTGGACTATTGAAAGGTGTAGAAGAAGGTGTTAAAGAAGGCAAAATTGACTTTGCTAAGAAATTACAAAAGAATGTAGATAATCATAACAAAGCTGTAGTACAAACTAAAAAAGCTGTAGGTAGCAGAATTTCTGACATTGGCGCCGGCGGCAAAGAATACAATGTAAAGACTGATGCTGCATGGGATGCTGCTAAGAAAAAAGTTAGTGAAGGTTTAAGGAAATAATATGAAAACAAATGAATTTTTAACAGAATTATCTAACGACAAGTTAGGAAAGTACAAAACCGCTGCAGGAAAAGATGCTACTGCTGCTGATAAAGCTGGTAATTTTAAGCGCGGCAATAAGCGTATGAGTGGCATTACCAATGCAACTAAAAAAGAATTTGCAAATGATGCTAAAAAGGTATCAGAAAGTAAGCAATTTGTTTTAAATGAATCTTTATTAATGGAAGATCCCATTTATCGTCAATTTAAAAGTGTAAGTAAGTATATTGCTGAACGTAGACTTAGCAAACAAGAAATCTATCAAATATTTGCTGATGCTGAAACCGGCATGACAAGTAAAGATACTGGTGCTAATCGTACAATGCTTGGCCGTGGTAAAGATGTAACAGGTAAAGCAGTTACCAGTGTTAAAGATGCTGTATCAGGTGTTTTAAACTCTATACAATCTTCTGCTCCAGTAGCAGCCGTTGATGTTGCATATGATCAAGCTACAGCTGCCTTAGGAAAATTAACCGGCGGAGATAAAAGCAAGATAATGAAATCTATCATTGGATATCGTAATCTTGCTAAACAATATCCTAAAACAGCAGGATTTGCTAAAGCAGCATTGGTTGCTGCTGTAGGACTTGCTACCGGTGGAGCAGGACTACCTGCTATTGCAGGTTTAACTTATGCACTTGATTCTGCAATTAGAGGCGATAAGTTATCAAGTGTAATTGGTAAGGGTGCCGGCGCTGCTGCGTTAGCATACGGTGGACAAGCTGCGGCACAATATGCTCAAGGTGGCGCTGATATTCCAGGAGCAAATCCACATCAACTTGATCCGTCACAAATGCAACAAGGCCCAGGTGGTGGAGGAGGTGGCGGTGCAGGTGGTGCTGATATTCCTGGAGCAAATCCACATCAATTAGATCCATCACAAATGCAATCAGGATCCGGTGGTGCTGATATTCCTGGAGCGAACCCGCATCAATTAGATCCGTCACAAATGCAACAAGCAGCAGGCGGTTATAAGGAAGTAATAAAGACAGTAGCAAAAGGAGATACATTAAGTAATATTGCTCAACAATACGAAACTAGTGTTGAAGCATTAATGAGAGCAAATCCTCAAATAACAAATCCCGATGCTTTAGCAATAGGAACTAAACTTAATATACCTCCAGTAAATGCTGATACTTATCTGCAAGGTGTAGGTACTGCTGCTGATACTGCTGCCAAAACTGCGTCTGGCGCATATGATAGTGTACCGGCTGCATTAGGTAAACAAGCAGCAGCCAATCGTGCCGGTGTTACTGAAAGTATTTGGAAAAATCATTCTCCTAAACTAGATAAAAACATTATAGAATCTATTAATTTTAAAAAGTTATCAGCATATGATTTAATAGACAAGAAAACTACTGCGTTCAACTGGGCATTAAATGAAAGTATTGGTAATAAAAATAGAAATATAAATTTAACTACAGTAGGGGTATATACTATATTTGAAAATGTTGACCGTTACCGTCTTGCTGTAATGGAAGTAGCAGGAGTTCCGGGCAGCACTCGTCCAGAGCAGTATCGTCCAGATGAGCCGGAAGGTAAAGGTAAGGAAAGCAAACCAGGTTTAATTGGTAGAGGACTTAATTGGTTAGACAAAACTGCCGGCAAAGTAGGCGGCGCATTAAGTAATTTTGGACATCAGTTCACTACAAACGTTACAAAAGAAAAACTAAAAATGAATTGGACTCAAAAAGGTGAGCCAAGTGATTCAGATGAAGTAGCGGCTTTTATGAAAAGTCAAGGTGTACCAGAAGATGTAATTTCAACAGTATACACAAAGATGGGTCTACCTTTTACTATGACTCCCGCTGCAGCCGCAACTGCCCCGGCGGCAAACACAGGATCAACAAGTGCTAATACTAGTGGTGCTGGTGCAGGCGCATTTAGTTCAATGGCAAATCAATTACCTAAATCAACTAATACATCATCTACTGGCGGCACAACTACAAATACATCAACTGGATTAACACATACAAGCAAAGCAGTTGCACCAACATCAGGTGGTGCAGGTGGGACAAGTAGTGTAGGCGGTATGTCACAACCATCACAGCCTAATAGTCCTAGTCAACAACAAGCAGTGGCTCGCACAGTAAGACAACAGATTGATGACATTATGCATACCATAATGACTCAACATAATGACGACCAACCATCATTAGTAAAATATTTGCGCCAACGTCTTGATAGTAGTTTTCCCGGTGATGCTACAAACGCAGCAGCACCAAAAAGAGCAGCACCTAAAAAAGCAGCACCTAAAAAAGCAGCGCCCAAAACAGCAGCACCTAAAGGCAAAAAACCTGACAACACAGTAGCGATGCCAAAACGTGAAAAATTCCGTATAGGCAAAGACGAAATCAAACCCGATAATCCCATGTATGATAAAATTAAGGCCGCTAGCGGGACAAATGAATCATTAGGATTAAACTATCCAGAAACATATGAACAAACTAATGATAAATTTAAAAGCAAAGGTCAACGTAGAGTTGCTGCACTAACCAATGAAGAAGAAAAACAACGTTTAGATCCTAAATGCTGGACTGGTTATAAAAAGCAAGGCACTAAGATGAAGGGTGGTACTAGAGTTAATAACTGTGTCCCAATAAAAGAATCAGCAATATTACAAGGCTTAAGAGGATAATTATGTTAACAGAAGATTTAAAAGTGTTATTGGCAAGTGTTAACTCATTATCCATCAAAGCACAAAACTTTCATTGGAATGTAGAGGGAGATAACTTCCCTCAATATCACGAATTCTTTGGCAACTTCTATGAAGAAATATACAGTTCAGTAGATAAAATTGCTGAATACATTCGTACATTAGACAGTTATAGTCCTGGCAGCTTAACACGCTATGCTGAATTAACTATCATTCAAGATCAACTTAAGATTCCACGTGCTGAATTAATGTTTGCTGAATTGTATGAAGATAATGCTAGAATGATTGATTTGCTTAATCATTGCTTTGCTTCTGCTACACAAGAAAATAAACAAGGTATCGCTAACTTTATTGCTGAAAGGTTAGATGCTCACGAAAAACATCAATGGATGGTTCGTAGTGTTCTAAAGAAAGCCCGTGCATAATGAGAGCAAGAGAGTTTTTATCTGAGTCCTATCGCTCGGGTATAAATGAAGAACTCAGGGTCGATGTGCCTAACGAAGAATGGTTACAAGACGCAATTGACTATGCTAAAAGTAAAAGTCCCGATCGCAATGGTCTACCTTACATGGGAAAGACCACTGCTACAGTTAGGAACGTTGTGGTTCCGGTCAGCATATTAAGACGGATACCAGGCATGCGTCAAGAGCAATCAAAGGTAAGACACCACGATCTTGCTGCTATTAGAAAAATTATGCACACTACAGGTAAACTGCCATTACACGGACATACTGGACAAGAATATAAACCTTTTATTAATGTAGCATATGATGGTAGTGCTTGGGTCAATGAAGGTAATCATAGGATCATGGCTGCGGCCGAACTTGGTTGGGAGTCATTGCCAGTGGAAATTTCATACTTTGACGGCGGTGAAAGAATCAAGTCAGGTCCAATGTATCCGGGTAAGATTGGGCTTGCAGAAGCAATGGATCAAGGAACTAGATGGACCGGTGATGAACCATATAGACAAACGGATTAAACCTACATGAAAAAATTATTAGCATTAACATTACTCGCAGTATCATTTACCGCATCAGCTTGGACACAACGAGCACCAAATCCACCTCAACAATGTCAAGTACACGCCCCATATGGATTCCCTCAAACGGCATTAGCGGTACAGCCCATTTGTCGTCAAGCATATCTAGTTGGTTATGATCCTGTCGCAAAATTACCAAAGTATGTAACATATGAACTTCTTCCGCAAAACGCACTAGGATGCGTGGGTAGAACAAATGCTTTTGCTGCTGATCAATCTATACCAAACGGACCTAAACCAGATGACTATGCGGGAACAGGCTACGATAAAGGACATATGAGCCCAGACGGTGATCTATCTTGGGATGTTCAAGTTGAGTTTGAAAGTTTCTTAATGACTAATATGGCTCCGCAAGCTGGTTCATTGAATCGTGGCATATGGAAATTGTTAGAAACAAGTGTGCGTGGTTGGGCAGTTCAACGCAATCAAAGTTACACAGTTTATGTTGGTGGAGTATATAATGCACAAGATAAGAAAATCGGCAACGGTGTTGTTGTTCCGCATGGTTATTATAAAATTGTTATCAATAATCAAACTAAAGAAATAGCAGGATGGGCATTCCCCCATGTTGCTCCTTATCCTAACTTAGGCAATGATTTATCTAAGTTTAGATTATCCGTAGTGCAGATTCAACAAGTAGCAGGTGTACATTTTGGATTCCCTCAGGGTGCTAAAGAATTGTCTCCGGGCCAAGAATGGCCAGTTGACTTTGGTGCTCTTACAAAAGCTAAGAGAGCCAAGTGTGGTAAGGATGATGATTAATATTAACACCAATATATCATACTAAATATCAGTATGAACATCACAAAATTAGGCAAACTCGTGGGCGATTGGAGTAATATCAATGATACTTTACTTCAACAAATAAGCAATCTATTCAAACTTAGAGATTGTAATATTAATTTGGATATACAAAAACCAAATAAAGTAACCCCTTTCATTAAAGACAACTTAGAACATTATAATTTGGATAATCCCTTTACTATTAAAAGAATCTGTATTCATTTAACAGATTGGGAACCGGGGCATTTCTATTGCTTTGACAAAGACATTCATACTGGATGGAGCGCAGGGGATGTGTATAGTGTTGATTGGCACAAAACTTCTTATGCTAGTGCAAATGCAGGAGCTTCTGATAGAATCATACTACAACTAACTGGAATAGTATCAGAAGAATCCAATGAATTCTTAGCACGATTAAAAAGATTTGATACATACACCATGGAACTTAAAGAAAGTTCTTGGTAAGAACACACCTTAGGGCCGTGTGGCCGGCTGCTGGCCAACGAATAGGAATCGCTACCCATTTAGTTCGTTAAAGTGAGCATATTTGATAAATACATAATGCTTACCGAACACATCATTATTGAATCCGCAGCAATTGAATTAGCGAAAAGATTGCCGTCATTAGAAAAACATGACTACAATACCATTGACAAATTGATGCAGGATATCGCTAGTAAACACCGTATTACTGGTAAAGCATTACATGACTTGTTTGTACATAAATTTAGAAAATCACCTGATGATTGGGTTAAAAGTAAATTAGATGAACAAGATAGTGAAACAGACTTCTTAGCAGATAACCCAATAATGCAAAAATTCATTAAATGGGCAAGTCAAAAACTTAATCTTCAATCTACACCCAAATTTGAATTCAGTTACAATACTGAAGAAGCACAGGCAGGTCATCATACTGGTCGTCATTCCGAAAACGACAATAGCGTTTGGGTATACGTTGCTAATCGTAATATGGTTGATATTATGCGTACCGTTTTTCATGAATTGGTTCATGTCCGTCAAGGAGAATTGGGTATGATTAAACCAGGTGACAGTTATCCTGGTAGCCCAATTGAAATGCTAGCAGATATGGGTGCGGGCAAATACATGAAAGTATTTGGCAAAGATCATCCAGAAATCTTTCAATAAAATACATTCTATGCTATAATGCATAGATGCTTAAACTACTCTTTCCATTACCAAAAGATATTGTTGTCGCACTTAGCGGAGGCGTTGACTCTGTTGCTATTACAGATTTCCTTTCTCAAAAACACAATGTAACTTGTGCTTTCTTCCATCATGGAACAGAGAATAGCGAACGTGCATTAGAATTCGTTGCACACTTCTGTACCGAACGCAATCTTCCACTTATGATTGGGATGATTAAAAATAGTAAACCCAAAGAACTCAGCACAGAAGAACATTGGCGTAATGAACGCTATGACTTCTTAGATAGTTTTGGTAATTCATTAGGACCAATCATTACTGGTCATCATTTAGATGACTGTGTAGAAACATATGTCTGGTCATCACTTCACGGACAACCAAAAGTTATCCCATCAAAACGAAACAATGTTGTACGTCCGTTTCTAACAACAAATAAAAGTGAATTCACTAATTGGTGCAAACGTAAATCTATTGATTGGTGTCACGACAATAGTAACGATGGCACAAAATATATGCGTAACTATGTAAGAACACATCTAATGCCACACGCATTACATATTAACCCAGGCCTGCACACTGTGGTTAAAAAGATTGTAGAAAATAAGCAAAATGTTTGACTTTTCTACACAAGGCATGTATACTAATTACTTTAACAAGGAGAAACTATGAGTAAAATGTTTACTGGAGAGCAAAAGATTAAGTTGACTCAACTTATCAACGAGGGCATGGTAGTCCTACATGAAATCGATACCCTACGTGAGGGGCTAAGTGATACTGTGAAGGCTATCGCAGAAGAACTGGATGTAAAGCCGGGGATTCTTAAGAAGGCAATATCTGTTGCACACAAAGCAAGTCTTGGTCAAACAAATGCTGACCACGAGGAATTAAATACTATCCTTGAGACAGTGGGTAAAACAATTTGAGTTACGTGGATGCGGTTCATTCTAGGGATGACGATAGAATTTTTGTAGTTGAACGAGACCAGAACGGAAAGCGTCAATACAAAGAATATCCCACAAACTATGTACTCTACTATCCCGATCATAAGGGAAAGTATCGCAGTATATACGGTGACCCTGTAAATCGTTTCAGTACACGCAAACGACAAGAGTTTGAAAAAGAACGCAGAATTCATTCAGGTAAGAAATTATTTGAAAGCGATGTGCCAGTAGTGTTTCGCTGCCTTAGTGAAAACTATCTTAAGGCAGACGTTCCTAAACTACATACATGCTTCTTTGACATTGAGGTAGACTTTGATCCTGAGAAGGGTTTCAGTCCTACAACTGATCCATTCAATCCAGTTACTGCTATCTCATTGTATTTAGATTGGCAAGATACATTGGTTACATTGGTCATTGCTCCCAAGCATATGTCACCAGAGACAGCACAGGAAATATGTAATGAGTTTAATAATTGTATGCTTTTCACTAATGAAAAGGATATGTTTGATGTTTTCTTTCAACTCATTGAAGATGCTGATGTAATGACTGGCTGGAATTCTGAAGGATACGACATACCTTACATGGTTAATCGTGTCACAAGAGTAATGAGTAAGGATGACACACGCAAGTTTTGCTTGATGGGTCAACTTCCTAAGCCAAGAGAGTACGAAAGATTTGGCAAAAGTGAAACTACATACGACTTAGTAGGTCGTATTCACATGGACTATTTGCAACTCTACAAGAAATACAACTATGAATCACGACATTCATATAAGTTAGATGCTATTGGTGAGATGGAAGTAGGTGAGAACAAAACTCAATATGAAGGTACACTTGATCAGTTGTATAACAAAGACTTTAAAAAGTTTATTGAATACAATAGACAAGATACCGTGCTGTTAGTGAAGATCCACAACAAACTCAAATTCTTAGAACTTGCTAATCAATTGGCGCATGAGAACACAGTACTGCTTCCAACAGTAATGGGTTCTGTAGCAATGATTGAAATGGCAATTTTTAATGAAGCCCACGAACGTGGATTAGTAGTGCCAGACAAAAAAAGAAGGAATGAAAATGCAGAAGAAACAACGCCAGCAGCAGGTGCCTTCGTTGCTACGCCGAAAAGAGGTATGCACGAATACGTCGGAGCAGTTGACATTAACTCGCTCTATCCCTCGGTTATTCGTAGCCTCAACATGGCAGGAGAAACCATTATTGGTCAAGTCCGTCAGACATTAACTGACAAATATATGCTTGACAAAGGCAAGCAACTTGCTAGCCTTAAGAAGCGTTTCAAAGAAGGCGACGATGACGTTACTGGTGCTATTCTATGGGAAAACTTGTTTGGTGTATTAGAATACACATCAATTATGAATCAAGAACGTGGCACAATTCTTACTATAGATTACGAAGATGGTCGTAGTGAGGAATATAGTGCCGCTGAAATATGGAAGATGATCTTTGATAGCAATCGCCCATGGATGCTCTCTGCTAATGGTACTATCTTTACTTACGAAAAAGAGGGCGTAGTTCCAGGACTATTGTCTCGCTGGTACTCAGATCGTAAAGTAATGCAGAAGAAACTTAAAGAATCTACTACTGATGAAGATAGAGACTACTGGGATAAGCGTCAACTTGTTCGTAAGATTTTGTTGAACTCGGCGTATGGCGCACTATTGAACGAACATTGTAGATTCTATGACAAACGTATCGGTCAAAGTGTTACACTAAGTGGTCGTCAGATTGTTAAACATATGATGAGTACCATCAATGAAACAGTTACTGGTGATTATAACCATGAAGGCCCTGCAATTGTGTATGGTGATACTGACTCCTGTTACTTTACCGCGTATCCCATTCTCAATTCGCAAATAGCAAACGGTGATATTAAATGGGATAAAGAAAACTGTATCACATTGTATGATGGTATTGCTGACCAAGCAAACGAATCATTCCCTGCATTCATGGAAAAAGCATTTCATGCTCCAAGAAAGAATGGCGCAATCATTAAAGCTGGTCGTGAATTGATCGGTGATCGTGCTATCTTTATCACAAAGAAACGCTATGCTATCAATATCTTTGATAAAGAGGGTAAGCGTAAAGATACAAACGGTAAAAACGGTGATATCAAAGCAATGGGTCTTGACTTGAAACGTGCTGATACTCCTAAATACATTCAAGAATTCTTAATGGATGTACTTACTAAGGTCCTCGCTGGTGAGCAACGTGATAAAGTTATTGAAATGGTTAAAGAATTCAAAACTAAACTATCTGAACAAGATAGTTGGACAAAGGGTAGCCCAAAGAGTGTTAATAACTTAACTAAGCACACTATTGAATTTGAAAAGACTGGTAAGTGTGGTGTGGGTCATGCAAGAGCAGCAATTAACTGGAACTATCTACGCAGAGTATACGGTGACAACTATAGCCAAAAGATTATAGATGGCATGAAGATTGTGGTGTGTAAACTCAAAGATAACGCATTGGGTTTCACTAGTATTGCATATCCAGTAGATGAATTGAGATTGCCAACATGGTTCAAAGAATTACCATTTGATGATTTACTAATGGAATCAACATTGGTGGATGAAAAGATTGACAACTTACTTGGTGTATTAGATTGGGATATCAGAAGCAATACAGATGTTAACTCAATGTTTGATGAACTATTCACATTCGGTTAAACTGGTGTTGACTATCGCAATATATTCCATTATAATACGTGATAGGAACTCCTAAATATTTTAAACAAAGGAAACAAAATGAAAGATTATTTAAAAGACTTAATTGACCATACTCTTGGTCTTGGCACTATTGAACTTATTAAGGTCACTGGTACAGATACTGTAACTGCAATCAATGCAGTAGCAGAAAACAAAAGTGTTATCATTAGTGGTACATTCAAAGACCCGATCGCCGACTTCATTGGTGTATTCGGTATGCCTAACTTGAACAAACTCAAAACAATTATTGGGTTTGATGAATATGATGAAACATCTAAAATCAATGTTGTTCGTACTCAACGTGATGGTGTAGATGTGCCGTCTACTATTCACTTTGAAACAAAGACTGGAGACTTTATTAACGATTATCGTCTTATGCTTAAAAGCGTAGTTGATGAAAAAGTTAAGAGTGTATCATTCAAGGGTGCTAAGTGGAATGTTGAATTTGAGCCTACAGTTGCTGGTATTCAACGGCTTAAGAAGCAAGCACAAGCAAACAGTGAAGAAGAACATTTTGTGTTCAAAACTGATGGTAGTGATTTGAAAGTATTCTTTGGTGATGCGTCAACACACAGTGGTAACTTTGTATTCAACACTCCAGTAACTGGCACACTAGCTGGTACACACAAGTGGCCTGTTAAAGAATTCTTGAGTATCATGGATCTAGTTGGTGACAAGACAGTAAAGATTAGTGAACAAGGTGCGACTGAAATCACAGTTAATAGTGGTATCGCAACTTATGTTTACTTATTGCCAGCTAATAAGAAATGATCAAGAACATTTCTAGTTCCGGTAAGTACATAAATGTAATTGGTGAATCTGTTGCCAATTACATTAATAATTATTCAGGGGCGCAAGGTGTCGGCAATATAAGATTCAATACAGTTAATCAAAGTATGGAAGTGTATGACGGTAATGGTTGGATACTACTTCAGATGGGACACGTTAATGTAGGGCTAAATGCTGAAGCAGAATCAATACTTGATTGGGCTAAAAAGAAGCGTGATGAAGAAATAGAAATTGATTTATTAGCTGCGGCCAATCCCACTGTCAAAAATTTACTTGAGCAAATAAAAGAAAAAGAAGACCAAATACAAATGGTCATGACCTTGATTAAGAAAGAAGTTTCAATTGAAACAAGATAATCTATCACAAAAACATAACCCAGACTGGGCATTATTTTTACCCGCAGTAAGTAGTTTTTATATTGCTGGCTTGGGTAAACAACGCAAGGGTGAACAGTACTTTGATGCTGCACGTATCCCTGTAAGTTTCAATGGTGATGTTGAGAAACTAAACTTTCTTAATAGCAAAGAAGGTCTTTACTATTACAAGTGGGGATTGTACAGTGCTGGTCATGCTAACTTAGATACTACAGTTGATGATCCAAGTGAATCTATCATACGTGAACGTGAAGAAGGTACATTCATGTTGGGTGATAGTGGTGGATTTCAGATTTTAAAAGGTCAATGGCCCGCAGACTGGAAAGATCCTAACTGTCCACGTGCCATGGTAAAGCGTAAAGCAGTATTGAAGTGGATGGACACATACATGGACTATGGTATGTGCTTAGATATTCCTTCTCAATCATTAACTACGTTTGGCATGAAAGATAAGAATGGTAATAGCCTGCATGGTATCAGTACTATTGAAGAAGCAATATCTGCCACACATATTAATAACGAATACTTTATAAATAATCGCTCAGGGAAATGTAAGTTTTTAAATGTGTTGCAAGGTCGCAATCATACTCAAAGTGATGATTGGTATGAGGAGATGAAGAAGTACTGTGATCCAAACATCTATCCAGACAATCATTTTAATGGTTGGGCATTTGGTGGTCAGAACAAGATTGACATTCATTTGACCTTGCGTAGATTGGTTGGTATTATCCATGATGGATTACTACAAGAAGGCAAGCACGACTTGATTCATTGTTTGGGTACAAGTATATTGGAGTATGCTGTATTGTTTACTGATATTCAAAAAGCTATACGTAAGTATCACAATCCAAATCTACAAATTACATTTGATTGTGCTAGTCCATTCTTTAGTGCTGCTAAGGGTCTTGCTTATTTCAATACAACTATTGAGCATAACAAGAAATGGTCTTATCAAATGGAAAAGACTGCTGAAAAGAAAAGTTATGCTAATGATATGCGTAAATATCGTGATGCTGTATTGGCTGATGGTGTACATAAATCATTTACTGATAGTCCGGTAACTGATGCATTAGTAATGAAAGATATGTGTTATCGTGGTGTGGGCTTCTTAGGACAGCACGGTAAAGAAACTAAAACAAGCTGGGATACACTAAGCTACACATTGATTCAAAGTCATAATGTTTGGATGCACATGAATGCGGTACAAGAGGCTAATCGTCAATATGAAACAGGTGTAGTTCCAAAGATGTTGGTGCATAAGTTTGAAGGTGATAACTTCTTTGGCAATATTATTGATGAAATCTTTTCTAAAAAAACAAAGCAAGAGTCATTAGAGTTGATTGATTATCATAGTAGTTATTGGAAACAATTCCAATCAGGTAGTCAGGGTATTAGCGGTAAGAAAACGGTTAATGCTATGAGTATGTTTGAAGAATTGTTTACAGTAGATGAAGAACCAATTGAGGAAATAGAAGATAGCGATGAAGCTATGTCATTAGTTTTGGAGTAATAATATGTATAAACAACGAATTGCTAAACTACAACAGAGGGCCATAGACCTTGATAAAGAAATCTTGAAGGCAGAAAAGGATACTAACTTTAACAAAGACGCCCTTAAAGCTATGCTGATAGACAGAAATGATGTATACTCTGAGATAAGAAGATATACAAAACTTCAATGGGATGAAGACCACGAAAGTGTTAATTTTGAGGATGATAGATAATGGAACAACAAGAACAAGCTGATATGGAAAAGCGTCAACGCATTAAAGATAAAGCATTTCGTACAATCTTTGTACGATTTCAAAAAGAAGGTATTCATAAATACCCCGCAGCAGCAACAGACCCGTCACTTGCTACAGGTGATGAGTATGATGTTAGCTTTTTAGCAACTCCACATCGTCACATATTTCATTTTGAAGTGACAATTGAAGTATTTCACAACGACCGTGATATTGAGTTTATTCAATTCAAACGATGGTTAGAGAATCAATATTCTCAAGGAATCTTAGCATTGGATTACAAAAGTTGTGAAATGATTAGCGATGACCTTTATGAAGTTATTGCAACTCGGTATCCAAATCGTAATATCAAAATCAAAGTCTCTGAAGATGATGAGAATGGTGCTACGATTTCTTATAACAGAACTCAACCTTATCGTAACCTCGCTATTTAAAGGAAATATAAAATGGCAAAACAAACTTTTCAATCAAACCCACGTGTTACTCAAATCTTTGAGGACCTAGAAAAATATCTAGAATTCTGCGTGGATTACGGTTATAAATACAATGAAGCAGAACTCTATGATCAACGGAGTTATGTATATCGTCAGTATAGTAAATTTGCTACAGGCAAATTTGCTAAAGATCAATGGCAGGAAAACGCTCGTCCATAATGTTATGATTAACCACCCCGTTAATAATTCTGACTTATCAGTTTATGAATATGATTTGCTACCGGAGTTTGACTTCACTAAGTTGGCTAGTTATATAAACGAATACAAAGAACAATATCCTAAAAATTATTATACTGATGGATATTGGGACGGGGGTAATTGGTGGCATTCAGACTATATTGTACATTATCAAACTGATAAATTTAACGACTTAATAGCAAATATAGAAGAAAAGGCAACATCTATAATGCCCTCACAGAATATAAATGTTAGTTTGGAAGTGAAAGAGTCATGGATAATTGATTATAAAAGATTAAGTTTTCACAAAGAACATGATCACAGTCCAATTGGATTTAGTGCAGTATGTTATATAGATACAGTTTATGCATCTGATATTTGGTTTAACAAAACTAAAATAACACCTGAAACCGGGAAGTTAATAATATTTCCCGGCTCACTAAAACACAAAGTTAGCCCAATGACAAATTCAAATGGACATAGATTGATAATGGCTTTTAATTTATTTCCGAAAATAAACTATGACAAGCTAAACAAATATATAGATGATATAAAAAATGCGTAAACTATTTTACATGGGTCTTGAACCCTACAAAGCAAGGTATACTCTACAGTTACAAGACTGGAATACTACTGTGTTTGATAAAAGAGGCATCAACTATGTTGTAGTCTCTGGTGAAACACTAAGTAATGATCAAGCAATTGTGACAGGTCAAGTATTAGATGCACATGGTCGTACATATTTTGGTATGTCACAATTGATGAATCTAATCAAAATGATGAAACAAGGAGAATTAAATAATGAAGATGTTATCTACTTTGAGGACATGTTTCAACCCGGTATTGAAAGCCTTCCTTATATCCTCAATCAAATCGATGCTAGTCACCGGCCTCGTATTTTTGTTCGCTGTCTTGCCCAGTCTATTGATCCTGACGATTTTGTTCATGTGTGGAATATGCAAGAGTTTATGGGTCATTATGAAAAGATGGTGGACTCATTTGTGGATGGAGTACTCGCAACTAATGAAGAAATGGTAATGCATATGAAGATTGCAGGTTGGAAGGCACCAATCTACAATATCAGTGGGTTAGCATTTGGCAAGAGTGAAGTGCAAGGTCGTGTCGCAAGTATCAAACCATTCAATGAACGCAAGAACCGTGTAGTATTTTCTGCACGATGGGATCAGGAGAAACAACCTGATTTCTATATGGATTTAATTGAGCAATGGTACAGCAAAGAAAATCCAAATCATCCTATAAGTAGTATTGAATTCTGTGTATGTAGTGGTGGCAAATTAAAATCCAATAGCGACAGTTATATGCAACGAACTCGTGACATGCAATCACGCGGGTTATTGAAAGTTTATGAGGATCTAGAAAAGAATGACTACTACAACATTGTTAATGATAGTCGGGTTGTATTTAACTGTGCGTTACAGGACTGGGTTTCAAACACAGTCAGTGAGGCTGATGCTCTCGGATGTAATGTTCTCTATCCTGCTTATCGCAGTTTCCCTGAAACTTTCGCTAACGATCCTGAACGTTTGTATATTCCTTGGTCTATTGATAATGCTATTGGTAAGTTGCGTCGGCTATTACAAGAGCCTCATAAGAATATGGGAAAGATAAGTGACCGAAACGATAGCACAGTAGATAGAATCTGTGATATACTTGAAGGCAAGGGCGAGTCTATGCTACGAATGGGTGTAGACTATCGTAAATATACTAGAGAAAGCAAATACTGATATGTCAAGAATTCCAACAGACCTAACAGATGAAGAAATTGAAGAATGCATTGATGGCAGCAGCGATGTTGATATGATACGTGAAATCATGACCATGGAAGATGTGTGGGATAAAGATAGTACTCATATAAATGAAGAAAACTTTGCTACACGTTTTGCTTATGCGATTGAAGGCTTCATTGATGCTGATGATCATACCCCTGAATATGATGAAGCATGGGATAACAACTATGAGTGGGCAATGAGTATTGCCGAGAACATTAACGATTTATTAACTGAGGAAGAATAAAATGACAACATGGACATTAAAAACTCAACATAAAAAGAGTGCAATTGAAAAACAACACTGGTACAAAGACGGTAAAGAAATTATCCGTACTGAGGGTTATCGTTGGGGGATATTCTATTGCGAAAGTGATACACAACCTAAAATTGATTTAGTCAATGAGGATGGTTATCAGATTGGTAGCGATGATTATGAATGGGAACTTGAACATCTAGATGATGGTTGTTATGCTGATTGGGAATTCCCTGAGGATATGAGTGAAGAAGAACAAGAAAAAATAACAGAGGCATGGGAAGAAGAATTCTATGATGGGCTAGAAGAATTGGGTTGGAGTTGTGATGATACAGATTACATACTTGAAGGTCCTCTAGAGTTGTTAGATGAAGATGATAATATTGTGGGTCAAGGCGATCCAAGCTAAATAAATTTTTAAAGGAAATAAAATGAACGCACATAATGATATTAAAACACAATTGGCAGCATACGAAGCCGAACATGAAAAGTTTGAAAAGGGTAATGCAGCAGCAGGAACTCGTGCCCGTAAAGCGTTGGGTGAACTAGCTAAAGCAGTTAAGGCTCGCCGTAACGAAATCACCGCTGAGAAAGCAGCACGTAAAGAAGCTAAGGCTTAATCATGGCAACCCGCAAAAAGAAAACAGAAACTATTGATGCTACTGGACAAGATGTAGTAAAGATAGTTAAAGGTACACACTTGACAGTTACAACATTTCCAAATGGCAAAACTGAATTAGTTTGGGACGATGAAGCCCTATTGCGGGAAGTTACTGAAGCTATTGCTAGCGTTAAGCCAGCAAAAAAATCAAAAGCAAAATCAAAGTGATAAATAAATATGTAAGCAGCACAACGGTTGCTTACATTTCAAAACACAAACCATCACAAAGGAAGGTTATCTATGAGTTATAATAAAACAAAAACAGATCCAGAGTTGGGTCAAAAAGTACACGAACATTTGATTAAGATGGGAGTTGAAACTCCAATCAAAGACGGAGGTCAAATTGTTGATCGTAAAGGCAAAGTACAAGTTATTGAAACTTTATTTGCTGACATTATGGTAGCGTTGGGTCTTGACTTAACTGATGACAGTCTTATGGACACCCCAAAGCGTGTAGCAAAGATGTATGTCAACGAAATCTTTTGGGGTCTTGATTATGAAGCATTCCCTAAATGTACCGCAGTTGATAACAAAATGAAGTACAACGAAATGGTATGCGAACGCAATATCAATGTACAAAGTAACTGTGAACATCACTTTGTCGTCATTGACGGTCTTGCTACTGTAGCATATGTTCCCAATCAAAAGGTGCTTGGATTGAGTAAAATCAATCGTATCGTAGAATATTTTAGCAAGCGTCCACAAATTCAAGAACGATTGACTGAACAAATCTTTCACGCATTGCAATATATTCTGGAAACAGAAGATGTTGCGGTTATGATTGACGCTAAACATTACTGTGTAGCCGCACGTGGCGTAGAAGATACTGGTAGTAGTACTGTCACTAGTAAGTTGGGCGGAGGATTTAAATCTGACCCGGCAGCAAGAGCAGAATTCTATCAACTGGCTAGGAAACAATAATGGAAGTACAACCTAAAGATACAAGCAAGGGACATTTTTATGTTAGCCTTGTAAAGAGTGCCATCCGTATCGTAGCAGGTGCTTGCTTAATTGGAGGAAACTTGTTAATGGCAGGATATTGTCTAATCATAGCAGAAATGCTTGGTATTGTTGAGGAGTTAGTATAATGGGATTTCATAAACCAATGGACTATAACAGTGTACATCATCAAATTTATATGGCCGGAGTAGAATTACATTCTAGTCATAATGACGGATTCACTACTTGGGAAATCAAAAAAGATTTACATCGTATCAAGTGGTTGTTAGATGAAATCATGGCTGATGCTCCGACCTTTGCAGGAGAAGAAGAATTCTTAGATGAACATTCTAAAGTAAAGATGTGGAGAACATTGAAAAAATGATATTCAATAGAATTAAAGAATTAAAACTACAAGGCTTAAAGATAGGTATTGTATTCTCACAATTTGATATTCTACACGCAGGACATATCGCAATGCTTAGTGAAGCCAAGAATCATTGTGATTACCTAATTGCTGGATTACAAAACAATGCACAATGGGATAGACCAGATAAGAATGCACCCATTCAAAGTATTGTTGAAAGACAAATCAGTTTAAGTGCTGTCCGTTTCGTAGATGAAATTGTTGTTTACAATACTGAAAAAGATTTGGAAGACATACTGTTGACATTGCCTGTAGATGTGCGTATACTAGGGGTTGAGTACATGGAGAAAGACTTTACCGGACGAGCAATCTGTGAGAAGCGTAAGATTGAATTAGTATTCAATAGTCGTGACCATAGTTTCAGCAGTAGCAGTTTGCGTAAGAGAGTAGCAGAAGCGGAACAAAATAAGGTGAAATAATGGACAGAGAAGAAGATCAGTTTACTAGAAATTTTGATGTTAAAAGAATTTCAAGAAGTTATTCTAATGCCCGTTCTCATTACGACTCATTTAATACTTATGGTCACAAATCTTATACTTATTATAGCCATGATGATGAAATGCTAGATGTTGAAATGTCTAGACGAGGCTGGGATGAACTTATGCGCTATTATAGAATGAATGAAAAATGTTCAGCACTAGAAACTTACGAACACGTTATGCGAGAAAAACATCCTGCTATTAAAGATGCATATGAAAAATATCAAATGTTAATGGAGTTATACAGATGACAAAGAAAATACTTATTATGGGCTTGCCTGGCGCAGGCAAAACATTCTTAGCTACGGCATTGAAGAAATACATTGAAGAAAATTCAGGTATTCATCATTTTCCAATGGATCGTGCTGTTAATATGGAATATGTTCCACATAACTATAAATGTAGTGTAGATTGGTTCAATGCCGACGAAATTCGTAAACGATTTAATGATTGGGACTTTAGCCGTGAAGGTCGTATTCGTCAATCATTGCGTATGGCTGAGTTTGCATTAAAATGTACTAGTGACTTTGTTATATGTGACTTTGTTGCACCATTAGTTGAGATGCGTAATAACTTCAAAGCTGATTGGACTATCTGGGTCGATACTATTGACCAAGGTCGCTTTGATGACACAAACAAAGCATTTATTCCACCAGATGTATATGATTTCCGTGTGACTGAACAAAATGCTGACAAGTGGGCAGAGTTTATTGGTCAACATATACTAGACAATCGGCGTAGACCAGTCTTTGATTGGAAGAAAGAAACGGTACAGATGTTAGGTCGTTGGCAACCATGGCATGCTGGTCATCGTGCATTGTTTGAAAGATTGATAGCAAAAACTGGGCAAGTTGTTATTCAAGTACGTGATGTACAAGGATGGCAAGGAAGTAATCCTTTTGCGATTGAACAAGTTAAGGGGTTTATTCGTAAAGATTTGGATCCAATCTATCAAGGCCAATATGAGATACAAGTTGTACCCAATATTGTCCATATCGGATGGGGTCGTGGAGTAGGTTATACATCGGGTGAAGAAACATTTGATGAAAGTATTACTCAAATTAGTGCTACTAATATCCGAAAAGAAATGAATTTAGGTAAATAGATATAACCGGTCTCTTATGGGCTCATCCCGGTATACAAATTCTGCGTCCTATGCTATAATAACATAGGAGAACATCATGGCAAAATATATTTCAACAAAGACTTACAAGCAGATAGGTCCAGTAGCTTATCGTCAATGGCGTGCAGATAGTCATTGCAATCTAATACATGGCTACGCACTTTCATTTCATTTTGAATTTGAAGCTGATACATTAGATGCCCGTAATTGGGTAACAGACTTTGGTGGACTAAAGCCTCTAAAATCTGTATTAGAAGATTGGTTTGATCATACATTACTAGTCGCACAAGATGACCCAATGCGTGAACATTTACTTGAGTTGGGTAGACTTAAGCTAGCAAAGATTACAGAAGTTGAAAAGACTGGCTGTGAGGGTATTGCTGATTTCTTATACGAATACATTAACACTATTCTATTGCCTAGCTTTGGTGCTAGTGAAGCAGAACGTGTTTGGTGTAGCAAAGTAGAAGTAAGAGAAACAGATGCTAACATGGCAATGCGTGTTGGGCATAGAGAAGATAGGGAGTTTTAATAATATGTCTATTAATAACATGAAATCGCCAATTAATTATTTCCCACTTAAAGTGGGAAACACTGAATTAAAAAAAATTAGAAATACGTTTAGTCTACATGATATTAATCAAAAATGGATGGGATATAATCTAGAAAATAAAGAAAATAAAGAAAATGATTGGCAGGCACATTGGCAGGCACGTGAATTTTTTATAGAATTAGAATTGGCGTACGGCAAATGTGTTACTAGTGGACTGGGATTAGGAGTAATACAAACTTTATTAGCGGAGAAAGATAACGTTACTGAAGTAATTGTATATGAAAAAAATCCAGATGTTATTGAAATGTTTAAAATTTTAGCCGAGAAATCAAATATTGATACTTCTAAAATCGTAATAATAAATGAAGATGCGAATAATATAAAAAATATTACATGTGATTGTTTATTTTTGGATCATTTTGAATATGAACCCTTTAGTGAAATAGAAGAAACAGTTAAAAGAATAGCTTCTCAAAATACAATCAATATAGTATGGTTTTGGCCTGCATGGCGTGTGTTTTCACTATATTGTATAGATACGAATAAAGAGATAAATGAAAATTCTTTTTTAGAATGGACATCAACTTTAAACATATCTAAATTTCCAAACCAGATACCATCTCACTTGTTTGATAATTTAATTGAATTTATTAATCCTATTTGGGATAACTTAAACGCACCAAACAAACATAAAATTGAAGCAAATAAACAGAAGAATGAGTTAATTAATTTTTTTAAAAAACGCAATACAAATTAATTAAGGAACATATTAATGGCAAAATTAAAAGTCGCAGAATTATTCTATAGCATTCAAGGTGAAGGTCGCTATATGGGCGTCCCTTCTGTCTTTCTACGCACATTTGGATGTAACTTCAAATGTGCAGGGTTTGGTATGCCTAAGGGCGAACTAAGCAAAGAAGTAGAAGATATCGCTAGTCGCATACATTACTATACTGATTATAAACAACTACCATTGGTCAGTACAGGCTGTGATAGTTATGCTAGTTGGGACCCAAGATTCAAAGACTTAAGTCCGATGCTTGAAACAGATAGTATTGTTGATAGCATTATGGATATGCTACCACACAATCGTTGGTTGAGTGAACATCTTGTTATCACAGGCGGCGAACCATTATTAGGTTGGCAACGTAGTTATGTTGATTTGCTTTCACATGAAAACATGCGCGGATTACAAGAATTAACTTTTGAAACTAACGGAACACAAGAATTGCAACAAGACTTAAAAATCTTTTTACATAAATGGTGTATCAGTCGTAGCATGGGTGCAATAACATTTAGCGTCAGTCCTAAACTAAGTATCAGCGGAGAGAAGTGGGAAGAAGCAATAAGACCTGAAGTTGTATATGAATATACTCAAGTGGGTCATGTATATCTTAAATTTGTTGTAGCAAACAAACAAGACGTAGAAGAAGCACAAGAAGCGGTTAATGAATACAGTAAGCGTGGCTTTAGAGGTCATGTATATTTGATGCCTTGCGGCGGTGTTGAAAGTTTATATAATATGAATGCTAGAACAGTTGCTAATGAAGCAATGCGTTTAGGCTGGCGTTATAGTGATAGACTTCAGGTACCTCTTTTCAAGAACGCATGGAATACTTGATGAATTTCTTTTGGGGATTCTTACTTGGATATATAGTAGGTGTATTATACATGTGCTATCGTTCCAATATAGATGCTAGAGTGGATAGAGAATAATGCCCTCAAGTGATTGGACTACACAATCAGCCGATGCTTATCATTTTAAAAGATGTGTTATGGGTAGAAAATTAAAGTTTACCCTATTGCCTAGACGATGCTATGTAACAAAGCGTATAATGTGGTTAGAGAGTGCATATTGTATTACCGCAGGATACAGAGCACGAGCACATTTTGGTGATAGCATTTATGTTTATGAACATCGTTGGTATGATAAAGATGAATATTTAATAGCAAGATTAAGGGATTTAGTATGAGATTTGAAATGCGTTGGCTTATTACAGCAGGATGGGATGGGCCTGAGAAGATATTACAATATCGTTATCAAACAGAAATAACAGACTATGCTTCACAGAATCCTAGAACAGGTGGATTTCTTAAACGGGCAGGATTTACCGAATGGGTTACTGTTCCTTCAGTAGATGAGGTATGGAATGCGGACATATAACAAAAGAATAGGCTTTCTAATTGCCGATCAGCACTTTATCCCGCATGGTGGCATAGGTCAATTCGCTAAAGGCTTTACTGAAATGTGTCAACGTATCAACTGGAAAGTTGATATTATACTAGACAAACAACCAACAAATGAATTTAGCGACTATGTAAAATCGTTAGGTGCTAACATTGTCTATCCATCTAATCCATTACGCTATTCATCACATACAGCTACATTCGCATTTAGTGATAGCATTAACTTTGAGAAGATGGTTAACTTTAGAGAAAGTATACTACAGGCTTTTCAAACAAATATCTATGATATGTTAGTATGTAATACACAGGAAGCAATGAGTGCTGCTTATGCCATGGGTATAGGCAAGTATATCCCAGTAGTATTCTATACACATTCATACAGCATGGTCTTCCGTGATGAACAAGATTTTAGTGACGTATGTATAGATGAGTATCATAACTTTTTTAATAAGCATATGGAACTATCACATAGTTTTGTAGGAACTCAAAGTCAAAAGAACGTTGATGAGATGACCAAGTATGGAGCAAAGAATGTTTCATTGTTGCGTATGCCATTAAGTGAACGTGGATTACTGGACCCTAGTATTGGTCCTCGCAAGGGTGTATTGTTTATTGGACGATGGGAAGAACGCAAGAACCCGTCTGCCTATATCAAAATAATGAAAGAAACACAACTACCCTGTAAAGTAATGACTAATAGTAATGGTGCTAAGAAGTTTGAGAAAGCATTTAGTGAAGCTGGTATTACTGATTACGAAATTAAAATTGCTATCGTTGGACAAGAGAAAGTAGATTTCATTAAGAGTTGTAAAGTATTCTTTATGCCAGCATTGGGTGAGAACTATCCATTTGCTTTTAGTGAATGTTTGGGGCATATGCCATGTGTTGTTTTAGATAATCAAGAATGGTCTGATAACTTTGATAGTAAGTATTTCTATAAAGAGAAACTAGCCAATGCTGGAAATCTAATTAAATTATTATACAATGTTGACAACTACTATGATACCGGCGCATTAGATTATATCAAGCAATTAGATAATGATACTGCACAAGGTTGGATACAATTCTTAGATAACTTTGTAGCAAAGCGTAGCAATACTAATGCCGCAAAGATTAACAACTATGATACAGTATGCTATAGAGATTATATTAAAGAATTAGATCGTGGGCATTTGGCTCGGGAAGATTTTGAAAGTGTATTGGCTAATCGTCATAAGTTTATCATTAATACATACACAGATGATAATAGCTATTTAAGTAAAGACCCGGTTTATAAACCAATTGAAGAGGAAACAGGCGAGAGTCTGTTTGAATTTGTATGAAAAAAGTATTAATAACAGGTAACAGTGGTTACATCGGTAGTCATCTTAGTAAGATGCTACGCACAGATTATCAAATATATGGATTGGATATTAATCCATCACAATACTCCGTTACCGATCATTATCAACTCAATATCAATAAGGTGTTTAATATTGATATGGAATTTGACGCAGTAATTCATTTAGCAGCATTAGTTAATGTTAGTGAAAGTGAAAGAATGCCCATTCAATATTACATCACTAACTTAAATGGTACAATGAATGTTATCAATAAAGTAAAGACAAAGAACTTTATCTTTGCTAGCACTGGTGCTGCACAAGATTGTGAAAGTGCATATGGTATCAGTAAACGTGCTGCTGAGGATGTGGTGCGTGAGTATTGTACAGTACACAATCCCAAAGATTACACTATCTTTAGATTCTATAACGTAATCGGTAGTGATGGGTTTGCGCCAACTAATCCAGACGGATTGATGTATAACCTGATGAAGGCTAAAGAGAGAGGCGAGTTTACTATCTACGGTACTGACTATGGTTCAAGTGACGGTACTTGTGTGCGTGATTACGTTCATGTTAATGAGATATGTGACGCATTATCTAGTGCTATTGAAAAGCCAAGCAATCAGATAGAATGCTTGGGGCATGGAGTTGGACATTCAGTTAGAGATATTGTTAATCTATATAAAAAGGTTAACAACGTTGAATTTCTAGTAAAGCACGGACCAAGAAGAAAGGGTGACTTAGCAGTATCTGTATTAGATAATGTGTCACCCTATATGAAAGAGTTATACTCTTTGGAAGAACTACTTAAGGTCTAAAAACTTTATTTGGTTTGTTGAAAACACAACATACCAAACATCATCTCCCTCATCGTGTTCAGCAATGATACTATCATATCCGTCTGCTATTAATTCTTCACGTAGTTCTAAATAATCTTCTTTCTCTAGTCCTACTAACTCATCCATTGTTGCTTCATATGTCTTGTTCATGGTCAATGACGCAGATATGATATATTTTCCGTATAGTTTTGCTTCACGAATAGAAGTAGTAAAAAAATGTCCTAGTACAGCATTTGGATCTCCTGTACTAGTTCCTAGCGTAGCATTATCAAATGACGAGAATTTATTGTTAGTACCGTGATAGGCAACAACACCCGAACTACTTTCAGCAATAAATTCTCTTGCTCTCATTTTAGTGTCTTAACAATAGTGTACTTAATACACCAGGATCGTTAGCACTAACATCACCTTCGCCCGGAGCAACAATAACATTGTACTTCATTCCAGTTGGGATTGAATTTCTCTTAGCCATATATTCAGTATAACTTAAAATACTTGAAGCACTGATTCCATATTCTGTAGCAATACGTTGTTTCATTTCTTTAAGTGCGGCTTCATCAGCAGGTTGCCATGCTCCGTCATCAGTTTTCTTCAAGTTACCCTTCTCATCCTTAGCTAACAAGTCATAGAATAGTTTCTCTGGAACAATACGACTATTCTTTGTTGTATCTAATTTAGGGTCTTGCGCCTTTATTTTCTTCTCTTGCTCAGTGTTAGCACCTTCGCTCCAATTGATAATAAAGTTGTCTGGTTTCTTAGCTAATGCTGCTCCAGCCATCTTAGTGTAAGCATAGAACTTAACATCAGGGTGTTTAGCAGCCATCTTTAATGCCATGTCTAAATATTCTGGACTAAAGAAGTCACCGGCATCATGCCAACGAACTGTTGTTTGCCAACCATCAGGGAATTTCTTATCACCCTTTGCTCCTGCACTTGCTTCTTTTGATATCTCACTACTTAATTGATTAAAGAATCCATCAGGATCATTCAACAGATATGTTAATATACGACCATCACTTTGCCATGCTGCTTTAAACTGAATCTTACCGCCCTTCATAGCAAAGCATTCTACTTTACATGAACCTGCACCCGGGCAAGTATTAACAATGATTAATTTATTGGTTTGTTCATCAAGTGCAATTCCTACTAATGCCGCAAATCCAACATTGAAGAATTGTTCAAACTCTCCGTTACTATGCTTCATCTTTTCATTTTGCTTTAATAATGATTTAGGACGAATTGCTAATGTTTGTTTAACTGCATCTTCATCATATGTTTTACCATCCGGACTCATGTAAGTAACTACGCTACTACGATGGATGTAGGGCATTTTGTATTTGTCACCTTTGGTCTTGCCAGTAGTATACTTTTCGTTACCTTTTTTATCTATTTTAACATTACCGCTTTTATCTAAATCAGGAGTACCAACGATACGCTTCATGTAATCTTGAAATTCTTGGCTATCCAAATCACGGGTTTGTGCTGGTAGTTTAGTTGCTTCATCTAGCCCAGATAGACTACGAATTCTATCTAAGTGTTCCGAGCCTTCCGCCACACCTTTGCGATAATCTGGAAATCCAAACTTGCGATAGTATGCTAATGCGTGACCAAACATCTTTTTGTATTCTTCAGTACCCTTTTTGTAACCTTTTGTAGCCAACTCATTTTCAATATGACGAACCATTGGCATCTCTGCTTTTAGTAATTCTGGAGCACCTTCCGCCACACCTTGTTCTGATTCTTCATCAGGTTTTGAATCACCTGCACTAGCAACAAATTGCTGAGGTGTCATAATCTTTATGCCACTAGGGGCTCCTGGCATCTTTGGCTCTGCGCCCTCTAATAGTTCTTTAAAGTTCATTTCTTATTGTTCCTAATGTATTGTTCAGCAAGCATTACTAATTCATGTAGTTCTTCAATGCTTTCGCAATGCCATCTACGCAAACTTTTATTTATATTGCTATTTGGATCGTGTGCTGTTTTTGCACCAGTACGATGTTTCTTCATTCCACGCATTCTAGCACAGAATGATTTACGACGGGCAGCGGCTTTGCTACCTTTTTTAAGTTTGCTTGGTTTAGTTGTTACTGCTGTTTGAATCTTGCTGCCTGGATGACTACGGCGATAACTGGCTACACTCTTTTTACTCATCCCACCTGCACGTTTATTATTGTGCTTTGACCAATTCTCGCCCTCATCAACTTCTTTCTTTGCCATGCCGATACCATCACAAGCACCGCATTTATACTTTTTAGCGCCCGGTACGTCATTAGCAGGAAGAATTTTTCCGTCAGGTGCTTTCCATAAAGTACCACGACCGTTACATCTTTTACAACTAGTATTAGGGTTCTTTACAGTGGCACCTGGCATGTAGTCACTCTTGCTGAAACCGCCTGGCAAGCCTTCCGCCACACCTTGCTGACCCGGCACTGTATCAACAATGTTTATCATTTTATCAGGAACTATTTGTACAGGAACATTGCCGTTGTATCCGGCGGCTTGGTATGCGATAAATCTATGATTCCCATCTATTACAAAAAGTTTACCCTTGTTATTCCAAACAACTAACGGACCTAATTTCCCATTTTGTTTTAGTTGTGGTAAAAGATGGTTATTGACCCATTGAGCAACCTTTGGATCCTTCATTGACTTACCATTTTCCCACATTTGTAATTTATTAAAAGGTGCCTCAGTTACTGGCAAACTTTTCTTTATCCTGTCATCAACAGTAGCACCTTTATAAGCAGGATTTGTATAGATAGTTACTAGTTGCTGTTCCAAGCCTTCCGCTACACCTTGCTGTTGTTCTGCCTTTACAAATTGATTGGGTCTTGGCATATCTAACCTGCGTGGATCATTCATTATGGCAGGATCTTGCATTAATTTGCTTTTAGGATTAATCCAGAATCCAACCATTGTTCCTTTTAAGGGTAATGAACCTTTTGGAACAACTACTGCTTCTTCAAATTCACCACCTGCTTTGGCAGTAGGTTCAGCATATTTTGCTTTGCCTTTTGCGTTAGTTCTTGCCATTGGGTCTGTGTTCTGTGACCGTGCTTCACCGTCTTTTTTTAGATACGGGTTAAATGCTAGACCTTTGATATTTGTACTTTGACTTGTACCTAGTGTTTTGAAATTGCTTTCGACTGCATTACGATCTAAAACTAGTATTGCATCTCTACCAATGCCAGCCATTTGATTGCTTGCATTTGATCCACTGGCATAGCCCCAATCTCTGGTCACGCTTACTGTAGGCAGTTTAGTCTGAGCCGAGGTTGCTGCCTGCGGACTAGTTGCTGATCGGATACTACCGGACGATAGCATTCCTTTAAGACCGTTTGCATCCGTAGCATGATAAAGATAGTTTCCGCCTATACCTTCATTTAGCCCTTCCGCTACACCTTGCTTGTCAATACTTCCCCGTATACCGCATTTAGCACAATGATATTGTGTTAGCGTTGGGTGTTCTTTTTTCTTTACAGGACCATGGCAATGTGGGCAGGTACCTGTGGCCATTGCCTTGACTTCTTTACTCATATCTTCTTTGGAGCCTTCCGCCACACCTTTTGATGAAGCAGTTGGAGATTGCAGTGCCCTAGTTTTAACTCCAGGCATGCCACCTAATGTCGCTAATTTTTTAACCCAGCCTTCAGCGTCAGTATCATTAAGAGATGTAACTACAGTGCCATCGGGGTCAATAGAATCTATACCAGTAAGTTTATCGCTAGCATATCCTGTATTATCAAAATAATGTCCAGGTACTGTACCAACTTTATTAGAACGATCTAAGCGAGTTTTATACTCAGCATCCCCTTTTTGTTTGTGTACCTCTAAACCTTTAGAAATTGCTGCACGAACTTGTTGTTGTTGTGTGGTTTCAGTAGAGCCTTCCGCCACACCTTGTTCTTCAATATTAGGGTTATTGATTTGTTCTGCTACACTATTCAATTTGTCATTGCTAACTGTAACAAAACTATACATCCAACCATCTAAACTAACACCCTTATCTAATTGATTCTTAATATGTATAGCATTTTTAATAATTTCACGAATCTCGCCTTGAGCCATTCCATCAATTTGCTCATCTTCCATAGCATAACCTTCGGTTTTGGGCTTCTTCCCAGCCTTTTTCATGGCAATGGCAATTGCGGCCTGTCGTTTTGGGTTAGCCGCTTCATCTGTTGCTGACTTTTTTAATGCATCCGCTGTTGGAGCACCTTTACTTCCGGGCTTACGCATATGTTCACCGGAACCATTCTTGATTCGGTCACGCTTGGCATGTATGTTTGCCCATAACCCAGGCTTTTTGTTTTCGGATATAATTTCACTAAATCTCATGTTTTTGTCCGTAAATAGTTGACTTTATTGCGTAATTCTGTTACACTATATGTATTATTTATCACTTTGGACTTTTATCTTGACAAATCAATCTATCAAACGTATCGGTTTCGCTTGTAAGTTTAGTGAACTAAACAGTAAGGGTGAAATCTGTTCTATCAAAGAACTAAACACAGGCGGCACAACTCGTGCCTGGGTCAATAGACAAACTCAAAGTGTAGCGGAAGAAAAGGTGCTAGATGTATCAAAACAAAACATTCTACATACTCACAATCTAGTTAAAAAAGTGTCATCACTGGAACCCGCATTGCGTATGGTTCGTCTTACATCGGATATGTTGCCTTTCTATACAATGGATGGCTGGCAAGAGTTTTGGCAAGATAAATCAATGCAGGATAATCTAGCACGATGGTTTGCACCCATCGGTGAAACTGCACGGGCTAATGATGTTCGTCTTAGCTTTCACCCTGACCAATTTGTAGTTTTAGCGAGTGACCGTGAAGAAGTAGTAAATAAGAGTATAGAAGAATTTGAATATCATTGTGACATGGTTCGTTGGATGGGCTATGGCAAGACATTTCAAGACTTCAAAGTTAATGTACACATCAGTGGTCGTAAAGGTCCACAGGGCATTCGTGATGTATACAATCGTTTGTCACCCGAAGCCCGCAACACACTTACACTAGAGAATGAGGAATACACACATGGACTTACAGACTGCTTATCATTATCTGACCTCGTACCTACGGTCCTGGACATACATCACCACTGGATTAGGGAAGGTGAATATATTCAACCTACTGATGACAGGGTTAAGAGGGTTATTGATAGTTGGCGTGGCGTGCGCCCTACTATGCATTACAGTGTTAGCCGCGAAGATGTACTCACAGGTCATTCCACTACACAATTACCCGATCATGGTGCGTTGATTGCAGAAGGACACAGTAAACAGAAACTCAGGGCACATAGCGACCAATATTGGAACGATGCTGTGAACGATTGGGCATTGACATTTGTTGATAACTTTGATACCATGTGTGAATCAAAATGGAAAAATCTTGCCAGCTTTAAATTATTTGAAAGATACAAAAATGGGATTATTTGATAAACTATTTGGCAAAAAGCCAGAACCAGTGGTAGAGGCACCAAAGCCTGTAACGGAAAAGAAACCTCGCAAACCTAAGATAAAGAAGGAAGCACCTACTTCATCTGATAAGGAAAAGGCCAATGCAGAGGGACTACCCTATGTTAACATTCTCAAAATGGAAATCGATCCATACGATATTAACAGTGGTGCGTTTGAACTTGACTTTAACGACAAATTCGTATTGAATCTGATTCGTGCAGGGTATAAAATTCGTGATGACGATACTGATACTATCATTGTGGATCGCTGGTTCCAAACAGTTTGTCGCAATGTAGCACTTGAACTGTATGAACAGCAACAAGCGGATCCGGAAAACCGAGCAATGGCCTCAGATATGAGAGTGGTCCGTGCTAAGGATTTGGGTGATGGACGTACAGAGGTAAGTTGATGAGAAGATCAGTTTTTAATACTTTTATAGAGAGTAGCGTATATAATATATTGAATCGGAATAAGGAACATGTTAATTGTCCCTTGATAATTAAAACATCATACAAGACTCTGTATCGCCGAGCATTGTATTGTGCAGAGCATGATTTTTTTCTTACTTGGGTTAATGAAAATCATTATGATGAGTATAAAGAATTAGGAATCAATCATGTAGAATACCCCGATGATAATTATTATTTCTCATTGTTACACCAGACCAACTCTAAAAATAATAACTGGGCAGTAAAAAACTTGTTAACAATGGGTGATCCTGAAATAACAACAAAAGTAAAAAACTATAGAAATGGCAAAAAAGTTGATTTATGGGTAGCTTTCAAGGGAGACCCATGTCGTGATCCTTCAATGCCTGAATATTGGAAATTTATTGAGAAATTTGTATAATTTTGTTGTAAAAATGCAACAAACTAATAGTTGACATTAATATCAAACTACTGTATACTTAAGGCTTATTAACTCAAATATACAATATGTCTAATAATTATGAAATTGACCCTAAGATAATTTCAAAATTGAAATCATTTGATTGGGATTTTATTATTGATTTTGGATTCAATAAAGTAAATCATATCAAGGGAAATCAATATAATTTTTGGAGAGGTACACTAATGGAACAAATAGTTGCCCTGCAAGATACAAAATTGAAGTTTGTGGGTGGTGATACTCATCATAAAGATTTTGACTGGGAACGGTTTGGAGTAACTTTAGAACTTAAATCTTTACTTACTAAAGAGATGTACACTAGACGCGGTGCTCTTAAAACAAATTTTAAATTAAATCTTACCAACTTACGAAGTACACGAGAATTAAAGGAATCAGAAATTTGTGATATAATTTTAGTTATTATGAAAGATGGTACTTTCATAATTCCTAAACAAATAGCTTTCCAAAATCGTATACAAAACGGCAAAAAAGTTGATATAATTGTGCCATCTAAGTATATTATTGAAATTTCAGGTAGAAAAAGTTTAAGTCTTGTAAATCAAAAGGTAGATATCAACGAAATGATACGAGATTTTAGTAAACATACTATTGAACTAGCAAAAGAAGATTTTATTTCTCGGCAAAAACTAAAGGTGTAAATTATGGCTACAGCAATTTTTAACAAGCCTCAGGGCAAAATTGATATTTCAAAAATTGATAATGTTCTTATTAAGCCCAAAGGAACATTTAAAAAATATACAGTACAAGATTGGGGCGATATGCTTATGTTAGATAAGGAAATTAAAAATATCCTTAATACTGATAAGGCAAATGATGTTGCAAATACAGATTCTAGATTTGACCCCGCAGTAATGGGTGTTACTGGATACACCTTGCTTAAGGAATTCTTTTATGATGAGGAATATCAACGATTAATGGAAATGAGCAATTCAAAAAGATTGCTTAGAACTTTTGATTTACGATTCTTTACGTGTGTATTTTGTGTTAAGGTAATAAACAAAAAGAATAAACCTTTTACTATCATAGACGGCGCAGGCAATGCAATGGTTCTTTATATGAACACGGTTGACGGATGGCACCATTTAGTTGACTTGTACCTTGAACTACGTGCAGGAAATATCAAAGGATGGGATCCTGAAGATTGGGGAGACTTTCCTGTGCCCACACAAACATGGACAACCGATGATCCTACTTTACCGGGTCTTATTGCACTTATGTTAAACGGTGAAGGACAGTCTAAATGGGGTGAATTTGAATATTTGAGAATTCATAGCAATAATTATAGATTGTATCCCAAACAAGCAACTGAGCAGGATAAATTAGCATACGACCAAGTAATGACTTGTCTCCAGGCAGGTAATACTGCACTACTACCTAACAATCATACTGATGCTAAAGAAGCCGGGGTGTTTTCACACATTGGGGCAGTAACGCAAAGTGCTAATGCAGAAATACCCCGTCTGGAGTTTATCATGTCTCAAAATGAAAAATGGTGGCCTTTAGAGGAAAGAAGTAGTGCAATGTTTGGGTTTTATGGTAACATATACGATGAGTTTGTTCGCAATCACAAACCACTTGGTGGCACCGCATTTGACGATCAAATGCTAAATTATCATTATATCCTACAACAAGTATTTGGTAATTTAAGCAAGGCAATGAAAGCTATTAAGGGTAAACACGGGGCATTGAAAAAATTAGAGACATTATCTAATCAAGGTTGGAAAGCACCAAGTGGTGACACTGAAGTATTGGCAGTAGTAGAAATCATTTATAAGGATTATTTAAAGGGTACTCATAAAATTTCTGCGATACGTGGAAGTTATGTTTGGACTAATACAAAAAAGCAACAACAAACAGTTGTGGATGCTTTAATGAAACTTCCAAATACTACTTATGCTCAAATAATTAGTTCCTTATAAGTTGACTTTATTCAAATACCAGTATATAATACACGTATGAAATACGCATTAATTGATACCGCAAATACTTTTTTTCGGGCCCGTCACATTGCATCACGCAGTAGTACGGTTGACGAGAAGATAGGGATGGCAATTCATCTTACACTAGCAAGTACTAATCAAATCGTTAAACGTTTTGGAATTGATCATGTTGTGTTTTGTCTCGAAGGTAGGTCGTGGAGAAAGGACTTCTATGCTCCATATAAGAAGAACCGTGTAGTAGATACGCTATCGCAAACAGAAGCGGAAGTGGAAGAAAACACCATGTTTTGGCAAACGTATGAGGCCTTCACAAATTACCTTAAAGACCGCACAAACTGTAGTGTATTGCGTGATCCTAAGGCTGAAGCTGATGATCTCATAGCCCGCTGGATTCACTTGCATCCAGCAGATGAACATTTTATAATTTCAACCGACAGCGATTTTTACCAATTAATTTCTCCTACAGTAAAACAATATTCGGGTGTCACTGGTGAACTAATTACGCTAGAGGGATTTTTCAAAGAAAATGGTAAGCCCGTATTGGATAAGTTAAAGAATCCGAAACTATTAGAGGATCCACAATATATATTATTTCGCAAAATAATGCGCGGTGACGCAACCGACAACGTATTCAGTGCTTTTCCCGGGGTACGTGAAAAAGGTTCAGCAAAGAAAGCTGGATTGATTGAAGCATATGCTGATCGCCATAAGCAAGGCTATGCGTGGAACAATATGCAACTTTCCCGCTGGTCCGACCATGAAGGAAATGAGGTCCGTGTCAAGGACGCATATGAGAGAAATCGTACCCTAATTGACTTGACAGCACAGCCCGATGATGTTAAACTGTCAGTAGATACAAACATCCGTGAAGGTGTTCGTACAACTACTATTCCTCAAGTGGGCCTACACTTACTAAAATTTTGCGGGAAGTATGAACTGCAAAAAATTGCAGATAACGCGGAGACATACGCAAAATGGTTGAACAGCCCTTATGTAGGAGTATTGAAATGAATAACAGAGTAAGAGAATTAATTAAAGAACACGGTAGTGATTCTAGTGGCAAGTGGGTAGCAATTGATAAGGTAGAATTGATTGCCGAGTTGATTGCTTACGAATGTATGGACCTTGCTCTGGGGTCTAGTCATAGAGAAGATGATATGGGTGCTATTATTGCTAATAAGATTAAGAAACATTTTGGAGTAGAAGAATGAGAAAAATTATTGAAGATACAATTACTAGAAACAAAGACTTTCAAGAAGAAAGACGGCTGAGAGTAAAAAGATTTAAAGAACTAAAGGCTCCCGATATCATAATTGAAACTGAAGAAATGATTTCAAAGATGACTTTAGCAGAATATAACATCTACTGCCAGCAACTTGAAGAAGAAGATAAAAAAGTTAAATTGGAATATGCTAAAAATAATCCTATTCAACAATCTATAGTTGATGAGATTTATAATAGAGAAAGTAAATTAGAATATGATTATTTCATTTATTCATCTAATGTTCATCTGGCAATGGCTATTGATCCTTTGAGTTTTATGAGCAACGAAGATTATGAAAATGATTTGTATAGAACCTTTTTAGAACACGCCAAAGAACTTTATAGAAATAGATTCAAAGAACAGTTTGGAGTAGAAGAATGAAATTTAAAATTTGCGGAATAGATTACGAAGTAAAATATAAAACATCGGAAGAAATGCAAGGCACTATTGGCTTAGCACGATTCAATGACCAAGAGATTTGGATTGGTGATCAATTTACTGAACAAACTAAAAAGATTGCATTGTGGCATGAAGTATTACATATACTAGACCATGCATACAATCTAAAGATGACAGAAGAACAGGTGAAGTTTCAAACACATGCATTAATTGCACTAGTAGAAGATAACCCGGAAGTATTTAAAAATGGCACAACACAGTAATTACTGGTCATGCACACCCTTTGCTGATTGGGTGCGCGGTATGCCAAAAGGCGGAGCCAAGACTAGTGAAGGTTGGGATGAATGGAATAGTGAAGCTAAACAATACCATCCTGTTCGTTATTGGTTAGCAGAAGAAGGTCTTGATAAACTTCAAGATTTTGTAACATATCCTGTCAGAAAAATATATGATGTCAAATATTACATTAATAACAGGTACGTTACTCGTACTCATGCTCTCACCGCTCATAGCCGTGATATTAAGCCTGGTTCTTGGTCTGATGTTGGGAGTCGCTTCCTTCCATGCTTATTTAATGAGTTGGTTGATTTTGTCGAGGTCGAGCAAGCCTGGAGCCACATCGCATGGGGAAGTAAAGAAGATAGAAAGAAGTATGATGCTCCTTTTTATGCTACTGGGTGGTGGCGTTGGCGCACTTGGCGTTGCCCTCAAGCAGGTATCGATCATCTTGACTGGGCAATGACACTTACTCTTGATAAAGATATGGGTGTAGATCCAGATAACCCAGAATATGGCAAGCCTACTGGTCAAGCATTACGTGCTAAAGAAATTAAAGAACTGTATACATGGTGGACAGTAACATATCGTAATCGTCCGGACCCTCACGATGCAAGTGGTTGGAGTGAATACTGTGAAAGTTTACGAATCAAGTTTGGTACAAACTGGATTGGTAGATCCGATAAAGATACTGCAAGTAAAAAAGCAGGTGATAAGGCTCTTAAACTTACTACTAAGATTGAAGCAGCCTACGACAAAGAAGATGAACAAATGATGATCCGTTTAATTAAAATTCGTGATAGTTTGTGGACATGATATGAAAAAGATTTACTACGAAAAAGTAGGACGTAAGTATGTACCTGTTGCAGAATACGATAGCGACTGGATGGACAGTTTTCATAAAGGTACACACCTTTTGATGGTATATCCGGGTGGGCAGAGTCGTAGGTTTAATATTGATCCCAACTATGCAGCTATGATTGCAGCCAGCCGAGTAGCCGAAGAAGCTATAATTCAGGCTATGCACAAAGCTAGTGAATTAAAGCCTACCCAAACTCCGATAACAGAAGGTCAACGCAAGGCATGGAAGAAACTAGCAAAAGAGTTTGGTAATGAACTTTGTACCTTGAACGGAGCCAGTTCACACGATATTGCCGAAGCAGGTGTGAAAGCTATGATGGCAGAAGCTGATCAGTTAATGACTAACCCTGCTGTAAAGAAAGCCTACGAACATTTTTTATTGGTTGCTGAATTGACAAAGGATTAAGTATGACAGTAGATGAATACGTTAAAGAATTAGAAGTACAACTTGAGGCAGATGTAATTGAAAAGTTTAAAGACTGGCCAGTTGATACTAAGTTGTATATGTACTTACATCATATTCAACTACAATTCATGGCAGATTACATGGACGCCCTTAATGTTGCTATGCAAATTTATAGGTCAAAAAAGAATGCGTAAATATATAACCAACAAATTCAATAGTGTATTTCTTCCTTACGAAGAAGGCATGATTGAATGGCTTAATGAAAACTACCCGCACAGTAAATATGTTGTTGTTGAGGTTGTATGAACGAACGAATTAAACTACTAAAAGAACAGTCTATGGAATGGGTGCCTAATATGGCTGACCCAGATACCAAGATTCGGCTGCTCAATGCTGAAAAGTTTGCCGAGTTGATTATAAAAGAATGTGCTACTGCGGTAGCCAAAGCCAACAATCCTCTTGGACGCAATATTGATAAACTATTTGAAATGCACTTTGAAAAATGATTGAAATTTTTATACCTGTATTATTCATGTGTCTAAATGACAATTGTAATTTCATGCAATCACAGAATGTTTATAAGTCGGAAGCACAATGCAGATTATCAATCGATAATCAAAAAAAACACATGCTTGAAGTTGCCAATCAAGCTGGTCAGCCAAAGATAACTATACTTGAAGGTACTTGTATTAATACGAAAATTGAAAATACAGGAAAGAAAATATGATATACGTTAAACTACGTTTAACTAATCCATGGAGTCCAACTTGGGAAGTATTAAAAACTATTAGTGGACAATTTACTAAAAATAAAGCATGGGAATTTAATATATATCACAGTAATGAATTATTAGGTATAGAATTTGAATATACACTACGAACCGATCATGCAGGGCTTGGGTTAACATTGTCATTTTTTAATTATACCTTTGAGTATAAAATTTACGATATAAGACATTGGGATTATACAGAAGATAAATGGAGTACTACCACGTATGCGTAATCAAGCAGATTATTTTAAAGAAAATCGTCACGTAGCCAAATATGAATTTGGTCAACGTATCTTTGGATACTGGAATAGTATTCCATTCGTGGGTACGGTTGGCAATGATACTGTAATCAACGACACAATTGGACCACAATACAGTATCCATTTAGATTTACCAATACGCTTTGAGAATACTACCTATAATGTTATAGTAGACAAACAAAGTAATTTTAAAAAGATTACAAAATTAATAGAAATGGAAGAAGATGTCAAAACCACTAATCGCAAAACCCGTCGTTAAAAATCAATTTTGGATTGTTACTGATGGCAAAGAAAAAGTAGGAAATGTAATTGCTGATGGGTCTGGCTTTGAAGTAAAACTCAACGGCAGTAAAACTCATTTCAAAAATACTAATGCAATTAAAAAACAAACTAGTATACAGTTTGAAACAACCAAGGTAGATAAGAATAAAAAAGAAATACCTTTCAACGAATACCCGACTACAAAGAAGGTATTTAACTCTATACTTGATATCAAGCGCAAGATTCATCTATTCACAAAGACCCAGAAAAGCAAGTGTTTTCACGCCGCAGGGTGGTATGTTTTGTATCAAGGTGATGAACCAGTTGTAACATTTTGCCCTAAATACATCTTTATTCAGCGTTATGAGTATCTAGGTCCGTTCAAAACAGAGGATGAGGCAAAAAAACTGATAAATATCTAATGATTCATATCAAACGATTTATTGATAGAGTAGCAAGTATTGAGAGTAGACAGGGTAAAGATGTGGTTATTCCATTATCTGATGCTCGTGGACTACGTGACGAATTAGCTAAACTACTAGTAGATCACTATGAGGTTACTGAAGGAAAGAAGAACACTTCCGAAGTTATTCAAGTTGAACTAGTCGGAGGTAAATTTTAATGAGTAGAACACAACCAAAAGTATTATTGGAACTTGTAGATAAAAATACATACAAGTGCGATCAAATTGTAGAAGCCAGTGGCATATGGGCTGTATTCTATGATGGCCAACCTATTAACTTAAAGTCACAACACTATCAAGATCCAGACGCTACTCCTAAATATAAGAAAACAAGTTTTAGTAATCCGGGTCATGCACGTAATCTTTGTCGCAAACTAAACACACAATTTAAAACAGATAAATTCACGGTTGTGTTTATGAATAATGGTACTACTGTGTACCCAGATGAGTGATAGAAAAAAACTAAAATACACTATCACTAGAGCAGTTATGGATCAACTGCCTAGCAATAACATCCCAATTGAAACAATCATAAGTGATTGGTGGTTCACCAAATCAGGTGATAGCCTGCGCCTGACGCCACAGGGCGATATAAAATTCAAAGAAGCACAGATAGAATATTTTGACCTACCTGTCAAAGTTAAGAAAACTAATTGGTATAAGTTTCTAACTGAATGTAATAGAAAAATTAAATGTCCATATTACTTTAGTGTAAATAAAAATGTAGAGTCAAAAGAACCTTTCATAAGACTATACGATAGTAAGATAGCAATGATGCTAGCACTATACGGTGATATAGAAAGTTATTTAGAATCAGTGAGGATACGACAATGACAGAAGAAAAGAAAAGCAAGAACCCATTCATTGCAATGGCACAAGAAGCTAAAAAGAAAAACGCACTAGCAAATCCTGGATTAGGTAAGGCCCCTAAAAGTCAAGGACCTAAAGCAAACACTAAGGGATTTGGTGGGGCAAATGTTACACGTAGAGCAGGTCGCGGTGGTTAATACCACTCACCTTCATTACGCATACGTTTAATAAAAGACAAGTAATTACTACATACACCAAAACAACGTAGGTGTACTGTAGAATACATTCCTCTATCCTGTATCTCGGGTAGAAATATAACACTAGAATTATCTATCGCAACAGTTCCGGGAGTGATAATTTTTCCATTGCTTGCTGTTACGGGAGTACTTTCTGTGTCAGTGGGGAACCAAAAGTAATTTGGATATAATTTACTTGGTTGAGTTACTATCCAAGTTTGCATCTCATCATTCATAGCATTAAGCCAAAAACGAGGACCTTGAAGATATTTTTCGGTTACTTGAGTTATGGGTTGATCTACGCCCAAATATAGAATTCCACTATCACGCCAAACATTGACCATAGTGCTGAACCCAGCATTCATTGATTTGGTTATTTGTTTTGGGGTAGCAGCATCCTCAAAATTGGTGCCGTCGTAGATTCCCTGATAAGAGATATATTGTAAACGCATTTAGTATTTAGTCTTGTCAACGGAAGTACGGTCTGCCGCGTTATATATATATGCAAGACAAAAATCAACTTGATGATTACGAAACGAAAAAGGATAAAACCGAACCGTTTATGGAACAGTATTTGCCCACTAGTTACGATTGGAGATTATCCAATTGTGATGAAAGGCGTAGTGGTCCATGTAAGATCAAAGATGAATATGTTAAGCATAAATTTCATTAACACTAAAAGGAAACTTCAAATGAAAACAATCGCTACTCTTATCGCTACTTTGGTAACTACTGCTGCTTTTGCAACTGAGCCTGCTAAGACCCCCGCAGCACCGGCTGCTCCCGCTGTAACTGCTTCCGCTGTAACTGTTTCCGCCCCTGCTGCTCCAGCTAAGGAAGAAATGAAGTTAGCCAAGAAGAAGGAGGACAAGAAAGCTGATGCCACCAAAAGTGCTAAGCCAGCTAAACCTACCCAAGACAAAACGGCTACAGCTAAAACTGAGTCTGCAACACCAGCAGCGCCAGCAGTACCCGCTACTAAGTAATACAATAATAGAGGAAGATGATGACGATGATGGTCCAGAAGAATTGGATTATCATCGTGCATATGGTCGTCCTAAGGTTTACTATGTAGATGAAAAAGTTATAGATTTAGGTGATGAACCATTATCTGATTATGTAACTGTTAGGTTAGCCCTTTCCAGAGCAAAAGCCTTGCTAAAATATAGAGAAACCTATACAATTGTATAAATACAGTTAAGAGTTCTGTACAAAAACTCTTTAACACACTTACACGGAGAATATATGTTAAACCAACTAGCGGGCTATTTTTGTAGCCTACTCAATAACTTCAGCAGACCACAGACTTATGGTACTGCATTAGAAGAATACATTGTTAGACATGCACCCCAAAATGCATGTGATGTAGACCGTCTCACCCGTCAATTTGAAATACAACAATCTGGTAGAGGATGGTAATCATGCAAGTATTAAAAGCAATATACAATTTTTTTGGTGCAATGAGACAGGCCCGAGCAGCCTCAACATTAGCACACAATGGAGATCATAAAGGCGCACGTAAACTTATTATGTCTGACTTTAAGGGCTGGATCTAATAACTAAATAACATACTAACAAAGGATCCATTATGTTTACACCTGATTTTTATATAGAAATGTTCCAGACCTCAAAAAGGATGGCAACTAATCAAATTTTCAAAGACGAGAGATTAAATAAGGTTGCCAACGACTTTATAGATGCCCAAACAGTCTTTGCAAAGATGATGGCAAAGAATACAATAGAGATGTTAACTTATGCTGCTGACAGCATGAGTAAAACAATTTATCCTCAAGGTGAGGATGAAACAGTCAAGGCAAAGACTGCGAAAAAATAAGCTATTTTTACACACACCGACATTAACACAAGGAGATTAATATGTCAACATTTGATACACCAAAATTACCCGAAGTAAAATTAAACAAAAACGGTTACGAAATCCGTGCCGACATTCTAGACATGGCCAAAGGCTTAGTTAGTGAAGATTATCACTCTAAATTCCGCGGTTGGGAAATGACTGTCGCTAAGGATGAAAAGACTGGACAAATCGTTACCAAAGTTGGTATGCCCGAATTCCCAGGTCTAGACAAGATTTTGGAAACTGCTGAAAAGATGTATGGTTTTGTAAACCAAAATACAACTAAGAAGTAATTCTACCCCAAAATGCCCCAAAATCGGGGCATTTCCACGGGTAAAAAAGGTTGACATTAAATGGATTTGGGTATATAATAGAGGCTTAGACAGTCAACAAACGGAGTATTTTATGATGATTGAAAAAGAAACTAAACACAAGTCTGCTGGCAATTTTGCTTGGTTCGCTGAACGTGATGCAAGATTGCGTAGTGCAGTTAATAGTTCTTTGTTTACTGAAATACAGAAAATTCGTGCTGAACAAGTCAAATTGGGCCTGGAAATGGTCTATAGTGCTGATAGAGTTTATGTTGAATTTCGCAAAACATTTATCAGCGTCAAAGTAGAAAAGCCCAATGTGCGTGATCGTAAGGGCCTAGCAATGCTAGAAACTTGCTATGCAAACGAAGATTTTGAAAAGTGCAAGACTGCACAGGGTGTTACTTATCGTCTGTTTCGCAAATAAACTTGACAATAAATGGATTTGGGTATATAATAGAATCTTAGACAGTAACAAAACGGAGTTAATTATGAATCTCAATATCAATGATGCAATTTCTTGGACTAGTGCTGCTGGCAACCTGTCAGGCTATATCACTAATATTTGCTTGAATCTCAATGCTGCTAATCAAATTGTAGCTTGGATTGATGTTACATATATGCACGAAAACGGCCGTGAATGTAGTGTCCGTCTTTGCGCTACTGAATCAAATCTCAAGGCAATGCGTGTTGCTAAACTTAACGCTGAATCTGTTTAAGGAGTAAATTATGGCAATCGTATACAATGTTCAAATGCACCCTGTATATGAAGGGCATATCAATGACCATAAGGTCCTGACTGAGCGTGAGTTTACTACCTGTCAGGATGCTATTGACTATGTGGAGTTCTTTAACTCAATGGGAGCCCATGGAGTCATTGCTGTCTATACTGGTGCCATTGATACAGTCTCTGGTGAAAATCTATAAACTAAAGGAATTGTAATGTCTCGCTTTCAAAAACCTGCTCCCCTCAATCTTAATGCCGATGATGTTTGGGCGGCTGCTTGCATGGCACAACGGTTAAATCAAGGCTACATAAAGGTTAGTGAAGATGCCCCAATGGGGCAAACAAACCGTAATCTAGTAACGCAATATATTGCCGACACTAGTAAGATCACCAACGAGGATCGTGAAGAAGGTAAATTGGTTCGCAAATTCTATCAAGCATATACATTCAAAATACTTAAAGGTATCAGGTTGTCTGAATTTGACAACACCGCAATGTTACTTGCTAATCGTGAAACTATTGATACCGGGTTTGATATAGCAGTAATTACTAGTTTGCCCTCAGGCTATGTTCGTGGCATGAAACGTCAAACAGTGGACCAGCGTATCAATTTTGCTAACGGCGGACTAATCGGTAGTGTAGGTGACAAGGTGTCTCCTTCTATTGAGGTACTCAAATCCGTATTCTCGCAAACTTGGAATACACATTACATCACCGGTATTACTAGTGATGACCAAGTGTTGTTCTTTGCGTACAAACAACAACTAGAAGTGGGCAAGCAGTTTGATATTTATGGAACTGTCAAAGCACACCGTGATAATACTACTCAACTTAACCGTGTAAAGGTAATCGTATGAAAACAAAATTGGTATCGGCAATGTTGCTATTGACTTTTATTGCAGGATGCAGTACAATAGCGGGGACAGTAAAGGGAGTCGGTGAAGATGTTAAATCGGGAACTGATTCGTTATCTAAAATAATCAAACCTAATCAATAATTATGAGAAACTTTTTTCTAGGAACAATATTTGGTATCGTTATCGCTACTGTGGGTTTTAGCGGAATTGCTAAACTACTTGACGGTGGTGTTAACAAAGTTAAATCAATCACGCAAGAACAGGTGAAAGAATGATAGCTTGGATAGCAGTCATTTTGATGATTATATATGGTCATGTTTGGCTTGCTCTCCTGTTAGCATTACTCATTATATTTTCTGATTAACTATGCACGAAAAATTATCATTGTTTCCGGGACTAGATGAGAAGGGTCGCAGATTAGGTGAGATTCGTGTCCCTACACATACCATGGAAGCATTGGATAATTACTTCCTCAGGGGTTATGAACCGGGCGATTTCCTTACAGGTATACTTACTAACAATTTGTATCGTGCGGTGGCTAGTGCAGATTTGGCTAATCGTCATGCTATCTGGGAAATAGTTAAATGGTTGACTACTAACCCGATAGTACCGGAACATAGCTGGGGAACTCAGCATTGGGTTAATTGGTGGTTAAATGATACTGAACAAGTTAGAACCAAGTTTGTAGAGAAGATTGAAAAAGAATATATTTGGAAAACACTGAAAGGTTAATATGAGTGGCTGGAATACAATTCGTCAAATTCATATCTTAGAAGAACGAGCAGATAAACTTGGGCTAAAGTTTGCCGCATACAAACATGATGATAGCTTTGGTGCCAATGTAGCATTAGTTCCCAAAGATAGTGATGTATTGCCCATCTATAGCCGTGATGCGGTAATGTATGTTGGCACATTAGAAGGTGCTGATAGTTGGATGCGAGGTGTATTGTGGGCACGAGAATATGATCGTATGACCATTGATCGTAAGCTGGATGAAAAGCGTGAACGCAAAGAACAAGACGAACGCAACAAGCAAATGGTTAAAATCTTGAAAGAAGAAAAACTAAGTTTAGTGCAGACATAAATAATGTTATGATTAAAAATGTAATTATTGCAGGGTTATCATTGATTGTTGTAATGTGCTGGATTAAAGTTGATCCGGAATGTGTTAATAACGGTGAGGATCCAAATGCAGTAACTATAGAATATCAATGCTCTGATTTAGAAGATTACGAAAATGTCCCGCCCGAGGTCATGGAAGAATGCATTAAACGGGCAAATGAATTCACAAATCGAAAAACTAAACCTTGACAACATTGCTAATATATAGTATAATATTAGCATATATAGGAGTTATAAATGTCAGCAAGTTGGATTAAAAAATTAAACGAGAGTGATAGTCGCCTACACAAAGAAGATGTATTAAGACAAGCATTAGAAGCAAGTGTCCTAGGCAGCACAAACGCAATCAATTTTTTAAAATTTACTAAACTTTGTTACAATCCCTATGTTACATTTGGGGTGCGTCAAGTCCCTGATTCAAAAAATGTTTTTAATAAAACTAATCCATGGGATCAGTTTGAGGAATTGTTAACAAAACTTAGCAATAGAGAATTGACAGGTAATGCGGCACTAGATGCTATCACATCCCTTGCATGGAATTTTGATAGTGAAGAATGGATGAACTTTGTTTTGCCTGTAATTACCAGAGACCTTCGTGCTGGCATCAGTGATAAAACCATTAACAAGGTATGCAAAGGCACTGAATTTGAAATTCCAGTCTTTGGTTGTCAACTAGCAACAACCTGTGAAGATCGTCCAGAGATGAAGGGCACTAAACGTTTAGAACCTAAATTAGATGGTGTTCGTGTATTGATGGTATTCACTCCTAATCTTAAAGGCGAGGCATCTGTTATTAGTTTCAGTCGCAATGGCAAAGAGTTTGACAACTTTACTACAATTGAAAACCAAATCTCTAGTCGATTCAAAGAAATTATCGGCACAAATGCACGTACATTAAAGAATGGATTTGTATTTGATGGTGAGGTTGTTGGTAATTCTTTTCAAGAATTAATGAAACAAGCACGTAGAAAGAAAGATGCAAAGGCAGATGATAGTGTTTTTCATATCTTTGATATTATTCCAATTGATGAATTCTACAAAGGTATATACGAGGAACCATTAAGCAAACGTCTAAAGATATTAGACAAAATGAATGGTATCATTGAAGAATTGCCAAACGTAGAGTTTCTAACTAGTATCAAAGTTAATTTAGATACTGCGGCAGGTAAGAATCAATTAGACAGATATGCCAAAAACAAAGTTGCAGAAGGCTTTGAAGGCATTATGATTAAGGACCTCGATGCATATTACGAATGTAAACGTAATACATCTTGGATGAAATGGAAGCCTACACTTACTGTAGATTTGGAGGTCATTGATGTTCAAGAAGGCACTGGAAAAAATAAAGGACGACTTGGAGCTCTTGTTTGCGCCGGCCACGACCAAGGGGTCGATATTTCAGTCAATGTTGGTAGTGGGTTTAGTGATGACAATAGACATGATTATTGGGATAACAGTGATAGTGTTATTGGTCGAACTGTTGAAATCTTATGTGATGCCGTAACACAAAACAAAGACGGAACATATAGTTTGCGCTTTCCCAGATTCGTTCGTTTTCGTGACGATAAGTGATATAATACATGAAAGCAAATATCAAAGAATTAGCCGCCAAAGCAGGATTGGCTAAGGTTATAATCCATCCTACTTCGGACAGTGGAGTTTTTATTTCACTTGATCCTGAGTCGGAAAATAAATTAAAAGAATTTGCTAAATTGGTTGCGGTAGAATGTTCTACAATTGCTGATAAAGCAGAACCATATAAAGCATCTGATTTAATAAAAAAACATTTTGGAGTATGACAATGGCATTATTCGCAGTAGGTGATAAAGTAGAAAAAGTCAGTGGTTACAAATGGCCCGGTATAGTTGTGTCAGTATTTGATACGCTTGACGGTCAACGCAGAGTTGTTGTAGAATGTACTACTCCAGAAGTAGCAGGTGCTTTGCACATCTATAACGAAGGTCAATTAAGAATTTCTTTGGAGTAAATCATGGTATCAGTTGTTAAAAGTGAATGGCATCAAGTAGAGAAACGATATGGCATTGAAATTGATGCCGATCTATTAAGTGAAATTTATCCTGAATTGGATGAAGATGAAATTGAAGCAAAACTTGCCGCACTAGAATCAGGTGAGGAAGATGCTGAAGAAGTTATCAATGAAGCATGGAACAATGATGTAGATATTGATTGGGATTATCTCAATGAAGATGATTGGTGGACCGATCGTAAAGGTGGATATGAAGTTACTTACAAAGTAGAAGAATGGAAAGTACATGAAGATTATGTATCTCCCGTTACTCACAAATGTACAAAGTGCAAGTGGACTGGAACACAGTATGATGCTGCATGGTCTTGGCAAGATAGTGACGGTAATGAGATAGATGATCCAATCAAGATTTGCCCCATGTGTGATAGTGCTACTGAATTAACAGAAGTAGGTGTTGAAGAAGCCGCAAAGGATGCTGCTAATAAAGCTAAATGGGCTAAGATTGAAGAAGATGAAGTGGAAGAAGATGATGAAAACGTCGGTACTCCGCCGAGTGATGAAGAAATGAAGGAGCAAATAGAAGCACTTGACGCACTTGTTAATGAGAAGGTTGCTAGATGGCCCTTTGATAAAGAAGCGGTAACTGAAGCAGCAGATTTACTTCCAAACTATCCAGCTGGTGAATATACTATTCGTATCTGGGGTCGTACCCGTGAAATTGGGGTAGGCAAGATTACTAAACAACAATACGACCACTGGAGTCACGAAGATCATAATGATGACCTTTCTGATGCAATGAATGAATCATATGATTATGACGAGAACGATACACCAGAGAAAGCACGATTTGATAGTGCTTACTATGAGTACCAAGATGTTCATTCATTCTGGGGCTTTGATGAAGATGATACTCATATGACTATTACTGATGAAAGTGGTGAAGAAATTTATGACGGCACCTTAGATGGATTCATTAGTGAAGCACACGGAGATAATGATAGTCGTTGGGATGCTACAGAAGAAGTTGAAGAATTATATCCTCACTACTTAGGTAAAGGTTACTTTGTGGTATGGACACAAGGTGGTAAGGGTAGTTGTATTCAAACTACTATTGATACTAATGGTGAAGAGTTTGATCCTCGCAAATTGAAGTATACCACGTGGGATATTGAAGGTAGTTCATGTGTCAATCGTTTGAAATATGATGATGTTGAACTTGATGACTATGGTATGGATAGCGAACATGATAACTGGCGCGGGCAATGGTCACAGTTTGATGTTTATCACAACAAAAAATAAATGACATGAATCCTGTATTATTCACCACTCCTAGAACTGGGTCTACACTTATTTGTAGTTTATTAGCAGATATTTTTGATAAAAAAAATTTGAATGAGTTTTTTCGGGACTACCCTATAAATTATCAAAAAACTAATGGTATAGTAGTAGGAGAATCCTTTAAGGAAATCCTACACAGTGGCCCACCGTGGCTGGGGAATTTTAAAGATGAACAGTTAAGAAGGTTAGATTTAATTAAGGGAAATTATAGTTATATTTTTAAGTTATTTGGAGATCCACTAGAACCTGAAATATTAACAGAAATAAAAAATAATTACGATATTATTTTCTTGGAAAGAAAAAATAAGATAAGACAAATTTTAAGTTTTTCTCTGCTTGTAAAAAATAATACTACACATTACACCAAACATGATAAAAAAATAAATTCAATAATATATAAACCTTGGGTAGCAAAATACATAATAGATAATTATACTTTATATAAAAAATTTAAAAGTGAATTATCTAGTAATTTCACTACAATATATTATGAAGATTTCATTGAGCAAGGTGCTAATCATTCGGCATTACTATCTTTATTAAAATTACCAATAGAATATAAGTCAAATATCAGAATTAATGATAACTGGATACATAAAGATAGTGCGCCAACTCCATATTCGTCTGACAATCTCGAAGATTTGATTGTAAATAAAAAAACTTGGTTAAGAGATAAAGAAAATATTTTAGAAAAACTAAAGGACTAATAATGTACAAAACAGTTTACACCGAAGTAGAAGTAGATGTTGATTTGAGTGACTTTGAAACCGATGACCTAATTGAAGAATTAGAAGAACGCGGAGAATTACCTTCACGCACTGGACCTGGACCATATGATAGTAACGAACTAGTAGAACAGATTTGGATGCGTAGACGTAACGGACAAGACTATCAAAACCTCTTGGATAATTTAATTTATCAAGTTACTGGTCATATAGTATGACACATCCTTTAGTAGGTAAATCATATACCTTTGAAGATGGCAATAGGATGGAGATAATCCAAGTAAGAGAAGTAGATGAACTACGTGGTGGTTCTAGTGTTACTTACTTGGCTTATCAAGGTCCTGGCATACCACAAAAATTAATACTAAATTTAGAACAATTCATAGATATCTACGGTCAGCTATTTGAATGACTATTTAGGTAGTCTACTGTAGACTAAATACAAAATGCTTAAAAGAATATTCAGTTTTTCCAACCTCACATTATTAGTAGCATTAATCCTTAGCACTATCGCCGCATGGTATAGTATTATTGGTTTGACTACTATCTTTGCTGGAGCAGTAGTTCCAGTTATCATCATGGGTTCAGCACTTGAACTTGCTAAGATTACTGCAACAGTATGGTTGCGTAAGTATTGGCATCGTGCTGGATTACTACTGAAACTATACTTAGTGCCTGCTGTAATGGCTATTGCATTGATTACGAGCATGGGTATCTTTGGATTTTTAAGTAAAGCACACATGGATCAAGGAGTTACATCAGGTGATGTACAAGCTAAGATAGCAATATATGATGAAAAAATTAAAACCGAAAAAGAGAATATTGAAGCAAACCGCAAGGCACTTAAACAAATGGATGAGGGAGTGGACCAAGTACTGGGCCGCTCAACAACAGAAACGGGTGCCGAAAAAGCTGTGGCTATGCGAAAGTCCCAGCAGAAAGAACGTACTCGCCTTCAAAATGAAATACTACAGTCGCAGAAGTCTATCGCGGGACTTAACAATGAACGTGCGCCTATTGCCGCCGAGGTCCGAAAAGTGGAAGCAGAGGTTGGACCAATAAAATATATCGCAGCATTACTATATGGTGATAATCCTGATGCTAATATCTTAGAACGTGCTGTGCGTTGGGTTATTATTTTACTTGTTATTGTTTTTGATCCACTTGCATTGATGTTAGTATTGGCTGCTAATCAAAGTAAAGACTGGGATGATGAAGAACCTGTTGAAGAAAAAGTAGAAGAAGATATTTCAGAAGATGGGTATAAGACTACATGGCCTACTAGACCTCATATACCCGGATACGATGATGAATATGTTAAATATCCAGGCGGCGTTGGGATTACTGAACCCGTAGCAGAAAAAGAATTTGACATTAAAGATCATCCATACTTGTTCACACCTGCAGGTAGTGATACCCCTCCCGGAATTAAACCAGTTGGTCCACAGGTATATAAACCAGAAAAAAGTGACACCACACTAGATCCTTGCTATAAGTGTGGTACACCATTAATGATTGCCCCGGGCATCGGTCCGTTCTGTCCAAATAAAGATTGTGATGTATCAGACAATACTAGCGGAGCAGAACCAATAGAAATTACTTATATTCCACCTGCTCCAATCGTTGATGATGCTCCAAATTTTGAAGCAATTAAAGTTGACGGAGAATGGATACAGACCGGGCCTGATTTTAAAGAAACCACTACCGTTAATTTACCGGACACTATAGAATCCAAAACTATTCCTTATCAGGAATTGGATGGTGGATATGTAATGTTTGACGGTAAACATATGCACAAAGATGTATTATTGGGTATGCGCCCAGATATGTTAAAATTAGTTGCAGATTCGGGCAGAGCAACTAAGACTAGTTTTGGAACATCATTCCCGGGTTTAGCAGCAAAGGGAGATACATTTGTTCGTGTTGATACCTTACCAAATAAGGTTTACAAATTTGACGGAATCAGATGGATTGTCGTTAACAAGACCCAATCAACTAGCTACCTTTATGACCTGGAATATATTAAATATTTGGTCAAGAAGATAGAATCAGGCGAGTACGATATCGAATTATTATCAGATATTGAAAAGCAACAAATTGAAGAATACTTGACCAAAAAAGATTGATTCTTTATCCCAACTAGTGTATAATACTAGTATCATTAACTAACTGGAGTTATCCATGAAACTTAAACTTGCCGCTATTGCGATTGCTATCGCATTTACAGGCTGTGCCTCAACTAAAAATGAAGGCGATGGCCCCGTAAAAACACAGAAACTTTCTACATCATTTGCTGGTGAGAAAATTAAAATTGAAACCAACTGCACTTGGTACAAGTTTTGGAAAACTGAATGTGAGGTAATTGCTATTGAATCTACTGCGACTGCTACATCATTCGGTAATACTTCAAACAACCGTAAAACTGCATTGACAGTTGCTGAACTGCGGGCTAACTCTCATGTAGCAGAATTTATGTCTAAAGATATTTCTACTACCCGTGTTACATCTACTATTGCCAAGAATCTAGAAAAAGCAAATGATAAAGTCAAATCTGGAAACCCAGATGGGGCTACTGTAGAAATGACAGACAAGGAAGCTGCGTCTATTAGTTTGCGTGAAAACAACAACGAAACAATACATACTCTTACTGAAACAATTCGTACTAATTCACAAGCAATCCTTAAAGGATTTATCAAAATCAATGAAGAAGTAGTTGGCAATCAGGAAGTATTAGTTACTATTCGTTGGGATAAAGATACTGAACGTGCTGCCGAAACGTTGCGTAGGAAATTCAGCCCTAACCAGAACTAAAACATGTTAAAGCTACTTTGTTTAGTAGCATGTTTCTTAGTTAACAATGTAGTCGCAGCCGAAAAATACATTCGTGTTACCGGCGAGGCTACTACTATTGAACAAGCAAAAGAAAATGCTTTCCGTACTGCTGTTCAACAACAGGCAGGAGCAATTGTACTAAGTGAGCGTCAAGCTACATCTGGTACATTATCTAAAGATAACATATCATTGTTTAGCGCAGGATATGTTGATGACTTCAAAATTATTGACGTAAACCAAAATGGTTCTACTATTATAATCACTATGGATGTATTAGTTTCTGATAGTAAATTACTTAACCAAGTACTTACTACAGGGAGAACTGAACAGGGTATAGATGGCAATCGTGCCGGTACCGCGGTAAGTACTTACTTGGATCAAAAACAAAAAGGTGATCAAATGTTAGACATGGTGTTAAACACCTATCCACAGAATGCCTTTACTATTCAACAAAAGCCTTTTATTATTGCTATGGATAGTTATCGTAATACTTTATTACAAATACCATATACAATTAAATGGAATAAGGATTATATCTATTCATTGAATGAGGCATTAACATTACTGGAAGACAAGGTTGGATTCTTTCAAGAGGCACCTGCTAAAATTATCATAGGTGATAAGGATCCAATCGGTGCATATGCGGGGAAATGGCAACATAAATTTAATGATTTAATAACATACAACAAAATTGTAAATTCAATGAAGGATGATCGTGCTGCACGATTTTTATTAGAGATATATGACAACGGCGGAGAATTGTTATATCATACATGTTATACAATGCCAATGTTCTATTCTGTTCAATTTAAACAATTAATGTTTACAACTTCTAGAATTGAAACATCATACTTACAAGCAACAATTGACCACGAGCATAGATATGTTATAGATCGGGCAAGCAGAATTGAAGTATCATCTGTTCCAGATAGTAAATGTCACTGGTAAAAAATAACCAACAAATAATAAAAAGATAAATTAATATATGACCAACGAATCTAAAATAAACCATTGTTCTTTTTGTGAGTTACACAAAGATAAAGTTAAGAAATTAATAGTAAGTGAAGGAGTTGCTATATGTAGCGACTGCATCGAATTATGCACCAACCTTATTGAAGATGATAGTTTAATTGTTGAAGATAAACCTAAAGAAGAAATAAAATATGATCCATCTAGTATTAAAGAATACTTAGATATTCATGTTGTTGGACAGGATAATGCTAAAACAGTATTAAGTGTAGCTATTGCTAATCACTATAAGCGTATCACTTATCCACCAAAAGATTTAGAGATTGCTAAGGGCAATGTGTTATTAATTGGACCAACTGGATCAGGTAAAACATTGCTTGCTAAGACTGTAGCAAAATATCTTAAAGTGCCCTTCGTGGTTGCGGATGCTACAAGTTTAACAGAAGCCGGCTATGTTGGCGATGATGTTGAATCAATGATTAGTATGCTATTAAATGCTGCTGGGGGAGACCCTAGATTAGCAGAGCGTGGCATTGTGTTTGTTGATGAGATTGACAAGATTGCCCGTCGTAGTGAATCAACAAGCATTACCCGTGATGTATCGGGCGAGGGTGTTCAGCAAGCATTACTTAAATTAGTTGAGGGCACAGTATGTCGTATCCCGGCTGGTGGCGGACGTAAACATCCTGGTGGCGACATGATGGAAATTGATACGAAAAACATCCTATTCATATCAGGCGGAGCCTTTGTTGGTTTGAAAGATTTGATCGGTAATCGTAAGAATGGCTCTACTATTGGATTTGGTGCTGATATCAAAGACAAAAAAGTAGAGGGTGATTTGACTGAGGTTACCCCAGATGACTTAACCAAATATGGAATGATTCCTGAATTTATTGGACGTTTTACTACTACAGTTAGTATAGGGGAATTGAACAAAGAAGAACTATTGCGTGTATTGACTGAAGTTAAAAACAACTATATTGCCCAATATACATATCTATTGAGTATTGACAATATTAACCTAGAATTCACCAATGGAGCATTAGAACAGATTGTTGAAAATTGCTTGAAATTGAAGACCGGAGCACGTGGATTACATACTGAAATTGAGCGTTGCCTAATGCCCCATATGTTTAACACAAAAAAATACAGAGAAAATAACATAACTGAGATAAATATAACAAGGGAGCAAGTTTTAGAACCAAAATCAATTATATGAGTATAAAAGGAAGACGAGTTATTGTTACTGACGGGAACGTTGATAAAGCATTACGTAAATTCAAAAAGAAGATAACAGACCAAAATCTGTTACAGGAATTGCGTGATCGGGAACAATATGTCAAACCTTCTATACAGCGTAAAGTGAATCATGGTTTAGCCAAACGCAGATGGCAAAAATACTTGCGTGACCAGAGTCTTCCCAAAAAACTATTTTGACCTAAATAGTAGAATTTTTTACACATTTCTGATAGAATAAATACTTATTGTAGATGCCGATGGTCGGGTCTACAATATAGTCATCTTGCTTAATAGGAGAAAAATATGACAAAAACTTTACACCTTCGTTCCCTTGACATTCCGTCAATTCACAAATTTGCAGTAGGTTTTGATAATATGTTTGATGAAATCTTACGTGTTAATGCTCAACAATCTAATTCAAACTATCCCCCGTATAATGTCGTTCAAATCAATGAGGATGAGTTTATGATTAGTATTGCAGTGGCTGGATTTGGTCTTGATAATCTTTCAGTAACAAAAGATAAAAACTTTTTGATTATTGAAGGCAAGAACACAATCAAAGAAGAAGATTTACCTGACATTAACTATCTACACAAGGGCATCAGCGCAAGAGATTTCCGTCGTGAATTCAAACTTGCTGACTTTGTAGAGATTGAAAATGCTCATTTAGAATTGGGTATTCTTAATGTTCACTTGAAACGTGAAGTTCCCGAAGAACAAAAGCCCAGAGCAATTGCTATTACTGCTACTAAATAGTATAATAGCAAGTGTGTAGTCACAGTGGCTACACACTTTTATAACTAACAATATAAACTACTATGTCTAAAACAGAAACAAAAATTAAGATCAAGCCTAACCTTGCATTATCCGAGCCTCCGTTGTTCAAAATCATTTATATCAATGATAATGTAACAAGTATGGAATTTGTCGTAGGTAGTTTAATTGATTACTTTAATTATAACCAAGACACTGCACAAACGATTACACATAATATCCACGAAGAGGGTAGTGCAATTGTTGCTGTTTTACCTTATGAGATTGCAGAACAAAAAGGTATTGAGGTTACACTTGACGCACGTAGTCAAGGATTCCCATTACAAGTGAAAGTTGAAGCTGAAGCCTAAACTGTAACCGCAATCCTCTTAGCCCAATAGGGGTTTCTTTTGAAACTACTATTATTAATGTAGTTGATATCATTTATACTGGTATCAACTACTTTTTTATATGTGCCGTACAACCAATGTGATACTTTAGTTTCAGTGTCGGCTAATAGGGCAATACTTAAATTAAGTTGCGTATCTATTGTTGAGGGATGTTCTCCAAAGTATAAATCTATACTAGGAACTGAGTTAGAGACTACTACAATACGTTTAACATCTAAATGTTTTTGTAGTCGTTCAATTGTATTTTTGAGATATAATATATCCTCATTGCGATGAACCTCTATGATGCTAGCGGTTTCATCTTCATATACAGTATTACCATACCAGCCATTAGCGCCAATAACCGCTATACCATCAATAACAACCACATGATGGTGCATCAATGCTAGGTTACGAATATTGCGACATGCTTTATGGATTTCTTCAGTTCTTTTTGCAACATCACCTGTATTGTGATATTCTAGTGAACCTAGAGTATAGAATATGCCCTGATAGAATTTTGACAAATGCGATAAAGTTTGCTTAATCGTGCGTAAATCTTCACTAATATTTCCTGCTATTATACAGTATAAACTAGTTGCTTTTCCTTCCCAATCAAAACTATCATCGGGAGATAGATTTAGGTCACTAATTAAGTCAAACCCTATCGTAGTCATTTATTTTGCAATGCTAATTTTAGGCTTTTTTGCAGCAGCAGGTGCTTTCGCTTTTGCTGGCGCTTTTTCTGCTTTTGGCTTAGCAGGTGCTTTAGCAGCGGCAGGCTTTGCGGCCTTTGGTGCTTTAGGCTTTGCTACTGCGTTTGGCTCAGGTATAGTTTCTTCAACAATATAAGAACCTCCCATATCATGTGCTATTTTAGTCTCGGGAACCATTGGAATTGGTGTTGCCGCTGGCTCCGGAACCTTATAAGGTGCACCACCCGGTGCAACCACATCGGCCGGGCGACTCTCGCTATATGGTCCTATACCAAACAGATTTTTTAGAAATTTTAACATAATTTTCTCCTTCATTGTATTTACTATCGGGTAACAATTTTATATTTTTTTCTTCAGATAAATACTAAACTATGCGTGAACTTATTAATATTATTGAACAACTGAATGAAAGCACTGGACTAGCTGGACGTAAACCCGGTGACGTTTTTAAAAACGAAAACGGTGAGGAGGCAATATTTAATGATATTAAATTCTTCCCCGAAGGTGGAGGAAAATACTCACCCGAAGAACTAGATCAGGCTCTGGGTGAAATTGAACAACAAGTTCCAGGAATTGTTTGGCAAAACAGTCGTTCTGGACGTACAGGTGGATTTGCAATAATCTCATTCGGTAACTTTGTTATTGGCCAATATCTACAGGAAGTTAAACCTTCTATTACTGATAACAAAGTATCAAATACATTTACAGTAGATGGTGCAACTTATAAGTTCGGTGGCAAGGCTGCTGCCAAAGCTGATGCAGGATTAAGTCCACAAGATTTGTTAACGGATAAACTTGATTTAACTATTCCAAAGATAATGAATCAACTTGCTAGCAGTCTAGGAACTGATAACCCACTATACTCTTTAGCACATAATATCGCAATGGGACAACCATTGCCCATAACATTTGATGCTCCAGAGGGAGTTAGTTTTACTGCGTTCCGTGATTATTTCTGTGAAATATTACAACCAATAGCATTGCAAAAAGGTCAATACACGGGTAACGCAGGTGAGGCTGCAAATAAGTTTTTAGGTGGATCATTCCAAAAAACATTAATCAGTTTTGATGATAGCAAAACCGCAGGACTAAGCGATAGTGTTATGTCTACTAGAGATGGTCGTAGCGTACTGGTAAGTACTAAAGGTGGCAAAGGTGCTACCGCTAGCGCATCAAACTTAATTGACCAAATTGATAAGATTGCAGAAACGCCAGATGGTGGAAAATTCTTAAACAAACACAAACAAATAGTTGACTTACTACGTGAGATACAAGATGCAGGGCAAGCAGGTGCTCCATTAATGTTGGGTGTAAGATATGGTATCATCAGTCCTGATGATGCTGAAATGATTAGAGCATTTAAAAAGTTAAGTCCAGTTAGCTTAGACAATCTTGGTCAACTTGGTCTTAGTGAGAACTTAACAAAATTGGCACAATCACGTAACACAGATGATCCAGATAATGTAAACTTATATTATCACTTGATGGCAGCAGTGGCACATAAAGCTGCTGAGAAAGTTAATGACAAAACTAAATTCAGTTCTGCTGCTGCTGATATATTAAACAACGGTGCATTAGTGCAAATGTATACCAAAGCAAATGAGGGCAAAGGTAAATGGACTTTGCAAGAATTCAATACAGTTTATCCAGGTAAAAGCATCAAGGGTGTTTATCTCTCAGCAGGTAAAACATATTACTCTACTGGTATAAAGGGTAACTATACATTCAAAATTGATAAAGGTTCAGGTAAACCCAAAGATGATGAAGAAACAACTACCACACCTGCTGCAAGAGTAAAACGTGAAAAGAATGCAGGCAAAGATGAGTTAGCAACATCAGCAAGAGATATCATTAATCCTGTTAATAAGCCAAGAGAAACTGGCACTAGGACTAAACGTAAATAAGTAGGAGGTTATCGTGGCAGCTTGTAAATTTGACTGGTCATCAATAAATCGCTACGAATTAAACGATTACATTTGGTCGATGCATCCTAAAGTAATTAACAAAGAAATGACTATTGCAAATTTTCATAGACTAGTAGGAAATCACATAAAGAAACATATCCCTATTAAATTAAAAAAATGGAGAGATAGTGATGTTGAAAACAATTGCACTTGGGTCGGTGGTGCTTACTACAGTGATTTAGATAAACAAAAACAAAAATCAATTGAATTAGTACTTGTTTATAAGAGTAGAGAAAATTCAATTAAGATAACTCCACTTAATTTTCAAAGGTCATGTCGTACTATTACTCATACAATAATGCATGAAATAATTCATATGCGACAATATCGCCGTAGAAAATTTAAAGAGTTACCCGATTATAATAGCACCGCTAAAAAAACAGAGCAACGAGAAGAACAATCTTATCTTGGATGTAGTGATGAGATTGATGCGTATGGATTCAATATAGCCTGTGAATTGTTATGGAAATTCAATAATGACACGGATAAAGTAATTTCATACCTCAATGAGGACCAAAGAGGTAAACGCAGAAAACATAACAGTTGGAGATTGTATTTAAAAGCATTCAATCACGACCACGAGCATCCAATCATAAAACGGGTAAAACAAAAGGTTGTACGATACTTACCAAATGCAATGTATGGTAAACCCTATCGCAATAAAGATTGGATAAATCATTAACCATAATAGTTGCAACTAGCTAAATTTTCTGTTATACTTACAATTTTAAGGAAGTATATGAGTTTAGTACCAATGGTTTTAGAACAAACAAGCAAAGGTGAGCGTAGTTATGATATCTACAGCCGCATGTTGCGTGACCGTGTAATTTTGCTTGAGGGAGAAGTACATGATCAAATGGCAAATCTTGTTGTTGCACAATTGCTTTACTTGGAAAGCGAAGGTGAGAAAGATATTAGTGTTTACATTAATAGCCCTGGTGGTAGTGTAACTGCTGGTATGGCAATCTATGATTGTATGCAATTCATTAAACCCGAAGTTATGACTATCGTTATGGGTCAGGCTTGTTCAATGGGTAGTTTACTTGCACAAGCAGGTGCTAAGGGAAAGCGTTATATGTTGCCTAATTCTCGGCACATGATTCATCAACCCTCAGGTGGCGCACGTGGTCAAGCTACTGATATGGAAATTCAAGTTAAAGAAATTCTAGCTATGAAAAAGAGTCTTACTCAAATCTATGTTGACCACAATAGTGTTGGTAAGACATACGAGGAACTAGCTAAAGATATGGAACGTGACTTCTTTATGAGTGCTACTGAAGCAGTACAATATGGATTAGCTGATTCTGTATTGAAAAAGCGCCCGTAATAGTATGGACTATTTAATTAAGGTATACTGGCATGACGGTACCTCTACAACGCAAATTGTAAGAGGTAAATCAGAAAGTCATGCACTTAAGGACCTTCAATATGAATATAGTTTGTGTAAACAGATTAAGGATCTTGATGGGCCAGTTTCGTTTGAGAGTTTAGGATTGCTTGATTCTATTACTCAAAAGAATTACTGGCAACCCACTAAGTCTAGTAGAAAACGATATTGGCACCCGTCAACTAGTAGTTTAACTTCACTAATGAAGGGTGTTCAACCTCTATATAAAATAGAAAATGAATTAAACAATCCCAGAGGTTGACATTAAATGGGTTTGGGTATATAATACGTGTATGCTTAAAAATGATACACTACAATGGGGCGGGGTTTTCTTTGTTATCGCAGGGCATTTGCTCAATGCGATGGGAAATATGGACCCTTACAATATAATTGCTTTTGCTTTCGGGACGATTTTCTTCCTAATTTGGGCGTTGCGTGTCCGCAACAACCCCCAAATTCTGGTGAATATTGTCTCAATCGTCATTTGTGCTAGTGGCCTATTCAGGGCCGCGACTTGACATTAAATGGTTTTGGGTATATAATATAGACTTAGACAGTTAAGAACAGGACTAGAAAATGCGTACAAAAACAGTGATTGAAGGCTTCAAAAATTCACAAAAATTCCGTGTGATTTTCAAGGGCGATGGCTCTGAAAACGACATTGGAATGTATATGACGGTCAAGCAAATGACCGAACAATTTGCTACAGTTAACGCCCGTGCTACTTGCTGGGACGCACTTTTGCAGTTGGCAAATATGCGTTATTTTGCTAAGGTTGACGGGAAACCAGTCCCCACCGGACTCGGAACTACGATTCGCGGCAAGCAAATTCAAGTGGACCTAGTATAATGTACAATTTACTTTACATGGTTGTGGTAGCACAATCTCAAATGACATTTTTCCTAGGAAACTATAATGATTTACCTAGTTGTCAGAATGCTATCCACGAAATCTACGCAACCAGACTAAATCTACCCAATCAACGCAACCCTGATTTGGAGAAAATTATCCAAAAACAGATGGAATTAAACCGGGAATTCGTCTGTATTCCGGTGAAAAAGGGTTGACAGTAAATGGTTTTGGGTATATAATAGAGTCTTAATCAGTTAATTAAAGGACAAGAAAATGACAGATACAGAATTCGACACTAAATTTGACTACTACGAAACCGTTCGTGAGGAGTTGGGATTGAGTGCTATTTGGTCAATCTTTGAGATTGAAAATCTCAGCGAACCCCATCCGTTCAAGGATGCAAAAATTGTTTCTTACAAGGTCTATCATGGTAAGGAATATCAGATTGAAATCAATGGTTCTACATGGGCCGCATTGTTTGTTGCGGCTAATGCTGTTATTCGTGATAGCCGCGACTATCATATTTTTATTGAAGCCTTCACCCCGAATAGCAAAAACCCTGAAATCCTAGAATTGCACACTGGTTCTTAATAGTTGACAACAAATGGTTTTGGTTATATAATAGAGTCTTAATCAGTTAATTACAGGAGTTTGAAAATGGGTACACGTTCACGAATTGGTGTTATGCATGGTGACAAGCTGAAAAGCGTTTACTGTCATTGGGATGGTTATCTATCAAACAACGGCAAGATCCTGCAAGCACACTATGATAGTGCTAAGGCAAATCATCTGGTATCGCTTGGTTTTATCTCTAGCCTAAAAGAGAACATTGGCGAAAAGCACCCGTTCAGCCCGTTTGATTTGCCTACTGAATTGCGTAACATGACACAAGGCGAGTTTGAGGCCGCATATGGCAACATGACTACATTTTACGGCCGTGATCGTGGTGAGTCTGGTGTTGACTTTACTGTGGACCAATCGTATGATGAATTTCTGAGCAAGGATTATGATTACGAATACTACTACATTATGAACGATGGTGTGTGGTATGTTGGTGTTGCGTATGATGTTGACGGCATGGTCCCTGGACAATTGTATGTCTTGGCTGAGCAATTGGCTAAGTTAACAGAGGAAGCATAATGAACGAACGAATTAAAGCACTTGTTGAACAGGCACGAAAATACGCAGACGAAAATCGTCCAGGATCCTTTGTAAAATATGATCCTGAATGGTTTGTTTTGTATAACGAAAAGTTCGCA